GTCGCACTTTCCCATTTAACCCAGTCTTGTAAATCGAAGTAGAACATAACCAGAATTCATTTCTACTTAACATATCATGTGTATTCTCTTTATATCAAAATTTATTAAAAACCGGCGTTTTAACTCTTCAAGGGTTTAATCTTTCAGAATCCTAATAGGTAAAATATAGGTGAGACAATGTCCTTCACGGTTCAGTCTTTGTCATCAACATCGGTATCCTTCCCTCTTCTGTCCACAGTTGACAACAGGAACGCACTCACGCAACTTCGAGATGATGCTAATTTGTACGCGAAATCAAGACTGTGTTCTGTGGAGAAGATTCAGTTGACATGTGATAACCCGACGTATAACATCGATAGAGAAGGTCTTCTGGATCTTTGTCTTGGTCTTCTCTGTCCGAGAATAGAGGACTCGACAACAGCGTCCACTAACGGAAATCTTGTACTTCCTTACACAGACACACCTAATGACGCTAAATTACTGATCGATCAGTTCAAGTTGGATCCGGTGAACCCGTGTACATCGTTGTTTATCGAGCGTGAGGTTCTTGGTGGATCTTCTGAGGTTATATTATCATCGTTAGTATCAACTTTTAACCATATTAAACTTGCTCGCCATATATCCGGTATTCAGTTTCCTGATGCGTCAAGTGTTGCTCTGTGGGAAGCCTCTGATAATGCTTTTACAGGATTCTACTTTATTATTGATGCTATTGATCTAACACCAGGATCTGAAAAAGTGAGAATCACTGTCAGTCAACAAGGACCTGTTCTGAAAACTGTTACGTGCTGTCGTTACAGTAACACTCTGACTTTAGATCTCCCTAAGTTTGTTGAGGTAGTTAACCCGAACTTTAATCTAGACTCGTGGTGTTACTTTGGTACACTTGAAGGGAACTCTGGTACGTACGCGTTCACTTTTTTAGTTCAGAAAAGTTTTCCTATACAAGTTCCTTTCTATCATCATAAACTAGACTTCGCGATAGCGTCTGGTTTCAACAGCGCGACATTAGGTACAATTTACCAACTGACCAACGGTCTGGCTGGTGGGTATCAGTTGTCAGCATGTGCGAACTCACAAGGACCAACCATCACAAGAAACCCGTGGTCACTCTCTGATCTCTGCGAACCACCTATCGGCACCCTAAACACGTTAAGTGTGAAGGTAGTATCTGGTAATTTCGGTGATCCTGGTACCACTTACAGAATAGAGGTTGTTGGATCAAGTGGAACTTTTATTATTAGTATTGATTTCACTGATTTATTAGGGTTAGTTAATCAAGGATTTGGACCTGATTCCTTTCTTATAAACTGGATCACACCTGCGCAAAGAACGGCTATTGATAACGACTTCGGAGGTAGCGCAGAGGCTTATCTGGCATCAGGACAGGACGATATGGAGTGTCAGGGATCTTATTATTTCTCTATGCCACTTCTACGAGTAGATGATTTTACTATTATTGATACATCTTCATTTCCACCTGTTATCGTAGATCAACAACATCCTACTAATAGATCTGTTCTCTGGTTTGATAGTGTTACACAAAGTTACGACGCTGATGGTGTGAGTTTACTTAAAGGTGCTACATGGGATTTCTTCGCTATTAAGTTCGCTGATAATCCTGGTAACCCAACAGCTCTTATGGTGACAAGACTGACCACGCCTGGGAACGGTACGTATTACCTTGCGAACCTGTTTCAATCAGTAGGACCGACCATAAGATGGAACATGAACGACATCACGATAACAGGAAGTGTTCCTTGGATATCACCAAGGAATCCACCAGGAAGCACTTATTACACAAGATGGGACATCACACTTGTCGGAGCTGGTGCTGTAACGATGACGATCATGACGAATTGGGATCAGCAGGAGATATGTACGAATAGTGGTGGATCAGATGTTTGTAAGTATGAAGGAATAGCCAACGTGATAGGTACTGTATTAGGGGTTCCCATGACAGGAGTAGCCTGGATAGAGACCGCAGCGCTGTAAAATCGATCAAAAAGAACAGGCTTAGGAAGATCACTACTACTTTAACACTCTAAGCAATCATGGCACCTGTCCCTGACTCAGATATGGGGGCAACGCTCCCAGTCGGAGCATGGACTGGACTCAAGCAATCCGAAAGAGTTGGAGCTTCAGCCGAAAGATGAGCCTCGCTATGTGGAGCTTGACGAAAAGGATGATACAAAAAAGGAAACACAGAATGATGTTGAGCGGAGCTAACAAGAGGACAGAGACACATATGGAAAATGTTTCGCAGGAGTTGTGACATTACTGGCTATTATTGCCGCCGTTGTCTGTATCTACGTATTTGTCAACATCGAGCTCGTTCGTCAGACAAACGAGTGTAAGGATAACAAGGCGGACAATCAGGTGCTCGCGGAGCTTGTAACGAAAGATAATTGGTATGTTTTTCGTTACAATCAGCACGACTGTCCTGCGCCAAAAGACATCTCCCTCACGGGAAAACCAAGCGGGATGTACATACCTGTGTACTTCTCGAATAACTATCAACACTGTTCGCTCTCAAAAGAGGACGATGATACATGTGACAATCATTTAGCTCTGTTCAACATCTTCTACACATTCTTCGGAATAGCCTTTACAGCAAGTATTGTTATGTGCATATGTAGATGTGTCTGGTATCCCTTCGTGGGGGAGTAATGTGGTTAGAAAGCAAGCTTAAGACGCTCCCTTTCTTTTTCATCAGTCTTTTGTTTCCTCTCTTCGAGATACTTCATAATTCTCTCTAGCTCTCTCAGATTGTTCTCGAACACTACCTTGACAAATCTCTCTTTTGGTTTATCTGACGGCTTTCTTCTCCTTCTGTAAAGTCTTAACATTCTTCTTATTTTTCTTCGTCTCTCCTTCTCTGATAAAGACCAGTTCATCGTTACTTTGGAGATAACAAGACTGTTCTTGCGTTCTCTCGCCTCTTGTTTCAGAAGATCCTCCGTCTTCTTCTCATTAAACTCGAACTCGAAGAACTTGTCTGATAAGTACTCTCTAAACTTACACTCTTTCTTAGGGTCAGAAATACCTTTCTCCTTCAAAAATCCTCTCATTCTGTTTAATCTCCATATTTTTGAGACCTGAACTCTCACCCAAATCTTCTCATCCGGTTTCAGCATCAGTAACTCAGTGATCTGTGGAACCCACGATTTTAACTCATCATCTGCGAACTCCATACCTGAATACATGTACTTATTTAAGCAGATGTGTTAACTAATAACTAACTCAAGGTCATCACCCATGTTTTCGCGAGTTCTGTGTTAGGAAATGTCTTCGTCTCTGTCACAGGAGGCTTGATAGAGAAGATGATCTTTAGAAATGTCGCGGCAATAGACGATGTTATGACAATCGCTGTCTTTTTCAGGTAGATCTTAGAGAAAGGTTCAATCTCTTTGATAAACGCTGCTTGACGGCACAAGTAGGACATCGGTACCCATCCTACGTTTGTAGAGTCTATTACGAGAGAGAACATCTGTTTCCTATCGTAAAGGGCTTTAAAACATGATAAATACTCCTCGAACTCTTGCTTGTTCTGAGGAGATCCGTTCAGAGTGACCTCCACTAACGGCCACTTTGACAGGTCGAATTGAGAGAAGGGTGCCTTGGTTTCCATAATTCTCGCTACTTTTTTCTACTCGTCGTATTCCGTGTTATCCCTTTTAATCAGGACAGCTATTCGTCTCCTGATTTCTTTGGATAAAGCTGGTGGGCGCTTAGGTTTATTAAGAACTCTGTCGAATCCACAGAACGGACAGAACTTCGCGTCCTCGTCGATCTTCTTCGAACAGATCACACAGAGAACGTAGATGATGCGGGTCTTGTCATCATAATTGTGCTTGACTTTCTTAGCTTTTGAAGAAAGTGCTGAGCCACACCGAATACAGAACTCTATTTTACTCGTGTACCACACCTTACACTTTTCGCAGTAGACAAAGCCCATTAATGTCCGTGAGCGTGCTTATGCTCTTCCTTCGGTTTTTTCTTTTGCGTCAACCCAGGTCGATGCTCAGGTGGTGAGTAAAGAGCGTACAGCTTTAGAGGCGTGCGTCCTTTGTTAATCACCTGATGATACACGTTCGGTGGGATCATAACAGCGTCACCATCTCTAACAGTTGTCTTCTTACGCCCGATGATCACCTGTCCGACACCTCCCTCGAAACGAATGAACTGTGTGATGTTCTTGTGTTTCTCTCTCGGAATGTCCTCACCAACAGGAATACTCATAAGCACTAACTGCATCTGTGGAGTTGTCTTGAGAACTTTCCGATAATTTTTGTTAGACTTAGTGCGTTTCTCGATATTTAGACGAAACATCGTATCATATTTTAGGCTATATAAGAAGTGAGTATTATCCTGCTTAAGGATGAATGACAACAAGCTAAAAGCCCAAGGCTTTGTACGAGCACCTCAGTACAGAGATGGATGCCGGCATTACGTTAACGAGGAAACTCTGGAGGTAATCTCCTTCAATCTGTTCAGAGGTGGCAAAACTGTCTCAAGTTTCGAGGACAGAATCATCTCTGATCATTTCGCGTCACAAAATCTTCTGAAGAAGCCAAGATTTCGTCACGCGTTCGTCAACTCTTTCCCTAATGTGGAGAATGTTGAGAATGTGGAGAAGTGTCGTCGACAGAACGATTACTTCTCTCCGTCGTACAAGAAGTTCTGTTACGTCGATAACGTCACACAGGATGTTTACCAAGTAACCAAGATCTCACCTGTTCGATGGGAGAAGCTTGAGGATCCTGAGAAAATTAACTACATTTTACTGGAGCATTTCGAGCCAGAGGATGTGAGAAAAGAGAGATTGGAGAGAGAGGCGAAGGAAAGAAAGGACGCTTACGAAAGAAGAAGAGAGCCTTTTCTACGTCACATGCGTGAGGAGTACGGGTATGACGGAGAGAGAATTAGGTGTCCAAGACGTATTATTAATGACCCTGTAATCTTCAACTACTTTCATCCGACAGAGGATGACAGAAAGAAAGAGCACGATTCAGAGAAGGTTTATCAGAAGTTCGGTCAGACAGAGTGTGACGCGAAACCGAAACATACGGAAGAGGGGTTAGTCTCGTACATTATCCCAAGAATGGGTGATTTTATTGTAGGTCTTGATGTTCCACCTGGTGTCATACCAAGAAAACTGGTCGTGACAGGTGACTCCAGAGACATTCTGCCAACAACAGATCTATCTAAACTGTTTTTACCTCATCGTGCGTACCCATACTCTCATGTTGTTCTACTGTGTGACCTCAGAGATCCTGAGAACGCCCCACCAATAAGAGTAAGAACTAAGATGTGTTACTACTGGGGACTGAATGATTCTGAGAAAGATTTATGGGCGTTTCTGAAGGATCTTGAGTTGTACACACCTTTTCAGGATGAGTACGTAGGTGTCACAAGTGGAATCGCTTATTTCACGAAGGATACACCCTGAGTATTGACCTTACTTTGTCACGACATATCGGGCAGTGATTCGTTCCCTCTAACACTGCTTCTGCGCAGTGGTAACACGTCATAAGATGTCCACATGGCGCGAAAGCTGTATCGGCGACACCATCCATACATATTCGACAGTCCTCAGTGAAATTTCGTGTTGTCCCTACTGATAAATCAGACTGAACATCCATTGTGTCTGACCGTGTCTCTAGTGTTTTCATAAATCGGGGAGACAGCAGAATCGCGGTACGAGACAAAGTCTTCTGTAGAAAGAACGACTTTCTCTCTACCGCCCTTCTTTTTCTCTCTACTTCCTCTTTCAAACTCATCAGTTGTTCATACTCCTCCCGACTCTGATCCAACTCGTCACGCATGCGTATTAACTCATCGCTCACTCTTCTGATTCTTTGTTTCTGCGACTTACGACGCTCTTTCGCCTTCTCACGGTCTCTTTCTGCCTCTAATTTTCGCACCATATTTCTTCTGATCTTCTGTTTCAGTCGCTCAGCATCGCTCATTCCAAGGGATCTTGAGCGATATCTGACCTTTGACTGCCGACGGAATCTTCGGGGCTCAAAAGGTCTTCGCTCCATACACTATCTCTTATCTTTATGAAATTAGGTAGATTGTTTTAAGCGTATATGCGAAGAACCGAGTTTGTTCTCTGTCGGCACATCGGACATGTTCCTTGAGTTCTCACGATCGTGTTCGCACATTCCCGACAGGTGACAGCGTGACCACAAGGAACAAACGCGGTGTTAGGTTCCGCGTCCCAACACACCTGGCACTCCTTTATCTCCAATGCTTCTGATGTACTTACTTCCTTTCTTTCGCTCGATACTTGTTCTACGGCGTTCCTCCACCTCTCCTTTTGTTCAGAAACCTGAGCTTTCTCTTGCTCTAATCTCTCTTTCTCCAGTTGTAACTGTCTTTGTCCTTCGCTAGCCTGGCGAGCCAACTCCTCCAACTGTCGTCTCTCCTCGAGTTTTGCCCTTTGTCTCTCCTCACGTTTTCTCTGGTTCTCAACTTTCCTTCTTTCTCTCTCTTCCGGAGATAACTGGGGACCGTTTCGGTTAGAAACATGCTCAATCTGTTGCGGGACTTCGGGATTTTCCACTCCGTGAGCCTTACTCATATGAGCAAGAACCTTATCAGGAGTCTTGTACTTCCGATTACAGTGTTTACAAGGGTAAAACATAGACATTATTAGGTGTCGTATTGTGAAAATCACGCCTTACTTTAAGTGAAATCTTAATTATTCTGATTCAGACAGTGTTGGTGTCGGAGGAGGGGAAGGTGGAGGTGGAATAGGTGACAAAATAGGTGACGGTACTTCTGTTCTAGATCGTAACATTACGTGTGACGCTGTGGGTGAGGACGGTTGTGAAGACGGTGAGAAGTATACCTTGTTTGGCCTACATCTCCTATCCTCGGGCGTGTTCGGCTGTGAGTAAGAACCGTAACGTGAGTTAGGAATGATCTTGTTTAGTGTGTTCTCTACTTGATGTTTCATGACTGACTCCATCTCCTTGAATATCTGAATTTTTAGGTTTTGGCGAATCTCTCGCATGATATCCAATCTCATCGTTGTTTTCAACTCCTCGCGGATCTCCTCTCGAAGATCCTTTCGAATGTCATCTGACACCTCTTTAGCTAACTTCTCTCTGACCTCCTCTCTCACCTCCTCTTTTAACTCCTCACGCAACTCCTCGCGAATCGTCTCCTTGACAACGTTAGGGCGACTAAATTGATCCAAGCGTCGCCCGATCGCGAAGCTTTTAGGATCCTCGTATATCTCACGATACTGCTCTTCTTGCTCTTGCTCCTCTTTCTTGAAACGCTCGTACTCATGTCTAAGAAAGGAAGGTACTCGCTTTTTCTCTCGTCTCTGTTTAGCCTCTAGGAACCTTCTTTTCTTCTCCAATGTCTTCTTCACGTTTCTACACATATAACAGTATGACCACTCAACTCTGTCACGATTTAACTTCGTGTAGTGGTTCTTACCACATAATCCGTACCTGAAATAAACAGTTCCGTAATGAATGTGACCAGAAACCTTCTTTTTCACTGGTACGTATGACTTACGCGTTGAAAAACGCTCAAAACGGCATCCACACGTCTTACATGGCATGAGGAAAAACCAATATACCTTTACACGACTCTTTTTATCCCCTCTTAAAAGGAGCCTATGTGGTTCCTGCTCGGCTCCGACATCGCTTCGCTTAAAAGGAGCCTATGTGGTTCCTGCTCGGCTCCGACATCGCTTCGCTTAAAGACAATCCTTGAATCTCAATAAGATATTATAAAGGGATAACAGCCAGATGTCTCAGTTCAAGCTGTACAAGAATCTTATCGACAGCTCCGTCGACGCTGTTATCGCGGAGGAGGCTGGCGAGGGTGTTTTAGCGGATGCGTGTAAGTACGCTCTGGAGGGAGGTAAGAGATTTAGGGGGTCTGTTATTCTGGCTCTTGGAGACACCGCCGGAAAAGGGAACTGTCGCAAACTAATTCTTCCGGCGATGGCTATCGAGTGTCTTCACGCGGCCTCACTTGTTATCGACGACCTACCATGTATGGACAATGACGATATACGACGTGGTAAGCCGTCCGTTCATCGTAAATACGGTGAGAACATGGCTCAGTTAGTCTCAGCGTCTCTTATCGGAATGGTGTTCCAGTTGCTCACGAAGAACATGGAGATCATAATACAAGGAACTCGAGGCGATCCTATGAAACAGGTCATGTATTATGGTAAGCTGTTCGACCTTCTGAAGAAGCTGGGTGTGAGTATGGGTCCGAGGGGGATGTGTTACGCAGAAGCTGAGCAGATTATAGCGATGCGTGATGGTAAGAACGTCACACCGGATGATGTAAACAAGGTGATTCTGAGCAAGACTGCCTCCTTCTTTCAGATCGCTTTTCTCTTCGGGTACTTTCTCACTTATCCTGAGAGAGACAACCTGAAACAAGTGGAGGAGCTAGCGACAGAGTTCGGGTTTCTTTACCAAGTACAAGACGACATTCATGACTTTGAGGAGGATCAAAAGGCTAATCGTAGACATAACTACGCCGTACTTCACGGGAAGCAGAAAGCCCTACAAGATCTGCGAGACTCCATCTACAGTTTTGTGAGCAAGGCGCAGGGAACAGGAGTGTGGTGCCCTTTCTTCGCAGAGGCGATAGCATCTATTATCTCCAAGCTGAAAACACATGATCCTGACGGTATTCTCCAGCTAAAAGGCAGTAAGCATATGGAACCTAAACCTAAAAAAATCAAGAAAAAGAGTCGGTCGAAGACCGAAAATCTTCGGTCTCGCAAAGCGAAAACGAAGATGGGCAGGAGATCTTTAACACCTGTACAGGTGTCAAAGACCGACGGGTCAATGGCTTCCGAGCGAAGCGCACAGCGGAGCGCACAAGAAAAATCGATAAAGAATCGATAAAGAATAAAAGTTAATTTTCATAGTCAATCCACTTAACGTACCGACAAAAACTCTCAAATATGGACGAGAAGATGTTGCTGGAAAGTGCTGTTGATACCACCGATATCGAGGCTCCCGCGTCAACATCGGAGTCCATTCTCCACAATATCGAGAACGGCTCAGAAATGAATAACGTTCTCAATATTGACACAGAGCTCTATAAGATGATCCCTCAGGAATCGAGGGACGTTCTGGAGAGAATCGCTGAGGAGATGGATGAGGTAAACCAGAAGATAAAAAGGGCGAGTACAAGCAACTGCCCTCGATTTATCTGCTGTGGGTCGACCAACGTGAGCAGAATCGCTGAGTGGTCAGAGAAAGCCGCTCAAAGGATACGTGAGGTACCTGTCGTCTCTGACGAGATGTCAGAAGAGGAGAAGAAGGATGTTATGGAGGCTGTCAAGAAGGCTTCTGGTTATGCACAAAAGGCAGCTAAAGAGCTCAGGGAGGCTGACAGGTACAGCAGGAAAAGCAGGATTTGTAGGTGCTCCACGATTGACTGCTGGATGTGCCAACTAATATTGAAGCAAGGGGGAGAGATACTCCTTTGGATCATCGGGATCTTCCTGCTACTGTGTATCGCGATCATGATCCCGAAACTGACGTGGTACGTGGTTTTCGAGTTGTAAAATTGATCGAAAAACACCAGGTACTTAAAATCATAGTCATCTTACGTTCTCGCGAAACTCGATGTCTACCGAGGAATAACATCTAAGTCACGAAAACCCGATGTGTACCGAAGGATGCCGTCTGTTCTGTAGCTATTTCTGCGTCAGTATTGGCTGTGATGAGTGTGCTCACTGGTGCGTCATATGTGCCAACTGTCCGATAGGCTGTACGGTGTGGTGTACTAGGTACTGTGAGTGCTGTCCAGTTTGTATGTTGTGCCCTTTACTCTGCTGTGGAGAAGGTAAAGAGGCAGAGAGCGTAAAACGGCAGACTGTAGCTTAAAATCGATCGAAAATACTCTAAAACTCATAGTAATTAATCAACTAACGTATCGTAAAACACGATGGCTTTAGTGCGCTTCGATAACAGGAATGTGTACCTGAACGGCGTCAAATCGCCGTACCAGCGACTGGATAACGACATCTGGAACAAACCAGCCACCGACGAGAAATTTCAACGGATCCACGAGGAGGACTTTGTGGCGAGACGCGATAAGGCTTACCTGGTTATTTGGGGCGCAGAGATCAAGACTGTTGCTGACTGCCAAGAGGCTTTGCTTTCTGTCGGTATTGAGAGAAGAGCGGAGTACTATCACCCTCGTCTTTTCGGATCTTACGATGGCAAACTAATCTACGTGATCGAGACTCTGTCTGCAGATGCCAAGGAACGCTTTCAGTATGAACTGACCAACCCTCCACAGACCCTTTCTAGGGCGGAGGTGACAAGGCGTGCGAGACTCTGTCGCCAGCTGAAAGGCAATTCTCTTGTCGCGCTACCAGAGGATCATATGAAAACCGCGTACACCTGGGAGGCTGAGAAGCGCAAGGTACGTGATGTCGATCGTGGTAATCTTATGAAAGTTGATTCTTTCATCACCTTTCACACGTTCGGTTACGTTCTCTTTTTCAAACCGAGTGTGGCAGAGGTATTGTCACAACTGCCAGGCTCTCTCTTTGAGAATGAGTCTAAGAGGTACCTGATCGAGACAGAGATGCTGACGGACTACGCTCCAGCGTCACACATCTACGACACCTATCACATGGCTGTAACCACTGTGTACGAGGATCCAGGAGATCCGGTCGTGATCGATCTGACTGGACGAAAACGTCCACTGGAGGAGTCGCAAAGCGAAAGCGCACAAACATGTATCATCTGCTTTGACAAGCCAGCGGACACACTCGTGCTCCCTTGTATGCACCAGGTGGTCTGTAAGGGGTGTTCTGAAGAACTGAAGGAAACTCCTGATCACCGTACCTGCGTACGTTGTCGGTGTGAGATTATGAATGTTCTTGCGGATGACTAAGTCGGGTTGTTTACCGAGCGCAATCTTAACAGCCTAATCTGCTGTTCTATAATCTGTGATTTTTGTACTAACCGAGAGGCTCCAGACTGCTGTTGAGAGATAAAGTAAAAGTAAAGACCTACCTGTTGTCTCGCGGATAAACCTATCTGCTTTCCGTTCGTCTTCAGGACGAAAAGCCTGGATAAGGTGCGAAAAGGGTTTTTCTGGTTCGCTCTGTACATCAGCTGATAAAACAGATTAATATAGTAGTTACGAAACCGAGGATTAGTACGTAAAAGAGCGTCTTGTTGTGCGTTCGTTTTCCCTGCGAGAGGCTCTAGCACAAGAATCTGATTAAGTTGGACAACAGAAATAGTAGGATCTGTCATCGTATACCATTAGATTGAAATTATGATGGATCCTTGAGGATCTGTTGGTCTTTCCTCAAGGAATTGCGGGACAAAAGACATAGTTATTACTGTAGCGATCGATTTCACTCTCTCTGTAAAGATTTATCCTCTCTAAGCTATCCTCGTAGCGGTTCATCTCGTACTCATCTCTCTCAATACAGTCTTCACACCCACAAAAGTACTTATCACAAGGGCGATCTTGATCATCATCGAAGAGTTTCATCTCGTACTCATCTCTTTTGATACATTCCCAGCAACCACAGTAGTAGCCACCGCAGTTTTCACCCTTAGATTTGGTGGTCTCCTCAACGACATCCTCAACGACATCCTCAACGACATCCTCAACGACATCCTCAACGACATCCTGAAAATCTCCAGGACGTTTCCCGCAAAACACGGCTGTGATTGTCAGAGATGGGTTGTTAGAGTCCGCTAGTCTCTTGGTCTCGGCATGCGCTTCAGTGCACTGCTCACAGTTACACCCGTCGGGATGGTGTCGGGATGAGAGGAAAATCAACATCTCCTCTGGTGTCGCACGTCTAGCCTGTAGACGTCTGCGGTATCGTTTTCCCATGGTCGATATCAAAAGCTACAGGCGCGGTGTCCTGTATGTGCTAATCGTCTAACTGGGTAACCTGTCAGAATGTGATCAATTTTTCGCCATTACAAGACTCACGTAGACGTTAGGTGGTCACTAAACAGTTGAGATAAAGGGGATCCCTTTTATTGTAAAGAAGTCCAATGTCTGTGAACTACGTCTCCCTCTCCAACCCTGTTTACTCAGAGATCGAGAAGGCCGTTCTGGCAACCTACCAGAACGCCTGTATCGTCTGGGTAGAGGAGATCAAAAATCCAGAGCTCGAACATCAATACGTTCTGTACAAAGCTCAGTTTGATGAGCCTAATGAAAGAAGACTCTTTCACGGTACAAGTGAGAGAATATCAAGGATCATTATCAAGGAGGGTTTCGACTCGTCCAAGAACAAGTGTTCTGCTTACGGCCTTGGCACGTACTTCTCTACAAGAGCAGAGTACAGTAGACATTACGCTAAGACAAGATCTAAAGACGATTTGGCTTTTATGTTGGTCTGCGATGTCACTCTCGGACGTACCTGTCAGGGTCACGCGGACAGACCCATTGATCCAGGATATGATAGTGCGACGGACAATATGAGAAAGCCGGACATGTACATTGTTGGCAGAAACGACGCGGTCGTGCCAAGGTACTTAGTCGCTTTCTACCCTTCTGCCAAATAACTACCAGGTGACATTCCTGTTTCTTGCTCTACGCATTCTCTCCAACTGTGCTCTGCCGGCAGCCCCACGAGACTCTAACTGTTGCTCGCGAATCTTCTGACGCCTTTCTGCCAGAGCGGAGATAGATCCTCTCTGGATTCTCTTCTCTCTGGTCTGTTCCTGGTACTCTTGACGCTCACGTCTCTCATCCTCTTTGTTCTGCTTCTCTTGTACCTTGAAAAATAGATCTTCGATCGCTTCCTGATCTTTCTTACAGTACAGCTTCTTATTCTGTACCATCTGTAACACTTTGAAAGTGGCCTTGTTTAACTTCTCAATTCTGTCTCTCTCAGAACCATCGTGTATAATGAGATCTCGTGTGATCTCAATATAGACGTCATCAGGCAACACCAATAATGTTGATTTTCCACATCCCATCACTTTACCATACTATTGACACATATTGTATTTTAAGTCTATGTGAAATCACAGTCTAACAACTCCGAAATATCTCGAGTTTCTTAAGTGCGCCATCAATGAGAAATATAAGAAAATTGTAAATTACATACCACATAGAACTCCGATGTTCTCAATATCACCAATTGACGGGCGCTACGCTAGCAGAACACACGCTCTTACCCCCTACTTTTCAGAGTTCGGCCTGATGAAGTACCGAGCAAGAGTACAGTTACAATACCTGGAGGCTCTCGCTAAAGAGTTAAAAGTAGAGGATGTTTATCAACGCAAGAAGGATTTTAGGCGGATACGAGAGAGTTTTGATAATTACGACTTCCAAGAGATCAAGTCGTACGAGGAGAAAACACGTCATGATGTGAAAGCCGTGGAGATGTGGCTTCGGAACAAGCTAAAAACCTGTCTCGAACCCAAGCACCTTGAATTAGTTCATTTCGGACTCACATCACAAGATATTAACAACACAGCCCTTCCTTTAATGATCAAGGACGCTGTCTCCGAAGTCATAACGATAGAGCTAAAAGAGAATCTGTTGACTAACCTTGAAAGCTGTGGGGAAAGATGGTCAGCCATTCCAATGTTGGCAAGAACACACGGGCAACCCGCCACACCAACTCAGTTAGGTAAGGAGATATCTGTCTTCACAGAGAGACTGAGGAGACAGTTGGCGACATTAGAGTCTTTCACACTTACAGGTAAGCTCGGTGGTGCCACAGGAAACATGAACGCCCATTACGTCGCTTATCCCGACACAGACTGGCATGAGTTCGCTGAGAGATTCCTGAAAAGTCTTGGTCTGCGCAGAGTGTTCCCAAGTACACAGATTGATAACTATGATAATATCGCCGAGCTCTGTCAACTGATGATCAGAATCAACACGATTCTTATCGACTTTTGTAGAGATATCTGGCAGTATATCTCCATGGGATACTTCAAGTTATCAAGAGATTTCGAGCAGGTTGGGTCGTCCACGATGCCACACAAGGTGAACCCGATCGACTTTGAGAACGCTGAGGGCAACCTGATGTACGCGAACGCTATATTGGAGTTTCTCGCGAGAAAGCTTCCTGTCTCACGACTACAAAGAGATCTTACTGATTCAACGGTTCTGCGTAACATAGGTGTACCTTTCGCGCACTCTTTGGTGGCGTACCAGAACATTCGTCGAGGAGTTGATAAAATAGCTGTTAACGGATCAAGAATCAAAGAAGACCTTGACAATCACTGGGTCGTTGTCACAGAGGCTATTCAAACTCTGTTACGACGCGAGGGAGTTCCTGACGCTTACAACACTGTGAGGAGATTCACACAGAATCATCATGTCATTGGCAGACAGGAGGTACAAGAGTTCATAGAGACATTACCCGTTGATGAGTCAGTAAAGGAGGAGATGAAGAGGGTGACACCTCATACTTACGTCGGTGTTTAAGGAAACTACTTAAGCAACGAGATCGATTCTGTCTAACGTTAACGCTAATGACCACAATAGCTGATTGGGGAGGTTTGACAACTTTGGACTCTTCAGGTCCTTATCGAGGGACAATAACTACGGACACAATGGACACTGGAACTGTCACCATTGGTTACGGCGCATCAACATGGAACCCAGCCAATAACATAGCGATCGGAACCAACGCCGGAACCGGGTTGGGTGGTACTCATAGCATCGCTATCGGGTACGGAGCGATGGGTGGTGACACTGATGGATGGAGATCTGGGGGACCTTTTCATTACGTGGGAAACACGCTTCTAGGAAGCAACACACATGCCAACGGGGATTACAACACGATTACGGGGAACGACTCTCAGGTGATATCAGGGAATTACAACAACATCACAGGTTGCGAGAACGGCGTGACAGGTGATTATAACACCATCTCCGGATCGAAGATAACAGTTTTCGGTAACAGAAACTTCGTAACTGGACATGATGTATTGATAAGAGGGAATGACATAGTTTATATTCAACCCGTAGTGATGAAGGAGTTTAAGGAGATCCTTAAAGGAAACTTCTGTTTTGATGTAGCGGAACTTACCCACTCGTTCATATGGTGATCTCCTCTGTTAGATTGAAGAACGGTTTCACTGGCGCGCTGTCCTGTGCCTCGTAAATCATTGAGATATCGAAGTTTATCTCAGGTAGTTTCGGCGCCTCCAACTGTATCACTTCTGCGACTATCTCTTTACACAAAGTCTTCGGGTCGTAAGCGTGTTTTGTCTTGCCGTCATGTGACTTCCACCATACACGCCTCTCAAGAACAAGAAGATCATCCAGTTTCTCGGCGATATCCTCACGATCATCCTCGTTACAGAAAACGACGAGTGCGCCCTTGTCCTCGCGTTCGGCGTTCGGATTGGGGCGTCTTGTGGAGACCTTAAAATAGTAGTTGTGCCCTATGTCATCAAAGTTGTCTTTCAGGAGTTGGTAAGCTCTATCAAGCTCTGTCAGACCTTTCTCGTCCTCCTTGACACGATCAAAGAACATGATCCATCTGCCTGTCGAGTGAGTACGCTTGCCTTTCAGAGAAGGTGCTAACCAGTGTGAGAGAATAATCTTGGAAGGTTCGTCCACAAGTTTGTACTGACGATCCTGCTCCAAGTTCTCCTCGTACTTCTCATGGAGAGCCATCATACAGTTAGCGATCTCTGGTCGTACGTAGTACTGTTTTCCATCGAGCTCCATCACAAAAGGTGATAGCTCAATAAACAAACTCATCTCGTCTAACTCGTTAGTGTTCTCAATGAATCCTGCTACCAATCTCTCGTCTAACATGCGTAGATATCGTTGAGAGTCCATGTGCTCACAGAGAACGAACTTTATTCTCTCACCCTGTTTCCTCGTACAGACAAGAACAGTCGGGTCAATGCCATACTGTAGAAGTGTAAACGCGCGAGGGTCAAGATACCACGCGTTCTTCAGGTACTTATCATCTCTCGGATCAGGCTCCACGTAGTTCTCTTGTAGAAACTGTAGGAACGCTTTCTGGTTATCCCCGAAACAACCTTTACTAAAGTTGTTCAAAGCCCATTTCGCGTATCCCGGTTCCTCATCAAGAACCTTCCCAAATGTCTTTCCTTTATGTTTTCCGAATGTAAGGACGCTTTGCGTCTCGCGGAGCTTAAAAACGTTTTCAGCCATTGTCAGATATCTACCTAGGTACACACGACTGTTTACACCCTTGAAGATTTAAAATGAACGTTTTAAGTCATCCAAAAAGTGTATAACGGATAGAAATAAATTAATACTCCCTCCGTCTTCATCTCGCCTTGTCAATAACCTTACTTCCTTCGTCATAAAGTACTAAAGACTTAGTGACTACTTTCTTATTATCATAATTACGAGATAAACTGTGTGGTCTATGTACACCTGACTCAAAACACCTTAGAATGTTCAGGGAGGCATTAGAATCACGATCCTTAAATGTACGACACTTGGTGGAACAACACCATCGTAAACCTCGGACCTCTCGTAATCCTTCTGCCTTGTTTTTAACCACTTTACATAATTTACTATCACAATCAGCACATACCTTAGTCGTATTATACTCATCTATCATGATGACAGGATAGAACTTAGCACATCTTTTTGATATGTACGTTGTAGGTGATGATAACTCGTTTTTCCCATTTGGGTTAAATTTCGCCGCCCCATAAGCGATAACAGGTTTTTCTTCACCTTTCATACTGTTAAAGAACTTATCAAGTGTTTTTCTTCTAAGACAGTACACTCTAAAACGCTCACGTGACCATTTCTTTTTCAACTTCACTTCCCATAACTTATCATAAACAGTACCATAGTTCTTCAAAAACTCATCCCATACTTTTTCTTGTGTAGTCTTAGGACTGATTTTACGAAAAACTAACTCCTCTTGTTCTATCTTACTTTCCCAGTGTGCCGATCTCCTTTTAGCGGTCTTCATACCTGCCTCCGTGTAATACTGGTTTCTTGTCAACTTGTACTTTCTTAATTTGCCGTCTTTTAAACGTTCTACACCGTAAATGATATTAGATCTACCAGGATCAATAGCGATAACACGTTTTGCCTTCTTGATCTCTCGGTTTCCTAGTTTCTTTTCAACTTTAGGTACTTTGAAATGAAAACAAGCACTTACACCGTCCGTCTCTACCATATCAGAAAACGTACCTTTTGTACACAACCCAGTAATGTTAAAAACAGAACCCCATTGTTCCCTTCTTAAAGCCATAAAATCTTTTTTCTTCATGTCGATCAATTCTACGTTCTTCATCATCTCAAAAAGTACAGTTGTATCAATAGTCATAAAGTGACGCTTGATAGAGCTTATCGGTGCTAACGTAAACTTTCGTGTGTCTTCGTACTGTTCCATGAACTTCAGAATATGAAAGAAGTACTTTGTCACTAACAACATATGAGTACCTATCCATGTAAACGTCATGTCTTCTGGATTCTCTAATAATTTACGTTCTGTCTGAATGAAATCATGTGCCTTTTCAGGAACTTCTAATCTACAACCCCATCCGTTAATGGCACACTGGATACTATGAACAGCTCCCTTGTCAATAATATCGTTAACAACGCACCATTTCTTGATATATGCTTTTTGGCGATTCTTGAAAGTGAACTTTAGAGAGTTCTTAAAGTTTGTCATGTACTGTCTCGCTGAGTACACATAGGCTTGTGTATCTCCTCTATTCTTCTCGATTTTCGGAAACTTCGAGAAGTAAGACTTCCATACATCATTAAGAACACCAATGTTCTTAATCGTTCTTCCAACACCAATGTTAAAACATTGAACATACAAAGTCTGGTCAGTAAGATCAGGTAACTCCAGACCATTATTAAGACAATGTAAAAGTAACCTATTGAACACTAAAGAACCCTTGTTTGTAACTTTACTTGTGATATGAACCCATTTTTCTATCTCCTCTAAAAGGGACTTTTCTACTAATCTTTTTGAAAGAGAACATTTTACCACTCTCTCTTCCTTACCTTTTCGATCTTTTAGCTTTTGAGATACATCAGGTCTTTTACGACCTGTATATCCTGATTTGTTGGTTGGGTTCATAATTTATTAATCTTTTTTGCTTTAAGCCGTTTTGACTTAAAACCGGCGTTTTAAATCTTCAAGGGTTTAAACTATTAATTCGCTATTTTTCAGTAAAAATACCGTGAAAAATACCGTGAAATAGACCAAAATACTAACTTCTTTTTTTCAGACTAACCCATTAAGACTGAAGTATCCGTTTCAGATTTGTTCTGAAAATTATGTCTTTTAGAATTCTCGGTGTTACCATCTCAAACTCATCGAATAATATCTCCCGTTTGAACAACTCTTTCTTACTAGAGAGATATTGGTCATCATACAGCGAGTTATTATCGATATTTCGAAGAGTCTGGCGTAATCTATCTCTTCCCTCTACAATGAGAAGGTTTCCCACAGGTTCTAGATACATCTCTTTGTTATCATGTGCCTTTTGTATTAGATCTGATTTCTCTGTGTAAAGAATTGTTTTGTTGTTAAAACTGAGTCCTTCTAAATACGCGCTCCCGTAACCAAGAATGAGATAATAGTCAGCGAACATGTAGTTGTAGATAAGCTCGTCATGGGGTATCTGATGAGCGTTCTCGAAACGATCTGCTATTCCGAGGTTTTTGTACCGATTGGTCTTATATTTGAGAAGAATCTCTACATCTTTCATCTCTTCCTTAACGATGTTAATAATGGGCTGAAGAATAAGACCGTAATGAAAGAGAGATGGGAGCATCAGAAGATACTTCTTATTAGGATCGAACCCTTTCTTTCTCATATAACTAGAGCGAAACTTCGTGTCTTTCATCTTTTCTTGTAATAGTTTTATGTAATCAGTCTGTGGAAGTCCTGGAAGTAAGGTAAAGCAATCTCTCGGGATGTTCGCCTGGCACAGACAGTGTAACTCTGTCTTCCCGATTGTGTACATCTGATCAAGATCACCCTGAATATTGTTAATATACCCCCTTATGATTTTATTAGCTATGAATGACCCTCGAATGCCGTGTTGTACGAAGAAAACAGGCTTTTTCAGGTCTTTTACCCAAAAATGTTCCCAAATATCAAGAGTTATAATCGCGTCAATCTCATCGATACGTTGAAGTAAGAAGCCTTTAATTCCTGACGGATTATCAAAGTAGTAAACATTATCTGGCTTCACAAAAATGTGTTCTTTCAGGTAGTCGTCGCTACCTTGTTTTGGTAGAACTACGTTGTAAGAAACATACTCGGGGAGCTCTCCACACAGAAGAGTTCTCATCATGTTCTTTCTTTTTGTGTCCGGGAACAGAACATGGTAAATACAGAACTTCTTAGGACTTGCCATTGTCCAAATATACAATGATATCAGTAAATGATACTATTTTTTAAACGTGTGTCTCATACGTTTAGAACTGTTTATAACTTACTCTTACACTGGTATACTAGGTATGTCGAAACATATCGTAATTCCTTTCTCCCGAGATGTCCCAGGATTGGATATTCCTGAAATCATTTTAACGTCGCATGACACTAGGGAGATTGACCAATGGATACAAGATAATATTGTCACATGGTACAACAACTTAGAGAATCACCAAAAGATTGATCACAGTAATGAGAAACTCCTCAGGGAGTTTTGCGTGAAGTTTCTCTCTTCTGACCAAGATGTTCTTCTTAGAACAAACACCGCTCTTTTCTCTCTTGCGCATACCCTAGCGAAACACAACAACGTTGTTATTCATATCCTAATTCAGGATCCTTACAGCTGGATAACAGACGCTCTTATGCGACATAGTGAGACACCAGAGTCCTTGTTGGCGGAACCAGATCATTCTGTTTACTACACTGAGGAGACATCACGTGTCTACAGACTGTGTTTTGAGTGGGAGAGAACCTACCAGTTCGTTCTTGGTCTGATGAGAGCAGGGCTACCTAACGTGAAAACACATGTTCTTGAGGAGACAGAGCACAAGTTTAACTCTCGTGACACGGAGTTTATCAAGAGTATATGTTCACATACATTTAATAAGCTCAAAGCCTTCCCGAATCATGTTAGAACCTTGAAGGTCTCTGATGAAAAGTACGAGGAGGATGTTAAAGCCATTGTAGCATCCGGTGAGAACTACTCTGGAGATTACGACTCTCGTAGAAAAGGACTTGACATTCTCTACGACAATTGTGAGGGTTGTTCTGTTGTTGATATTGGATCTTCTAACGGAAATCTTTCTTATCAGTTTTGCGCAAGAGGAGCGAGATCAGTGAAAGGATTTGAGATAGATTGGAAGAAAGTTGATTTTTGTAACAAGTTCTTTCAGAAGTTTGAGACAAAAGCCGAGTTCGTACAGACAGATCTCATGACAGTGGACGGTTTCAAGAAGTTTGTTGAAAATCTGGATGATGAGTATGATATCACTCTGTACATGGGTGTCCATCATTGTTTGTTCGGAAACCTAAAACCTCTATACAACAAAGCCTTAGAGCTGACGATGGAGACAGGTGAGGATTACACGGAAAAGGTGTTACCACACGTAAAAACACATGGGTTCTCAGTGATGGACGAACTTATTGACAGGACTAAAACCTATTTCTGTTATCGTAGCTGGGCGTACATTGTAGGTATAACGAAGCACTTAGAGAGGAAAGGTTTTCGCCTTGTCTCTTCCACTCTCATACCATCTGGTCTTATGCCTGGTTCTAAAACCTCTTACGGAACAGGAAAAGAATACACGAAAATCTTCAAGCGAATCTCTTAGGAAAATCTGTAAGATAGTATAACACTCAGAAAGATGGAGGCAATACACGGCGTAGGAGGTGCTATCCTCGTTATTCTTCTTATTGCTCTACTCTGGTTTGCTATGTCCGGCTCACGTGGCCAGAGACCTGTCGTGAACCGTTACTACGTTCAACCGACACGAACTGTTGTGGAAAGACCATGGCATCGTCGTCATCGTCGTCATCGCTGGTGGCGCCCTAACTGGCGTCCTTGGCATCACAGATGGCCCCACTGGCGCACTGGTGAGTTCACTCTTGATCCGTCTCACTCTCGTTCCATGTGAGGTATCTCTTTATTAGTACTTAATCGTTAAAGTAATTTTCTTAACGTGGCTGAAAGCCCGTTAAGGGATGCTCACAGTGTCTCCATCTAACTAATGCGCAGGGCATCGTTTTAGGAACTTCGACCTAATTCTCCCACTCATGATACCTTTGAGTGGTTCGTCCAGAACTCCTCCGAGATTCATGACGCGTTTCATCCCGAGTTTTTGTAGAAGTTGACAACAAGCCTCTGCGGCTCGAATGCCTTTCTTACAGTAAACAATAATTGGTGTGTTCGGTCTAACATTAGATCTTCGCATGAAGTACTGTAACTGATGAAGTAATTGAGCTTGTTTCTCTCTATTCAGAGGTGGCAACGGAGTAGGAATATTATGAGAGCCACAAAGATGACCTTTCGCGTACTCCTCACCTGTGCGAATGTCCAGAAGAACACCGCCTTGTTCAAGAAGCTTCTCAGCAACATGTAGTTTCTCCATCTTATCACTATGAATTAAGTAAGGTTTTTGGTTTCAGATCACCAAACCCTTTCGGCAGGTCTTCAGCTTCTCCCTGATTTTTTGGGCAACTACCTCTGCGTCCAGAAACTCGTTCCAGTTCAGGCGAAGCACGGGAATGCGAGGTTCCACGTCTTCCAGCCACTCCTCGTACCCTTTCTTCAAGGCGGTCAAGTACTCCACAGGGATGTTACACTCACAGCTTCGATCTCTCATCTTGATTCGCCGTAGAGCCTCCTCGGGCTCCACGTCCAGATACACGATGAGATCCGGGCGATGAAGGAAGTTGGACATCGTCTGGTAAAGATCACGGTAGGTCTGAAAGTCCAGCTCCTCCATATCACCAGACTCTCTCAGCATCTTCGCGAAAATCACGTCCTCATAGATCGTGCGATCCTGGATCGTGTTCTCGTGGCACCAGATCATCTTCTGGTGTTGCTTGAAACGCTCCTTCAGGAGGTACACCTGCATGATACACGCGTACTTCTTCATGTCCTGGTAGAACTTCGCCAGGTAAGGATTCGTCTTCACTGGCTCGTAGAGAACCTGAAAGTCGAAGATCTCACCAAGTTGCCCACTAAGAGTGCTCTTGCCAGCCCCGATGATCCCAGAAACGCCTATCGTCACCTCTTTCGGACAGAATGTGTCCGTGTAGTGAGCGACAATGGGACTCGGGGCTCCATCCTTGGAATCGCTAGACGTCTTCGATTTAGTCTCGGCCATTCTGCTCAGTTGTGGTTGATGCTTAGATAGAGAGTTATCCATAAGTCGATTTTTTGACTGTCAGAAAATCGACGTCGCGGAGCTTTTAGTCTATTTTCTCTCTGGATATCGGTAGACGTACTCGTATTTAGACTTAAACATTAACAATGTAATTATCTATTATGGGAAACAAGGCACCGTCTCCTACACCATGTCTCTATCGGGGTGATATCGTTCTAACAAACCTGAATAGAAGGTACACTGTCTGGCAGGAGTACACAGGAGACATAGGATGTTGTTCCTCTATCACCACAGCGGTTCATCTGAAGGAGCTTTTTACCGACAAGGTGAACACATTGGCCAGAAAGCACTATTTTGTGCGAAGAAACGGGCGTTTTGAGTACGCCTACTCAGAGGACTATTACAGGGAGAAATACACTGATAGTATGGGTTACAATAGGTACAAGACAGCAGAGTACAGGGATCGCTGTATACGCTCGTCACACGAAGGAGAGTACATTCTGACGAACGGAGTACCTGAACCAGAGACAGTCTCTGAGGGTATTCCTATTCTGTCACCACCTCCGAGTTACACAAGTGAGGGTCAAGGCGACGCGGGTCAACAACCAGGAACACCTTCAGCGCCACCCCTTCATGATGTTTCTTTGAACAACTAAACTACCCAAAAGTTTTAATGACCTTCAAAACGTATCGTCGACACATCGGGCAGTTTGAGGTGCCGAACTTCACCTGAAGCGCGCAGTCATAGCATGTCACCATGTGTCCACATGGATAAAATACTGTGTCTGCGATTGCGTCGTAACAGATCTTACACTCTGTCTTTCTGTTCTCCTCAGATGAATCCGTTGAATCAGCGGAGTCAGTTAACTCAGACTTCTCAGAGGTAGAGTTAACTATATCGTCGCGATACGCGCTGATACGACAGTGAGCCTCTTGTAACTGAGCGTTCTTTTGCTGAATCTCTTTCTCATGTTTAGCTAGTAGTTGAGCCATCTCTCTATCCAAGCGTTCTTTTTCTAGCTGTTGCTGGCGTATGAACTCAGCTTTGTACTTGTTAAACTCCGAGACCTGACGTTTGAGAATCTCTTCTTGTTCCTTCACCATTTTCGCCTTTGACATCACCTCTTTCATCTTTATCTTGGCAAGACGCTCCCCATTCACCTTCAACTTCCTCTCTTCATTATCGGCACGTACGGCCATGGACTTCTGAAGACGTGTGGGTGTGTCTCCGTCTCCGTCAGCGTTGCGAGAACTGCGCCTTGAGGAACGAGACACTTTCATACGAACATGAGGGGATCTCGAGTGTTTTGGAGAACTAGATGACTTTCTTGATGACTTTCTTGATGATTTTCTCGTCTTTTTGGTAGACACATAAAACTTAAAGGCCATCTCTTGGGTGACGTCTTTCGAGTGTGCTCTGCTACAGTGAAACTTCCAATGTAACTGGGTGTTGAGTAGCTCAGGACAAAAAGGGCACTTGAACTTAGGGCACTTGGTTCTAGGAGCCATTGGCGCTTTGGAAATCTGCGACATTACCTAAATACCTCCCAGGCTTTAAGCTTGAGTATTAGTCCTTGGTTTTCAGAAAGTTGTCGAAGTTTATGATCGCAAGAATGAGAAACATAATGGCTAACAAAAGTTTGATCTCCTTGTTACTCAGCACGTGCGCACCCTTCGCACCTATCCATCCACCAAGAATGTAGAAGAACATGACGGCGAAACCTAATCGGAAATCAATCTGTTTATCCTTGTAGTACTGATACACCGCGAGAATCGATATCGGTGGTAGAAGAATGAACAGTGTTGTCCCTGCTGCAGTTCTCTGATCTGGTACCAGTTTCAGAAACGAGATAAGAGACAGTATGATGAACGCACCGGAGATTCCGAAGAATCCCCCAACAGACCCCGCGAAAAGACCGATAAGAGCAGGAGTGATCCAACGCATGGTTCCCTTCTTAATAACTTACCCAACATTTTAGGTCTGTATCATGTCTGACTTTAACACAAGTGAAAATAATAACTTTTATCCCTTAAACAGTCATGATTTGTCCCAGACCTTTTTATGTATTATCGTTGATCTCCTGTTCTGTTTGATATGCTTGGTAAAGCTCAATAACTCCGAAAGTAAGTAACAAAAACCCGATAGAGTTACACGCGCATAATTCAATCTTTCGATCCTTCCAGGTGTTGTTACAAAAAGCCATAATCCAAGGACAGCAAACCAGGATCAGACCGAAGGTGATAAAACCGATCGCCGCCATAATATGATCGTTGTGATCAGTGTAAAGATCGTCCATTCTCGTGCCGTTTTGAAACGTCTTGTTCAGAAACAGAATGTTCGACGGTAGATCCTCCATCTTTCCAGCTTCAGATAAACATCTGATGGCTTATCCCTATTTTCCTTTCGTAATACATAGCAATATGCGTGATCATACCCATATTCTCGTCGCGTGGTTCGTACTCGCTCTTCTGTTCTACTGGGCTGTCTCCAAATGTGGAACTCAGGCTTAAAACGTGGTCACAGTTGTGACATCAATGGCACAACGAACTTGGTCTCTCATTCGCTCCGCGTTCTTACGTAACGGTAACTCACGTTACATGATCTCTGAGCCCATTACGCAACAGCAACACGCGTTTCAGACGTATCAAGCTATGAAAAGAACGAGACTTGGCTCTAACTCAGTTCATCTACGTGTCTCCGCACTTCTGCACGACATCGGTCATCTCCTACACGGAAAGCCGAAGGATCCTGCACAAGGTGTTAATGATTTTCACGAGTTAGTTGGTGCCAAATGGTTAGCTTACCAAGGGTTTCCCCCTTTAGTGTACATGCCTATTATGGGTCATGTGGACGCGAAGAGGTATCTCTGCACGAAAAACCCACAATATCGAGACGGGCTCACGGAAGGTTCTCGTCTGTCTCTTCGTCTTCAGGGTGGGGTGATGACAGAGGAGGAGTTGAAGGACTTTGAGTCCTCTCCGTACTTTGAACAGACTCTGCTTCTTCGTCAGTGTGATGAGCAGGGGAAGGACGTTGATCTTGCGAAGAACCCGGTGGATCTTCAGGTGCTAGAGGAGGAAGTTCTTCAAAGCTTGCGCCTGATTCCTTTAGAGATTCCTCTAACGCCTTCCCAATCGACTGAAGAACTTGATGATGGTTCTTAGTAGTTCTCTTGATCTCTTCAGGATCTTTCTCTTCGGTGGTCACCCACTCGTTTGTCTTCTCATCACGTGTGTATGTCACGATGGTTCCGTCAGGCTTCTGGTACTGATAGAACTTTCCTGAGATGTGAACAAGAAGTTCGTCAGCTACTTGATCGCTGCCAACGCTACGCCGTTGGTCATTAGCTCCACCAGGCTCAACCTGATCAGGGTTCTCACGCCTTTTCTGCTTGATCTCCTCAAGAACGCAACAACGATCGGGTCCACATCTTTTCTTTCTGCGTCCGTTCCACCACATGCCGAGCATTGTTCCGCCGGCAACTGCGAGAGCGCCAAGAGCACCAATAAGAGGCCATGAAGAGTTAGATGTAGAACGTCTTGTTACGGATGACTGCATTTTGCGTTACACAGTATACATGATTTCTTTAAATCACGTTGTTTTTCTCTCTTGTGTTTTGACTTTACCCAAGTACTTCACTCCTTGATACTCACCGTTCTTTCTGGCTTTTTCCAGAATCTCCCAAGGTTCATTAGTAAAATGATGTATATCGAATTGATATGTCACATCGTTCCCATCGTAGTCCCGTATGTAAACATCACGAATACCTTCGCCTGGATGTTGAAACTTAGTAGTCACTAAGTACTTGTGTCCCTCTATTGTCAGTGTTGTCATTACTATGTGATTAGAATGTAATTAAGTTTTACTCAAATCATTCTTGAGGATCAAGGTCATTCTCCTTTCGAACAGCCTGTTTCTCCTTGATAGTCTCACGGGTTGCCGTGAGAGCCTTGCCGAGAAGGTTAAGACCTCTCCAGTTCTTCGGGTTGTGAATTCCAGGGTCAGAGGCACGCATACCTACTCCCCAAACACGATCTGTGGGAGAGGCTTCCACAAGGGTTTTATCCCCCGTAGCCATCAACTTCCTCAGGAGCTCTGGGTTCTGAGAGAACTTCGCGTAGCTCGCCTGAAAGACGATCCTCTCCCTCATCTTCTTCCATGTTGACTCGTTGAATCCTCTGACCTTGCGCCCGAGAGCCTTCTGTTTCCTCGGGGATACCTGTGCCATGATCTTGTTGTAGATCATCGCGTCCCCAAAGAGCAGAGCTTTCTCCGCCATCATGTACTGCTCTGCGCAGTTGTACTCGTTCGCGTTCAGTTGTGGTGCCACAACTGACTTGGTCGTGAACCTGGACGGGTACCATTGTGAGAAAGGTGATCCGTTCGAGTAGAAAAAAACAAACTTACTCTCTGTCTTTTTCTCCTCAGCCATATTTGGTGTTTTTACTATGATCTCGAACTTAAACTGTTTCAAGGAACGATTTTTCATAACTTCGCTCCGAACTCGGTCTTAGTCAGCTCAAAGAAATCAGCCATCGTCCACGACTTTCCGTTCTGGGTGCGACAGAAGATGGCGTATCGGATTACGTTGTCGCCTAACATGACACACAACTCGTCCTTAGGCTCCATCCAGAGCAGAAGATCCTTCGGACTCTCCAAAATGTTGTCTCTCACCTTGTTCTCTAACATCCCTTGACGTGTCGTCAAATAACCCTCACCGAACTTCTCGTAGAGGGCGTACGTGTTGGTAATCGGAAGAATCTGCTGACCCCTCTTGATGTAGATCCCCCAACAGTCTCCACCAACGAACTCCACGAGTTCCTTGGCAGGCTGATCAGCTCCGTCCCAGCCTTTGGAACGAAACATCGGAATGTGGCGAAAAGGATAAACATAGGAGACCCCATTGAAAGGCTTTATTTTCCTCTCCATTTTCCTCGGAACGTCTGTGGGGTTTTAGTAAACAAAAAGTGATTTATAGGTAGATTCAGTCGACGAAATCAATCACTTTTTGACTTAAGAAGATATACGTCGTGAAAACAACACCCATCACCACTAACATGTCTTCTGAAAGCAAGCAAAACACGCAACCCAGGATTCGCCTGAACACAATCGGGCCGTACAACAGTGTCACGATCACCGCCCCTCGTACGAGGGAGCGTGATGTTGACCTGGCTCTGGTTATCGACGTGTCCGGCTCAATGGACACTGTTGTACAGTCTGTGGATGAGCACGGCGTGAAGGAGAACAATGGGCTTTCCCGCCTGGATCTCGTCAAGCACGCCGCGCGCACCATCATCGAGAATCTTGGTGCCTCAGACCGTCTGACTATTGTGAAGTACACAGACAACGCTACCGTTGTGCTGGAGCTCACCAAGATGGATCTAAAGGGCAAGAAGAAGGCTCAAGGAGTTGTGAGCGGTCTGGGTCCTGAGGGCATGACCAACCTTTGGGATGGTCTGTACAAGGGAATGCAGCAACTCAACGGAGATGCGGACGGACGTTCGCGCTCTATCTTCCTGTTGACTGACGGAATCCCTAACGTGAACCCACCAATGGGTTACGAGAGGGAGTTCCGTCGTTACGAGGAGAAGTGTGGCAGGCGCTGTACTGTCAACATGTACGGGTTCGGCTACTCAATGCAGTCGGATCTGCTACAGAACCTCGCTCATTGGGGCGACGGTATCTTCGGGTTCATCCCGGACGCAGGAATGATAGGCACGATCTTCGTGAACGCGCTGGCTAACCTGCGTACCACGACCTTCCGTGATCTTGTTATGGGTGTTACACCCGAACGAGATGTTACTGTGACTGTCCCTGGGGGTTACCCGGTGACAAGCTCTGGTAGCTCCACTCTCATCAAGCTGGGACAATTACAGTGCGACCAAGACCGCACTTGTCTGTTCCAACTGGGTGGTAACCCAGGAACGATCACTCTGACGCTGAACTACAGTGACATGAAGGACACTCAGACTGTCACTCTCGAGTCGGCAGGTGGTGAGGAGTCATATGTGGTCTACGAGACTCTGGGACGTGTCACATCTGTTGACATGCTCTCGGAGGCTCTTCAGCTGTACCCTCGAGGACAGCAGGCCGCAAACGAGTTGCTAAACAAGCAGATTCAGACTCTCACCTCTTACGCGTCCAAGTCTAAGTATCTTCAGGATCTTCTGAGGGATCTGGACGGACAAGTGAGAGAGGCAATGTCACGCTCGGACTGGTTTACCAAGTGGGGTGTTCATTATCTGTTGTCTCTTGCTGACGCGCATCGTCAGCAACAGTGTAACAACTTCAAGGATCCCGGTGTCCAGCATTACGGTGGAGCTCGCTTCAACCAACATGTGGAGCGCTACTCGGACGTCTTCAAGACGATCCCTGCTCCTAAGCCGTCTCACCGCCAACAGGCGCGACGTGTGGTTAGCTCTATGGGCAACTACTACAACGTTGGTGGTGGATGTTTCCACGGTCAGTCGACTGTGGAGATGGCGAACGGCGAGCAGAAGCGCATCGACCAGTTGGTTGGTGGCGATCGAATCGCGACCCCACAGGGACCTACGAAGGTCACATGTGTTGTCACTCTGCCAACAGGTGGTTCGATCAGACTCGTCAATCTTGACGGATGTCTGATCACCCCTTGGCATCCTGTATATCAAGAGGGTCGATGGGTGTTCCCACATGACCTTGGTGACGAGGAGGAGCACAAGGTGGACGCTGTCTACAATCTTGTTCTGGACGAACATCACATCGCCGTTGTCAACGGACAGAAAGCTGTCACACTTGGACACAACTTCCAAGGACCCGTGGTCTCTCATCCGTACTTCGGTTCGGATGAGGTGATCAAGGATCTTATGAAGCTAAACGGTTGGCAGACAGGACGCGTGGACGTACAACGAGTACGTCGTTCCGAGACGAACCAACTGGTTCAGTCTTTTGCGTAAAATCAAAACTGATTCTACAAACATAGTCTCTTCTATTAGAAAGTAACGTGTGATTACCTGAGTAATCATGAGTTGGAATGATCCTACATTTTTCAACAAACTTCTCTCGAAAAAGTGTGATTTTTCGGAAGACGTTTCAAAAACAGTACAGAGGTTCTGGTCAACTATGATCGAGATCGATCGAAAACCTATTGAGGCTTACGAGATAGGTAGTGATGAGGAAGAGAAACAGGGAATCGACGAGAATAAGGCTATGCAACAAGCAATGAAGAACGCAGACTTTGTTTTCCTGGACATTTTCCAGATGATGTCTGGAGCTGATGTTATCAAGGCGGTGTTTGAGAAGGTAATGAGAGAGGAGAAGGCTATTTACATACACGGCTCCTTCGAGCCTTACAGTATGGGAGAGCCCTCTCCTGTTATTGTGAACACTCCTGTCACTGAGGAGTTTCTTCGAATGCGTGACGAGATCAGAGACATTTACTACACAGGGGTATGTCTAAGATCACCGATCTCACCTGATAAGGTGCGGGAGTACGCCCAGATGGCTAACGACGGATACGGTACGTGGGTTACTGCCATTAAGGAGTTCTACCATCACGGAAGAAAGCTCACTCTGATAAGTTTTGATGGTAGTTAAGGGATACTTTACATAATTATGAATAAGATAAGAGCCTCATGCCTCTTTGGCAAAGTTCTGTTTAGCTACAATTTCTTCAGGTTCTGTAAGATCAGAGCCGAAAACATCTTTCACAGTAACTTCCTCAGTATCTTGTGGTGGTAACATATCCTCCAAAGACACAGTCTTCCAACTACTTTCTCCATCAGAATCATCCATTCTACTCTTAAGAATACCTAGACAGTCCGCTGCGTGAATTAGTTCGTAATCAGAACAGTTCTTGTCAATCTGCATATCTGGATTAGCCATCTGGTCGATAGAGTCAAAAGTAGGTTGATAACCAAGGTTCCACAACCTCTCATAGAAGATCTGTTTCTTCTCCACAAAATTAGTCGCGGATCTCGTACGAGTCGCGATAGGGGATGTTGTCATAGGAGGAGTACTGGGGCGATCAGCCAAGTCCTCCCATGTTCCTGTCAGGTCTTGCCAGACATCGCCCCAGCCCGATGTCTCCTCGGGCTCCCAGAGTTGTTGCCCCCAAGGTTCTGTCTGAGCTTGACGAGATACCCCGAAATAGTCAGAGATACGAGTCTGTCTGCGATCCTCGGGGATAGAAGGTGGTTCTGTTGGTGGTTGGGGAGGACGAGGCTCTGTCTTGTCATCACGTGTGATCTTGATTCCAACTTCCTTTTTCTCTTCCTTATCACCTTTTCTGAACCAAGCGACAAACTCCTCCTGAAGAGGAGGGTTCAAAACCTCTTCAGCGTCGTAGACGTAGTAGATGTACTCATCTGTGTCCATCTTCATCAGGAACTTCCTCCCGAAAGAACGGAAGCTCTGCCTTTCAAGATAAGCGACATATTCCAAAGCCTTCTCTGTGATCCATTCTTCTAAGTTATCCTCTGTGATTCCCGGGGTTAAAAAATAAACACATTTCTGAGGATTTTCGGGATCGCACTGTAACTGATAAGTCACAGTGATCATCCTCCTCTGAGGGACAGCTCTCTCCTGCTCCACCTCTTGGATGTACGCGTAGTGATCATAGGAGTCTCCCATTTTCACCAGTGTCTGACTACCTATCTGAACCTTTTTCACTCTGGCGTACATATCCATGTACTCTCTGGCCTTGGCTTCAACATATTTGTACTCCGCCTCGTCGGACTGAATATCGATAGGAACAGAGTAAGAGCCACTAAGCTCTCTCTCGTCCCCTTGGACATGAAAATGGATCTGAACCCCTTGCTCGCGCCATTGTGGCACGAGAGACTCTTTTGAATCCACAATCGTTACAGCCATTCTGTCTTGTGTTAACTTGCCCATAACCCCAAAATCCTTATATCAACGATCAGTTTTCCAGTTACATTAGACGTCTCTTGATTTTACAACCTCTTCGTCTGTTTCCACACTACGTTCTCCGGTTTTAGATTATAAAGACAATAGAATCCAATGTCTAAAACCGCAGACACACTTTACCTGATGCGAGGATCGGCTCCGTGCCGTCTGGTTCACTGGGTCGCCCTTTTGGCCGATCACAAGATGAACCTGGTCGATATGGACTTGATGAAGGGTGAACACAAGCAGGACTGGTTCGTCTCTTTGAATCCAAGACATTGTGTTCCTACGTACAAGACGGCTGAAGGTCTTGTTCTGTCAGAGTCCCGAGCGATCGCGAAGTACCTAGTCTCCAAGACGTACCGTACGGAGCTGGCTCGTAAGTACCCAGGTATCTGGAACCAGTTTTCTAACGTACATCGTGCCAAGGTGGATGAGATGTTGTACTACGACGCAACTACTCTTTACAAGCGTATCGGAGAGTTCGTGTATCCTATCATCTTCCGTGGTGAGAAACCCGACAAGGACAAGTTTCAGATGGTACGCAAATCTCTGGCATACCTTGATCATAAAGTGTTGGAGAACGGAGGGTTTTTGTGTGGATCCCAAGTCTCTCTCGCGGATCTATCTGTCGCTTTGTCTCTAACCATGTTGGAGTTCTTTGAGTCCTCACAGAAGGATTTCCAGTACACTCCTGGTGTCGGATTCGCGTCATGGTTAGAGCGCATGCGAGCCCTACCTCATTGGGATGAGGTGAACCAAGGGTTTTACGCATGGTTGAAGTCTAAGAAAGGGTAAGCTTTACCAACTGGTAAGTTGATATGAGCAACGCGATTACCAACTGGTAAGTTGATATGAGCAACGCGATTACCAACCTAGACCCAGTAAGAAGTATCCGACAAGCCCAACAACAAGGCCGATGTGCCATGACCATTGATACTCACGGTAAACGTCTTGCCACTCCTCACGTTGTTTCTTCGTGTCTAGAACAGGCACCATAGAGTACTCCTTAGGAGATAGAATGTACCAGAAGTACTGTACGACAAAGCCAGCCGACAGGAACGCACACGCGCGAGCGAGAGCAGACATATTCTTCGGGCAGGCTAGCATAGCAAGAACACCAGCAACAACACCTGCCAGGGTAGCTCTCTTGTAGATTCTCATACGCTCGTTCACGACAAGCTGGTACATAAGCAACTGCTCCTTACCAAGAGTTGCTAGATACTCCTTTGACTCTTTCTTGATTCTGGGATTTAGGGAGATAACGACCTGTCCCAGAAGAAACGTAACAGCAACACCACAACAACCTAGAGATCGCATAGTTTAGTATGCATTACCCAGGAAAATCATGAAAGACAGATTGAGGTTATGCACATTGGTGTGTATTAATCTGAATCTTTTTCGCGGAAGTAATCTAAGAAGCCTGAGTTATGAGGTGTAATATATGTGGGGCGACAAGACTGATAAAACCACCATGGATTCAAGGAACTAGTAATAGACTTATGTGTTTCATCTGTAGATCTTTGGAGAGACACAGAGCTTTCGTTCCTTTCCACAACGATCATCTGAAGAAACATATCGTTTTAGACAAGAAGAAGAAAGTAATAGTATTCTCTGAGAAGAGATGGCATCGTATTGCGAAGTATCTAACACCGATCACGAACGTGGTAACCGCTGACAGTAAACCTGGGTACGATATCACTCTAAATATCCAGAGAATGAAAGGTGTACGTGATGAGATAATTGACTGTATCGTTCTTTCACATGTGCTATCATCTGTAAGAAATGACGTAGACGCTATTAATGAGGTGTACCGTGTTCTTAAACCCGGAGGTGTTGTTATCGTGAACGACTCTATCTCTGAGGAGAAAGGAAAGATGAATGTTTTACCACGTGTTTACACCTGGGATGTCTTACAAGCACTTGTACAGAGACGTTTTGAGGTGAAAGACTACATCGTTCTTGACCCAATATCAAGAAAGCCAGAGGTGTTCTTCGTTGGTACGAAACCTAAAACCTCCGATTTTCCAAAGGGTTAAAGAGATGTCTGAGACAGAGCATCTCAATGGAACAGTCAATACCGTACATCTCAACAGTCTTAGCATCATTTCTTCCGATTCAGAACGAGTTACTCAAGTACCAGATGGGTACAGTGATAGGTGATATGATTCGTCTAATCTACAGATCGGATAAGTGGAGTAAAATCTTCAGATGTCGTAAGAACAACCGTGTCATCATCTTCAACAAGAACGATGAGGACGAACCGAATCAGATCTACTTCAAGTTGGAGGAGTACATCGTGAAGAAGTTCGTGACCGATATTAACTCTTGTGAGCTTGTACCGAAGAAAGGAGAGATTGAGTTCTCGATATATGATGAATACCAATGCTCAAAGTTTAAGGAAGAATATGAGGATCATCAGATCGACATTAGTTTTGAGATGTTGAAGAAAGAGAGTAAGTCCGGGGGTTACTCGTCGGAGAAGAGAGCGATCGTCTTCTCGTCAAAAACAGCGCATCTTGACGTGATCAAAGAGTACGTGAAATCGATATGTAAGTTCAAGATCCATAACAATATCGTCACGATCTATCGACCTATCGAGCGTGGTGGCAAGAAGGATAAAGAGAAGTCGATTGAGTGGGACACCGTGTACATTCGCACGAATAAGACAAGGGAGAACACGATTTACTCCAAGGAACTGGACCATAAGTTCTTTGATGACGTAGACTGGTACATGGAGAACGAGACATGGTTCTCAGAACGTGGCATTCCTTACAAGAGAGGTTACGTTCTACACGGACCTCCAGGTACAGGTAAGTCCTCCTTGGCGAAGATCATAGCCAACAAGTACGACCTACCTATTTTCATGATCGACCTCTCAACAGTGGACACGAACTCCGACCTTGTTCGACTCGTCACAGAGATCAACTACTACTCACGCAACGAGAAGTACATTCTGCTTCTAGAGGACGTCGATCGCTCGAAACTCGTGACAGATCGTTGGGGAACAAGAATGACAGCAGACTGTCTTCTGAACGTTCTGGACGGCGTCGTGGAGACACATGGGAGAATCTGTATCATGACGTCTAACTTTGTTGATCGCCTTCAGGAGATTCCAGCTCTGATGCGCCCCGGCAGAATAGACAGGTGCTTGGAGCTCGGGTACTGTACAGAGCATCAGATAAAGACTCTAAGCAAGCTGTTCTTCGAGGATATGGATCTGGAGGACGTGGAGATCAATCTGAAGATCACACCTGCGGAACTTATCTGTTTGCTCCAAGACAATCATGACAAACCCGAAGAAGTGATGAGAAAGTTTGAGGAGTCGAAGAAGATAGACACGAAGAAAGAGACAGGGCTTTTGGGAGACGCCGAGGCCGATTACTACGGTGGTCGCTGGGGTCGCAGACGAAAAAGAAGAGGAAGAGGAAGAGGTGGTAACCGATCTAGATCAAGACCTGTAAGCCAGGCGAAAAGAGCACAGAGCAACACGAAACACGCTGAGAACTTAATTAAGCGTTACGAGAAACTGATATCCAAGTACAAAGAGAACCTGCCAAAGTTACAGGAGAGACAGAGAGTGGCTGAGGAAAAAGAGCGAGTGAAGAAAGCCAAGGAAGAGGAGAGAAAAAAGAAGGAGAAGGAGAAGGCGTTAGCGAAGAAGGCTAAGATGAAGACTCTGGTTATGAATCCTGCTACCGGTAGATACGTTAAACGTATCGGACCAACCGGTAGAAAGATAATGGCAGAGTTGGATAAAAAACGCAAGGAGATAGCGAAAGCTAAAGCTATCAAGCGTATTGCTCAGGAGCAAGTTGACGATGAAGATCAGCAAAACGAACAGGACGATGGATCCGACTCGGAAGATTCGAACGCAGAGGTGGAGCCTGAGTCTGATTCTGAGACGGAAGAGCAAGGGGACTCATCTCAATCAGAGGGGTAGTTACAGTGGGTCTCATAAGAAAGCGCGCTCCTAACATAGAGACAGGAATAGTGAACCAGGGATTCCACGAGCTACAGAATGTACGCACTGCTCCTTTGTACTCACCCTCGCGTAAAGCGAGATACGTGGATCGTAAAGGTCCGGTGATACCTTCTGTCACTAAAAAGCGGAATGTCCAGTGTTTCTCTCCGTCACCCATCTTACGGTAACAAGTACCCTCCATAGAACAAAGAGAGATTACGTAAACACCAATGCCAACACCTAAACCGACCCAGTACCACATGATGGTATACTTACGGGATGGGTTTAAGTGTTGACCCGCGCGGTTGCTTCTTAAAACAAATCTTGGACACAATCACATACTGAAAGGATGTCTCGACGTCACGCACCCTCAATGTCTCACGCTGTTCCCGTTCCGGTTGAAGGAACTCTGCCTGTCGCTCAGGCCGGTGGTGGAACCTCAATGTTTCGTAAGCTTCTTTGGGTAGCTCTTGGTGCCCTCGCTCTGTACTTTGTGTACACGCGTTTCCTCAAGAAGAAGGAACCTGAGCTTGGTCCCGATATGGGTGGAATGCCAATGGGTCCTGGTGGTCCCGGACCTCAGCCAACTCCTGAGCAGATGGAGCATATGGCTATCATGGAGCAACAGTATCAGCAACAGATGATGGCTGCCCAGGCTCAACAGCAGGCCGAGGCACATGCAGCTCAACAGGCTGCGATGGAGCAACAGGCAGGACAACAAGGTCCTCCCCCTCAGATGCAACAGGCACCCCCTCAAGGAGCACCTCAACAAGCTATGCCTCCCCGTCCAAATGTACAGTAAAGCTGTACAGTAAAGCTGTAAAGTAAAACTGTACGTAAGTATACAACGGACATACTAATAATGGATCTCCCCTCTCCGGAAATAGGATGGCGTATTCTTATCGCGTCAATCTTTTTATGGACAGCTGTTATGGGTCTTATTCAAGAGCTTCTTAAGAGGTTACGCTTGAATAACACACACAAAATCATCTTTTACTCATTACTAATTATTATATCGATCATCTATCTTGTACAATACGAGAAGTACATCCATCATATTCTGTAACTTAAGACTGAATCTGAATCCTCTGTCCTCTCTGTTCAGGAGGCTGAGGAACCGTTACGTAAAGCACACCGTTGGTGTAACTAGCTGTAATGGACTCAATGTTAACTCCTGGGTACACAGGAATTGTGCGTGTAAACGAGCCGTAACGGCGTTCGTACACATGTCGTGTCTCTGAGTCCTCTTTCTTCTCCTCCGTGCGTTCACCAGAGATAATCAGGTTGTTCTCCTTGAGCTCAAGCTGAATGTCATCTGGACTCATACCTGGAACCTCAACCTCAAGCTCTGTGGCACCGTTGCGCTCTACAACGTTCATTATCGGCCACGCTGTTAACGATGATAAAGTTGAAGAAGTGTTACGATTAGCCACTTGTGTACCATGTGTGCCATGTGTGCCCGTGCCCTGAGACGCAGTAGTGGATCCTCCCTGACTAGGGCGATCTCTCTGCCATCCAGGAACGCCGATCTCCGCGAACGCGGAGTTGACAACGTCCTCCCCCAGAAGAGAGTTCAGAAGCCCTGTGATGTTGATGCTTTCGGGGCGTGTACCCGAAGTGCGAGTGCGGTTACGACGTGACATGGTGTGATAATGCTAGTCACAAAAACGTTTATGTCATTTACTTAATCGAGTAACATCTGTGCGGCTTTAGCCAGACCCATCGTAACCGCCCAGAAGATAAACGCGTCTAGAACAAAAGACAGGTAAGCAAGTGGAGAGTAGGATCCTGGCTCAGAGTAAGAAGGTGTGACAACACCTAACATCACCACAAGTGCCAACAACATATCACGTGCGTACTTCATTCCGAGATTGTGAGCCTGGTACGCGAGTACTAACATAGCCAGTAGGGGAACAAGAACGTTCTGACCCGGAAGGTTGTAATTTTGTGACCAACGTTTCAGAAGAACCAGGCCTGCGAGAAGCGCGACAAACACAACGATGTTCTGCCATGTGGGCAGACCACCACGAGCTCTACGAGATTTTCGTTTCGCCATTCTTAATATACTATGATTAGGAAATTACTTCCGATGATGCTTGGAAAGGAAAGGGTGATAGTCTCCGTCATCTCTGGCAGGATGCGATGAGCTGTGTTTCTTGGTAGAGTAAGGAAGTCCTAAAAACTTAGAGAGAACGTTATTAAAGGAGATGTAGAAAGCTAACAGAATAAGGAAGAATCCGATGATATCCGAACGCGTCACTTTGTTCTTGAAAACGAGCGCGTTGTAGATCAGAACGAACACGAACTGAGTGATCACTAGAATAAAGGTGTCCTGAGTTGGTGTGAACAGTTTGTTCTTGTGTGATATCTCGATGGCTTTTGTCATGAACAACCAGTCAACCCACGCGAAAGGAAGTGCTAATCCGTAAGACTTTAACAATGATATTCCTGGAAACTGCAGGAAGATGTACTGCCCCACGGTTGAGATCGCAGTGGAGATAAAGAAGAGGATGAGAAACAGAACGTAGTTATTCATCCTTGTCCGAGAAACTTCTCTCGAAGTATATACTATTCGATAGAATAGATTTACCATGAACAAGCATTGGTTGTTCGGACAATGGTTGATTCTGAATCTTCTGATCGTCGCCTCGATGGATCTTGCTCTCTTCGAGCAGACAACTCCGGAGATGAAGAAAGCTCCGTTCTTCGAGAAGTTAAAAGTTACGGAGCTTTGGGCGACCATTCAGTGGTTATTCATCATTCCTGCTAACAGAATAGCTAAGAAGTTCCTCACTGTTCCACAGATCTCACTGTCCTCGTTCTTCTTTGATTTTCTGGGTCAGTTAGTCTCCAATAAGTTCTGGTTAGACGTACCAACATCTATTGATGATTACACGGCAATGGCTCTGTTCTTAATAGCGCTGTATATCGCGAAGTTTACTATCTTGGGATAGAATATACAGGTGTAATCCAATGTCCTCTCGTGGTAAAACAAGGTCTAAGAAAGGGTCTAGAAACAAGAAAAACACAAAGAACGTGTTTAACAAAACCTACAAGAACGGTGTGAAGTTTAAGAAGAATGGTTGGACTTACGTCTCTGTGAAAGGATCTCCCATGGAACGCGGTGAGGCGCACGGATATCTGGTGGCAGAGGAGTTGAAAAAAGCCCTAGAGATGGTTCATTACGTCGCTTATCAGGAACATGGTGAGACATGGGAGTGGTTCGTCCAGAAAGCCCAAGAAGTGTTCCGTCCGTACATGGAGAAGCATCACAAAGAGTACCTTGAGGAGATGAAAGGTATCGCCAAGGGTGCTACAAAAGGTGGTACGAGAACAACACTCGAGGAGATTCTGGCGTGGAACGCGTTCTTTCCGATGTTTGACTACTGGTACCCCAATTACGTCTCAGAGACATCAGAACGTAAGGACTTCCTGTTCACTAACCCTAACTTTTTCAAGAAAGATCGATGCTCTGCGTTTATCGCGACAGGATCACAAACAAAAGATGGCAAGATCGTTCTGGCACACAACACGTTCGACGAGTTTGTCTCTGCCCAACACGCTTGTGTCATGCTGAACATTAAGCCTACAAAGGGACACGAGATCCTTATGCAGACAATGCCTGGGTGGATATGGTCTGGCACGGATATCTACGTCTCTGGTAGCGGTATCGTCTGCGCGGAGACAACCATCGGGGGTTTCTTGTACTATAAAACAGGTAACCCCGTGTTCTGTCGTATTCGTCAGGCTATGCAGTACGCTAAAACTCTGGAAGAATGTAAGAAGATTATGTTAAAGGACAACACCGGTGGTTATGCCAACTCCTGGTTGTTCGGAGACACCAAGACAAACAAGATCATGAGACTGGAGCTTGGCTTGAAGTATCACTCTGTCGATATCAAGTCTGACGGTTACTTCATAGGGTTTAACGCACCCTTCGATCCGAAAATCAGAGTCTTAGAGTGCCACAACTCTGGCTTTTACGACATTCGTCGCCATCAAGGCGCGAGACGAAAGCGTCTCACGGAGTTAATGGAGGAGCACAAAGGTAAGATAGATGAAGAGATAGCAAAGAAGATTTTGGCGGATCATTACGATGTGTACCTTCGTAAGATTAACCCGTGTTCACGTACGGTGGACTCTCATTACGATCTGGACGCGAGAGAGTATATGTCTCAGGCGTCAAGACCAAAACCGTTTCAACCACGTGGCGCCGTAGACGGCAAGGTCACGTCGTCGAGACTGGCTAAGGAGTTAGCACTATGGGGTCGCTGGGGTAACTCCTCGGGTATGGCGTTTAGCGCGAAGGAGTTTCTGCGTAAGAACTCACAGTGGGACTTTCTGCGAGATCTTCTGTTTGATCGTCCCTCACAACCTTGGACGTTGTTTAAAGGTCTGTAATAAGAGAGAGATTACGCGTTTTCTCATATTCAGTAAAATAAGAGAAAGAAGTATAATGTCTAACTGGGTACTTGAGTGTCAGAAGAAAAACAAGCGTGTCATATCCCAAGGTGGGCAAGATGGTATTCTTACTCATATTTTTGAGAATCTTGAGACTGTAAACTCTCCTCCTTACTACGTTGAGTTTGGTTACAAAGGGTTTAATGGTGCTAACACTGAGAACTTGCGTAGAAAAGGATGGATAGGATTGCTGATGGATGGTAGTCGTGAAGATGAGAAGATAAACTTACACAAAGAGTTTATCACCTCTGAGAACGTTTGTTCTCTTTTTGAGAAGTACGGAGTCCCTGAGGAACCTGATTACGTATCTATTGATATTGATAGTTGTGATCTCTGGGTGTTTGACGCAATAACGAAAAAGTACAGACCACGTGTTGTCTCTGTTGAGTTCAACTGTAATTACCCTTTGAGCGACGCAATTACTTTTCCGAATAATCCTAAACAAGTTTGGAGGCGTGATCGTGTATTCGGAGCTTCCCTTAAGGCTTTAAAGATGGTTGGTGATGAGAATGGTTATGATTTAGTTGCTTACACACCTTATCTAGATCTTTTCTTTATTCGATCTGATCTTATTAAAGACCAGGAGAAACCATCTTACGAAAGTTTCTCCTCGGCTGTAGGAATAGCATATGGTGGAAGAGTAAGAGGTGATCATTACAACACTATTCTTGATTACGAGGTTTATAAGAATACAGGTAGCGAAGAACAAGCAAGAGAGGCAGCTAAACGTGTTCATCACCTGATACGTTAACATGATGCGTAATCATAACTTTAATTTATTATTCCAAATAACATACTAATTATGACAGAGAGTAATATTGAGAGTAAGACAGAGAACTGGGTATCTCAATGTATGAAATATAACAAGAAAATCAGTATGTCCCAAGGTGGGCAAGACGGTATTCTTGAGTTTATCTTCAAGAACGTCCCTCCAGTGAATGACCCTCCTTATTACATAGAGTTTGGTTACATAGGACCCAAAGGTTCTAACACATGGAATCTTTATCAGAAAGGATGGAAAGGCCTTATTATGGATGGAGGTGTTAAGGAGAATGAGGATATGAACATTCATAAGGAGTTTATCACATCGGAGAATATCTGTTCTCTTTTCGAGAAGTACGGAGTCCCTGAGGAACCTGATTACGTATCTATTGATATTGATACTTGTGATCTCTGGGTATTTCGAGCGATTACTGAGAAGTATCGACCAAGAGTTCTAACCGTTGAGTACAATCCTCATTACTCCTTGGAGGACGCTATCTCATTTCCTAACGACCCAAAACAGACATGGCATGGTGATAGGCTTTACGGAGCTTCACTAAAAGCTCTTCACCTTGCAGCGAAAGAACGTGGGTACAGCATGATTGCTTACGTGAGACCATTAGACGTATTTCTTGTAAGAAATGATCTTTTAGAAGATCAGAAAGTTCCTGATATCGAGTTCTTTAGAAAAGCTCACTACATGAAGAACTCTGTTGTTCCTGATAATCGTTACAAAAACGTTGTTGACTTTGAGGTTTATCTGGAGACTGGGAGTATGGAAAAAGCAAAAGAAGCTGCGAAGCGTGTCTGGCCTTTGTTATCAGGACGACCTAACCAGACATAGAACAGCATTGATTAGTCATATGCTCTTTCACCCATTGACGTACCTTTTCGCGAGATCGTAAATCGGCTTGGCGAATTGGTTCGGGAATCTTACTGTTAGAACACAGTCTCACAGTGTCCAGAGCGAAACGTAAGTCAACAAGATGTCCGATGCTTACGTAAACATGATTCTTCGCATGATTAGAACATCTCATCGCCGCGCCCCAGACCTTACCAGAGTCGCCTACTAACTCGACATGATCACCAGCGACATTAAGCTTTCCCTTACAAACAGCTTTCACCTTATCACGTGTCAGTCCGTCTACATATAACAAGTTCTTAGCGACACCAATGGTTGGTGTGTCAGTGAGAACACCAAAGTGTGAGGCTATACCGAATCCACGTGGATGATGAATCCCGTTTCCGTCCAGAAGCACGACCTCTGGAATAAACTCTGGGTGATCATGTTTTAAACGTTCCCAAAGACGAACAAGATGATTTACTTCTCTAAACGCCAGGAAGCCTGCGATGTAAGGCTGAGACAGTTCAACCATCTCGTGATCCTCGTAAACAACCTCATGTCCAGTGTGCTCCATAACGACCAAAGATGCGCACGCGTAATTAGTGTTTTTGACGAAAGAGATGTCCATCCCACCCAAGTACTTCACGTTCTGAAAGTTGAGCTTACGCTCGTTCTCCGTGATTAACCTCTCGCTCAACTCTTTCTGTTCAACTTTCCATCTTTCATGAATCTCCTCTTTCACGGAGTCTAGAAGATTCTCTGTAATTCTACTCATGGTTAGATCAGTACATGGTGAACTTTAAGCCCGGTCAATGGTATAAGTATATTGAGGCTTCGTGTTAAGATTCAAGATGGTGCAGAAAGTATCTAAAGAGGAGGCAGAACGTCTCTGTAAGGAGACAACCGAGCGTGAACTCGCTAAATTACACGAGCAACTCAAGAACAGAGAGGTGAAAGATGAGTTCTTTCGAGATGATGACTCTGAGGAGTCTGATAGCGATGACTCAGACAACCCTTTCGCGTTGAACTCTGATGAGGAGAGAGAGGAGAGAAAGGAGAGAGAGAAGAGGGAGGGGCGTGCTCGTATGAGAGCTGAGGCTGGTATGAGGCAAGATGTACAGCCTGTTATGCAGATACCTGCTTACGTCACACAAGGCTCTGGTACTACAGAGGCTCTGAAACAGATCGTACAACAACAGAAGGTGATCAACGATCTGAATCGTAAGATCATGAAGCTGAAACTACAGAAACAGGATGTAGAGACAAGAAAGAGATATCTGACTCTTGATCTCTCTAACGAACAGGAGAAGTTAGCACAGGCTAAGCAAAAGGCTGATGAGTTGAAGAAGCGGTTAGATCTTGAGAAAGAAGTAGTGAAAAAAACAAAACATGATCTTTTTATGACAACATTATTGTCAAGAGCGCAGACAACAGTAATCCTAGGGATAACTCTGGGTTACACATATCTGTCATACTACGCTTAAAGCAATGATGTACAGAAAGTTAACGACGAAATGTCGAAACATCTTATTCAACGTGGAGATAACTTCTTCCTCCGTTATCAACGTAACGGAAGAGAGAGGTACACACAGATTCGTACAGGTGACTTTTTGCTGATTGATGAGACAGGTTGTAAGTGCTCATGTAAAGGTCTGTTCCTGTGTTTTTTAGGATCGTGTATTAAATGCTGTTCAGACTCCAAGTACACACATGTAGGAATGATCATCATCGACCCGACATTTGGTCCCGTTCCGTTGAAAGGTGCGTACTTTCTCCAGTCAACAGGACTGGACAAGATACGTGATGTGGAAGACAACCAACAGAAGTTCGGTGTACAGTTAGATCGTCTTGACCAAGCACTGGATGAGATTCACGGTCATGTGTATTATCGTAAGGTTCATGTGGAACGTAACGCCGAGTTTTATCGACATTTAAGCTTCGCGCACTCCGTCGTACACAATCGTCCTTATGATGATAACCCAATTGACTGGGTGAAATCTCTCTTTGATGATAAAAAAGGGAGAGTTCATAAGAAGAAAACGTTCTTCTGCTCAGCACTTGTCTCTTACATGTTAGCGTCCATTGGGGTTATGGCAATGGACACAGATTGGACTATCATAAGACCAAAAGATCTCGGATCTGAACCTGGACATCGATTTTCTCAGTTCATGTGTAACGTGGACAGAGAAATAAAGGTGTTCTAGAGTTATAGTATCTCAGCACTTTCTGAAGACCACTATGACAGATAACGGACAACGAGAGCCATGCACTGGTGATCATAAATGCCCTCACTGCGGTAAGGAAGGACATGCTGGTTTTGTTGATTACAATCTTTCCCCTGTTCTCATGATCGAGGTTCTGAAAAGGCAGGGAACCTTTTTTGATCCTCGGTCTTTTGAGGACCCGGAAAAGCTCAGGAAGTTCGTCGGGCTTCCTGAAACTCCTGCGGAGAATTACGATTTCAAGGAGATGGTGGAGAAGCTGAACAGCATCAAGAACTACAACATCGGGAACGTCTCTCTGGTTACACAACCCAAGGCTTTCACAGAGTCTGTCTGCTGTTACATCGTGGAAGAGAGGCTGGGTTACGGTCTTAACGAGAGATCTCGTGGAAAAGGTTACATCTGTTTCACGAAACAGGCTCAGGAGTACGCACAATGGAAGGGTGACCTTTTCCTACATCATCGTATGCCCATGGAAGACGTGCAGAAAGTCTGTTCTGCTTTTCAACAAGTGTTCGGTGATCGTTTTCACTGGTGTGGACCAGAGGAGACGATTCGAATCAAACTTCTTGAAAAACCTGGTGAGATAGTAAAAACTTAAATAGTTATATTAAGTATATCCAGGTATGCCAACAAAGAAAGTAGTACCGGTTAAAAATAATTTCGGTCCGCATGCTACAAAAGCTAGAGCTAGGGCGTTAGCTAAAGCTAAAACGACAAGAGCCAAGCTAACAAAGAAAAAAGCCGTGAAACCTAAAACTATACCGAAATCTAAGGCTAAGGCTAATAAAAAGACAAAAGTAGTGGCCAGTCGCTTTGGTGTTGAGGAAAAAGCTGATCATTATGACAGAGTTTACGCATCTAGCAAGGTCTATTGTAAAACTCCTGAGGAGTTAGAAGGTACGGCCTTTTATAATTTATGGAAACATGCGACAGAAAAATGTAAAGCTGACAACTGCCTGAACATTGTTGACATCGGGTGCGGACCTGGTCACTTTCCTAAGTTATTACAGTCTACACACAAAAATATTCAGAACTACTGGGGTTATGATTTCTCGGAAACATCTCTGAAAATGGCGAGAGAGCTTCTAGGAAATGACGCCAGATTTAAGTTCATTAAAGCTGATGTTACTAAAACACAAGTTTCTGCTGAGAAACCAGCTAATGCAACTTACTGTTCATTCGAGTTTTTGGAACATGTTAATGATGATATCAAGGTAATTGAGTCAATTCCGTCTGGAGCAGTATTTCACTTCTCAGTTCCTAATTTTTGGACGAAAGGTCATGTTAGAATATTCGAGAACAATAACTCAATACATGAACGATACGGAGGATTACTGAATAATATTCAGATTACGCAACTTCTTCTAACAAAAACTGAAAATCCTAGAGTTCACTACTTCTGTACAGCAGTTCGGAAATAAACTAGTTGAAAATATTCGGTAAAGTATGGGGTGTTACACGAGTAAACCTAAAATACCGCCAGCTCCGCCCTTGGTGATTCCACCAACGACACAACTAAAACCATTGAAAAATCCGAACGAAAAATATGTAGAAACCGTCCAGAAAAAGAAAGTAAAGTTTGTTAAACCTATTCCTGTTAGACCGTCAGTAAGTAATGTTACAGATGAGATATCTCAGTCTCCGTTGTTTCAGAGACAACGTTCTCTCACCAAGTAATCTCTCAGAGAACCTCTGTTACAACACCCGACCCTCTTGTCTTACCCTCTCTAAACATGAACAGATCCCCTGCCTCGAGGAAGTTAACCCCCTGGAGAAAGCGGAACTTGATCATCACATCATGATCACCACCACGAATACAGTTTAGTTTTTGTACAGGCGCGTCCTTCTCCTGTTGATCAACTCTGTAGATGTCATCAATCACAACAGCCTTGCGCACCATACCACAGTGAATAACAGAGTTCGTACGTCTCTTTATCGTAGTATGATGTGTAGTGAAGATCTCCACACGTCCGATAAACCTTCTGTGAAACTTCAGATTAGGGTTGTTAGTCACGATCATACCTGCGTGAATCTGACGCTTGTTCGTGATCAGATCGTCCTTCACCTTAAAGGACATACATCCCATCTCGTTCTTACGAAGAAAGCGGACGTTAGTCTGATTATCGTCGTGCATAGACCTGATAGAGACAGGCACAAGCTTACCGTTAAAGGGCCCCATGTAAAGACCCTTCTGTCCAACCTCGATCCTACCCCTTCTCATGTAACCAGAACCGATAAGAGGAAAACCCTCCGCACGGAATGACTTGTCAATGACAAAAACAGACTCCTTCTCATCGGTGTCATCTAGCTCGTCCGTGTTCACGTTGAGAGCGTGGAGGTAGTCTGGCACGTAGTGAAACGGTGGATCATAGTTATCACCACACACGTTGGAGATTCTGAAAAGAGGAATGAAATTAGCGTTCAGCTTTTGTACAGCAAAGGTCACGTCATCTTGCTTCTTGATATCCCACACACGCTTGTGTTGTCCCTTCATCAACTTCTTGATCATGTTCACTGTTTTCTTCAGAAGATGTGGTTGAGCAATATCGAGTTTTGTCACCACAAAAGCAAAAGGAACTCGTAGGTAAAGACATGTAATAATATGCTCCTTTGTCATTTTCGTCACACCTCTATTCGCCTCTACAAGGACAAGAGCAATATGAGGGTAACTAGAACTCATCCCGTACAAAGTTGTGCGCAAGTACTTCTCATGACCAGCCAGATCGAAAAAGATAATCTTCTTGTTCTCCACCATCATGCTTCTCTGCGCAACAGAGCTTGTTCTCCCTGTCTTGATCTCATGAGGGTAGTTAAAGATGTGTGCTCGGGCTTTACCTGCGCCATCGTCATACTCACCCGATTTGAGAACGCCAAGAAACGAGCTTTTACCTGCGTCAACAGATCCTGCTACGGCCACTCGCAGTGGTACGGCGTATTGTCTGTCCTCCGATCCCTGGTCAGGAATCTTGAACTTCGACTTTTTCTCAGATGTCATTAGTGTTTCTTACTGTAACAACTGTGTTATTACCACATTCCGTTTAAACCGTTTACGCAGAAGCACCTGTAAAGGTCTCAAGTACCCGAGGATGTTCCTCTTCAGAGATACCAAGACGATCCAGTAGAGCATGTACCTTCACAGTGTTGGCTTGAACAGCCTCTGACATCTCCTTGTAGGTACATGATGTGAAAGTATGTCCTCGAGCCTTTTTTCCGAGCTCCTCAGCCTGAGACCAGACCGTAAGACAGATATGAGTTGGCCCTTGTTCACGATCTTCCACAAAGTTAGTCACGTCAGCCACACCGAAATGACTCTCCTCCTCGTCATCGACGTACTCTTCCTCTGAATCACTGTCTTCACTGTCTTCACTCTCACTTTCCGAACCACTGTCGTCACGATCATCATCCACCTCATCCACCTCGTCTTCAACCAATCCCTTTTTCTCCTCATTAGTTCCACCTTGCGTATCATCCGCGAACTCCGCACATACAGCCTCGTAAGCCTCCATCACCCACTCGTGGTAGTTAGTAGTGTGGAAACCTCGCTCACGAGTCTCGTTGAGAACCCACTCGCACTGATCCTCTGTCTTCTCGTCCATCTCCACAAAATCGTAGACGTCCCCGGCTATCTCACGACCGTGAATATCCTCAACAGCCTTTAATAGGTCATTCATTGAGAACTCCTCAGGAAGATCCTCCTGGCTTAGATCCTCCTGTGCCAGGGTCTTCGCCACCCAGACGTCTGCGGTTCTCCACAGACGTTCGTCCCTCTCTGGGTTAGTCTTCTTACCCAGGGAACGTCGGTGGGCTCGTTTCAGGATATGATGGGGTACTCTGACCCCCACGTAGCTCATCGCAGTCGGATACATTTTCTAATCGGCTAGCGTTCTCTTAAGTATACCTCGGTAGTCGCAAAAAATTGATAAGAAGAACCGCGACATGTATATCGAAGGTAATACAACCAGGATGGACATGAAGAGAACCAAGAACACTGACATCATGAGCGCAGTCACTGGTAGTACCTCTAAAACTGGGGTCGATACCTCAGTCATCGATATCCCGAAGACCGAGATAATTCGTCTCGCCAAAGGTATGCGTGAGGACGGATCTCACGAGACGGAGCAGAAGAAACGTGAGGATATGTGGCGTCAAGCTCGGCAGAGAGTGAACGAGTATCGTGAGGCTCTGGCGATGGGCTCAGAGAATGAGGAGGAGGTCATGCTTCCTCTAAAAGACGCAGACTCTGCTTACAAAGCACTTCAGGAGATGGGTGTCGATATCGGCACTTACTGGAACTCCGTTCTACGTGAGTGTCGACTTCCGCACGGATGGTCTCTGGTGCGAATGCCTGGAGATATTCGCCAAGGTGACCTTCGAGACCATAGGGGTCGAGTTGTCGCCACCTGGGTCTACCAGAATCGCGACAACTCCCACTGGGGTCAAGTGTACATGGGTACTCCTTGTTACACTCCCTACTCACCTCACATCGTACATGAGTTCGTAGAGGAAGAGTGTGAATGAGCGTGAATGAGCGTGAATGAGCGTGAATGAGTGGTTACAAACCACACCATAATTTTATTGTTAAGGGATTGCTCGTTTGTACTAAAGAATCGGATCGCTTGTGATTTTATACTGACAAATGTTCTCACGATTAGCAAAGCTACCTAACTATTACTATGTGCCTCTCATTATCTCGATGAAATACATCAACCATAATCGTAAACGTTGGTCTCACAGAGTTATCCGTAGAACACATCCTTTGGATATTTACAGAGGAAAACTAAAGGTACAACCAAGACCTCATATGAGTTTCTTTCGTGCCAACTCTTTCAACTTGAACACAGCGACACGTTTCGCACGACGACCCTGAGTCCAGATATCAACCCCCTTCCTTCTCTCCTGTTCTTCCTTCTCGGCGATCTCCAGGATTTTCCTAACATTCTTCTTCAGAACCCCTTTAAGATCCGCCACTTTTACATCACCCATGTCACACATGTCACACATGTCACACATGTCACCATATATTATTGGACGTAACCAAAGTTACTGATTTTCAGACTAGCTCCACGGATCCCTCAGGACATGAGACTGAAGACGAGAGAAAATGTCAGGGTTTGAGTACCAGTAACGGTCAATCTCCGACTCTAACCTCTGTTTCATCGCCTGAAGAGCGGACATCTGAGAGTCATACTGAGATCTTAGAGCCGTCAACTCCTGTTGATGCGAAGTCTCCGCCTTCTTCTCTTCCCTTGTAACGATAAGCTCGATATACGAGTTTAACTTCTTAGCCTCACCTTTCTTAAAACAAGCCTCCACAGACTCCTTGTAAGGATACCCATTCTCAATACAGATAGGAAAGTACTTAGGGTCTAACTTGTGTTGCGCCCAGAACTCAATGGTCAGTGGCGCGCCTTTCATGTACTTTTTCAGGATATTAGGCTTGAAACCTTTCTTCATCTTGCCTTTTGCTGTAAGAACGTACTCTACGACCTGGTTCGTGAATGCGATGTCCTTCTTCTTTTTCCAGGACTTCATACTCACCAACGCGGGTAAGTGTACGGTACAACACTCTTGGTAGTTCAAGGGAGACCCCTTATCATGAAACAAAAGCCTCGCTTTTACATCCTCAATGGTCATACAAGCAAAAAGAATAGTGCTTAATCGATGTTTCTGACAGTATATGTTCACTAACTGTTCCTCAATCTGCTCGTCTGTGAACTTATCCCAGTTCACCTTCTCCAGGTGCTTATCACGTTCCTCGCGACACGCTTTACACTTTGTCTTCTCAAGAATGATCTCCAGGTTAGAGACAGGCTTCTCCTCAGGCACTGTTAAATAATCCATAATGATATTCGTTCTCCCCATTTTTCTTATACCGTTAATTGATGGGAATCTTCAACAAATCTTAGTAAAATACTATGAAAAAATCGAGTTAGTCTAAATAAGACAAAATGAGTACACAGACTGAACCGGGCATTGTGGGAAGTGCTCGTAAGTAATCCTCGTATCTGTTCTGAATAGGCTCGATGACAGAGTTGAGAGATTTCGATAGTTTCTCACCGTAACAAGCGTTTAAAGAGTCTTGAATCGGGTATCCGTTCTTAACGCACTGGGGAAAATGCTCTTTAGTCAGGTGATGTCTGTAGAGATGAAAAGGCAGTTTAGAGTTTTTGAGGAAGACGGCGATAGTGTCTGGTGCGACGTAAGAGTTCGTCCCTCTCGTCTTCCCACGAACTCCCATCATAGCGAACTTACACACCTCATCCACAAACTCCTTTGATCTTTTACGCAGTCCGTTCTTCGTTCGCAACATTCTGGAGACGAACTGAACTATGTTAAAAGTGTTAAACTCACGGTCATAACAAATCTCGATAAACACCTGTTTGATCTTACCGAGATCGCTTTCGGGACACCCGAGGACGACCTGTGAGAAGCGATGGTACGCACAAGTTGTACCTCCACCACCCTTCCTTTTCTTATCGCAATCAGCGCACGACTTTTTTGCCTTGGTCAATACCCCCTTCTTTCTTCTCCTCCGTCGTAACGTGGAGTTAGACGATGTCATGGAAAACGTTGATATAACACTGTTTGTTGGGGAAGGAACGGTGGAGTTTTCACCAGAACGAGCTTCCCGAGTAGCTCGTGGTAGAATTAGCTTTGGGACATTTGGATGTGAATCAGACATTTAATATCTTTCTTGATACCATCCCTGAGGAAAAATAAGTCTTAGATTATACCGATTAATCTTAATCACCATGGCGAGTAACTGGACAACTGTCGGCATTATCATCGCTATTATCTTCCTTTTGATCGCGTCCGTCGGTATGGATGAGTCACCGAAAAGTGGATCTCGCGGACAACCCATGTACGTCCAACCATCAATGCCACGGGTAACAGAGAACTATGTATATCCTAACTACAGTTACCCCACCGCTTTCTACCCGGGCTACGCGTACGACGCTTACGATTACCCTTATGACGGGTACTACGACGGATGGTTTGCTCCTCGTAGATGGTGGGACGATCTATGGTACGGAGGTGGATATGGACCAGGATCATGGGGATACGGAGGATTCCCTCGTTACGATACTCTGTACGGATCAGGAAGACATCATGGTAGACGTAGACACAGAGGTGATGGTGCGTCCCCACGCATTCGTCGTCTGAGAAAACAGTACCCCAACACCACTTTTTTATCACAACAACAGTGGAGAGCGAGACAGATGAGGGGAGATCCGAGATGGAAAGGTAACGTTCGTATTCTTGGATCAAATCGTCTTGTCTGGTCGGGTGGTAAGGCTGTAAGACCTTCTATGGCTCGCGCACGTGCTGTTCGTGCTGCCTCACGTCCGGCTGGTGGTCGTGGTGGTCGAGGTGGTCGCCGTCGTTAATCTCAGTAATAACATAATGAGAAACAGACATTTACTTCTCCTTCTTGTTGTTCTCTTTTTGGCTTGCGTGTTTGGCAATCCAGAAAGATTTTCAGGTGGAACACTTCTTCAACTTGTCACATCACGTCCGTATTACAACTGGGTAAGACCTTGGGGACCTTACGGCCCTGTCATACAGATGTATCCCCAACCTGGGTATCTTGCGTGGGGAACCAATTACAACTGAACAATGTCTCAGTTCAACTAAATGTAAATATGAGTCATCGCCTTTACTTCCTCTCGACACAAAGGACACTGTTTTGTGCCTTTTAGAATCTTCTGCGCACACTCGTTGCAACTAGCCACATGGTTACAAGGAGCGTACAGAACGCACTTCTTGTTCGTGAGACAGATAGTACACTGATGAGAATCTTCCTCCGCCTCCTGATCAGGTTTCTCTTCAAGCTCTAACTTTTTCTCGACCTTTCTCTCTACGTACACGACCTCTGTACGTACAACCTCTCTTGGGCGATCCTGTTCATTCCTGCGTGCGTGCGGGGGTCCGAACAACATCTGACCACGACGACGTCCTCTATTAGATTGGTAGCGATCAGGAAGCTCTTCAGCAGGTGGTGCCGAAGGACGGGGACCCCCGTTTAACATACTACCGAACGGGTCAAGAAGGTCTCTATCATGTCTCTGAATCCAATAATTATCACCCCCAACAGCCGTAGTGGCTACACTTACCCCCATATCACGATTCAGTCGATCGATACTGTTTTTAGTGTCCTCGTTAAGCCTGTTGATATTATTATCGATGTTATTATTGATGTTATTGATGAAGGAGTTTATGTTATTATCTAATTTATTTGTGTAACCCGAGATGTACCGATCAAACGGATCCATCTGACGAGGTACTTTCGGCATGTAATTTTGCTCTGGAGCACTTGGTTCTTTATGCCTTGTTGACTTTCTATCCTCCACTTTTTTCACCTCTTTCACCTCGTCATCCACCCATTGACGGCTTACATTCCCATCCCCTCTGGCCATGTTTCCCTCACCTTGCATGATGTTGTTGTTACCACGTATCTCGTTATTTGCCCCACAAATCTTGTTATTATCTCCGTTCACCGTATTGAAACCGCCAAAAATCTTGTTGTTACTCCCAATGATGGTGTTTCTCCACCCATCAATAGTGCTGTTAGATGTTCTAATAGTCGAATTGTCTCTGTTTATAACAGAATGTTTCGAACCCATGGTTGATAATAGGTCAATACCTATATACTCCAGACGCTTTAAATACGATCTCGATATCTGCTACGTAAAAAATCACTTAAAGATTCTCACCTTGATTTTCATACAGGATAATGTCAGAAACAAAAAGCGTAGCTATCGGAATCGACCTTGGTACAACCTACTCGTGCGTCGGTGTCTACAGAAACGGATCTGTAGACATCATCGCCAATGATCAAGGTAATCGCACGACACCCTCGTACGTAGCGTTCACAGACTCGGAACGCATGATCGGAGAGTCCGCCAAGAATCAGGCAGCGATGAACCCGAAGAACACAATTTTTGACGCAAAACGTCTGATTGGTCGTAAGTTCACTGATAGTATTGTGCAGTCCGACATGAAACTATGGCCTTTCGCCGTCGTGAACAAGGCGGGTAAGCCTGTGGTGGAGGTGGAGTACAAAGGTGAGAAAAAGCAGTTCGCACCTGAAGAGGTAAGCTCAATGGTTCTGACAAAGATGCGTGAGACCGCCGAGAACTATCTGGGTGAGACAGTGCGTGACGCCGTGATCACAGTCCCAGCGTATTTCAACGACGCGCAACGCCAAGCCACCAAGGACGCTGGTACTATCGCCGGGCTGAACGTTCTTCGTATCATCAATGAGCCTACTGCTGCCGCGATCGCGTACGGTCTAGATAAGAAGACAGAAGGTGAGAAGAACGTTATTGTGTTCGATTGTGGAGGTAAACGTCATGGTGCTTAGGCATCTCTCTGCCTCCACGTAAAAAAAACTGGGCTAATTGCGGGAAACCCCTAAAGCTTACACTACCAACCTATCCTGGTGACAGAGATAGGGGTCAAGCTAATCACTTGAGTACGGTAAAAAGGTGTGAGATATTACAATGGGCAATCCGCAGCCAAGTCTCTTGGCGACAAGAGAAAGGTTCAGAGACTAGGTAAAGTAATCTCATGAAGATGAAATACCCACGAAAACCCAGCACTGATTATCAGTGAAGATATAGTCCGAACTTTAGTGAAAGCTAAAGAAGTGATGTTTAAATGACGTCACGATAACATAATTGGGAACCCATGACGTTTCCCTACTAACAATTGATGAAGGTGTATTTGAGGTGAAGGCGACCGCTGGTGACACGCATCTCGGGGGGTCTGATTTTGATAACATACTTGTTAACCATCTAGCGAAAGAGTTCAAGCGCAAGTACAGAAAGGATCTGACGACGAATGATCGCTCTCTGAAGAGACTAAGGATGGCGGCGGAGAAAGCTAAGCGTACGCTCAGCTCCAGCACGAACGCCAAGATAGAGATTGACGCTTTGTTTGAAGGGGTTGACTTCAACACAAGTGTGACAAGGGCACGATTCGAGGATCTGTGCGCTGGATGTTTTCGTGACACAATGGCTCCTGTGGAGAAAGTGATGAAAGACGCGAAACTTTCCAAGTCACAGATTGACGAGGTCGTTCTGGTCGGTGGTTCTACCAGAATCCCCAAGATTCAGAAGATGTTAAGCAACTACTTCGGGAAGGAACCTTGTAAGAGTATCAACCCAGATGAGGCTGTCGCTTACGGCGCTGCTGTTCAGGCAGCTATTCTGTCAGGTGTACAAGATGAGAAGACAAAGGAGATGATTCTAATCGATGTCGCTCCGTTGTCACTAGGTATCGAGACCGCAGGAGGTGTCATGACTAAAATCGTGCCCAGACAGACAACCATCCCTTGTACGAAGTCTCAGATCTTTAGCACGTACGAGAACAACCAGCCTGCTGTCACTATTCAGGTGTTCGAGGGTGAGCGCACGATGACCAAGGACAACAACTTGTTGGGTAAGTTCGATCTGACAGGCATTCCACCTGCGCCTCGTGGAGTCCCTAAGATCAACGTGAAGTTCGAGCTGGACTCGAACGGTATTCTGTCTGTGACAGCTGAGGACGAGACGACTAAGAACAAGAAGAAGATCACGATCAAGAATGACAAGGGTCGTCTCTCCCAGTCACAAATCGATGAGATGGTTTCTAATGCGGAGAAGTACAAGGCTGAGGACGAGGAGTTGCGCAAGCGCATTGAGGAGAGGAACAGCCTGGAGCATTTCGCGTACTCCATTCGTCAGACTCTGGAAGATCCTAAGTTTAAGGGTAAGTTGTCCGAGGAGGAGACCAAACAAGTGGAGGATAAGGTGACAGAGACTATTAACTGGATTGATGAAAACCCAAGCGCGAGTATTGAGGAGATCCAGGCGACCAAGAAGGAGCTGGAACAGGTGTTCCACCCTCTAACAGCCAAGTTGTACGAGACCTCTGGGTCTCATATGCCGGAGGCGTACGAAAGTACAGGATCACAGAATCCAGCAAGTGGTGAATCTCCGACTGTAGACGAGTTGGATTAACTTGATTAACTGATTCTTGTAACTATGTCCCCTGTAATAGGGGCGTAATGACCTCATGGATCAGCGTCGGACTGATCCTCATCCTCGTCCACCACCTTCTTCATGGTGGACCAGTCTCCGAGAGGAATCTCCTTTCGCAGGCGCTGAATCTCCTCGATAAGCTCCTTCACATCACCGTGTCGGCAGACGTCCTGGTAGCCCAGCTCGTCTACGTAGCACAGCCCTCCCTTACGGAAAAGGGCTGTCTCCACGTATCCGTAGCCTGACATCATCATGTCTGATGGACATGAGACGGACAACCGATACGCTGTCCCCGTCTTGTCCTTCGCCAGTGGAATCTGGAAGCAGAATCGATCTGCCTCTAGCTCCGGAATCTTCAGCTCAAGCTCCTTGCACTCAACAAGCGCGAGGCGAATCGCACGAGCACGCTCGGCGCCCGCACCCATCGCAGCTATCATCCTCCTCCTGAAGTCCATGAAGTCCATTGTGTCGTCGGGATCGGATCTCGAATGTTCTGTTTTCTCAGTGTTCTCTTGTGTTCTCTTGAGATGAAAAATCTGATATAGATCCTAGACAAAAGCAATCGATTTTTTTTCGTGTCAACCGCTAGACGTTCTCCTTACTATTACTTACTATTACTCACCTTACCGAAATACTCAAAATTGGCCTGGTGAGTGTGGGTGAGTGTGTTTGTCTCACTGACGTTGCTCGGGCAGACCGATCTGTTCCTCGTCAAAGGCAGAAAGTCCTAACCTACTGCGAATGGAAACCAACGTCGTGTAATGACTAGCTTCTAACTCTTTCTTCACGGCTTCCGCTTGCAGATCGTCAGCCATCTTATGGTACATAGCCCTGTCTTCGTCATCCAATAACTCCGACTCTGACCTCGCCAGATCTCGCCATTTCTTGTACTGTACCCACAATGCCGATATCTTCCGAGACCAGCGTTCGCCCGCATCCTTCTCCTCTTGCGAAGTCAGGCTCCATATCCGCAGTGTACACGCATCAGCACATCTCTTCCACTCTGGATGGTTACCTGGAACCAGTACCGTCTGGCCATCCACTAGTCCCCACACCGGCTTCCGTCCTGCCACAATATCGTCTCTGAGCTTATTTATTTTATTGTTATCCCAAAAAGGAACTGGCCTAAGATTCATCTTGTTGTTGAACTGAGGCTCCAAAGGCACGGGGCGCAGACTACCAACCTCGTTGATATACGGGTTCGCCATCGTGATGTGTTGAGTTAATACTCGCTCTACCTGGTAAAACCCACCTATCTTGTTTCTATTTTTGTTTTTCGCTTAAAACAGCTGAACGCTTCCCGAAACGGAAAACAAAAATACTATGTTACGTTTGTGGATCTCTTACAAAACGTACCCCGTGACTTTTACGTAGCGAACGAAGATCGGCATTAGACCGACGTGTCGGTCATAATGACAGACGCTCTGGCGCCAGTACGCCGTCGCAGTCTTTCCGTCCTTGTGTAGGATCCGCTTGATAGGGGTGATAAGATATCGCCCCTCGTCGGGAAAAATGTAGTACGGGGTTCCCTGCTTCCTTCTGATTAGAATCTCCACCAGAATCAGGTTCTCCGATGTAGGATCAACCTCTTTGTACTCTCTCTGGTGGTACGGTGTGTTAATGCCTCTCTCGTCTTTTAACGAGACGTTCGCTGAGATCTCACATCGTAAACAAAGGCGAGGTGCTTTTTTCTCAGCGCTCATGAGGTCATTAGATTGCTTTTAAAAGACAGCACGCCCTTAGAAAGATCAATTTTACGTTCGGCGATTACTGTATTTTACAGTCATTACATGACGTTACATGACATTACAGTAAGTCCACATCCAACTGTACCTACTCTCCCTGGTAGGATCTAACTCATGTTCTATATCCAACATCTGAGCAGTGAATCTTTCTCGGATCTTGTACTCTGGAGTCCCAAATGACTCGTCCTCCAGATGGACTGTCAGAAACAGACCTTCTAATGTGTCTCTTACCTCAACCGGGTCTTCCTGACGACACTTGAACGCATGTCTCATCATTCTCTCCACCCATTCTTTACAACTTGGTATCAACTGCTTCTTCTCATCAAGATGGATCCCGATGGTACCTTCGGATGTCTCGACGTAGTAGTTTGCCATTGCTTCTTACTATTCTATTCTAAACAAACCATTTTAAGCGTAGCGATGTATCTGCGCTTGAACCACTTAGCAGATTTTTATGTAGTATGATGCGTAGGCCGCCACATAGGTACAAGTGATAGTCAGGAACACACCCCAAGCCATGTCAGTCCAGAACGCCTCTAGGCTGTAATTCTTGAAAATAGCTCGGTTTGTCCCGTTGAACACACCGTACATCGCGAGCCCGGTGAGACCACCCCATAACAGGGAGTCTCTTAGCAGGTGATCCTTTCGTACTCTTGTCACAGCGAGTCCAAAAATGACTACTACCATAACAGTATAGGCGAACATAGCTACACCCATACGATATTTAGGTGGTGATCCTTGAATTTTTCTCACTTGATCATCCCAGAAACCCTTGCGAATATAGCCTAGGAACACACCGTCCATAACAGCCAGTGAGAGAACCAAGAAGGTCACAGCGGAAGCGAAACATCGTTTCTCCATTATTACTATGATGTTACTATGATGTTACCAAGATTTTCACTTGGCACAAATCGGGCAAAGCTTGCTTGTTGGTGGCACATCTGACCCAGTACTGGAGAAAGAGGGTTCTCCTATTGTCTCCAAATACTCTTGCGCAAGCCACAACAGAGGCTTCTCCCAGTTGTAACACGAACGCACTGATAGATCAAAATACTTCTCTTGACGTGCGAGCTCCTTACACTCCTGTACGCTCACCTGACGATCTAAGAGATCGATCTTGTTCCCGCAGACCACAATTGGGATGGAACCACAATGCTCACGAATCTTTCTGATCCAAGTGGGAACGTTCTGAAAGCTCGTCGGATCATGTACGTCGAACATGACGATGGCGCCTTTCGCGCCTTGGTAGTAAGACTTGTGAAGCTCGTTAAAACCTCCTCCACAGTCCCAGAACTGGATACACACAGAAGGCTTTCCGGAGAGTCGAACGTTGTACTCACAGACGTTAACTCCGATCGTCACGGTAGGGTTGCCGAACTCACCGCTCACTACTCTGTCCATGTAGGCTGTTTTGCCTGTTCCGGAGTCTCCTACCAGAAGAGCTTTCATCATCGGGATTTTCCTAGACATTTCGCTAGACGTCTTTGTGTTTTAATAACACGTACTTGCGAAAGGTGAGGTTTCTTAAATCAGTTTTTATTACCTAATCTCGTGTTGACGATCAAAAGGGTAGGCTGGTTGACCTAACTCGATATCTGGTATTGTAAGAGTGACATCTTCAGGAGGGGTCGAACCTGCCACAGATGGTCTTGGAGAGAACTCTGTCTTGTAACAGTGTAACCCAACCAGCAACATCTTTCCTATGATATCCTCTATCTTGTGTAAAAGCGAGATAAACCCCCCTATCACACCAAGAATCTCAAGTGTTGATAACTCCGTGTTGTCGAAGCGATCCAAATAGTAGTCTATCAGGGCTGCCATTAGTATAGCCAGAGTCGCTGTTATCGTCACCTCGAAAGCTCTCTGGAATCTACGTTTCATACGTACTTCCACAGCGTGTTCATCCTCAAGGTCTTCGTAACTAACTGATTTACCGTGTAGAAAGTGGATGATCTTCGGAAAGTTCAGAAGAATGGCACCGGTGGAGAGAATGACAGAGGCTGTCACGTAGTAGATAGACTGTGCCCAGTCCCATTCCGGGACGAACGCGAACGCAGGGGTAGGGATAAAGACCATTAACAGTCTTTTCCCGAGATTCTTACATTTCCTGAAACATGGGCTCATAGTGAAAGCAAAATCCTTACTTGAACAGTCTAAGTTTCTTTATTTCTGTTATTTTCTATGTAGGTGTAAGCTTATTACTGTTTCTGATCATAATGAGGATCCTCGATATGACCCATCTCCACGTCAGATGACGGATGTCGAATCTGATGAATTTGTTCCTTCGTACGATACGTATCTGATCGTGTCATTGGTGCGAGTCCTTGTTCCAACTGAATGATATCAACACCTTTCTCACGAAGCTCACGCTCGTACTGTACACGCAGAATGCGAATGATGTACGGAATTGCGATCTGGTCTAACAACCAGTCAGAACCTCTGTAGATAGGCTCAATATCGGACTCCTGACGCAGAACGTCTTGTAGGTCGTCTCTGTAGTCGCGATCGTACTTCTGCTTACGCAGGTCTCTGTACAGCTCTGACTTCTCGTCGTACCGACGGTACAACCAAGCCATAGCCATCAGAAGGATACCGATTCCTAGAACAGAGGGAACAACGTACACCGCGATAGGTATGTCTACCTTTTGGTCTCCAGATACATTTTTGATGTCGTTGAACCACTTCCCTTCAAGAGCCTCGTACTCTTGAGGGTTGTTGTTCAGTGTGATCACGGCCTGTTTCAGAGTGGCGAAAAGAGAGTCTGGCATCGACTGTGATGTCGCGATACCGTAGTACTCTCTGTTGAAGATCTCCCCGACGATAATCGCGTCGGCAGACCCGTGCTCATTGTCTCTCTCCACGATCGCTGCCTGTAGAGCTGGGAAGTCATAAACAACGGCGTCACAGCTTACAGCCCAGAAGTTATCGAACATTGTCTCCACGTCCGGAGCCTCCAGGATACCGAACCCGATGTTGTTCTGGTTCAGATAAGCTTCTGATGTAGAACCTGACACAGTACACACAGTGTTCTCGCGCAGATCGGCGTAAGAGTCGATCTTCGTTGTCGTGCTTGACGCTTGCATCACCGTAGTGAATGAAGCAGTCGCGATAATGAAGAACGCTATCCTAAGTCCTTTTAGGATCGAGTGGATATTGTAAGTCACCTTGGAGACAGGGTACCCTGTCTGAACACCTCCAAGAGTTAACGCTGTCCAGTAATAGGCGTTCCAGATCTCTTTCATCATCACTTTCAGCGTGGGTGAGATCCACAAGCAGACGTAGCCACAGCATACCACAGGCTTTCGCCCGCGCGCTCTCGCCTCGTAATCAATGAAGATCGGAATGTTCCCCTCTCCAGGGAACGCGAACTCGAAGAACCACGCCAGACCGCCCACGATGTAGACGATCAGGAATAGCACTAACATGAAAATACCGAACACGATAAAAAAATTACGAACAACTCTCTTCACTAACTCGTTCAGAGATGTGTTCGAATGTGCCATCACCTGAAAACCGGACTGAAAGAACGGTGGCAAGAACGGCGTGTTCGCGTCTCGAGTGGCTGTGATAGAGATACCAGCAGTGCCTAGCGAGAAATCGCTAGTCGTGTCGTTGGTGTTCACAAGAGAATCAAAGATCTCCTGGTTACCAGGAAGCTTGGTCACGTTGACATTCACGGCTTGACCGTAAATGTCAACAAGAACTTGCTTGACATAGTCAATGGAAAAACCCTCTCCGTCTAGAGAGAATGGTGGGAAATCCTTTGTGTAGACAGTTACATCTACGGCAGAAACAGGTGACGTTACGATGTTTTGTAGGGCAAAAAAAGCGAGAAAAACAGTGAAACGTGACATGGTTTCAAGTAATGATGATTGATGATGATACTTTTCTTGGCGATCAGTTTTTTCTATTACCTCTGACGTTCCGTCATAACTGAGTGGCATCTGTCACACATAACTCCCACAGAGCTCTCACTCCTCTGGTCTTATCAGTCGCTACTGTCTTTCTGTCTTTCTTAATGAGAAAAGACCCATTAGGTTTACGATGAAGGATAAATGTCGCTTTCTTCCATGTGGGATGAGGTGTGTCTTGAAGGAGATAACGACCCGCTAACTCTCTACGACAAGGGTCTGTGACTTTCACAGTGACTCTTTTGAAGATAGGCCTGATCTTAAGGCAATCTTTTATCATCTTGGTTCTTACTGCCTGGTCTATCGCGTCTCTGTTAATCTGAGTCATTCTTCGAAGAAATGACATATCTTTCGAGTAAACAAAGACGTTTCCAAGACGTAGATACACACGAAGCCATAAATCCCAAAACTCACATGTTCGAAACTCTGTCGAGAAAGGAAGAAACTGTCGAAGAACATCTGCTCTCACAAGAGAGGATGAAGAGATGAAGTTCTTTTTAAGCAACTTCTGATAAGAGAACTGGTGGAAAGTAGTCGGCTTGATATGTTTCAGCCTGTCATTCGTGATAGCGTAAGAGGAGTAGCAGACAGCCTTTTTAGCTTTCTTACACACTCGAATCTCAGTCTCCAACTTCGTTATAACGGCAACGTCGTAACTGGTCGCGTAACAGAACCATTCTCCTTTCAGAAGTTCAGTGGCTTTGTTAAATCTACTGAAAGCATCACCCTTTTTCTCAATACAAAACTCTATGGTTGAGCCATTCTGCCATTTCTCTTCCGGGAACTCCTTAGGAACAAACTTAATAGATGGATCTCCCTCAACAGTTGATATAATCAGTTGAACATTCACGTTTCTCTGGTTCATGTAAGAGAGAACCGCGTCTTTTAGATATTGCGGGTTCTCTTGATACGTGTTCATGACGACAGAGACGGTTGGTAGCTCCATTGTATCTTACTAATGAAAAGCTTTCTGGATATTTTCCAAGGTATTTCATACACAGTTAGAACAATGGGAAAAAAAGTTCCTTTGATTCTCGTGTGCGTTGATGGCTTAGGCTGGAACTACGTCGTCAAGAACAACTGTTACTTCTGGCAGATTAACGGTATCCCAATTCAGGACATCTACCCCACTATGACATGCCCCAACTGGTCAACTCTACTTACAGGTGTTCTTCCCAAAAAACACAGAGTGATTGATAACACGATTAAGGAGGACAAGTGTTTCAAGCTGAAAACACCTACTATCTTCGACTGGTATGACAAGAAGTACGGAAAGAGACGCAAGTCTGTCGTTTACTACTCATGGGACTCTCTGGTGAAACTGATCCCGAACAAGCATCCTAAGAAGATATGGGAGAGAGATACCGTTCGTAAGTTCACTAAGTACTTCCTCAGGGAGAAACCTGATTTCTCTCTGGTGTTCGTTAAGCAGTTGGACGAGACAGGTCATTCGTACGGATGGGGATCCCAAGAGTATGACAAGCGCGTTCGTAAGATTTACAAGGATGTCGTGAACATGGTTCTGAAGCTTCAGAAGAAGAAAAAGAAGTTCCAGATGATTTTAATAGCTGATCACGGTGGTAAAGGGTTCGGGCACGCTCAGGGCGGTAAGCACATCAGCACGATCCCTTTCGTTTACTACACTAACGATCATGAGAACACCAAGAAGTACAAGAAGCCTCGAAACATTCGTGAGGTGAACGGAATTATGAAGAAATTACTCACTTAAACTCTCCAGTATAACTAAGTAGAATGGAGCTAGGCAAAAACGCGGCTGACAATCGGGCGCTTTTTCGCAAAGCCTCTCAAAAAGACTGGTGGTTTCATCTGGATAACCAACCCTCTGGACACGTCTTTCTGAAATCACCTGACGAACTAACAAAGGAGCAGGTGATTGAGGCGGCTACGCTGGTGAAGAGCACAAGTAAGGCTAAAAAATCGAATAAAGTAAAGGTTGTTTACTGCCGAAAAAGCAATCTGAAACTCGGAACGTCTGTGGGAGAAGTGATCATTAAATCGCATAAGAAGTGCAAGTACATCTTTGTATAAAGAGTCGATTGATGTCTAAGAGTCGATTGATGTCTAAGAGTCGATTGATGTCTAAGAGTCGATTGATGTCTAAGAGTCGATTGATGTCTAACATGCGTTGGATCCCTGTTCTACGATCGCAGTGCTGTGAGGCAGTTAACAGACGTCTCGATGAAACCAAGCTTCCGGACGAGCTCTGGGAGAAGGTCGACCGCTTTTTACAGCTGAGGTTGCCTCCTCAGTTGAAAATCGAGGGAGGTAGACAGTCCGTTATCGACAAACTGACATTCGGTCAGTTCTTTCAGGAGGTGATTGCTTGCCAGAACTGGCACGAGCACTGCTCCTTTCACGAGGAGACCCTTCTGGAGCACCTGTTGTTAGCAGGAGCAATCTGCGCCAGGTTGGCGACTGACCGAAAGGAAAAACCTGAGATGGTTCTTGTGATGTTTCTCTGTGGACTACTCCATGACATCGCGAAACCTGGTACTAACCATGTGAACCAGCACAGCCAGCCCTCTTACTGGGGTCACTCTGTTGTAGGCGCGCTCATGCTGGACACGATGTACCCACCTGACGCGAAAAAGCTAGGGGTCACGCCTGATCACTGGCAGAACATCATGGTGGCGACGAACTTTCACATGTGTCAGTGGCGCACGGGTCTGCTCTCGACGCTACCTGACCAGTCTAAGCCGTTCATTTCCTACCTGCGCTTCGGCGACAAGATGGGTAGGATGTGTAAGGACTTAGAGGTGGATCGCAAGCATGTCATCGAGACTCAGCCTGAGTATCATCGGACGATGACTGAGGGTGAGCACAAAATCGGGGAGACCAAAGGATGTCTCATTATGGTGAACGGGATGAGTGGGTCTGGCAAGTCTACCTTGTCTAAGCTCATCACCAGGTACCTCTCCAGTTTCGTGCCGGAGAAGGACATCGTCCATCTGGAACGAGACCAGTTTCTACTGGAGTGGTATCTGGCTGAGAACAAGAACCCAACGGGTCTCGCGGAGCTAAAAACCGAGGCGAAGGGCGGATCTCTCTACGTGGAGGCGTACCAGGCTTACCAGAGAGAGAAGAAGGTCGCGCGACCTATTATCAACGGGCGCATTAAGGCTCAACTGAGTAACGCTCTCCGACTGGGTAAGATCGTGGTGCTAGACAGCGTCGCGAACCTTTTCGGGTCTATCTACGAGCTGGTCGGCAACGAGGCGCGTCACGCGTACAAGATGGCGATCTTCTGCCGTCGTGGACAACCGTTCAAGGAGAAAGACGCTGAGCGCCTTGGTATCACCGTAGAGAAGCAAGTGAGTTTATATGGAAACACGAACGTGATGACTCAACCGTACGTCAAACATGTCAAGTGGAAGACTCTGGTCTCTGACCAGGAGCTTCGTGGGAAGGCACCACCTCCCCACTTTCAGCCACATATCTCGTTGGCGTACGGCTGGACAGGTATTATGCGTCCTGTTCTTCTGTACTATCTTGATCATCTGATCGAGCGGTACGCGATGGGCGCGAACGTCTGGACTCTGCCTTCTATTGAGGAGACAGAGAAGCTAACGCTACGTGAGCTCGTTCAGTCTCTGTACGACGGAGACGGTATGACCGCTATTGAGGACTTTCTGAAGCCTCTTGGTTACCACATCAAGACGGTCTCGGAAGACCCACTCGTTATCGGGATTAAGTATCTCGACGGCATGAACTTCATCTGGCGTCCCAAGTGGGCGCGACAAGCCAGAGGCAGTTTCTTCGGTCTGATCGATGGCAGGGTTCACTGTCTCAAGATGTTGCTACAGAGGGGTGTAGAGCTTCTTGGCAAGTCTCATCTGGACGCGAAGATCGATGAGACGCAGGACTACTCTGCGAGCACGCTGGAGCGTCTTGATGACACTCAACAGCAACTCGCACGAACGTTCGCAACAGGCGGACCGATCAACGCGTACCTGACATCGAAACGAGACGGTTCGTTGATCGGTGTCAACCTGTACCCGAGGGAGTCCAAGGAGGTAAGTTTGATGCGTAAGTTGGCAGAACAGGATCCGTTCGCTCGGGTTCTTCTGACAGTGGCGGACGAGCAGAAACTGCCGTTTATTCCTGTTGTCTGTACACAAGGTACACTCATGATCACAGAGAACATGTGGTCTTACTTTTTGACGGCTTTTTACAACATTCAGGAGTCAAAATATCCGACGCCATTAGAGATGTGGCAAAGTGAATGTGATGATTTTATCAAGTTTATTGAGAATATCTATTATTTCCTTGAGGAACAGAAGGTGGCTCCGGGGTCAACGAATAACGTAATGTCTATGTCATTCGAGGCAGTGTGTCCTAACAGAACGACATACGACGGTGTTGTACATACAGAGCTTACTGTCTCTTACAAACAAGCACACTTCGACTTTTTAGGAGTGACTGTGGACATCGGTACTAGTACAGAGCGTTACATTCCGCATTTTGACATTGATTTTAGCTACAATTCTTTGAATCGAATGGTACCAATGTGGTTGAAGATCACACACACAGATCAGGTTTTTGATTTAATGAATAAACTGGACAGTGTGGTTAAGGGTGAGATGGAAGAGAAAGAAGTTCTTTATAAGAGCCATTGTCCAGACATCTGTGAGATCGACTTCGAGGGGTTCGTCCTTCTGGCACCCAAGCTGGACGGAAGCTATGACTACTCAAAGATCAAGACGACCTTGTACTACTACGCTCATAAGGTGCGAGAAAGCAACATTCCGGCGCTTCTAGCTCTGCCGGACGCTGTGAACCAGTACTACCCGACAGTCTCAAAACTGAAGACGTTCTACGGCACTCTGGAGGAGAAGGTTCCTCGTATGGTGGAGACAGTACACGCGCATCTGGACGCTGAGATCAAGAAGGGTGAGTACTCTCAGTACTACAACGGACTCTCTGTGAAAGCACAGGCGAAGTTCGCGAAGTACAGCCCAGAAGTGCTGAAGCGCATGTACATCAACGCGTGCTCTAAGCAGTTTCTGCCCAAGGCTCGCGCTATCATTGAGGCGGAGTACAAGGTGGATCCTGAGAAAGCACCGGCGGAATGGTTGCGACGTCTTGTCATGACCGCACAACCGTTCGGAAAGCAGACAGTTACCCAACTGATCGAGTCCAAGGACAGAGTAGTAACTGACTTATACACTCTACTCCTCGAGTAGATTAACATGAGTAAAACGATAAAACTCAAATCATAATTTCGATAAGTAATGTATACGTGACAATTAGTCATGGAAGATGTACAGAAGTACCTTGAGAATGATATTTGTAAGTTCACACCGCTCTTCAAGATTAACCCCACGAGGAAACAAGATATCTTCACAGCTTCTTTCTTCAAATTACACGGTGGATCTTACAAGAACTTCGGACTTTATGTGCGAGGAATCAAGTTATTATCAAGATACGTACATCAGAAACAACCTAGCTATAAGATCCGACTGTTCATTGACAGATCTATATTCAATGACAGAAAGATCATGCGCATACTGAAAAGACTGAGAAATGTTCAGTTAGTGCTGTATCATTGTGAGGAGTTTGTTGTGAACAAGGTTCATCATCGAGGTATTTTCGGAACGTTTGTTAGGTACTTTCCCATGTTTGACTTCCCTAATAACGACGCAGGTGTTGTTCGTAACGTGGATATTGATTTTGAGGAAGTAGATATTTACCGTCAAGACGAAATTAAGAAAGATCTAGAAAAGTTGAAAGAGATTGGTGTTTATGACAAAATCTATTATTACGCATCGACACGAATGTATCATGTTGGGATCAAAGGAAAGTTTATGATTGAGAATAAAGTAGTTCCTTACGCACTTTCTAGTAAGACAGTCTCTTTGAAACGTATCAACCCAGAGGTTCTAACTAACTTTATCACGTCAGCAAACAAGGTTAACAAACCTTTGACATTCTACGATGGTGGACATACTCAGAAGAAGACGTTAAACAAGACTTTCATATTTGGCGCCGACGAGTACTTTCTTAACTCTGATCTGGTTAAGTACATGATCAAACATGAGAACCCATTCACTGTTAAATACTCCTACAGAATCACCTTTCCGTTCTACTGGGCTAGTGAGTGGGTGAAAGACATGACAGAGAAAGAGAAGAAGTTTATGAACATTGCCATCGATTTTATTGTGAAAGACTTAACTGATATTGAAGGAAAGTCGTATCAAGAAAAATACGAGATCATAGATCAAGCTCTTTATGTTGAAAGAGGATCTAACAAGAAGATTGATATTAATGATCAAAGAATAATTGATCTAGTGAACAAGTTGTATATTATGTACGAGTTTATCCAGAAAGAAAATCTATACTTCTTCCCGTTCACTAAAGACTTTATTGATTTTGCGTTGATGAACAGAGGTGTAATCTCGAAGGTTGTTTACGTAACACATGACAAGAGCTCAAGCAACTCTGTGATGACCATAGAGAGGATTGATAACAAAGACATTATCAAACTCGAGGATATCGACATTGATGTCAAAGTGAACATATCCGTTCCTAAATAGTTAAAACCAGTTCCAGAAAAGATGATCTAACTGAGGGGTTTCTAATATTTAAGCAAACTCCTTACTTAGTTTATACGAAGATCGAAGATCGAATATGACTGAAACAAAGGAGATTATTGATCTAACACGTCCGTCGTGGCAAGAGACGTTTATGACGATGGCAGAGACTGTAGCGAGACGTTCCACATGTTCTAAAATGAAGACAGGTGCTCTACTTGTACGTGATAATAGAGTTATCTCAATGGGTTATAACGGAACTATTCCTGGTGCGAAACACTGTTGTGACTACTGGACATCTGTTTACACCAACGGGTACGCCAGTCGTATGTCCTCTAAAGAGTTCTTAGAGAATGTCTTTCCGCAGGCACACCATGACTGGGCTACAGTGAACGAGATTCACGGTGAACAGAACGCGATTCTGTACGCTGCTAAACAAGGGATCTCTACGGAGAACACAGAGATGTACTCTCTTTACTCACCGTGTATTAACTGCGCGAAAGTAATTATCACGGCCGGAATCAAGAAGGTTTACTATCGACACAACTATCGTAGAGACACGCGTGGTAGAGACTTCTTGCGCGCAAAAGGTATTCCTTGTGAACCTTTGTGAGAATCTGTAATTGTATTTTCCTAGTGATTTTATACTACCAGGATGGCTTTCTTTGGTGTTTCTGTATCTTCTTTTCCAAACGAGGAGACAACCTTTGATTACAACACATCCTTCGGAACAACAGGACCAACAGGCGCTACAGGTCCTGCTGGGGTAACAGGACCTGCAGGACCAGGTGGTGGTTCTACAGGTCCCACTGGCGTTACAGGTCCCACTGGTCCTACTGGTCTAACCGGTCCTGATGGTGACACAGGTCCCATGGGATCGGCTGGTCCAACAGGACCACCTGGTGGACCCACTGGTGTGACAGGGCCTACAGGTAGTACAGGGGCGACAGGTGCCACAGGCGCGACTGGACAACAAGGCCCTATCGGACCAACTGGTACTCCAGGTAGCGATGGCACAACCGGTCCATCAGGATCCCCTGGTCCTACTGGAGTAGGTGTCACTGGAGCCACTGGAGCCACTGGTGCTACAGGCGCACAAGGACCTATGGGTGTACAAGGGCCTTCCGGTCCAACAGGTGTTGGGTCTACAGGTACCACAGGCTCTACCGGACCCACAGGTGCTACTGGAGCGGGAGTAACTGGTGCTACCGGACCCACAGGTGCTACTGGAGCGGGAGTAACTGGTGCTACTGGTGCTACTGGTGCTACGGGAGCGGGAGTAACTGGAGCTACTGGTGCTACTGGTGCTACTGGTGCTACTGGTGCTACTGGTGCTACTGGTGCTACGGGAGCGGGAGTAACTGGAGCTACTGGTGCTACTGGTGCTACTGGACCTACTGGTGTTGGTGAGACAGGTCCTAATAACGCTGTCGTACTCTTCACTGGTGGATCTACACCATCTTTAAAAGTTACTGATTCTTCTAATCCTTTAGAGGCGTACACAACAGGAGATGGAGTATCTGGTAGTATGTTTATCGGACGTACCCCTGGATCTTTTCCAGCTTCTTCTCCTACTGGAAATAACATTGCTATTGGAAACAACACACTTTCTTCTGTTACTACCTCTAGTTCTAACGTCATTATCGGTTCTAATGCACTAAGTAGTTTCTCTGGTGCTAACACAGATAACACATTTATAGGTACAAACTCTGGTCAAAACTCAACTAACCCTGGATTTTCTGTTGCTGTAGGCTCTGAATCTATGCAGAACTATTCTGGTGGAGTTGGTGTTGCTGTAGGATACAGAGCTTTACAAAACACAACATCTTTTGGTGTTAATAACACAGCTGTTGGATTTAACGCTTTACGAACTTGTGGTAATGCTACGGAGAATGTAGCTGTGGGTCACAACGCAATGTCAGGTAGTGGTGGATCTGTAGGTAGTCGTAACACTGCGTTAGGATTCTCATCGTTATCTGCTAGTCAAACACTTGGGTCTACAGATAACACAGCTTTAGGACACAGTGCTTTACAAACATTAACAGGAGCTGGTGGTGCTGGAGGAACTGAGAACGTAGCGGTAGGAGCAGGAGCATCTGATGAGCTTATTAACGGTTCTAGAAATACTGTTATTGGCGCTTCTGCTGGTCTAACCGGAGGCGCACGCACAGGAGGAACAGGTGCTGTTCTTGTTGGGGCTGGCGCACAGTCTGCAGGGTCTGACTGTGTTGTCATCGGTAGAGACGCGTTCGGATCAACTGGCAACGTGATTATTATCGGTGCTGGTGCCTCCGGGTCTAATCAAGGTGATATCTTGTTGAACACAGGTGGAACGACACAACGTCTGATTGTTCCTAATCTTGAGACAACGACTGGTGTGACCGGGTTATCTTACGATCCGGCAACTGGACAGATTAGTACAGGTCCACTAGGTGGTGGCGGAGCTGGTGTCTCTGGTCCTGCTAATGCTCTTGCGTTATTCACAGGAGCACCTGGTAACAACATAGCCCCAACAGATGGAAGTGATCCGCTAGAGGCTTACACAGTTAACAGAGGTACAACTGGTAATATGTACATAGGACGTGATCCTGGTGGATTTACTGGTTTAACAGGTGGTGGAAGAAATATTGCGATTGGTCGAAACACAATGTCTACATCAGCAAATGGTACTGACAACAATATTGCTATTGGTGACAACGCACTATCAAATCAGACACTTGGAACAGATAACGTCTTTATTGGTGTTAACTCAGGTGAGAATAACGGTATTACTATTCAGTCAGTTGCTGTTGGCCACAACAGTTTACGAAATATTGGAAGAGGATCAAACGCCGTAGCTATTGGATATGAATCAATGTCTGGAGCGATGTTTGGTGATGCTGGGATGAATAACACAGCTGTGGGGCACAGTTCATTGTCATCTATACAAAATCAGTTTGGTATTAACAACACCGCTATTGGAGCTAATAGTCTACAGGTTTTTAGAGGAGATCTTGGTGGCAACAATACTTCTTTAGGATCTAACGCAGGAATCTCTTTAGTAGACGGAATAAATAACGTTTTTGTGGGTACTAACGCAGGAACGACTGGTAATGCTATTACAGGTGGTACCGGTACTGTGGTTATCGGATCGAACGCTAAATCATCTGGATCAGACTCTGTCATTATCGGCAGAGACGCGTTCGGATCAACCGGTAACGTCATTATTATCGGTGCGGGAGCCTCTGGTTCTAACCAAGGTGATATTCTTCTGAACACAGGTCACACAGAACAGAGACTGATTGTTCCTAATCTGGACACATCTATTGGTGTGACCGGATTATCTTATGATCCGTCAACTGGACAGATCACAACAGGCCCGTTGGCTACATCGATTACCACTACGGGTAACGAGGTACAGTTCGGTGATGGATCTGGAGGTCTGACAGGAGACTCCACATTCACTTTTAATCCGACAACCAATATTCTCACGGTGGCAGGAATCACAGGGCAGACAGGTAATTTCGGAACTATTGTTGGAGAAACAGGAATTATTAGTAATCTAAGTGGTGATCAGGCAGTTATGGATATTAATAACGGGTCATACGCGCGTAATCTTGAAACATTAGATGATCTTTCTCTATCTTTAGCTACAACTAACTCGGCTTTACAATCTAGAAATACAGCGGGTGGTACAAATGTTATCTCTTCTGTTATGATTCAGTCAGGACCTACCGCAACTAACCCAACATACGGTCTTATCGCTGCTAATCAGGATAATCCTGCTACCAACCCAGGAGAGATGTACTATATGATGCACGATAAGGGAACTGGTGATTTCGAGTCTGTGTTCAGAACTGTCTCATCAGCAAACAAATCGTCTTTTGGTGCGGCAACTACCTGGGGCGCTCTGGAAGTTAGACAAGGAATGTATATTAGTTCTAATTATCGAACCGAGCTTCCTTCTCCTGGATACAATCAGTGCGAACGTTTTGGGTTCCAAGCAAGAGCCGGACAAAGTGCAACTGTACTAGGATATTCGGCAAGTGCTTTTACTAACTCAACTACAGTGGGTTTTCAAGCGGGTAATATAACGTCTCCAAATAATGTTAGTATTGGTTACCAAGCTAATGCTTCTAGTGGTGATGGCTGTGCTATCGGTTATCAATCTAATGTATCTGGTCAACGTGGAACAGCACTAGGAAGTTCTACGACGGTTACTGGAAATAGAGGTACAGCGTTAGGATATAGCGCATCGGCTGGTTCCACATATGCCATCGCTATTGGACACGATGCGAGTGCCCCAGCGCTTGGTTCTATAGCTCTTGGTGATGGTGCTACAACAGATACAACGAATCAGATGGCCATTGGTGCCAACCCAGATGCTGGTAACCGCTATATTAATCAAGTAATTATCGGAACAGGTACTGATGATAATAACGGTCTTCGTGGTACTACACCTGCTGGTGGTGTAGTAATTCAATCATCACAGCCTTTATCTGCTGGTCAGCTAAACGCTAACGGTACACCACTTACTCTAAGAGCTGGTGCTGGTACTGGTCTTGGCGAATCCAATCTATTCTTCCAAACTGCTAACAGCAGTGGATCAGGAACAACATTAAACACACAATCAACGAAATTACAGATTGATAATAACGGTTTACTTACAATCGATAATCAAGATGCTGTTGATACAAACTTCCGTCGTGACTTAAGATTTACAGACACAAGCTCCGCAACTCTTGATCAGTTCGTGTCCGACGGAACAGACCCTAACGGAAACTTGACAGGAAACGCTGGTGATATCTGTCTGGTTAACGGAGCTACAGGGTTTAACGCTCTCAAGATCTGCCGTGGAGGCACAACTTGGGACACGTTCGAGAGCTCTGGTGGAAGTACGGGAGCTGGTTTACCAGATGTTACAGTCGGAACAGCAGGAGCTAATTACGCATCTGTACAAGCAGCTTTTAACGCAGGAGAGTATCGTATTCGTATTATCGGCGCACAAGGTTCTACATTTACAGAGCCATCTACTGTCACCGACGGGGTTTTAGCGGCAGGAACAACTGTTCGTCTTTGGATTGACCGTGGAGTTACTTACTCAACACCTGCTAATCGAAAGTGGACTCTTAGTAACGTGACTCGCTTGTGGATAGAAGAAGGAACCTGGCAGTATGGTGACGGAACAACAACAGCAGGCCCATTTGTAACAATGGGAGGTGGAGGACAGATAGTCGGACGTAGTGTCAGTTTTATTAACAATACTAACGTAAGCAGTTCACCATTCGCTTCTGATGGACTAAACTGGAACTTGGATAACTGCTCAATATCGTTCACAAACTCTGGTCTTGATCGTGGATTTATTGGTGCTTTAACAACATCAACACACGGATCGATGGAGATTTACCGATCTTCTTTACAAGGTAACAATAGCACGCGCATTATCTCATGTGGTGCTGCTAACACAGGTTCAGTTCGCGTTACACAGTGTGGTACCGCGACGACGTTCGGTACACCAGCTCTTCAGCTTGGGGGGTCTGTTGTTAACGTGGACGGTCTTCGTAACTCTGGATCATCTAATCCGACAATAATCTTTGTTTCGAACTGTAACGTCTCTGATTTAGAAACATCATCAAATGCTTACAACATTGATATCACAGGACAAAACGAGTGTCAGTTTACGAACTGTCAGTTTAATATACTAACTGATACTACCTCTACCAACTGTGAGTTCTCCAACTGTATTTTTGACGGAGCACAAACCTTTACAGGTGATGGTCACCAGATCGATAACTGTCGCTTTAACAGCACAACAACTCTTAACAGCTCTAACTCTAATAACTACTCGAATAATAGATTTGTCGGTCTTCTAACACTTATGAACTCGTCTGATAACACAATTGTGGGATCAAGAATGCAAGATCGGTTAACAATGAATAGAGGTTGTACAGGATGTACGATCGGTAACTGTTTCGTAAGAAGTTCTACGAATCAAGCTGTCACTCTGGATGGACTCAGTAATGTTTTTACAGGAAATCAGTTTCAGGCAGGATCATCTGGTCCAACAACATCTCATCAGATTAACTGTACCGCCTCCAATATCGCAGGATGTTGGTTCAGAGAAGGATCAGTTGTGTTTGGAGATAATGTTACAAATAACTCAGGTGGTGGTAACCAGGTATCTGGTTCATTCTTCCAAGGAGATATTATCATAGGTCGTACAGGTTCATTTCCTCTTGGAGACGCGACGAACAACGTCTTCTCAGACTGTCGCTTTAACCAGTCTGTTACGATAGGAGCACAAGATAATCGCCTAACTGGGTGTTCTATTGAGACTGTTTCTTCTGTTCCACCAAATCGTGTAACGAGTGTACAAAATCGTAATGTACAGATATCTAACTGTAGGCTTAACAGAGATGGTCATAGACTTTCTATTGGTGGATTCTCTGCGAGAAACTGTAAGGTTATCGGATGTCATATTGGCAGTCCCAATATAGCAGGTGGAACTGGTGACATTGTTGTTGCTTCAGGGAATACAGGAACAATTATCTCTAACTGTCACTTTGACCCGACCGCTATGCCCGTTGCTAACGCGTTACCTAACCTGGATATTGCTACAGTTCTTCCAGGAGCTACAGGACAGCAGTACTATCTTAACTCTGGTTTCTACTAATCTTTTATCACTCATAATCCATAATGGATTACACACGTCTTCTTTTTCTTTTATCCGTACTTCTACTCGCTATCGTGATAGGTGTATCTCTCTATCATCATAACGACGTTTACGACGGTGTCCCCCCAGAGGTCATTCAGAAACTAACTCGACAGACCGCTCGTTGGCTCGTCGCCGCGCAACAGGACGAGTCACCAATGATCGCCGCGTTACACGGTCAGTACGGAATGGGTTATCTCTGGGCGCTCTCAGATATCACGACCCCTGCCTCTTTTAAGGCGGCGACAGGTCAGGACTGGGAAAGGTTTGAGGCGGAGGCTCTAAAGATACAGGATGAGGTGAGTCGTGAGATCGCGAAGGCATGTCCGCAGTACGTTGGTGATGTGAACAAATATCTGGGGAGAATAGCAGGAGATATCTGAGTACAAAACAATTATCTTCTAAAGATATATAGACAAAATGTCATTCACAGTAACATCACTCGTTGGTGGCAGTAACGGAGGTTCCTCCTTATTTGATTACAAAACTCCGGGAACCACACAGGCAAGTGCTCTCAGTGATTTTATTGTAAACCCTAATATTCCTGAGGGTGGTGATGTGTATAACACAATTCAGGCTGCCATGGACGCTGCATGTGCTGCTGGAGCAGGTGTTGAAAACCCTGTTCAAGTTTTCATTACTGCCGGACAGTATATTGAGGATCTAACAGTTCCTTGTAATGGCATATTCCTAACAACTTTTCCGGAAGATGGATTTAACCCTCTTGGTGGATTAAAGATGAATCCTGTTGAAATCGTGGGTGATCTAACTTGTGATGTATCTGGTCCGTTCTCTGCAGATAATATAGTTTTCACTGGTGTTTGTACTTTTAACAACACCACAGTTCCTACTTTTCCTTCTACAACACCAGAAGAGCTAAACAATTACTCTGTTTATCAACTATCTAACTGTACATTCCGTCTTTCACCAAACATTTACGATCCTCCGACATTTCCAGATTATCCAACATCTCCACAATGTCTTCAAGTGTTAGGATCATCAAGAGTACAGCTGGAAAGATGTCGTGTTCAGGCTACGGGGTTAGGTAACGGTGTTTTGGTAGATACACCACTATCACCTCTTGGAGCTCTTTCTGCAGAAGATTCTGTTCTCGTGTTTACGACGGTTAACAGTGGAGGATTTTTTATGAATGGGGGGTCAATGGTAGGACCACTTGTTCTTAATTCATCTGGTTCTACCACTCTACGTAGAATTCGTTTATCAAGTTCTGACGGATTAGGACCTGCGATTCAGATAGCACCTGGTGTTACTGGACAGACTGTTTCCTTATACAACTGTACTATCGCAGTAGGAACTCCAGATGATCCTGAAAATTGGGCATCGGGTGACGCAGGAAACACTATCTTTTACACAGACTGTTCTTTCGAGCGTTTCTCTGTTCAAGGAGTAACTGGTGGAATTGCTTTGAGTGCTCAGAATGATCTTAATTCTAATCCAGTGAAAGGTGAGATAGTTGTTAATCCAGCTCAAGCTGGTGAGAGAGTTTTCTCTACTATCCAAGAGGCGATTGATTACGGTGAAAGTAAATTAGCAGGGAGCACAGGTTGTCAAAATGTATTTATCGCACCAGGCACTTACAATGAGAATCTTCGTCTTGTTCGTAACGTAAATCTTTATGGTGTTGGTGATGCTTCTGCTAATTGTGTTAACATTGTTGGATCTCATACAGGTTCTTTTGATACAGCTCTTCCTGATGTTACAGATTATGTTGATCTTGCCTTGATTAATCTTAACTTTAGCGAATCAACATTGGCTCTTATATCGCCAGGACAGAGAGGAAGAACACAGGTTGAGAATTGTAACTTTATTAACAGTACTACCGGAGCTAGAATGCTTGATTTAGATAACCATTTTGTTAATGTGGAGAACTCTGTATTTGGAGATAGAGCTTTTCGACAAGATCTGACTACTACCTCAGGAACTGTCTTTGTTCGTAATAATAGTTTGCTTGGATCAAGAAGATCTAAGTATTTTGCTGATGTTAATGTATCTGGTGGTACTTCTGTATTTGCAGGTGTTGATGTTGATATACGAGGATTTACTGCTAACGGCAACGGAGGACGTAACAATATTCGATTAGGAACTTTGAATGGACCAATTGATATTACAAACACAAGTTTAGCATTAACACACGGAAACTTTGTTCCAGGCGCTGGACTGACTGGTGCGGGTCAGAACTTAGTTAATCTGAATAATTCAGTATTAGAATTACAAAATGATGTAGGATTGGGTGCGAGTTCTGATATTCGCTTTGTAGGTGGATCAACTGCTAATATTGATTCTTGTAATTTTGCTACAACGACAATAGGACTTGTTACAGGTAGTTCAAAGGTGAATATACATAACACGCGTATTAACAATATGTTGTTTAATCCTGCATTAGCAGTAGGTGTTGCTCCAGATGCTAGAATTGATATAACAAACTCAAATATCGGAACAAGTAGAATTGATTTAGGAAGCGTACCTGTTAATTTCGAGGTAAAGAACTCTCAGATTGTAAAATCTGATACAGCAGACGGACCAGGTGTAGGTCTCTTACAATTTAACGGTGTTATGAACAGAAGAATTCTTTTGGAAAACTCAAAAATATCAACATTTACAGACACAGTTGGTGGATCAAATCAAAACCTTATTTATTATTCAGGTACTGTACCACAACAAGTTGAACTAATTAACTCTGTTCTTGAGTTAGATGGTGGTGGAGGTGCTGGTGGAAATAATTTTATTGTATCATCTGTAGTTGGTGGTAATCTTACAATCACAACACAAGGTAATGTAGCTACAACACAAACAACACCTTTGATATCACGATTAGGTTTAGGAAATGTTACAGGTGGTGCTGGAGCTGGAACTATTACGTTTGATAATAATTACACAGGTGGAAGCGCAACGGGAGTAACAGTTGCTATGTTGTAAACATAAAAAATGATAATTAATAAATAAAACGAATAACGTAATAATACAATATTATGTTATTTGTCCCTTAAAAAAGATCTAACGAAAATAATTTGTAATAATATAGACAAAATGTCATTCACAGTAACATCACTTGTTGGTGGCAACAATGGAGGTTCCTCCTTATTTGATTACAAAACTCCGGGAACCACACAGGCAAGTGCGCTCAGTGACTTTATTGTAAACCCTAATATTCCTGAGGGTGGTGATGTGTACAACACAATTCAGGCAGCCATGGACGCTGCATGTGCTGCTGGCGCGTCTGAGACGAATCCTGTGATTATTATTGTGGCAGCAGGACAGTACACAGAGAATGTGATAGTTCCTTGTAACGGTATCTTTTTGAATGGGTTATATGATCGAAATAGAGGAGCTGAATTAGGAATAAAATCAAATCCAGTTGAGATTGTAGGAAATTTTACGTGTAGTGTATCTGGTCCATTTAATGCTTCTAATATTATTTTTACAGGTGTGGTTTTGCTAAATAACTCAACACCATCTATTATCACACCAACAAATCCTGCAGAATTAGCAAGTAAACAAAGATACACGTTTATTAACTGCTCTATACGCCTTTCTTCTAATTTTTATGGATCTCCTACTTTACCTGATTTTCCCACGTCACCTCATTGTTTACAAGTATTAGATCAATCAAACGTAGTTCTTCAGAATTGTTCTGTATCTTCAACACAACCTAGTAACTCTATTTTACAGAACACAGCTCCACCTGGTGCAGGAGCAGGTCTTAATGTTATAGGAAATAGTGTCATTTCACCTGTTGATCTTCAAGGAGGGTTCTTTTCACAAACAGGTGGGTTCTTAATAGGTCCTATTATTCAGAGTAGTGATGATGCATCTATTCAGCTTCGTAATGTACGTCTATCTGGTTTAGCAGGTACAGGACCTCCTCTTCAACTTGTGTCTGGACTTTCTGGAAATGATGTTAGACTAAATGATTGTACTATTGTAGTAGCATCTTCTGTAGATCCGAATAATTGGGCATCTGGACCAAGTGGTAATACTATAACATATAATAACTGCGGATTTGAAGCATTTTCTTCTACAGGTGTTACTGGTGGGATTAGTTTAAGAACAACTGTAGATCTAAAATCAGAACCTTTGCTCGGAAGATATGTTGTAGCACCAGGACAAGCAGGTGAGAATATCTACCAGACCATTCAAGAGGCTGTAGAAGCAGCAGGGGCTCCAGGTGTTGCTTCTAACCAAGTTGTTACTATTGTTGATGGTGTTTACAATGAGGATGTAGATGTGACAACAGATAATCTTACAATTCGTGGAACTACCCCGCAAGGTTCAGGAGGAGGTGATCAAGGAGTGGTTATTAACGGACGTGTTCGTGTATCCGCGGGTAATCTTAAGCTAAACTCTCTCAAGATTGTTGGATCTAATGATCAACCTGCCCTTGAGATTAGTACAGCTGTGACTATAGGAACTACTTACGTGAGATACTGTACATTGGAGAACACCACAAGTATGACTACAGTTCCTACAGTGAGCTGTCTGCCTACGTCTTTCAACACGGTTCAGTTCTACAGGTCGGTCGTGGTAGGCCCGGTTGGTGTGGCAGGATCTCAGTTGATTAATCTTAACACTCATACGGTTCTCTCCGCCTTAGAATCAGACTTCTTTTTCGGAAGGATTCTAGGTGTATCCTCCTCAGGATCTATCGTACCACAGTTACAACACTGTCGTACACAGTGTAATTTCGAGTTTGACAACTCTTTGGGAGGTGGTCTAACAGTTTTACAGTGTCTTAACTGTGATCTGACAAATGACTCTCAGAATAACACAGCACCTTTGGTGACAACAAGTAGTTCTGGTGGGTTTCCGTGTATTGTTAACCTACAGAACTGCTCAATCTTTCAACAAGCTGGTGCTGCTTGGTTGGTCGCCTCAACAGGTGATGTAACCATAAACACTGGAGATTGTAGCTTTCGTGCTGGATCTGTTTCAACACCAAACCTAAGTACAGGTACGATCACAGTAGCACAACTGAACAGGCTTCCGTCAGCACCTTATATGGTAACAAGAAGTTACTCAGGATCAGATACTATCTCTGCCGAGTCACAGCTAGCTGTTCAGTCACCTTCTGGTGGAGCAGATGTTCTTACTTTACCTGATCCTACATCTGTAGGTCTTCAAGACGGTACACAGATTACTCTTTTTAAGGATGCTCCTGTTGGCGGATTGTCACTAGCTACAGCAGGTGGTGCTACCTTTAACAACGCTCAAATACCATCTCCTTTAGCTGTTCCTAATAACACAGTCTTTATTCTTGTTTACTACGCTGCTGGTAACACATGGATTGTGAAAACCTAATTATGTATTAAAACTTATCCAAGAATACATCAAAGTCAAAAGCTTAGGTTTCGCTGTCATTGAAGATTGTCAAATACCTTGGTACTTTCACGCTCAACCACACCTTGTTCTCCTTAACAGAATCATAAGCTACACACCCATGAACAGCTCCCTGTTTGTCGTGAAACTCTAAAGAGTTCGCGAGAGGCACAGGAGGCTGATGCCATACGTTAGGGTTGATGTGTAGACCGTGAAACCCGTCAAAGTAGAAAGCAGCGAACTTCACACACATGTACCCCTCAACCTTCTTTCCTATCTGAATCATATCACCAGGAACACCTAGAAAGACGAGAAACGGTTTCTTTTCTTTAGGAAAGATGACCTGGCCTCCGTCAGGATGATAGTTCATCTCTCTTGTGAGAAGAGACAGCTGTTCATTCGCGTTCTCCGTGGAGATGTCGATCGCGACGTTGTACTTCCCGCTTTCTACAGAGTGGTTCTCCGCGTGTGCCATTTGGCCGTCCCACCAAGTTCGAAAAGTCCCCTCAGTGATAGGAGTGAACCCTGTTTTTCTCTCAAGGTCACGAAACCCCTTTTTCGGCCACTGTACCAGATCCACCTCCTCATCCTCGAAGTTAGGCACTAAGCGTCCTAGACCTGCTAAGCTTTCCTCTGTGGCGATAACCAACGGCAGGTTAATCACCTTCTCTGTATCAAGATCGATATTGTCGTAATCAGCGTACCCGCTCATCGTAACTATGGTTTAGGGAGTAAATCCCTTTTATGTGCCTAATGGCAGTTACCCGCTCCACTGTTGTAGCTTCCGCCACTCTGGGACATTTTCCTGCTTTGTTCCTTCTCGTACTCCCTCTGGATCGCCCGAACCTCCTCTCTTATCACCCTCAGGCACTTCAGAGAGCAGAACTTCTTGTTAAACTGAGTGAGGTCCATCGGGGTCTTACACTGGTGACACAGAGGAGTAAAATGCCTGTACCCCTTCGGAGCTTTTCTTGCCGGTTCCTTTCCTTCCAAGAAGGCCACTCGGCACACGTCGGAATGAAAAAAGTAATTCTCCCCGGACTTCTCGTCCACGTAGATCACCGGGAAGGTACTCTCACAGTGTCCACATTTATTCTCTTGAGTAGCCATAGTCAAAATGTCCTTTATTTAGTGTTGACGTCAGTTGTTTTTGGTAATTGCCTTAAATTACCAAAAACAAGTGTAATTAGATCAATTTTCAATATCAGGGAACGTGTACATATTACTCTGAGCTTTAAGACCGGCAGGATCCATCCAAGCCGGGCGATCGTTTGGAGTTCTACTCCGAGCTATCCTTTAAAACCCTGAACAGGGTTTTTACGGACTCCGCGAAGGCGTCAGCCGACGGGAAGCCCGTGGCTTCCGAAAAGCCCTAAAAGTTCGAATATCTATGGGATGATGGTTGAAAAGTCATTCGACTTTCGATCCATCACCTATAAGATAAATCTAACTTAGGGCTTTAAGGGATAAGAACGACGGGCTTCCGCTCACGTCGTTTGATGCGCTCATTCTGAGCTCTCTTCCTCATCATACGAGGAGTACTCTGACATTTCAGCACGAGACATCGCATCAGAGTCAGGATCGTCAGAATACTCTGACTCACTCTCCTGCTGCTTCTTCTTACGACGTGTGGGAGCCTTGCTCGCCGGCTTCTTGGCAGGGGCTTTCTTGCGCGTAGCTGATTTCTTAGCGCCTCCAGTCGTCTTCTTGCTCGCGCGCGCCTTACGGGCGGAAGGAGTTGCGACTCTACGGGACGAACTCGACGACTCGTCGGAACTGGACTTTTTTGTTCTCGGTTTACGACTTGTCGCTTTCTTCTTAGAAGACGTTGTCTTAGAGCTAGAGCCGTCCCCCTTCAGGAAGACGTTCACCTTCGTCCCGCACTGACTACAGTGACCTTGGAGCATACGACGACCATTCTTCGTGGTTTTCTCCACTCCGTCGTCGAACTCCCTTTTTGCTTTACACTTAACACAGTATCCGCTCGGCATGTTGATAGCTACGCGACATGTATCCTTTATGCCTTTAAGGCGTTCGCTAGAAGAGCCTCTATCTGTGATCTTGCGTCAAAAGCGAACTCTATATTCAGAGGCTTCTTGGCGTAAGACGGCATCTCTTGTGGTTTCTGATTGTCAGGATCCGGGTAAGGGATTCTTAGAACCTTCTTGTTCGTGAACTTGATCTTCCGACAGGTGTTTTTCTTATTAGTGGAGTCTGACTCCACCTCCAGAACATCAACCAGTTGTTTCTTCAAGTTAACAACCACCCAGTACGCCTGATCTCTGATTAACATCTCAACTAGATGTTTCTTCTCACCATACCGATAAACAGTCTTTACTGTATGACTCATCTGTTTAGCCTCGATACCCATGTTTGAGAACATGTATCCCTCGTTTACTCCAGCTCCCACGTCTTCTGATGCTCCTGATCCAAGTTCCATTGTGTAGTAGCTAAGGAAAAAACCGAGGGAAGTTTATACGGATATGAATCACCCGTTTCTCCTTTATGCGATTTTAGCCGCGGTCTTTGTCTGGTTCGCGAGGCTGTGGTACAGAAAACATCATTCGCATCATGAGGGATTTGATGATTATGAAGATTATGATGGATACGACAAGTACGGGTTCCCTGAAATACCTCATGAGAACTACAGAAACCCTGACGTTATTGAACATTACCGCCTCAAGGGTAATCCTTGGTGGGCGGACGCTATGAAACTCAAGGTGAGAGATGGTGGCAGGTTACTGGTGGACTCTTTCGGCCGTGCGAGCGTGAACCCTGCTTACTATCCTGTAGGATCAGGTTGGGGAGGTGGGTACCGCTTGCGTGGAGGGAGATTCGTACCTGGTCCTGACTACCGTTACATGCGTAGAGCAGCGTTAGGACGTGGTCGTTGGGATCCCCTGCGTTGGTCACTACTTAACAATTACTACTATCCACAGTACCCAGGACTGGGTGGTGTTCGCTTGTACTAGTTAGTGTAAAGTGACCGGGAACTTATCCATAGATGGTGACTTGGAGATCACCTTAAGAGCCTTCATCTGACTATCCATCTCTGTCAGAAGATCGTCGATAGGAGTCTCAAGAATGAAGTTTCTCTCTTCTGTAACCTCGTTCTCATTAAGATCCAACTGAAATATGACATCGTCCTCATCATCATCCCTTATAGAGATAGATCTTTGGCGACGGTGTTGTCTGGATGGTTGTGGTGGAAATAAAGGAGGTAGTAAACTCATATTTTCATCAATTTCATCATTCCCTTCGTCAAAAAGAGAGACAAGAGGAGGTGGTGTCATTGCTCTTATCTGTACAGGTCGTGCTACTGGAACCTCAAAATGTAGATTAGGAGGCTTTCTTCCTTCCTCAATATCCCAGAAGTACACCCAGAACAAAGGTGATTCGTATATCATTCCTGTACAATCATCCTTGATAGATCGTCCATCATCAAGAATAACACCACTATGATCTCTGTAACTCACTGTTCCGTACTCACTTTTATCGGACATAAAACTCAGCTTTAAGTTTTGAGATACTACTGCTGGTATAAACTGATCTCCTTATTTCTCTTCTAGATTAACCCAGAAGCGAATGTCGATCTATCATGGAAACAACGTTCATGCGTACACCAGGCAGATTCACTCTTTGCTCCCTCATTATCTCCAGAAACTAGTCAAGGAGAAGTTAGAGCTGACAGAGTGGGAGGGGCTAGTTGCCCAACTTCATCACCATTACGGAAACCACAAGGCAATAATGAACATGCGTCGTGTTTTTCGTAACGGGTTTATTCAAGACCCACAGCTTCCTGGTCTTAACACAGCCGTGATGTTACTAGAGCTTTGGAAGCTTATCAAAGGCTCAGAAGATGGAAGAAAGCATTTCAAGGAGACCTTAGACTGGATCGGTGGGACGTGTATTCAAGGTGTCACACATCGAGTTTTCATAGACTATGTAGCGATATCACAGGATATGCTCATGGAGAATCTTGTTCCTAAAATAGGCAGGCTTGGAGCGTTCTTGGTGACAGAGTTTAACGTCAAGTAATCACACATCCCTCATTCAGACGGCGGTTCCCGGAGGATCGTCCGTGTAGCTCCATCTCGTTCACTCTCTCACAACAGTAGAACTGGGACGGATCGTCCGACCCCGTTGTGTACACCACTCTCTTCACTCCGTAATACCGCAAAAGACGAATACAGTCGTCACAAGGACGAGAGTTTCGCCACTTGTTCTTGTACATCGAGACAACGTACATCGTACGAGGTACCTTGCCGTCAAAAGGTTTGCGCCCATGCCTCTTTCGCCGACCACGGTTCTGCTTGGTGCGTGAAAGATAAAGGGCGAGCGCCCTCATCTCTGCGTGTGTACTCCATGACTTGAAACCTCGGAGCCCACGCCACTCAATGGGATAAATCTCGTTTTTCCCACCACTCTTGTTGCCCAGGTAAAAAACACGCGTAATGTCTACGTACCGTGTCCTCAGAGGGAGAGCTGATCGGAAAAGCGCCGGTGCGAGCGAGGTAACGGCGAATAGTCTTCGAGCTGAACTTACCGGTGCGAGCCTGCTTATCCTTGCGCTTTCCCTTCTTGGTCTTTCGCTTTGTGTTAGGGGTCTTAGATCGGGGCATCTTGATGTAATTCTTTTGTTGTTTGTTGTTGGATATGATAGTACTATCGATTTTTTAAGTCAGTAATCTCAGTCTCTCACGAACGCCTTTGGGTTCAACTTCCCCCAAGGAACCTTCATACGTTCTCGGAATAAGTAGATGAAAGGCTTCAGAATGTATTTGTAGTTCGTTCTGTGGTTCACCAGCAAGAAAGCTGTGAGAGATGTCAGAAGATGCCAGAGACCGTGCCAGTAATCGTAGTTGGGAACGGTGCTTACAGACTCTCCTGGACGTACAGAAGCCTTGTTAATATAAATAATCATCGCCACAATAGCGATAATAAGAGGCCAGATAACTTGCTGAGAGAAGAACCCGTACTGCATGGAGACGAGAATCAGCATGAGACCGATGAAAAGAGATGTTAAGTTCGCCCAGATCACGTCCATCTCTTGGAACTCCAACTCTCGATGGTAGTGATACAGAGATGACCATGTGGCTGCGGCAAGGATAATCAGGGTGATCGGAAACGGTTGTGTCCATATTGATATGTACGCGGGGATGTACAAAGTTAACGCGGTGAGAAAGACAAAGGTGAGATGGGAGTAGAAGCTTCCGTTGTCGGGCTGAACAACGGGTCTCCCAAACATCTTTCGTACGAGATTAATCTGAGTTGACATTCTTAGCTTGTCCCGGTATACTATGTTGGTGATTTTATACAATGGGTAGATTGTGGTACTCTCACACAGCTATTCTTCCCAAAGTGGTGATTTTCACTGTGAAAGTCTCTCAGAGACTTGCAGAACTAGCGTTCTCTGAGAAGATTGTGGGGAAAGACGGGAAGAAACCTTGGGAACCAATTGACAGATGGACAGCTATCACATTTGTGGTTTCTATGATGTTAGGTTACTTGTATCCAAACGACTTTCCTTTCTTTCTCACTCTGATTCTGGCTCTTGATGTGGGTGAGTATCTCTTCATGAAAAAGATAGCGTCAGGGGAGCACCTCATCATGTTCTCCGTGGCGTCCGCTTTGGGCTTTATTCTCGGTGTTTACCTCCGAACAGGTGTTTTTATTTAGTTTAGCTTAAAGGGTACTGCGTTTGAATCTACAGGCATCATGGCATCATCAAAAGACCTTCGTAAAACTGACGCCGGTACAACCGGAGAAACCGGAGCAACTGGATCAACAAAACCAGATGAAAAAGTTGAGGAACCAACGGCAACATGTGAGCTTCTGAGCGCTTTTCAGGAACGTGACGCCTCAGAGATATCCACCTTGAAAGATCTCGCAGTGATGCGCAAGGTTCTCTCTGAGGAGGAGTGTGAGAAGGTTATTCACTCTGTCGAACGTATGGGTATGAAACCTCTGCGCTCACAGTTCCCTCTACGGAAAACCAGACGCATAGTTATCGACTCTGGTGAGTTGGCAGAAGCTGTATGGAAAAGAGTTGAGCCTCATATCCCATTTCGTGAGGTTAGGGATGATTTTGGTGACATCTGGCATCTCTCTGGGCTAAACGAGAGATTCCGCTTCTGTTCTTACGGAAAAGGTGACGATTTCAAGGCTCACTGTGACGGGTACTGGCAGTCATCATATCGACGCCGGTCTTTCGCCACTCTGATGATCTATCTTAATAATGTTGATGACGAGATCGGAGGTTCGACAAGGTTCTTGGGATACGGTATGTACGTGCGTCCCAGAGCAGGAAATGCTGTTGTTTTCCTAACAGATGATCTGCTTCACGACGGTGAGGAGATTCGTAACGTGGATGACAATGTTTACAAGGCGGAGAAGTACATTATGCGCACGGACGTGATGTACGAGTGTAAGAAGTTCAGAAACTCGGATATCAGAAAGAGAATCTACGAGATGCGTGAGGAGGCGTATCGATGTCAGGAAGAAGGGAAGGACACAAGAGCTGTCGAGTTGTGGGAGCAGATCATCAACTTAGAGCACCAGCTAAAAACTATGAACCTGGCTCCTAAGAATAAGGAATCAGCACCGGTCACTCCTAGCGCGGAGCCACAACCAGAGCCTGATGATCAACCTCCTCCTTTAGAAATAACTGTGACCGCCCCCACGGGGGTTACCGGGCCGACAGGTACAGACGAGATAACTGAAGTGCGCTCAGATCCTACAGGAGGAATCGATCCTAATACAAAAACGCAAAGCGTTTCACAGAGTCTATGAACGTCGAAGTTCAGATAAAAAGCGGTGTGGGAAAGGCTGGTCTTTATCCCACGTTCGTCTACCTTGCTCTCCTAATTTACGACATGTGGATGTTCATAAAACAGGACAACTTGGAGAATGCGATGTTGATGGTCTTCATCACAGGTGTCTCTGTCATTCCTTGGGTGTACACTCTTTACAAGTTGGGAACGACAGGAAGCATTGGGAGAGCCTGGTTACTTCTCATTCCGAAGCTTTTCGCGAGTATCCTGGGGGCGTACCTGATGCTCAAAGGCGCCAAGATCACTAACGAGATCACACAAGATGAGGTCAGCAAAGTGGATGCTAAAAAAGCTCAAGACCGAAGAATAGACGAGATCATGATGAAAATGTTAAGGAAAAACAGAAAGGCCGCCAAGGCGCAAAAGACTAGAAAAACCAAGGAAGATAGTATAGAGAAGGATGACAAGTCTACTGGTGCTACTGGTGGGACTGGTCCTACTGGGGCTCCTGAGCCAGCTCGCGATGAATGAGGTGGGGGAGTCCTACGCAGGTTACGCGTACGGAGCACCATATATGGGTCCTGGTAACCCATTTAGCTCTAACCTTTACCATAGGGGTGGAGCACAGACCACCTGGAACTATTTACAAGGGGCGTACCCATGGAACGAGGGTACGCCTTACTGGTACACCAGCTACGACAAACGTGGTTACGGGTACACATGGCCAGAAGCAGTACCTCCTCCACCTTACTAAATGATTAACACAAACACGAAATAGTAATCCGATTTCGTGATTGTGTAATAATTGTTAGGATAAAAGTTGTTAAATCGTTGTAGCTTAACGACGACGACGGGATTTGGAGCGAGCACGGCTCTTCTTGCGCTTAGGAGCCTTGCGCTTGCGAGACTTGGAAGTCGCCCTCTTCTTCTTCTTTTTCTTCAGACCCATGTAGGCACGGCGAGCGGTCTTACGAACCATACCCTTGCGAGTGCTCTTGCGCTTCTTAGAGGCAGCCCTCTTCTTCTTGCCACTTGACTTCCTCAACTTGATGGGCTTGCCGATATGCTTGGCGACCTTGTGAGCCTCGTCCTCACCGACGGCGCGCCACACGCTGGTATCACAACCAGGGGCCTCGCCCTCCAGAAGATACAGGTAGTGGTTACGGCTCTTCGCCTTCCACACCTGCTTGATCTTCTTGATAGTGACCTTCTTTCGTTTTGAAACGCAGTATGCGGTGTATTTCTTCATCCTGCGGAGTATGTCTCTATAGAATAGCAAAAGAATTTTTTGAGCCTGCCGAGAAAGATTCTTTGACCCCTTAGAATTTTTTGAGCCTGCCGAGAAAAATTCATTGACCCCCAGAATTTTTTGGTTTGACGCGGAATCTCACATCGAATCCAGAAACGTCACCACCAGTCTGGCGGAGTCCGGATCCAGAACCTTGATTATTCTCTGAACCATCTTGTTATGTCCTTTACAGAAGCCTTTCGGATCCAACGTGGGTTTTCCACATCTTTTGGTGACCGATGTGACGACCTTTGTCATGGATCCCACCCCTTCCCCACGCTCGATCTTGTGCTCCGTGATCAGAAAGACACACCCCCAACGTACTTCACGAGTATTCAGGGTTTTCGGAGTCGACCAAGGGCGGTCTATATTTGGCACTGTCTCCAGAATCTTACAAGCGTAGTGAAAACATCGCTCACATATCGTGTACTGATACCTGTTGTATGTTGTGCCAACACTCCACTTCAAGTACTTACAGTTGATATCATCTGTCCAGTAGTGAGGGGTCTCCGCTGGTTTACAGACAGTCTTTCCTCGAATAGACACGTGAATGTTGCTCCCGGTCTTCGTGAACAGAAGATAAGAGCTCAGATTCTTCACACGTAACGCATGTAGCACGTGTGCTGGTGTTCTGTTTAACGTCATTAAGATCGCTTTTACTTACTCATTTGGGTCCTATGAATGTGTGTGACAGCCTTTATGCTTCGATTAACTGCCTTGGGGTGTGAAACCCCAGGTACTGCTCCACTAAGCACTTCAGCTCTTTCTTCTTACCAAGGTACTTGTAAATCATCTTCCAGATTTCTCGGTGTTTCACACAGTAGTGATCCTCTGGTGAGAGAGCAGGAAGACCACATGGTCGAATCACCATGTGATAGTACGTCGTGATCTCGTGGGGGTTTTTGTAGTACCCTTGTGATTTCACCTTCTCCTCTGTTGTCTCGACGACGTGATGAACGCACGTCCAGAGAACAGGGTGAGTCTTGGCGATTTTTCTCTCACGAACACCGGCGGGAAGAGGTGTGTTCGTCACCTGAAACAGGTAATGAACACACTTAAAACACAGATGATTGGATCTTCCGTAAATCTTGTTCGAGATTCTAGGATATTTTGTCCAGTAGTACGGGGTCATAGCAGACTTACATGCTGCGACACCGTCAATCGAGTAGTGTGTCACCGATGTTCGAGTGATCCTTTTCGGATGAAGAAGATAGACATCTTTTCCTTGTGCTATCGCTCTGTCGTTCGCGTGTATGACGTTTTCCACACTGAAAGACATCGCTAAATAGCACGTTATGGTGGACTATTACTGATAGTCCCTGACAATGATCGATTTTTTTACTATTGACTATGTAATTCCACAGACGTTTAACTCTTAAACGCAACAACAATATCTGCGACGTTCTTTGAGAACATAGTGGCTGTCTTCTCCCAAGCCTGTCGATGAAGTTCACAGCGGTGTGAGCGGTGATTCATCGTGGGACGTTTACAGAAACTCGTCTCACGCAGAACCTTCATCTTGCTTCCCAGGTACCCAGAGCTCAGAGGCTCTGTGTACTCCCGAGTCACTTTCTCTCTACAGCTAAAAAGCACAGGGTGTGTTTTAGATGTTTTATTCCAGCCATGACTCCGAAGTCCATCGGGGAGTGGTAAACATGCCTTTCTGCAAAACCAGGCAAGACAGTGAGAGCAAATCTGAACTCTGTTATTTCTCTCGCTATCGGCGCTTTTCCAGAGTTCTATCTCGTCTCTCAGATCCATCTGGTTGGTGAACTGCCACGGTGTTCTTGCTTGATAACAAGGGGTCTCCTCGTCTACGCACAGATGGACATTCCATATTAACCCATCCTTCGGTATGAGGTAGCAGGGACCCCTTCCCTCAGCCTCTAGTTTTGTCCATGGTTGGATAACCATCGGTCTGTCGTCACTAGAAAGAGCCATGGTGGGTGAATGATAATGATATGTTAAAACTATGTTGGTTTTCCGATCGATTTTTCAGAAAGATACGCCTTGAAATCCACAGATATGTCGGGCGACGTCTCCGCAGAAACCGGCGTTCTCCAATCTCTCCACGTTTTTCTTTCTGTGAATAGAGCACCAGGGGTAGTCAGGGTCTCCTGTACTGTGCTTACACCGTCGGGTCTTACGCTTTCCTGTTTTTCTGGACTTCTTCCCGTACTCAATGAACTGACAACAGCGAAACTGTGTCTCGTAGAGCTTTATCCAACAATGCATGGTTCCCAATATTTGAGAGAGAATAGAGCGACATGTATAACACATCTCACAAGCTCTACCCTCGAGATCGTAGTGATCTTGCCCTCGCACCATCCATCGTGGCAAAACTATCCATCGTGGCAAAATTCTTTCACTTCTTCCTTTGTACACCGGATTGCCTTTTGACCAGCGAAAGGCATGACAACCTGTAGCGCAAGTCACACCGTTCACAGACACATGGCAGATGTTCCCTGTCTCTGTGATAGTGTACCAGATATCAAGATCTGATTCGTCTGGGTAGTATTTCTTCTCCATAACAAGTAGCGTGTTACTGAGATTAACTATGTTTTACGAAAAACGATCAATTTTCGGCGTTAAAACGGTAGATTAACCGCGCCACGTCCTCCGAAAAATGACGAAACTGCTTGTTCACCCAGTTTCTTCGATGTAACTTACAGTCTCTCTCCTGAGGGTCGTCCACAGAGTTCCCGCAACGTTTCCTCTTTTTCCCCTTACGTACCACCGTGTGGCAGTTCAGGTGTGGAATGTATCCACCTTGTTGATTCTCCGGGAGTGATGTGTAAGGCTCGCCCCAACCCACCATCGGTGTCATGTTGTAGATCGCACGAAAGCACGGGTAACATGTAGTAGTCCAGATATTCGTCTGCTTAGGCGGCTCGAAAGTCCACCTCATCAGCTTCGGGGAACCACAGAAACAGACACCGTCTCGCAGAATATGCCACATGCCTGTCTGGGACTGTCCGTAGATCAGTTGGGCTCCACGTGAGGTGTTTTGAAGGTGAAGTGTCTTAATACTCATCATCCTAATTCAGAACCCGTGTACCTTTATCTCCTCGTTGGTGAAGATATTATATTTGATCAAAAAATCCTTCGATTTTTCGCGCTGATCTCCCTGTAGACATATCACAGTAAGACCGTCTTTATCCTCTCTTAAATGACCGTTACACTGTAAGGTCTTCTTGAGAGCCTTCAGAACTCTTTTCAGATCAAGGTCGTCAGGGAGTGACTCAATAATAGTGATGTACTTCCGCTTTTTACGCTGTTGAACGCGAATATGGCAGAGTGACACCACTTGATCGAAAGTGTTATCAACGTCAGCGATGCTCGGGATGCCAGAAGCCGAGGAGAAAACTAAGTTGTTCAAGTTGTTGGTAGTTATGATGTTATCAACAAATTTCTTTAAGCGATTTACTTCTTGGCTTTCAGCTCCATCGGTAAAGTGAGGAAACATCCGGGCTGTAACATGTTCCTTTCTTCAAGAATGGTACGATTAAGCACGATACCTAATCTGTGATTGACGTTGTTGTAATAGGGCTCAATCACTCCTTTTAGTCCTTGGTTTTGAATAACGTCGTAAGCCCACCGTGTAGTTGTCTGGGGATCGACGGAGCCTACACCCCAGAAGTCTATCCATTCGGCAGCGACGTATCCACGAGATGTGGCGTTTTCAATGAGAGATGCTAGATTATCGTACCAGTGATCCTCCAGTAGATTAAGGGTGTACTCCTTAATCTCCTGCTGTGCCTTCTCGATATTGGTTCGAGCGATCTCAGTTAACTCTTCAGCTCTTTTATGATCGGTCATAATAATGGACTAGAGTAATAATGAAACCTACAAAAAAAAGAAGGATCTTAGCCTTACTTCAGGGAACATTTGTTTAGAACTTGAGCGGGGATTCTGCTTAAACAATTCCCGAAGCTTCTGTAATGGAGTACTTCTTCAGACGTGCGAAAACCACCCGTGACATCCGTAGTGCTCATGAAACACACACGGCCTACACCTATCGTCGTCTACCGCAAGTTCGCCATAATATTCGTTTTAGGGAAAGAGAGCCCTCTCCTGTCCGAAGAGTTGAGATAAATCAGGCCTCCGTACAAACGGAGCCTGAGAAAAAAGTCTCAAAAGTAAAGAGCCTACGTATCAAGGTTCCTCGGAAAGGCAAGGTCAAGATAGATAAAGTGAACACACCTCCCAGTCCGAAAGGTCATAAGGAGACTCCTACCAGCTCATCAGATATTGACTATTCGGAAGGTAAAAGGTGTGATGTCTGTAAACGAGTGTTCTACAACTCCGCCAACTATTATCAGCATTTCTGGTGTGAACGCGGTATGCCAGTGTGATTAACCTGAGAGAAAGTATAAGATCGGACATGGAGAGGAAAAACTTCGACCAGATCGCGAATGAGGAGTGGTACGCAAAGAATCCTATTCCGAAGAACCTTCCCATATGGAGCTCTGTGACATGCCTTCGATTGGAAGTCATGGAGAGATTAAAAGTGTTACTTAACTCCTCTCCCAAAGACTCTCCACAACATATTCTGTATGAGTCTGCTATGAACAAGTCTCTACGACGTAAAGACGGGATCACGCCTTTACGTTGTGAGTTTCTGAACAGTGTGAATAGTGTTGGATCACGTGATGATATTGTCCGCCTTTGTTTCTCCTATCACACGAAATCTGTCACACCTTTCTTTACAACAACGGTCTACTCTAACCCGAAAAAACCGGAGGAAGAGGTTATGCATATAGACATCGCTGGTCTTGGTATGACACGCGATCTCTATATTAAAAGGGAACATGCCAGAATAAGGAAACAGTACTTAAAGTACGTTTCCAGGCAGTTTCAGAATATTGGTGAATCTAAAACAGACAGCGATATCATCGCGAAACGCGTCTTTCGTTTAGAAAGAGGTCTGGCTCGTAAGGCACTCTCGTTAGAGAAAAGACGTGATCCGTGTAAGATCAACAACGTGATGACAAGAAAGCAGTTACAAAGATCAAGATTTCCTTGGAGAGTTTACTGGGAGCAGATACCAAGAGTGAAGAAGGTCGTTCTTGACTCTCCGTCATATTACAACCACGTTGGCACTCTTATTCGACAGGCTCCTCTTGAGGATCTTAAGGCGTATCTCTCTTGGAGAGCGATCAACTCTTACGGGAAGTACTGTTCTGAGAAGATTCGCAGAGAGAAATGGAGGTTCTACTCAAACTATCTGAACGGTGTGAAGAAACAAGTTCCTGAGTGGAAGTCTCTCGTGAAAATGATCTCATCGGCGTTTCGTGATAACGTTGGGAAGGCGTACATCAGAAAGTACTTCAAAAGACGTTACAAGAAGGACGTACAACAGATGGCGGAGAGTATCAGAGAGGCTTTTCGTGTGAATCTCAGAGAGAACGTGACTTGGATGTCCGAGAGAACAAAAAAAGCTTGTCTACACAAACTAAACAAAGTTATCTTTCGTGTCGCTTATCCTGACAAATGGGATCTGATTAACTCAGTACCAGGACTTCATCCAGAACACTCCTTCTTACTTAACTTAGTGAACGTGAATCGTTTTCTCTACTTCCGCCAGATAAGGAAGCTTGGCAAGAAAGTGAACAGAAAAGAGTGGGACGGCGCGTGTTTCACGGTGAATGGTTTCTACGAACCTTTCCTAAATGTTATAACTATTCCTGCTGGTATCCTACAGAAACCTTTCTACTTTGGCGACAAGAAGACATTTGTTAATTTAGCCAGAAACTACGGAGCGTTAGGCAGAATGATTGGACATGAACTCACGCACGGGTTTGATGATCAAGGAAGAAAGTTTGACGCTAACGGAAAACTAAGAGAGTGGTGGTCAAAGTCCGATGAGAGACGTTTCCGTTCTCGCACCAGAGCTGTCACCAGACTGTACGACATGAAAATCAATGGCAGTCCTCTAAACACACAGTTAACAATGGGTGAGAACATCGCAGACCTGGGAGGAATTAAACTAGCCTGGATGGCGTTTCTAAGAACGTTCTGTAGACAGTTCCCTGGTAGAAACCCTGCTGAGAAACAAGGTTCTCTCTCACCGGATCAGGAGTTCTTCCTGGCGTACGCTCGATCGAAAAGACAGAAGTATCGCCCGAAGGCACTTCTCAGATCTCTCGCGACTGATAATCACTCGCCAGAGTTCGTTCGTGTGAACGTCGTTCTGAAACAGTTCGAGCCCTTTCACCGCGCGTACTGTATTAGACCAGGTGATCCTATGTTCACTCCTGTTAAGGACAGACCAGCTATCTGGTAGTTACTCGGTCTCCGACTCTCCACTCTCGGTTGCGTAAGCATGCTTGAGAATATCATCGTAGTTCTTCATCTGATCATCATAACTAGGATGGTTAATCCTTGGCATATTCACTATGTTCATACCTAATCTACGAGCAAGACGCCTTAGTGACCGTTTCGTGATAGAGTTTGTTTTACGTGCCAGAGCCTCTTCTACTGGTACCCACTCTACAACATCGATCTCATGATTCTCCTTTCCGTCCTCCAAAGGAGCGTGACACTCGAAAAGATCATCTGACTTTAGCTGTATAAGATATATTTTTGTCTTGGAGTAAATAGACATTACATCCAGGACGTCATGAGGTATCTCATTTATTTTTAGATCTACCTCTTCCTTAATCTCACGACGCATACAATCTTCAAATGTCTCCTCCTTAAAGTCCTTTCGGCCTTTAGGAACACCCCACAGTTGTGACCTCTTCTGGTGTACCATTAGACAGTGACTCATTGACTTGTTAACAATAAGAGCTCCGGCTCTCTCAAGATCATCCGGCATGATGATTTTTTACAGTTATCTTTTAGTTATCTTTTAGTTATCTTTTAGTTTTCATTGTTCTCTTTAAGCGTGCTAATATCACGACATATTAGAACAATTTCGTTAGGAAACATCGGGTCTTTCTCGGTTATCACATCTGTGAAGTAATTTCTTAGTCTTTCCGACATATCCTGCTCGTGCTCTAACTTCGTGACAAGAAGACCGTTCTTAGCAGACCTCAGTAACCAGTCATACTTTCTGATTCCGTCCTCTGTCAGACCTTCGAGAGCGTACTCTGAGATAAAAAGATCGATTCTCTCGATAGTTACAGCATTTTTATCATCAGACTTCTCATCTGGTTCGATCAGGTTCATCGTGTCGATAAATCTGACCTTGTTGTCCTTCTTCAGCTCCTTGAGAACGTTCATCGCCAGGTCTACACAGTAAGAGATCTCAATGAAGTCGTAACTCTCGAGATTAGCGACAAGGTTCATCAGGTAACAGAGAGCGCCATAAGAGCCACCGAGCTCACAAACTCTCCAGCCTTTCAGCTTACCAAAGTTCTGCTTCGCAAGATGTGCTGTACGCATGTGTCTCAGAGTCTCCACGGAGAACCGACCTAATTTGTAATCATGAGTGACCGGCGCTCCGACACAGTCTATCATTCTGACTTTCGGAAGATGAGCGAGAAAGGCTGAGTTCTCCATCTGTAACTTACGAAGTACGTTCTCTCCGTACTGTCTGTCTCCTTTACAGATCATATCACAGAACTTACGGTCTGATCGGAAAACTAGGTAGTTAAGCTGAAACTTAGAGGCTGCCTGACAAGTTCCCATGTATTTCTGCCCTAGTGTTGTCGTCTCGTCACACCAGAAGTGTTTGGAAACCAGAATCTCCTTGCTTTCCGCGACAAGAACGTACTGTACATCATCCTCGTTCACCTTCTGTGGAACACCGACAAAAAGAACCTGTTTGTCACCTGCGTCTAGAATGATGTACAAAGCAGGTGTGTCGCCGATCTCTTGTAGAATCTCCTTGTCTAATAAGGGCATGTTCACGATCCATTTGTCCTTCATCAGAATCGATGTCTGCTTACTCTCCTCTAACCAGAGCTTCTTAGTGATGTACTCCTCTTTCAGATCGTCGTACGGCAGGTCCTCTGGTTTGTAGAATCTGACATCAGCAGAGTTACGAGATTTCATGATAGTGAGAATCCCCGCTTTTTCCTCCTTCTCCTCCTCCACTTGTTTCTGTAACTCTTTCACGTAGATATCGAGAAGAGCTGCGTAGTTCTTCTCCACAAAGGCTAGTAAGGTGTCGAACATTGTCAATGTACTGGAAAGTCTGTCGCTTTAAGCTTAAGATCAAAGAAACTTTGTGATTTCTGACGTGACATCACTGGAGAACTGTTTCTTCAGAATATGAGTGTTAACGTACTTCTCCAGATCTGTCACCTTCCTACTTAACTGAAGTAAACTCTGATAGACATCAACCACATGGTCACCTTCATTCTCCGCGAGAACAAGATTATGATCTATGCCAGAATCATCATGAGATCTATTAATGTAAGCCTCGTTCACGGTGAGGGCAGTTGTCGATCTAGGCACTTGAGGTCTAGGCCTTTGAGGTCTCGCATATGGCGGTACCCCGAACAGATCGTCGGCGATCGGGTCAAATGACATTGAGGTAGTATAACCTCCTTGACCTCTCAGACTTCTTAACATTGTATTAGTGTTAGACATGAGTGTTACACTATTGCTCCTTTACTCCTTTACTCTTTCTTTTCCGTAGGTTTAAGTGTTTTTTCAGACTGTGCTTGAATGAGGTCTCCCATTCTTACCATACACTGGCCCAACCATCGTCCACACATATTGTAGTTAGCGTCAATTCTATCATACCCTTTCTCTTTTGATCTCTGTTTACATCGTAAATAAGCGGACTGACACTCACAAAAGTTTTTCCAGACAAAATCTTTAAGCTCTGCGTTAGGACAGCGCTTGGACAACTCAAGCTTTCCTTTTGTCAGTTCTGGTGAGTAGGTGGGTTTAGACATCGAGTTTTTCTGACTGACTTAAATTATACGTACCTATTAAGTCTGTGTTCTAGTGATGGGAAATCTATGCGCTCCAGAATGTCCGAAACATCATAGAAAGAAGAGATTAGCCCCAGTGAAATGTGAGTCTTGTCCATCTTTCTGTATTCCGAAGTGGGAGTACAGATGTGTGGCATGTGACTTTCACTCAGGTGGTTACTGGCAACGAATACCTACGTGAGAGCGTAAAGTTTTAACAACCTTCTGAGCCACAAAGTACACGAATGCGAGAATCTCTTCTGCCCTGAGAGTAGCGTGATCTGGCTTTTCTCAACAAGAAGATAGACAAACCCGAACTTCTTAGTCGGATGGTCTCCTTTCATCGTGTTTAGAAGTAACGGCAAGTACAAGCCGTTCTTTGTCTTCTTCAGAGAGCCGAAGAGACTAGATTTTCTCATGTCTAATTTTGTTCTTAATTTTGTTTTGTAATGTTTCTTTGGTAACGAGGACGGTGGACGTAACTCAGAATGAACCATTAACTCGTTCTCTCCTGGTGGATCTGTCTCTTTTCCAGGAAGTATCGAGAACGCTCGTACCCCGTGACCTCTTTCGTGAGAGTGTTTCAGAGTTTTCTGTAACGATTTCACGAAAGCACGTTTTCTCGATTTTGCTCCACGATACTGATCAATCTGATACTTTCCTATCCTGTTTCCTCCTATCCATAAGAACTCATGGTCGATAGCACAATATCCTATCTTTCGCATGACTCTTTCAGGAAGGTACCTGCTGGACTTAGTCAGAATAAACACATTAGCCATTTAGCCTAAGACTAAACTGTCACTACGTGTCACTTACCATAGCGTAGATTTTGTCTCACTGTCATCGACGGAACAGAACACGCCTAGCTTTCTCTTTTTTCCTATTATTTTTCCTCCATACTGAGAAAGATGACTCTTGTTTCACAATAAGGAGATGGTACTTCTTAAGAAACACCTCGGCTTCTCTAAACTTTATATCCCGAGATAACTCTATCGCGTTAGTAAGTCCTGTTGAGTATTTTGTTTTTTGAAACGTCTCGTTGTGAACAGACATAAGAAACTCTAGAAGTTCCATTCTTCTTTGATAAACACCGATAATAATGAACTCATTCCATTTATCCATGAGATAAGGAATGTATCGTACATTAGATTTCATCTTGTTCCAAACATAACGAAGAATCTCTGTATCACCGTACTCATCAGCGTAGAACAGGCATTCCTCAATTTTGAGTTTTTCCCATCTGCGAAACATGTAGTCACAGTAAGTCGGGCGAACGAAGCTACAAAGTAGCTCCATAACTCCTGGGTCAAAGTTTAGGTACAAGTTCCTGGCAAAGGTGGTCATTGTTACTTAGCCTTAGTCTATTATTTATTACACATTTCTGCGCTTAAGCACCTACGCACCCACCCTCAGAGCTGGTGGGGAAGGTTGTAAAAGCAGTTGCATCTCCGTTGAGGGAACATCAGGAGGCAGGTTAGCCTGTCCTGTATGGGAGATAGGAAGCTTGTTTCCAGGAGGAGGTCCCAACTTACCAGCGTTGTAAAGTTGACCGTCATCATAAACACCGGCAATACCAGTATGCTGTTGTAACTGATCATGTGGCAACATCACTTTCTTGTGATGGGGCTTAGGACCCAGGACAAGCCAGAGAAGTCCCAGAGCGATGAGGACAAGAAGAACTCTCACTAACATGTTCACTATGATGTAAGAAGTAAAAAAAGTCAGAATGACCAAGTTTCCTCCTTCTTCTCTCTGGGAAAGGTGTTTAGATAAACTCTGTTAATAAGTGGTGTTATCTCCACGATGTCACACTGTAAATCACGCAGTGAGTCCGCCTTCATGTAACTCGCGAGTCTATTCCAAAGGTAAATGGCGAAATCCTGCTCGAACATGTCTCGGTAGCACTCTAACGTCTCCGCCAGGCTTTTCGAGAAGTACTCGTCTGTGAAACAGAGATCTTCGGGACAGAAGTCAGATATGACGTTCCAGGCATCTCTGTCTTTTATACTGGAGTATCCTTCGTCACAACGCTTCTGAAAGTACTCTCGTTGGCGTCGTACGAACTCTTTCTCCTTACACTGTCTTGCCACCATGGCGGGGTAAATAACTTGTGAGAACAAGTTGTAAGCTCCCAGTGGTCTCTTGTTGGCGTAACACTTTGAGACGAAATCCTCAAAGGCTTTGTCGTAAATAACAGCCATCTCACCAACTGGTGCGTCGGGAAGTTTCTGAAGTTTCAAGTCCATGGGATTACTGTATGATCTCAATTTCTTTGAGTGAAAAAACGCTATCTCTGTTGTCCCTGTGAAGGGGGTGGGCGCATAACCACGTACTCGTAGTGTCTTATATTTTGCCCTTGTTGTCTTCCCCGTCTGCGGATCGGTTTTTTCTTACAACAAGGACAAAGAACCCGAGTGAGAACTCCGGATGTCCAGGTCGTTGTCTGATTACAGCAGTAGTAGAACTGACGTACGACATTCATGGCCACAATGAGAGTACAACAGAAGAGAACAGAGAGAACAGTAGAAGCCCAAAATAACCGAACCGTCTCCGGTGTGATACAAAACAAACATGATTTACCGTTCCAAGACTCTTGACATCCGTAACAGACAGACTCCATGGCGGACATTGTTACTATGATTCAGAAAGTCTGACTCTTTATCTCACTGTTAAAACAGTGGGTCGGAAAGTCTTACACTGTCCCATTTGGATGTAGCAGTTGTTCGTCTGGCGTAAAGTTGTACACCGGCGTCGCGGATGATATAGTCATTATCCCACTCGACAGCGATCGGACAAGGACATGCTGATAACAAGTGCGGGTGGTTTTTCTCCTTAAACTCATCCATAGGAGTCTTGCCCATGGCTGAATGACAACGAGTACAGAGTGGTCGGTTGTTGGTGAAAGAGTTCACTCCGTCAGCCCAAACCTTTCCAGGCTTATACTCCGCGTACTTGATGCCCTTGTGACAGACGTAGCAGACGCCTATCGCCGACAGAGTGTAGTAGTAGCGAAGCCAAAGCTCCCTGCGCATATTCCCCTCTTTCGTCTTCAGGGATTCAGACTTGTTTGTCTGAGAAGGAGTCCCTCTGTACAGAAAACCGAGACCCAGTCCATCAGGATTGGGATCAACAGATACTGACGCTTTCTTCTGTAGAGCGCAACGCTCACACAGATTCTTCGGAGGCGCTAGCATGTTTTGACGTTGACGTATGGTGATTGCTGTGGAACATCTTGATCTCCCATCATCAGTCAGACAGTGCCATTTCCCTTCGGAGCTTGAACGGCCGTACTTCTGCATTAGTTTTCCTTGCCTGTTTCTAAGCTTGCTTGACTTATTTTTTCTGATACGTCTCTGGAAAAGAGGTTGTACGTCAATGTCCATAGGAGCGAAGTCGTTATACCCCCAAAAGTTCATCAATTTTCTCCTTAATCTGGCGGAGATAATCAACTAACGTTTCCGTTTTTTCCTCCAAGACGGTATCTGGTAGTTCATAGTGGTGGGAGGACTTGACCCCGTCCTAGGTACATACCCGTTTATAGAGAACCAGTGTAGTGCCAAGAAGTCATCTTTCATCTGAAAAATACGAAATACACGAGGATCCCAGGAGGCTCCGTGTATAAGTAACCAACGCACAGCTAGGAAGTTCCCCTCATGCGCGCAGTGAACCATCGCCGCTTTTCCCAGATTTCCTGCTCTCTCATCATCTGAGAAACAGGTGAACCAAACGTTCTCAACCATCTTGAAAAACCTTTTATCTAGAGCGAACTTCAGAAGAAAGACAAAAGGAACGTGATCCAATCTCTCGTAAAGAATATCGTGGTAGTAATCGCTGAGGAAGCCACAGACAATTCTTCCTGGATCTGTACCTACTGCGATCTCCAGAGACTCCCTCTCTTGACTCAAAGGATCGTCAACAGACTCCATTGCTCTTAAATTTCGTGCGGTTTAAGTAGAAATCGCGTCTCAATTCTCGTGTTTTCAGGGATAACTGACTTAAAATAACCAGGGTGTACTAAGAGATTGTGACTCATTTACCTTTCTTGCTACACACATCATGAGCGCACCAAGAAATATGATGATTCACTGGGTAAAGAGAACCGAAGAGTCAAAAGAGATCGCCCAGAGAATGGAACAAAAGAGACAAGAAGATGGAGCATTGGAATATCCTGAAGGAATCAAACCGATTCTTGATGATATTTTCAAGTACAAGCGTCATGTTTTCTTTCACGGCTTTGCCGGTACCGGCAAGAGTACGAGAATCAAGTTCATCAAGAAGTTGGCAGAGCGCGACGGCGTTGAGGTCGCTCTGACAAGCACTACTGGTGTCTCCGCGATTAATATAGGTGGTGTAACAATCCATTCGTGGTCAGGACTTGGATACGGGAAGAACTCTGGGAGAGAGATCGTGCGACGGATGGGTCGTGTGTACAAGAACTCTCTGATCGAGCGTCTACGATCTCACCCGATCGTGGTCATTGATGAGGTATCCATGCTTCACGGAGTACTTCTTGATAAGATTGATGAGATCTTTCGGTGCTTGTTGCGCATTAACAAGCCTTTCGGGGGAAAGCAGATGATCTTTTCCGGAGATGTTCTTCAGTTGCCTCCGGTGGAACCTGAGAAGGAGTTGGATGACCCTACTGATTACTTCTTCAAGGCGTCTGTCTGGGAGAAGTTGGTGCCTACCATGCGATTCGTCGAGTTGAACAAGGCGTTTCGCCATCCTGACAGGGCGTGGCATCGTATGCTCATGCGTATTCGCTACGCTGTTCCCGACGAGGATGACCATAAGGCTTTGGCAGAGCGTGTGATGACAGAGGAGGATATCAAGGCGGAAAACCCTCTGGTGATGCCACCACGAATGTACCCTCTACGCTGGCAGGCGCAGAAACATAACGACAAGGAGATGGCAAAGTTAAAGGGTGAGGCGAGGCTTTATGAGTGTCATGACACCGCGTTCGTGAAACAGGCAGGGATGTCTATCACGAGGTACTACAACCCCGCTCCCTACTTTCTTAAGATTAACGCGATAGAGCTTCAGTTCGACCAGAAGAAACAGGACGCCGTTAGAAAGCGTCTGGACAAGGAGTGTGGGCGTAAGTTGAGGCTCAAGATAGGGGCGACTGTTATGTTGACACAGAACATGCCGGATGATGGGCTTGCGAACGGCTCACAAGGTATTGTGAGAGATCTACAGGATGATCACGCAGTTATCGAGTTCGCGTCTCAACCTGGCAGAATGATGAAGATATGTTACGCTCCACACTATATTTTAGCAGGTCGCAAGTTCTACACTCGTTTCCAGCTCCCTCTGATGCTCTCATGGGCGACCACTATTCATCGCGTACAAGGAGCGACACTTTCTAAGGCAGTGATGGATCTGGGACCGAAGGTGTTCGCGGACTCACAGGCGTACGTGGCGTTATCACGAGTGCGTACCATTCGTGGGGTGTACTTATTAAGGTACACCCCTAACTCCATCAAGGCAGACAGGGAAGCTCTAAACTACGCTATCAAGGCGAAGGCCTTGTCAGAGAGAAAAATGTAGGCTTAACATATTAGAAGAGCGATGGCTCGAAGAGTAAAAGTAAGAAGCTCGTGGAACAACTGGCTTATCTGCGCGTTTCTACTTGTTGTTCTGCTAGGTCTTATCTGGCAACCGTCCTTCCTTCGTGAAGGGTTCGAAGATGGTAAATGTCAGTCATGTTCCTCGGATAATGGAATGACACATGACGAAAAAGGTAGATTACTGCCTGTGATGGATCCTCTGTACAACGCACGAGAATGGTGTAAACAGTGTGTTTTACTTGAAGATCATCTGACACATCCAAGGAAATTATGTCTCGATTGCTGTTCTAAGCATGAATTAACTCTAGAGGCTTTAGCAGAGGAGGCCTGTACACTTGATAAAAAAGGAGAGTATAGAGATATATTAGGTGACCTTGCGGAAGAGTGTAGAAAATTACAGAAAAAAAGATATGATGGTGAGGATCCACATATGATAGCACAAGAGTACAGAAAAATAAGAAAGAAACTAATGCCTAAATGTCGTCAGCATTTTTAAGATCAAGGCACAATCTTCTTCAAAGCCTCCCAGACATCACAGAGCTCACCTGTTATCCAGAAACGAACGAAATCTTTCGCGTTCTCTGTGCTTTCCTGGTCAAAACTCTCAGCCCAACCGATATCATACATGTAGTTGACGAATCGATACGGAGATTCCAGCTTTTCCTGAACTACTTGCGTGATCTGAAAGTTCTCAATCTCCACGTTGGTCGCGTCTGGAGACTGACACAAGAAGAAGAACCAGAGATATCTGTCCTCTGCGCTCACTCTGGTTCCGTGTTTCTCGAAGAAAATATGGAGACGTTCCAGGTCTTGTAGGCGTACACGTAGGATCCTAGTGTAGCTCTCCTTCTCCTCCACAGACGTATCTTGTACTTGCTCGCTTTGTACCACACCCATCAACTCGACAAGATAGCTAACTAACCAGTGAACGTCTGGCGTTTAAGTGTTCTGTTACAAAAATAGATTAGGGATAAACACAGCTGAAACATTATCACATCGGTGCCAAGATGCCGACTTATCAGGAGATGGTGGTTGAGGCTATCAAATCGATGAAACGTGGTCGCAAAGGTTTGTCCAGAGTGGCTATTGCTCGATGGTTACAGGGGAACTACACGCTTAATCAGAAAGCTTTTCAGCGATCTCTTCGAGATGCTCTGAAGAAGGGTGTTGCGGAGGGAGTATTTGAGACGACAACCGGATATTCCTTTCGTTTAAGCAGGGATCACTCCAGGAAAGTAAGAAGGAGAGTGCGTCTGAAACCTGAGTTTGGACATCTTTGTTCTGTTTGTAAGAGGCGCAGAGCGCAGTCTTGGAGAACTTGAGGAACTTGAGGAAAAATCTTGGGTAATACATAATCGATCAGTCAACATGGGTGGAGCTATGAGTACGGAAAAACCGAAGCGTCGACGCAGGCGCAAGCGCCGTTCGGACGCTGGTAAGCCTCGCAAGGTGAAGCGCAAGACTACACGCAAGCGCAAGACAAAGCGTAAGGTCAAACGTCGCGCTCGCTCTCGATCTCGAAGTAGGCGACGATAGTTAACGACATTTTAATAACTTGTAACGATTTTTCGTTTTTCTCGAAACAAAACGAAAACGCGTTTAAAATTACTTGATCTTCTTTCCGCAAGATTTACATCCACCTCTTGATTTGTTGTGTAGACGGTAATATCCAGGAAAGTTCCTGGGTAAAACAGTTCTACTTAGTCTGGCATGAAGGTTCTTAACTGTGAATACACGGCGTGAGTAGTGAGATCCTCCTGATTTGACATGTGTCGTCTTTCTTGAGGCGTTAGCAAGTTGTCGTCTTTTCACCAGGGCTGCCGCGCGAGCCTCCCGTAACTTCTTGAGTCTTTGAAACGTGATCTGATCAACCATCGTACTATACATTCAACAGGAATATTTCTAGAGGAATATTTTGTGACATAAAGAGAGAAGCACGAAAGCGCATAACTATGGGCAACGTGTTATCACCAACAGAACCTCCTCTTCAGATCAACAGTTTCTTCAACAAAGTTGATGTCAACTTTCAGGGCGATCAGAAGTCCGCTTTCGGACTGGTGGCAGAGGCTGAGGACAAGAACGATGATATTATCGCGATGTATCGCCAGGAGAGACAAGGGTCTCATATCCTTTTGAACACCAATAGACAACAGTCAGCTGGAGCAGTAGCGAATCAGGCAGAGTACGCGCGAGCTCTGTACGTCATCGATAATGACTGTGATGTTGTTCGTAATATCAGGGTGAACGCTCCTGTTGGTGTCACACGAGTTCGTGTGTATCTTCAGGACTCGGAGACAGGTGAAAGTCAAGAGATTGAGACACAGCATATTTTCGGAGTTGCTAACGCACCAGGGATGTCTGTTATCTTTGAGAACGAGGCGTTTCCTCTCGTCTCTCTTCGTGGGTACAACCTTGTTATCGAGTTGGTTCTTGACCCAACAGGACTTCAGAACATGATTAACTCACAGAGTTTTCTCACGATGGAGTGCGGGTATATGACATCACGTCTTCGTCAAACTCTGATCTCACGTCCTGTCGCCCTGCCGATCACGGACATCGTTTTGTACCAAGGCTCAATCTACGAGACCTACAGAAGCTACCTTGATCGTATTCAGCAACCAAACACGATTAATCGTGTTACATGTATGATGAACAATCTGATGTTTGAGGATCAATACGAGGGGCAAGCCGGTGAAAATCCACAACCATCACAGGATATGGATATTGATCAAATCAACGGTAATCCTGTTGACAACATTGAGAGTAACTGAGCCAACTAAGCTAATCTTTGCATCATCAGGAACTGAGTTGAGGGTCTTACGTTCTTTATCCAACCACCTGACATCCAGTAGTCTCCTTTCTTCAGAGACCTGTAAATAATAGGTATTCCGTTTATCAGAGAGTCTTGAATACCGTTTTTCATTCCTTGGGTGATACCCAGATCCGTGTAAATAACACGCGCATGTGCGTATCTACCCCATGATATCCCTGCTAAAATGCCTGCTGATCGAGCCACCTTTGTCATCTTGTTCAGAACCTGTGGGTACAAGACATGTGAGGCGAAGGGCGCCTCGTTACGAAGAAAACAGTCGCTCATACACTCGATCGCGTACTTTTTGTGTTCCTCTGTAGTTCTCTCGATATGTGAGGCGTAAGGCGATTCAACGATAACGCGCTTGACCCATCTTGTGGGGAAATACAAATCACGCATTGACGTCATTTTATCACTTGCGTATTGAGTATGGTTAGCTTAAGCATACTCAAGGAAAGATTAAGGGATAGAGTAAAAGATAAAGTAAGAGATAGATGGGGATAGTACAATCATGTTGTGAGTTTCTATGTCCCTGGGATTACGGAGTATATGGTGATGAGGATATATGTGATAGATGTTGTTCGCTAACAAAGAGTGGATATCCGTGTCTGAACTACCCCATAAAAGGTAGAACTGTCTGTGCGTCTCATAAAAGATCTATCAGATCACGAATATACAAGAAATCAGACTTTCCTAAGGAGATTGTCGATATGACTGTTGAGTATTTGTAGCTTGTGCGTTAGTTCAAGTAAAAAACTAAGCTCCTAATGACAACTTAAGGATGTCCTCGTTTAAGAAGAGAAATCAGAAGAAAGTTCAGAGAGCACCAAGTGCCTTTGTTTTTTCATCAAACCCTTCTAGTCCACAACAACAGTACCCACCCATTCTCCCAACACAGTTACAAGCGAACTACTCGATGATAACAAGTTGTAAGTACTGTAAGTACACCCCAGTAAGCTCGAAAGGAGACTGTCCGAACTGTAGTCTCGTACAACCAGAGGCGTCTGTATCTACTGTGATGAGGTCACAGTCTCGTTTCAAGAGGTTTATTCAGAGAGTTTTAGTCCTAACTTTAAAGGCTGGTGCCAAGTCACGATGGTCAAGCTTTCAGAAACATACTCTTCCTTTCTTACAAGGGTATGACTGTCTGAAGTTCATGGGAGTTGATGGTAGAAGTCCTAGTGAGGTTGACGGGGCTATCGCCACTCTTCTGCCAGATGATGAGGAGATGGCAGAGCGTGTCATATCAGCACGTGCGAGAGCCCCTGGTTCAACAGGGTCATATCTCTCGCATATGATGGCATGGGACTATCTGAGTAACACGCGTCAAGAGAACGAGGAGTTCGCTCTTATTTTGGAGGATGACGCCAGGTTTGATCCGTACGGTGTACAAAACCTGGAGAGAGTGATGCAAGATTTAGAAGAGGCTGAGTTCGATATTCTGTATATCGGACACTCTCCTAAACTCTCCGGAACAAGAATCACTCCTTTACTTCTAAGACCACCTAGCAAGAAAGAACCAGAGGTTAACACAAACTGTGGTTTCTGGGGCTACGTGGTACGCATCTCCTCATTGAGAAACATGATCAACGCGGTGAACTCTTTCAAAGACCCTGTTATCGACTACACGATTCAGAGAAACTTCGGAGAGCTAGTGGACGCCCTCTTTCTGGTGACACCTCTTGTTCATCAGTCGTCAATGTTCTCTGTTAGATTAGCTATGGATAATGGTAAGCTGTAAGACATCCAACCTACCCTAAAGATTTCACGATCAGAACTGTCTTGGCATGACCTTCATCACGTGACGACACGCCGAAACCAGGTGGAACCAAAGACGATAGTTTCAAAGCGATTCTTCGAATCAACCTCCTTCTCCCCTCGATAGGAATCTGAAAGGAAAAAATACTGACTTTTCCATGGTCACAGATGAGATCTCTTCCTAACCATCCCATCTGTGAGCATTCAATTAGTTTTGGCATCAGCAGTTTCTCCATCGGTATATCCATCTCGATCTCAAACTGATGAATAAACTGCGCAGACTCGTTTCTACCAGGAATAGCAGTACATGTTAACTTGAGAAACTCGTTCTTTTGATCCTCTAGAGACTGTACATCCACCTTGTAGAAAGTCGGGTGAACGTAGTCATAGATATTGATGTTTTCCTCTTTGTGATCAGGGTTCCTCACCCTCCAGATCTCATTCTCCTTGCTAAGAAGTCGAAAAACTCGTATGTTTCTCGTGTTGTACTGCTTGTCTGGATCACGATATGTCATCAGAATGAGATCCATCACTTCTGTATCCCATGGGAAACAGCGATGAGCGTGTTGATTGTGTTGTTTCAGATTGAAACTCACTTGGTTCTCCTCCCACTCACACTCGAAAGACTCAGTAGAACGGTCTACTTCTGGCTTGATGAACACACGTAGATCAGGTGGTAGTTTGTCTAACATGTACGTGCGTAAAAGGTTCTTGTACCGAACCAGTAGCATAGAACGCGCCTGTCCAGGAAACTTCCCGTCAGAGAAGACGATCTTACAGTCAGGAACAACGCATTGGTTCTTCCCGTCTGAGTAGGTCATGACGACATCTGTCAGTAGACCAACCTTCTCGAAAGATGTCTCCTCAGCTCCCCAAGTCTCTTTGAGTTTGCTCGTGTCTTGATCCAGTGGGTACCGGATCACAGGGAAAGGGTGCTTACCTGAGACGAACTTCATATGTTTCCAAGCAAAGAAATGTAGGATATACAACGGAGCAGGGGATACCAAAGGCTCGTTCATCACCATCTCCATCTCCTCCAACGTGAGGAGACTCACCCATTTATCGATAATCTTTGACCAGTAAGCCACACTTTTCGCAGGTGATGACCGATTGTCGAACAAGGCGAGTCTGACCTGGCCTTCATTCTTCATGTTATGAAGAACAAGAGGGTGCCATACTCTCTCCACAAGTTCCAAGTAGTATTTCGTCCGCTGACGTGCGCTTTTGCGGAAACATCCCATAACGTGTTGATGTGTTTTCCACCTGTACTCATCCAGTGAGAAGTAGAAGAAAGGTAAAATCCCCTCCTCGACGACATCCTCAGAGAATTGATCCCCTAGACGTCTACGCATTTCTCGCCAGTACTCGCGGGTAAACATCACAGGATCGCTCATCGTTAACAATTACTTATCTTTCATCTCATCATATCCCCTAAGTCAATTTTTCAGGATTATATCAGGGAACGTCTTGGTGTTTTTGAAGGACAAAATTGATTACTAATCCGGAACCGTTAGAAGCTAACAGTATTCTAAAGTCTTTTACTAAATCCAAGAGAACCCCAAGAGAACCCCAAGAGAAAATGGCTACTTTTGAGCTAACCGAGCGACGTGTAAAGAACCTGTTCAAGCAGGTCTGTGGAGCTACCTCCAAGTCACAGGTGGAAACTGCTTTCTCAAAGTACTTTCCAGGTGTGTTCGACGCAGGAGATGAGAAGAAAGTGGCGAAAATAAGAAAGGCCAAGTCCAGTTCTCCTGGCACGAAGAAGTCCAGTAATGGCAAGAAGGCGAAGGTGAAGACAAAATCCGGCAGTTCCAGTGGGTCATCCGGGTACAAAATCATCTGGGTGAGTGGGAATCTTCAGTATCCCTCGTCCAAGTACAAGAACAAGAACTCCCCGATGGAAGCCGCTGAATCAGCCTTCAACGGTATTCTGAGAAAGACCAAAATCAAGAAGACTGACGCGAACTTCACGTTCATGATTCAGGATGGTGACGGCCCGAAGTACACCTACTCAGCGAAAGGTGGAATGATAAAACGCGCCAAACAAGTTCGATCATCAGGATCTGAGACAGATGACTCAGGAACCTCTTGGTTCGATTAAGCGCTAAAATCATCTACATAAAGACTGACAAATTACATAGTATTCAATCATGGCAACAGAACTATCAGATAAACAAAGAGAGTCTCACTTGACCAACGAGGAGAAGCTATTGATTCATCGGACAGACTCTGGAGATTTTCCCGAGATTAACACTGTGAACTGGTCGGGTGGATTCCGCTCCACATCGCAAGGTATTGTTCATGGTGGAATGTGGGTTGCTCTACAACCATTCCTTCTGATGCTCCAGGAGGCACAAAATGACTATCAGTACAAGACAAGAGTCTACCTTCGATATGATGGTCTTTACAGATACGGACAGGTCTCTGACTTTATTCTGGACGTCTTTCTCTCCTTGCCTGATGGTGAGATCTCAAGCTCAGGTCATGGCGCACAACTCGCTCCTATCGTGAACTTCAAAGCAGGCTCTGTCTCGTCAGTACAGTCTATTAAGTACACAGTCACCTCATTCACACCAACAAGGATCGCCGGCACGTACCGTACAGAGGGACCTGCCGATGAGGGTGAGTTCTGGTTGGAGCCTACCGGAGACACTCCACCGACACACGCTCAATCGTGTATTATGTTGTAAATGAGCTGATGATACACCATTCTTTGTCCAAGCAATGAGGACAGTCAGTTGTTCTCATAAATGTCGCGCGACGACCGAGACGTTGTGTCGCGACTTTTAGATACTCTTTCCAACACTCGTAATGACAGACGAGCTTTGGATTATCAGGACAATCAATGTACTTCTTATTATGGATAAACTCCATCATAGTCTCCTCATGACATAGCCAACAAGGCTCAATAATGTGTATAGGAGGATCCATCTCGACCTCCATATCAGACTCTTCTGGTGGAAGATCAGGATTAGGATCAGGATCAGAATCAGGATCAGGATCAGGAAGTGTAATGTCATGATTACCAAAGTACTTTGCCTTGAACTCATCAAGGTTCTCTGTTCCCATAGATTTGTTACAAGTTCCACAGATACATCGTAAGTTAGACAGAATAGTTCTCCCACCTTTCGCCACAGCTACGACATGACCAGCCTCGAACTTCTTCGAGTTGATAATCGTGCCACAGACGTAGCAGTTCGCTTGTCCAACCTCGGGTCCGAAACTTGTGTCCCATAAAAGGTCTTTGAGAGACTTAGGTACCGACTTACGTACCGTACGAGCTTTCTGTGGTTTTCTTGGATTACTTGATTTACTTACGGATAGTTTGGGTCCTTCCGTGATTTTCAGTCTTGACATGAGATGTTGTAACACCATCGTCGCCTGCTTGGAGTTGAACTTCATGCTCGTTATCTGACGGGCTATACACTCGGCTTGTTGCGAGTCAAGATCCATCTCGATCATTAGCAAAATACAAACGCACCTTTAAATATTTTACTAATCTTACTGTAACTATGATTTTTAGTAGGAATGATATTATCCCACTAACTACGCTGTACGCGACGTGCTCCCAAAAAGGCCAATGTGTTGCTAAGCCGTGTGGTCACTGGAGCCGGAATGACACGATTGGCATGTATGTACATGTACACCGCCTTGTAAACGGGTCTCAGAACCTGATCACGGAAGTGGATCATCTCTCTAGAACTACCGATGTACTGTAGTCCACGTTCGCGAATCTCTCTCTTGACCAATTTCCACGGTATAACACAGACGCGTTCTCGTGTGAGTATCGGCATCACGTTCTCTCGTGCGTGTCTGTCGTAGATCTGCGAGAGAAACCACCAGTACCCATGCATCTTACCGGCACAGATAGCGCGGTCTCGAAGGGTGAACCGTCGGGAGTTGCTGGCAAAAAGAGAAAACTCTTGTAGCCAGCGGATCATGATGTCACCCTTGGTCGGTAAAGAGCGATGATACGTTCCCTTCTGCTCGAATGTAATCGAGGGCATCAGAATACCGTTCGGATGACGCGGAGAGCGAGTGCGCTCCTTTGTCTTCCAGAGGTAACTGTACGCTTCCGCGACACCCATGCCTCTCTGGAACTCTTTCTCCTGATTGATGGTGCGTTGACGCAGACGAGCCAAGGCTCGCATACGCACACGCATGGTCTGGTAAGCCCCAAGAAGGTACGCCCAGACCTCGTCATCGGTCAGGTTGTGAATACGGTGAACAGGAACATGAGGCTTACAGGCCTCGTGTTCCTCTTCCTCGTCTTCACTTGGCTCGTATTCTGAATCAGAGTCCTCAGAGTCCTCAGAGTCCTCTGATTCCTCATCTAACTCAGACATGTCGTCTACGTTGTCGGCTGTCAAGTCGTGAAAGGTCGCCATTTTAGGACTACTCGTACGCGCACGTTTGTCATGCCTGTCTGAATCTTCCTGGAAACTCTCGTCAACGGGATCAAAATCTCGTTTACGCTTGCGGTTTGTCACTGTCTTCTCCTCAGCCATTTTCGATTGTTGTCGAAATGTTATGTAATTGTGATAAGAGAACCCGTTTATCAACAAGATCGATTTTTTACGTGATAATACATCTAGACGTTCTTTGTTTTGCCACGTCTTTTGTGACCGATGTATCCTCCACAAGTGGCTCATCAGCCCTCGGAGTGATACTACGTTGTGGACAAACAGGAGACGTTCTGGTGTTTCCGTTCAGGAACATCTGAATCGTGTGCTTATTCTCCTCAAATACACGTCGCGCACATTTTTCTAGAGCATCTCTAAACTCAGGAGTAGTATCATCCATTGCTTCCTCTGGAACTATCCCGTTCACGCGAAGAAAACGACCTTCTGGTAGAATATCACGACAACACTTCCACATTACGTCTCGAGGAGCGTCCATAGCTTTATCAATGATCTGACCTTTCAAAACCCACTCGACAGCGCCCCAGTCCTTGGCTTCCTTACCAATTCTCTTCACACCCGCCTGACCTGTACCTATGGAGAGAACACGAATATCAGCATCATGACCCCAAAGTTTCATTCCCTCTCGTAACGCCACTAAACAAGGGTTATTCGCAGCTATACCTCCGTCTATGTACCACTCCCCGCTAACATTAACAGCGGGGAAATAGATCGGAGCCGCGCTGGTCGCATCCCCCACGGAAAGTAAGTTTACTTTACTGTCCTCATCCGCCCAAGATCGGAACACTCTTGTCTTCTCTTTCTCTATGTTGTATGTCACCACCGCAGTTTTTCCGCATAGCTCTCCAAGTGTCTCCACGTACAAATGTTCTCCTATTACCTCTCTTTTTCCTTTTCCGTCATACTTCGGTTTAAACTGGACAGGCATAATCTCGTCCCAAAGTGAGACGTCAAAAATGCGATGCATGTTCTTCTGAGAGAACAGAGATATCAGATTCTGTTTTACATCCTTGCGATGAGCTTGCGCGAGTGTCAAAGAGATAAGACCACCAATACTTGTTCCGACGAACATATCAAACTGTCTGTGTAAAGGTTTTCCCATAAGTCCTTGAATCTTCGTAAGAATCATTGATGTGAATAGACCACGGATACCACCCCCATCAAGAGCGAGAATCCAGTACGTTTTCTTCGCATTACGACGTGACATCTTAGTTATGTCCTATACCTTAACTTTAAAAACTATCCTTTAAAACCCTGAACAGGGTTTTTACGGACTCATCTTAAAGCCCTAAAAGTTCGAATATCTATGGGATGATGGTTGAAAAGTCTACAGACTTTTCAACCATCACCTGTACGATATATCGTACTTAGGGCTTTAAGGGATAGTGGGTCAAAGACCCTGGTAGGCGTTTAGCCCTGGCATGTTGTGATGCCCATTCTCACGCACTCGCGTGTCACCTCGATAGGTGGGAACGTGATCATCTTCTTGATCTCGTCCAACATCTCTTGCGCCATCTCGTGGGAGTAGCGCATGGTCATGGACATGATGGTAAACTCCCCGTTGCTCGCGCCTTCAGCGCTCTCCACGATCAGCTGGTTCGGTACTTGTAGCACCATCAGCATTTTCAGTGTAAGAGGAAGGAAAACGGCCGACATAATCGGCAGATCCTCCTGGAAGCGTCTGCGCGCCTCAATGCCTCTAGCCAAAGCACGCGTGAAGTAGTTCTTGCGACTGTTGTTACACGTAGTAGAGTGTACCAGGTCGATAGGGAACTCCGTCAAGCCGCCCACCTTCACCTCAGTGAAATGTTGTATGGTCTTGCTTCCCCACCACTTGAAGAACGATGCGATGTACTCGACACGGCATGTTCGCATCGCCTCAGCGAAGTTGCTCGCTCGCGTCACCATCTCGTCGATGAACCAGACTTGGCTCTCGCGGGTGTTGAACGCCTTGGCGAACTTGCGGAAGAATGACTGAGTCACTCTCAAGAGTCGCACCTTGTCGTTGTGCTTGAGCTCATCCATGTCCATGAGGAACGGACGGAACTCGCGCATCAACTGCGTCATGAGAACGTCACGCGCGTTCAGCTGACCCTCCTGGAAGTCTCGGTGCCTCTCGTGCGCCTTGTCCACAGGAGTGAACAGCCAGTCCACCTTGGTGTACACGTAGTGTACGAATCCAAGAGCCTGTGAAGGACTCTTGATGTGGGACACGATTGCACGAACCAGGGTGATCACCTCCTTGAAGGTGATCAGCTTGCCACGGTTGGTTCCGTAGTTGACCTTGGCGAAAAACGCCTGAAGATCCGTCGGGAATGTGGAGCCAGCCTCGCCGTTGTATCGCTTGTAGAGATTGTTGTAGGCGATGTACACCTTGCTCTCAGCTCCCGTCTTGTTGTTTGACATCTTGTTTGTTGTTGCTTGTTTGCTTGTCACTCAAAATTACAGGATGTCGGTATGCTGGTCTTAATGATAAGTTCACGCGAAAAGCGATCAATTTTTCTATGTAGGGGCGTCCCGTTAAATACTTGATCTTGGACACCCCTCTTTTTCTAGCCATCGGAATACGTCCACGCAATCATTTATTCTGGCGTGTCCGTAACAGTGTGATGACCATCCAGGTGGGTTTCCTTTAAAATCCTTGTGAACTCTTTGGGCGAGACGTAGCTCGTTATTTGTGAGACACTTCCAGAAGAAGAAGTGGTTTACCTTGTTCTCTTTTCGTAGTTCCTCGTACTGCTCCTCCATAGTCTTCTCGGTACGTGGTGTGTAACGAGGTTCTTCGTGAGGAGTACAATTCATCTCGAAGCGCTCCTCAAGATACTTGATTAGAACATCCCTATTGCCACGAAAACGTTTAGCAGCCAATATCACCTTCATCACTGATATGAACTTCATGTCGAACTCGTCGTAGAAAACTCGAAAGATCTCAGGAGTCGCCCATATTCCGAGAAGGGTGTCTAGATTTCTCGGAATAGGAACTCTTCCGCTTCCTGTTTGTGGCGCACCACCGTGTTTTAACCCTGTTTTAGGATCATAAAGCCATCGAATCGCATCAATAGCTTTCCCCTCAATAGCCCACCCATAAGCAGAAGGTTCGAACCAGTAGTATCCGAACTCGTCGGAGGATAGTCTCTCTAAACAGTCGATGCGATTCGCAAATGCCAGAGGGCCAGCCAGAGTTTTTACAGCTCTCGGAGAGTCATCTCGTGCCAAAAGCCACCAGAGAATCTCAGGGTTTCTGACTGCCGCGCACCACAGAACCTCTTTGTTCCAAGGGACTCCGCGTTCACGTAACCACTCAATATACTCCTTCGAGTGGCACACTACAGCAACTGAATACCCCTTTTTAAAAGGTATGTTCCACCAGTCTCTGGCTCTCACCTTCAACCAGTAATCGTCGATAAAACCGCCGATCAACTCAGAAATCTCTGAAGGGAAATCCTCTAGTTGGCCTGATACCATTCTGACCATCTAAATGCCTGAATCCTCCGTAAAGATTCCTGTGATAATCAGTTTTTTCCTCTTGAGGAGCAGGTTTATGGAGAACGATAGCCGATACAAAGTAGTACTCCTTCGAGGAGATATCAGGGGAGAACTCAGTGATAAACTCGTTTAACTCCTTTGGGAAATTAGGTCTATCTATAGCTTTCTGGTGAAGTTGGTTGATATCATCTAGCACGGTTGTCATATCAATCTCGACTTTAACTCGTGGTACCACGTGATAATTAAACGAGTTGATTCTGGGAAACCTGTTAAATCCACGATTTACATGTCTTTGGACAGGATCTATCTGAACATATCCGGCGTGTCCATGATGTTCGTTAAGGTCGTGTCTTAGAGTGTATAACGGTTGAAAACGCTGTGGAGGAATAGGTGGTTCGTACCCTTCTGACGACAGAAGTCGAATACATCCGTTTTCCATCAGACGCACATCTGCTTTCAGTCTTGAGTAGATGTTACTGATCTCAATGTTACTAATACTAGGTGAGAATGGACGGGATATCCCTCTTAATAGTTTGTGTGTGAGAGCCCATCGAATGGCAGGGTCGTTAAACTGTAGGGTGACACTACAAGGTCTTATTACGTAGTCGGGCAGACATAATGATAACGTGTCTCTCTTCTTCATCATGTAGCTATCAGATGTGTAAACTCGTGTGTTTTCACTCATGGACGCACCTATCTCGTACGGTACGGGTCTCTCACTCTCCCATACTCTTGAGCGTGAAAATCCAGAGAACATCAGATCTTTATTTACAACTATGTTAACGATTCTGACCTACTTACTTACTCACCTTAAGCGTAACCTAGATGAATACCATCTTGCTCCTCTCGCATGATGTCATGTTCATACTCGTTTCTCTCAGATGTTTCTCTACTAAACATCGGATTTTGATAAGTAGAAATATATCTCTGAGGAACCTCCTCCAGAAGAACGGTTTTCATCCCTGTTTTGTAAGGAATGGGAATGTACTCAGGGTACGGCTTTAAGTATCTCCGCTGAGGGAAGTCTGAGGGTCTCAACGGATCACGATTGTACCAGACGGTGTAAACACCCCTTGAACACTCGACAGGGCGCTGAAAGAAACCTGACCAGTCGACAGGGTGCTGAAAGAAACCTGACCAGTCTCCTTCCAATGAGGGGTCTTTCTGTAAAACACCGTTCTTGAAGAACCCGAAAATAAGACGTCGAAACCTCTCTCGTGACTCAACAACTTTCATCTCTCTTTTTGGCTCTTTTGTCTCATCGAAAACATGAATCTTGTAGCTCATGTAGCCAGAGCAATTCATCTCTTGATAATTTACACCAGGAGCTATTCCCCACTGAATCTTCCTTCTTTCATCCTCTTTCTGGAACTCCGCGATAACACTTCTCACGTCCTCAGAGAACGGCATTCTTTCATCCATCATTCTCGCACGCTCCTTCACAAACTCTCTTTCAACATCTGTTCGGAATAGCTTGAGTGAGTGTAAAGAGCTTAGAAAAGGGAGTTTGAAAGTGAGCTCGAACGTGTCTCTGTGATGAGGTAAAGCAGTGTTGAGAAGCTGAATCATCTCCGTGTCATAATACTGAAGAGTAGATCCGGGGTGATTTTTTCTCCTAATGACCACTACCGGGAGTAGTCTTTCGGGATACCCCGGCATCCCCTCATACTGCTTCAGCCAGGTCGACGGATGTAGTGAGACCCCTGAGATGTACTGGGAGTCCATTGTTTTCCTTCTCGGACTGCCACTATATCTACTGTTATTGATCATTTTTTAAGTCGTATTTTCACGGTACGATCACTGATTAAAAAAAGGAGAACTCTGAGTTAAGATCGAGGACTTTCCCGGAGGATATCTGAGGGTCTTGGCGATTTCCACCCTTTTGTAGAAGAGATAAGAGAGTTCTCATAAGGGTGGCATACGTGGGTTTGGACGCAGGTACTGTGATGGCGCGCCCTTTCGAGATGAGAAACGGTGGGATGGCCTTCTGTTTTTTCTGATAACTCTGTAGACTCTCTTTGATTTTCATTATTTTTCGTTTACAGATAGCGACAAGACGAGGATTACTCTTGTTCTTTCTGATTATTTTTGATTGTGTGGCTATCTGCCTTTGTAGATTTCTAATAGTCGCTCCGACTTTCGCTCTAGCGGGATTAGGTGTCTTCTTAGAAGGGCCTCTTTTCGTGGAAGATTTAGATAGTATGGCAAAAGCCTTTACTAACGAGTTCGTCATGGCACCTTGAATCTGTCTCTCGTCATAGACCTCCCAGCTGTACTGGTTATCCTTACACCCTGAGAAGAGAACAACGTCGGTTTTCGTCTCTGGTACGTTATTCGTGAAATCTTGGAGTTTTCCTGTCTGAGGTTGCTTGTAACCGTACTTCAGGTCAAGAATTGTTCCAGAGTGACAACAGTCAAAAAGGCACATCAGCTTCACACCAGGTTGTACCTTATCAATCAGACGCGCTCTTAAGTCGTCATCACGAATATGACCATCTAACGGGAAGATAGTCTCATCCTTACGATCTGCCTCCTCGTTGTGATCATCATCCGGGATGCTTCCACCATGTCCAGAGTAATGGATAAACAAAGAGTCACCCGCTGTGTTACCGGAGACCAACCAGTCGATCTCACGAAGGATGTTCGCACGAGTAGGGTGATTCGCTCTGTTTTTATCCGTCTCTTTCAGAAAATGAACCTCAAAAGTATCACCGTAAAGACCGCGAAGAAGTTTGAGAATATTCTCAGCGTCGTAGATACATCCTGCTAACGCGTTAGGCGTACCAATGTAGTTAATACCGATGATTAAAGCTTTTCGTTTTCCCATCGTCACGCTTTGCTTTCTTTATACTTATATGCCCCATTTTTCTTCTAAATCTATGAGTTTACCAGTGGTTAACTGTGGAACTTGTCGATATCCTTTCTCCTTAAGAAACTGTAAAAGATATGTCATAAGATTCCAATAACTAAAGTTCTTCTTCACTCGCGCACCTTTTGGTTGTGATGTCAAAGCCTCTTGTATCTTCACAGTCTCCAAGAACGCGTAGGTCATCGCACCTTGATTCTTTCCAGCCTCAAAAGCATCCATGGAAACTTGGTCGTCACGACACCCTGAGATCATAGCTACGTTAGCCTGAGTAGATCCATGAATGTTCTTCACGTGTACATCATAATCATCATCTCTTTTCTCATCTTGATTAATCTTGTAACGATATCTAAGATCCAACATAGTTCCAGAGTGACAACAGTCGAAGATACAGAAAAGGGTGGCGTTTTTCGGAAGAACATCAACCAGAACAGCACGTAGATAGTCATCCTTAATCTGACCCTTCTGCTCGTAATCCATCGGGATAATAGTCTCGTCCTTACGATCTACCTCGTCACCGGTATGATCTGTAAGATAGCTTCCGTGTCCTGAGTAATGAAGGAAGAGATGCGAGTTGCTTTTCACGTTGTCTACTAACCAAGCGATACCTGCCAGAATGTTCTCCGTTGTGGGCAGACGATTTTTCTTGGAACTAAGCTGACGATTCTTCATGAATCGTGCCTTGTCCAGAATAGTGAGAGCTTTCGGATCAAGATCCTCGTCGATAAGCATTAGAATCTCCTCGTCTTTGAAACCATGGTGATTCTTGAGATATGAACGCATGTGTTTTGCGTCGTTTACACATCCTTGTAGCTCACCCATCTGACCAACGTAATTTATCCCGATAATGAGAGCTCTTTGGTTGGAATGAGGCGGTGTTGCCAGGGGAGGAGGCAATGGTTGGTGTGATTCTTCGTGGTCATTCTCACAAGAGGAGAAACATGGAAAGCAACACTTCTTACAGTTTACTCCGTATGACGTCATCTCTCTATGTTATTTCGAGTCAGAAAAATCCTACAGCAGTCTAACTGAGACTTAAAACAAGCGTGTATACACTACATACATCGTACACACGACTTAGTACTCAACAAACCTCCAGTATGTCTTACGTTTTCAAGTCCAAGACGCAAAACCAAGAGCAAAGCCGTAACGGTGACTCCGTTGCTGAGAAAAGAAAGAAGTTCGGGTTCCGCCCGCGCAATGATCGTAACAACACCGCCAACACGAAGGGTGGTGGTGATTTTAGCAATAAACATCACGAACCGCGTTACGCGATTCATGAGATCCCCCGTATTATCAACCTTCTTGGCAAGACGTACGGCTTCTACGAGGAGGCGTCCGCATGGGAGCGATACCTGAACCACTACAGGAACTACGAGAGGCTAATGTCGAAGTACCTTGAGGATAAACGCAAGTTTGACAGAGGGCTAACCAAGGACAAGCCTCGTCGTCCGACCATGCCGGCAGAGCCAGACGCTTCTCATTACGCGGCCAATCGTCCTGTGAAACCGTACAAGAAGCCGTTCATGTACCAAGGTGTCTCCCTAGGTCCTAACCCTCATGTGCCGCCATACGGATCTACATCAGCGGTCTCCAATGAACCCGAGTTGGTTGAGGTGGAAAAACTACCAAACGTGAGAGGTGTGACCATGAACATCCCTGCTGTGGAGATCCCTGCCGAGCTCTCAGATTACCTGGAGATAGACTCTGAACCTGTTTCGACTTAGGTTGACAAGGGTCGAACATCTTTGTCGTTTGTACAAACAACAAATTAAAAACTTTAGGTTTTTAAGGTATAGAGCAAGACAATTTAGGAATCATCAGGCAGGATGTTAAAGTCAATTATGATAGGCTCTATCGTGGTTTACTACACTGTAGGCTTAGGAATGGTTCTGTACGTAGGTGGAAGAGAGCTTTACTCTATGGGAAAAGAGACCTTTGACAACTGGGTTAAGTCGGATTCCACCAAGGCAGACATTGAGATGGTAAAACTTGTGCCGTTAGGGATGGTCGGAGCACTTGCTAATATTAAGGTCGCTATTCGTGATGATTTTGGCACATGGGACACATGTGATGACCTTGATGACTACGTTATTCGTTGATTTACTTAACTAACACCAAAAAGATTATGTTGTAACCGTTTTGGTGTTAGGAAGTTTTCCTTTTAACAAGCTTGGTAATCAAGCCTTATTGAGAGCTTTATTTTGTGTTTATTAAGGACGTACGTCCGGGAGGTTAGTGATAGACAGGTTTACGCACGACCTGACTGCTGAGGCATGTACACAGGCATCTGCTTGGCAGCAGCCTGTGCGACATCCTTGGTCAGCTTACGCTGTTCATCCAGATCAGACTTCAGAGCCTCTATCGTACTCTTCAGAACATCGATATGTTGAATTTGAGTCTCCAACTTGGCCTCGACCTGTGCGACCTCCGCCTGCTTCTGTAGCTCAAGGGTACGCTTGAGAGCGTCGTTGTGCTGGTCGTTGCGCTTGCGCTCAGCCGATACAGCGTCACGAATCTCTTGCTCCTTGGTAGCTCGTAGCTCGGAGTAATCCTCACGAAGTTGCTCATAGTCCTCCTCGCGTACAGCCACCTCCTTGCGATCAGCAAGGATCTTCTTGGCAGCGTCGTACGCGTACTCTCGGACGTTCTGATCAACCTCGATCTTTCGGTTTTTCTCCTCTTGCTCAAAACGAAGCTTCAGGTCATCAAGTTCCTTCTGCTTCGACTCAATACGAGTCTCAAGATCGGAGAAAGTCTCGGTGAGGAGTTCGGACAGTTTGCCCACGGACTTGTTAAAGCCCTCCTCAGCCTTGGTGACTCCCTGAAGAGCCTTTGTCAGCGCAAGGCTGACGTTGTTGGAAGATGTAGCGGCAACAGCGGTTGAGCGACGAGACATTGTGTTTGTGATATCTGTAATCTCAGATGTGTTTAAACCGTTTTTCTTACTATAACTCTTATCTTCTTAACAAATATCCTGATAATACAACTGTGTTTATGGTAAGGGATAAAATCAAAGTCGGAAACTTTGATTTTGAAATCTCTAAGATGAAAAACAGTCTGATCTTCAGATTTTCTTCCAGATCTCGTTTTTTGATATCCTAATGTATAAGATCGGTGGTTAAACTGTCGAGATGAACCAGATCAACACACTTCTTCTTGGTCTGTTAGTGCTCTATCTGGCGTACGCCCTGTTTCGACCATGTCCGAACACAACAGAAGGGTTCGATCCTTCCGCCGCGCCCGATGTGGAGATCGGAACTGTGCGTGTTCGCCCTGCCGGCAGAGGAGCGAACGACGTGAAGTTCAACTTTCGCGGAAGATTTACGAGAAACCCGTTCATAAAACTTGAGGCGATGAACGGTGAACAAGACATGTTCGGGAAGAATATTTACAGTATCGCTGTGAAGAGAGTGACAACGTCAGGATGCGAGCTACGTGTCAATCGTGTGGATGAGGGTCAGTTTAACGCGCCTTTGGACAAACAGTTCCTTATTCAGTACATCGCGATGGAAGATCCTTCAAAGTCAAGTACGTAAAAAACCCTCCGTTAGTTTATACGAAGGCAGAATGGACAACTGTCAGACATTCTTTTTAGCTCTTCTAGTTCTGTACATCGTTATCGCATGGACAGCGCCTAAACACGTTCGTGAGGCGTTCACTCCGATTGTGGATAAGGTTGAGTTAGGAACTATTCATATAGGTCCCGGAGGGCCAAACATGACTAAGTCTTTCAACTTTCAAAAGGGATTTTCCAGAGCGCCGTTCGTGTTCTTCTCTCCTTTGTACGGATCAAACGTGACATGGACTGATGTCTTTCAGACAACGATTCAGTTCACCTCACCTTCATCATGTAGATTCAACCTCCAAAGAGTCGACCTTCCTAAAACCTCTTGGGGTCAGAACCTGAAGATGATGTACGCGGCTATCTCAATACAGGAGGGAACTCCTTACCAAGCGATCAACGCCACCGTGACACCAACAAGAGCGTAAAAGCTAAAAATCCTGGATAATACATAGGGCAGACAGATACCGATGGCTTGCCGTACACAGAACATCCTTCTGATCCTTCTGGTCTTCTGGCTTCTTCTTGTGATGACTCACTGTAAGAGAAACTTGGAGAAAACCAAGGTACGTGAGGGGTACCAAGATATGCCTCCTATATCGGACATGGAATTAGGAACGATCCAGTTGGGTAGTTCCGGAGAGCTCACGTTTAACGGAAGAGGAACATACTATCATGATCACAACACTAGTAACACGAACTGCGCTAAAAACCTCTCACCGTTCGTGTTCACACAAGCCTTCTACCAGAACAACGCCCCAGAATGGCCTGATAACTTCTCTGCGAGTATTCAGCAGACATCACCCTGTAACTTTCGGGTGAAGAAACAGAGAACAGACGCACCTCACGCAGGATGGGGTCAACAGTTAAGAGCGATGTACGGTATGATATGGGTGAAAGATCAGGACGCCAACAACCCGACTGTCTCCGCGTCTTAATAACAAGTATACTACGTACGCCTGCTTTAATAGCAAGCGCAGAAGAACCGACAGAACCAGTTCGTGCTAGTCTCTGACTCATTACCCCACCATGAGTGATACTTAGGGGTAGGCACGTGATCTGGTGCTCCTAGATGACCCACATACTGATTCCATCTTGTTGTGTCATCAATAATAGCTATGTTCTTCGGGTTCCACACGTAACCCTCTCCGGTGTGATCGGAGATACAACCAAGACAACGACAGATAGTCCCATGAATCTGGTAAGATGCGTGGGAGTGTTTAGCAGAGTATACCAAGATCTTTCCGTGTTTCCACTTCAGGTCTTTCGCAGCGATCCACTGGCCGTCATGTGAACCGTGCGCGGCGAAGTAGACTCTTGTCACGTAATCGCTTATCTTTCTCTCTTCATCTGAGTGACAGGTCATATCCTTCTTCACCTCAACAGTGATGTGCTCAATATCAGCCTGATGAGCACCCACAGAGCAGCACTTACATTTCTCAGGAATACCACAAAGCCAGAACGGACCGTTGTACGCGTACATGAATATGTAAAAGATCTGATACACATCCTCCTTCTCCACGATATTCACGTAGAAAGGTACGTCGTTAATATCCGTGCTCTCTCCCTCACGGTACTCTGGTGGAACGTTCAGAGTCCAGGATGTGTCTTGTGGATTAGTAGGAAGTTTGCGTACAGACATTCTTCCTTCAGGTACCATCTCTTTTTTTCCATCCCAAAGGGAACAGTTTCTCACGTAGTACTCAACTGTACACGGGAAATAACTCTCTTCGGGATGAAGAAATACAACAGGTGCGAGGTCTCTCGCTATTTTCTCTAACGCTTTGCGACCCATGATAAATGAATGTAAGTATAATCACAGTAGAAAAAGGTCTTTATGCTGATAATCACCCGGTAGGATTATATCCTCCGATTTGGTTTTACTCTTGTTCTTCTCAAGAAATACTCTTGGAGAGTCTCCATGTCCCAGTCTCATGTTGATGTCATGAATAACAAAAGGGAGAGAGTTGATATCAAAAGCGAGATAATCAGGTTCTACCTTAAAAAGTTTATCCGCTGCTTTCTCGTATTTCTGCCACAAGCGCGAGACATCCTCCTTCTCCAAGTACTCGATCTCATTAGGATCAAGACCTACCTCATTCGAGTACTTCAGAATAGCGACAGTCCACATTCTCGCGTCTTTCCCCTCGGCTACATCGATCGGAGTGTCACCCACTTTGACCATCTCTGACGGATCATGAATGTTCATCATGTCCATGTTCGCGTAACACCCGTCCTTGTAAGGTCTAGGACGTTTCACCTCGTTCGAGGCGACAGTGACATCGAGTTCAAGACCAGCGTCAGTCATCTGTTGTGTGACCAGGTTGATCATATCACGGTTGTACCCGGATGTACACCCAAGTACAAGATCAAAGAACTCCCTGCTGTAACGCACTGTGTTCAAAGCACCTGGTACCAGGTAAGAATGCTGGGGAATGACCTCCAACTGAGCAGGAATGAACTCTGAGTAAAGATGCTCAACATCTTCTAAAGCGAACTCACGTCCATGAACTCTTCGCCACTCTGCTTTCACACGATTCATCTCTCCAATCTCCTTGATATGATCTCTTTTGTCAGAACCCATGGGAACACGAGCCTCCTCCTCGGAGATAACAACACCAGCATTCGCAAAGACATCGCGAAAGACTCGTGTCGGCGCCTTCACACCTGGATCAACCAGGGTTCCTGCCAGATCAAAGACAACACCTTTCACTCTGCGAACGTGTGAGCAGATAGCTTTCGGTAGCACCTGGCGAAAACCATAATACCGGTCAACTCCGTCTCTTCGAATGAAACGGTGGTTGGTGTAGTAACGAACGTTTTTCCGATGTAGAGAGTGCTTAGGTAGTCTAGAAGGTTGACGAAGGAATCTACCAATCATAATTTAGGAGTTAATAACCGACCACGTTCTGTTTAAGCTTGAAAAATTGATCCTATTTTCACCTAATTAGCGATAAGGGCATTATTTCCAATGGCTAGATCAAGTAGAGACCAGTGTAATAAAATATGGCTCTTCATCGCCTTTCTTTGCGCTGCCGCTGTCGGCATTCCGTGTCTGATAGCGTATATCGACAGTCCTTGTGATAAAGCGAGAAGTGAGTGTAACAAGGGACGTACCGAGCTTTTCTGCCAGGTCTGTGAGATCCACCAAACCAATAACTGTACAGTAGCAATTACCCCGACGAGGTGTGACTCTTGCCAGATATGTACTGATGCTGAAAGAGACTGTAACGAGGCGTCGGGTATCGCTCTCTTATTTTTCGGGGCTGTCGGAGTGACTCTGGCAGGTTTTCTGCTGATTGTTCTGCTATTCTGTTGTGATTAGAACAACGTCACCCAATATTCATAATAAAAATTGATCTCTACGTCAATTCCTCTTTAGTTTACTATCATCTAACTATCTTGCTTAACCTGTTTCATTACCAAGTTAACCAAGTTAACCAAGATGATCACTGACATTCGACAAGAACGTAAAAAGCAAGACCAGAAGCGCGAACAGAAAGCGAACTTCAAAGCGATGAACGGACTTTTACACCATCTCAACGCTCACGCGGGAGGGATGGCACAATGTGATCAGCCGATTCCTTACAGGGATGAGATTCTGGCTATGATGGAGCCTCTGATCGCCAAGGTCGAGCAGTCACTGCGTGTACAGCGCCAGGCTCTGCGAGCACCTCCCGCCAATATCGACGCAGGATCTCAATATTTTGAGAAAGTGGCTGATAAGCTACCCAAGATCCCTTTACAGGAGGATGTCAACAAGGCGAAGAAAGGTGATATCATCAACATGGGAGGTATTCCTATGAAGGTCATCGCCGCTGGTACTATTGTTCCTGTCAAGGAGAGTGACCGTGACCAGAAGGGTGACCAGGAGGATGGTGTCTCCTCGGATAAGGAGGAGACAGAGTCTGTTCGATCTGTGGATGACACTGTTGTTGTGTCCAAGGAGGATCTGGAACCTAAGGAGGATTCCAAGGTGTCGCCCAAAAAGGCGTCAGTCTCTCTGAATATTCAGAGGGCTGACAGTAAGAAGGAGCCTGTGGCACCAAAGCCTACAGAGACACCACCATCGGTGGCACAACCTCAACCACCTCAACAAACTAAGGACATCACAGCGATGATGACTCAGATGATGGGAGCGTTGCTCCCATTGTTGACCAAGTTATCGCAGGCGACCCAGACAGCGCCTGGGCGAGGTAACTAGGTTTAAGACAGACCTAGTACGCAAATATCATAGTATTGTATCACACCATGCTTGGTAACGTTAACACTCTTTTCTTCTGGCACATGTTGGCATACTGGTCACTCTCCATATTCTACTACGTCTGTGACTGGTTGGTTGACATGCTGAAAATACACAAAGCGTTTAAGATTCAGGGAGAACGTTTAGAGAGACAAGGAGGCATCGACTGGAAGAAGTACCATCACGCGATTCGTGTCGTGCTAGCGAACCAGATCTTTATCTCTCCGTTGGCTTGGTACTCCTTCTCACCTCTAAGAGGGTACTTAGGTGTGGTGGAGAATCCTGGTTGGTACGAGTACACGTACCAGATGCTCGGAACCTTCGCACTTAACGAGCTGATCTTCTTTTACACTCATATGTTTCTTCACAGGTCATGGTGGTACGGCCACGTACATAAGATACACCATGAGTGGACTATGCCAGTCGCCGTACGAGCGTTCTACTGTCATCCTGTGGAGTACTACATGACGAACATGACGGCAGGTTTGCTTCCGCCGATTCTCATGCGCATGAACGACTCGCAGATCTCTCTGTGGCTAGTTCTTGCCACTTTGAACCTGGTGAAAGCTCACTCAGGTTTTCTGGGGTGGGGCTCCGAGGAGCATGATCTCCACCACGAGAAGTTCAACGTGAACTTTGGCACGTGGAACGTTCTTGATAGACTTCATGGCACGTACGAGGCTGTGCCCCGAGGATCGAAAAGCATAGCGCTCAAGAAAACTATGTAGGATAAAGCCCTAGTAATTGCGCCAATCAATCTCATTGATTCCTTTTGATCGCAAAAACTCATTACATTTCGAGAAGGGTTTTGATCCGAAAAAAGCATTTCCTGCCATTGGAGAGGGGTGCGCTGTTTTAACAACATAGTGGCGACGTGTGTTAATGAAATCACACTTCCTTTGGGCGAACTTGCCCATCAAAATAAAAACAACATTTTGGCAGTTGTCGTTGATGTAACGAAGAACAGCGTCTGTGAACTCCTGCCATCCAAAACCAGCATGAGAGTTTGATTTGCCTTCTCTCACTGTTAGGCTAGCATTCAACAGAAGAACTCCTTGTTCCGCCCATTTTCCCAAGTGTCCATGGTAGGGTGCCTTGAAACCAGGGATATCAGTCTCCAGCTCTTTGTAAATTCTCTTTAGTGAAGGAGGTACTTTCATCCCCTTTGGCACTGAGAAACTCAACCCTTCTGCCTGTCCTTTCCTGATGTAACAATCTTGCCCACACAAAATTACTTTAACCTCGCTGGGTTTACAGCAGTTAAGAGCACGAAAGATCCGCTTGGTTGGCGGAAAGATTGTTTTCCCAGCTTTCTCTTCCTCCAGCAACTTCTCCTTGAGCTGTAGAAAGTACTTCTTCTCGAACTCAGGTGCCAGAACTTCCTGCCATTCAAGAGACATGAGCTCCTCAAGTTTCTCAAGGGGTGAGAGGAACCCCATCACCTCTTCCTTAATGTCTTGTTCAAGAGCTTGTGAGACCTGTTCTGATCTTAAGGCAACCTTGTCCAGCTTTCTCTGCGCTTGCTGATTGTTCTCCTCCATAGTTGCCGTTCTGTCATCGGCACTTCTCTTTCCGCCCATATGAGGAACGAAGAAGGCATCCAATGAAGTCTGCTTAGACTCTTTCTCCACGATGGTCACCGTGACAGGCTCTTTTGGTTCTGTGTTCGGAACACCACCGTTCTCAATGATCATCTTGAGTGTGTCCATACAGTTCGTCGGAGTCTCAAGAATCGCAGGAATGCGTCTGACACGTTCGTCAAACACGAACTTATTCCAGAAGCTGTGTGGGATCTGCCCAACCAGGATGTCCTCATGGCGATCCTTGTTAGAACCGTAAGCGACCTTGGAGTCGTTCAGGTGAATAGCACCAAGATGCTCTATCCCGACCACACGATCGAAGTCGTCTAGTAGGGTGTCCATGAACATTCGCTTTTTGGGACCTGCGCCCCAACAGTGAGCGGTGTCCATACAGAAACCCAGTCTGGGGTCGTTCACATGGTCTAACACCCAACGGCACTCCTCCCAGGTCTGACACAACCGATTGGTCTGTGTCATGTTCTCCACCAGGATCTGTACGTTTTTGGTCTCTTGAAGACCAGCCTTGATAAGATCAACAGTACACTGTAACCCTTCTTGGGTCTTCTTGGAGCATCCAGGGTGAAAGACATACTTGCCCACACCCATCTTCTCACAGACAGCGAGCTCGTTGAGGAACATAGGACCTGTCTTGAGCACGACATCCTCACGTTCTGAGGCAGGGTTCATCAGGTAACACCCGTGAACCACTACTTGCTCAGGTGAGAGTGTCTTACATGTCGCTAACGTGCTCCGAAAAAGAGCCGCTTCTTTGTCAGAGCACTTCCGTGTACGCCAAGCCTGGGGCCCGCCCAGGAAAAACGCGAGAGCGTTCAGGGGTGTGTCTTGTAACACTCCCTTCTTCAGACTTCCTTTGTTGAGATGAAGACCGTACCACTCCATAGTGAGAACGTTCTCCGATTATCTGTTGCTGAATACCTCCTTTCGGAGCACTCCTTAATCCATTTTTGCTTTAGAAATTGATTGTCTCAGATAGATGTTTTTCGCACATCAAGTACGTTTATCATGGAGTACCTACATCGAGGTTACAAAGTCTATTTCACGAAATCCGGAAAGGTTGGTCATTTGGTGAAAGGGAGTTTTCCTCTATGTGGCAAAAAGACGAACCCACTGACTGTTCGTGCTCGAAAGTCAGAGCTTTTCCCAAAGGTGAGGACGAAGTACTCGAAGAGTTTGTGTACGAAATGTAAGGTCTTGGCAAAAGCGGAAGAGATTGACCGTGAACAAAAACGACAGAAAGTCGTCAGCTCGAGCTCAGATGAGTCGGAAAGTGATTCCGACTCTGAGGAGTCTGACAGCGAATCAGACTCTGAAAGCGAGACCAGCTCTAGTGAGTCTGACACAGAGTCGTGCTCTGAAAATGATGACACAATCTCCGACGAGTCAAACACCATGATAGAACCAGGTGAGAGATGTATTGTGAAGGTTTTGAAGAAAGGAGATCTTCAAGAGGTTACATCTGTTTACTCCTTCTTGATTCGCCTCTACAAACTGGCTATGGATGATGCGTATCACTTGGAATGTGAAGACTATCCTACGAAAAGTTGCTTATCTCACGGAATTCAACTGGTTTCATGGATGATGAAAGTTGACCCGATTGAGTACAGCTTTCTCCCGAAAAGAAAGATTCAGTCAAAACTAGAAAAAATCGACGGAATGTGTTCGCTTCGCTCAAGACCCGAGATAGAAAAGAAAAGTAGAGGCTATTACGAAGACATTGACGAGTTTTCCCAAGAGGGGAAACTTATCGTTACATTTCTTGTCAATTGTTGTGAATGGGTTCTTCGCACAGACAAAGTGAAGAACAAACCACCAGATCTGTGTTTTAGTACTCGATCAGCAATAAAGAATATGACAATTCCCTTGATGCCACCACACGCCTCTGCCATTTACAAGAAGACGTACAACCTTTTACTATCATACAGGAGAGTATATGAGGGTCATCCTGAGAATGTTTACCTAGAAGGAAGAATCGAGGGACTCGAGAGTCAACTGAAGGTGTTAACAATTACCTGTCCAAGTTACTCCTCCGTTTTGAGGAATCAAAAGAGTTGAAAGCATACAATATCATAATTTACACTTACCAGATAGCAACTGGAATATTCCCCGAATTATGAGGAGTTCCTTCAGCTTGTGGATTGATCCACCCTGGCTCCATCTCATCCCCCGACTCCCAATCGCCCCCGCCCTTGGCGTCAGAAAGTCCTTCCATCAGATTTCTCATTCCACCTTGACGTTGTAACGTAGCAATGTCTCGCAGATGTCGTTCTTGATTCTGCGAGCATTGATAGTTAACACCGATACCAAGGATAACAGTGAACAAAGAAACACATGACAATATAATTAAAATTGGCTCGACCATGTTTGTTGTATGTATTCCGTTGATTAAAAATTTCTTCTGTTGTAGAATCTCCTAGAACCGTAATTTCGTTCTTGTGAATGCGTAGGTGTTTTTGTATGATTTAGAAAGTTGTAATATGAGGTTGTAAACCACTCTTTTTTCGGTGTGTTGAACTCTTTCATCTTGTCTGATAACTCAGTATCGGTAGTTCCTATTGTTTTCATCTCCTCACGGATGATTCGCTCTACATCGGCAGCGTTTTTGTACGATATCGCACTTGGTTGTGAGCCGTTGTGAACAGTGCGAATTCCTAGAAGACCGAGCTCGTTAACTGTCGCGGAGTTTCCGTCGTTCTTTGTCAGCCTTAAACATAAGAAGGACTTAGAGTAACAGTTTTTAATTAGTTCTCCCAATGTATTATACGACTTGACCTTATTGCGGGGATAGTCGAGTTTCACTCTTTTGTTGTTCTGGATGTATTTGTATCTTTGTGGATTCGTCACAACTATGGCATTTAGTCCTTCGATTCGTGAGATAATCTGCATACATAATTTAATATTATAGAAGTCAGGAGAGACGATTCCACTGTAGATACAGACATTCGGGCCCTTCTCAACAGCTTTAAATGTATTTGGGTTTGTGATAGCGGGAGAGATAGGAATGAATGTGTAAGGAACTTTCATCTTTTTTAGGTGTTTAGCTATGTAATTAGACTCTGCTACGAAAGTAATATTTTTACATCTCGTTAGTTCTCGTATGTCCAACTGCTTCTGTGAAAACTTCAAAATATCTGATCCACCAAAACATACAATCTTATACCCACGGTGATTCTTGATTATACTAATATCATTTGTGTTGTAAATACCAAGGAAGAAACACGGTGCGTAATGATTGTGGTAATTTTTCAGATTATATGTTTTTCTGAACTTCTCCCTGAAATAACGCAAAGCTGAACTCACATAGACTTGTTTAACACTAGTGCTACTAAAATCTTTTGTTGTTCCTTGAAGATTCTCTCTAGGAAATCTCCTCTGATATCGAGCAGAAGTAGAGGAAGCAGGAGAAGGCATAACAGGCTTTGACGCTACGACACCAGCTTTTACAGGCGCAGATCGAATATTCTTTTTCTGTTTTTGACTTTTAGAAAAGTTCTTTTTTCGTTGTTCCATTAAAACTCTCCTCCTTTCTAAGAGTGCTTTCCGTTTGTCAGTAATATTGGAGCTCATCAGCACGTCCAACGTTGTTAATATACAAACTTAAAAAAAACAATGGTATTAACGTGTACATCCCTTAACGGAAGCCATTATTACTCTTTTCTCCCCTAAGGTATCAAGATAGAACCTTATGGCAGAAAGTGGTAGTCGTCTTAAGATTATTCCTATTGTGTTCCTTATTATTCTGTCAGAGGCAGTGGCGCAGATATCACTAAAGTATTTTCATGAAACAGACAACCCTCTTTACTTCATGTCAGGAGTTTTCGGGTACGCGATGGTATGTGTCTTTCTTGTTGTCACCTATCGTAGGACAGGAATGGGTATAGCTAACTCAATGTGGTCTGCTCTTAGCATTATCACTATGATATCCGTGGGAATTGTTCTTTTTAATGAGAAGATCCCTCCTCAAGACATAATTGGTGTTGTGTTCATCTTTATTGGTGTCTGTATTCTGTTTTTCTCTGACATAAAAGAGAAAGATTTAAAGATCATTTTTTGATTTCTCCTCCGTAACTTCGATAATTTCAGCCTTTTTATCATTTTCTTGATGATCAATCTCCTTAAAGTAATTGTTGAGTTTCTCAACATACTTAGTATTAGAGTAATCTGTACTTATCTTATCGTACATAACACTCGCTTTCTTAGCTAACAATTTCTTGTCCTTAAGAGCTGTAAGGATCTTATTCATGATCACACCGTCTTTCATACTGTTATCAATATGAACATAGTTCGATCCCCAGATAGGGGCACCTTGTCTGTTCATGTTTCCTAATACAACTGTTTTTGATGCTGAGATCTCGAAGTACTTCTTGACAAGATAGTCGAAGTTAGATGTTGTAGCGATACACATCCAACAGCTATTTATCTCTTTCGCAAGAGGTATACCGTATGGAGTCTTGATATGTTTAAAACGTATCTTTCTTGTTCTGCCCATCGCGATCAAGATTTTCAACATCCTTTTTCGAAATCTGTAAGCCGCGCTTGCGGCTCCGAAAAATCCGACATCGTACCTTTTCGGCTGTTTGTAATCGCGGAAAATAGTTGTGTCAACATGGAATGGGATAACTCTTGTGGTACTCAGAAGAGGGCTACAGTATTTCCTTAGTAAAGAGTACTCTGGACACTCACAATGAGAGAATATATGTTTCACACCACCGGAGAGAAGATACTGTCTAAAGTTCCTAAAACCTACAGACGCCTCTTTAAGAGGGGATGTGTTGTATTTGGATGTTTTATCCACGAAAGTGTAATCATGAATGTCATGAAGATGTAGAACTATGTTTGTCACACCTTTAAGATCTCTCAATAGTTTGTTAAACTCCCTATTCAGAAGTTCTGTTTGGATAAGCATGTATATACAGACTACATCGTAGTTCTTTGCTACTTCTACAGTGAAATCTTTCAAGGGAATAATATCGAAATCAGGATTTGTTTTGACCATCTGAAATGGACCCTGTGTAGAAGCACGTGCTTTTACAGAGTGGTAGACATACGCGTACTTACTGCCTTTCTTATAAACAGGGTACAGCCTTCCACTTCTGGATCTCACTCCCCTCTTCTTAGACGCTCTTCTTTTCGGTACAGGAGTAGTTATTTTTTTAGCATTTGCTCTTGCGATTCTTCGAATTGATAGAACAGGTTTTTGTTTTGATTTTGGATTCGGTTGATTCACCTTAACTGCTTTGCGAATAACTCGCGGTTTAGGAAGATTTTTTGCTATGATCTTCCTTCTCGCTTCTTTAGTAGCGATCCTTTGTTTAAACATGTCATTCGACATTCTCAAGTAGCGTTACTAATTAGCTAGATATTTTGCTCGATAGCTACCCTTTGTATAATACTGTGTAATTTTCTGTTGTACATCTCAATGTTGTAATCTCGATGAAGCTTTTCTGTCATCCTACGGCTCATCTCTTTTAATCTATCCTTGTTCTCAAGAGCTGCCATAATGGCATTCTGAATTTCCTCATCTGTCATACTGTTGTTTAACTCAACTAGATTATCCTCCCATATTCTTCTTCCTTGATCATTGATATTCCCAAGGATAACACTACCTGATGCTGCTATTTCAGGATACTTTCTGACAAGATAAGAGTAGTTTGATAATGTCGCCACGGATAACCAGGACTTATTGTAAGCTTGTGAGAGTTTCTCACCGTAGGGAAAAGGTCCTTCGAGTACGCGAAGTCCGTGTGTCTCCTTCATTTTCCTAACAATCTGGTACAGTCTCTTTCGAAATCGATACCTTATTGTTATTTTTCCGGTAAGACAGACATCATACTCTTTTTCAAGACCATAATCCTTAAACAGTGAAGGACTTACGTGAAATGGGATGACGAATGAATCCTTGATATATGACTTACAATAAGCTTTAAGAGTGTTAAACTCCGGACACTCACAGAAAGATATGAGATACTTACAAGAACCTTCTTTCAAGTAATCAAGAAATATTTTACAACCAATACCTGCTTTTTTAGGAGGACGATACTTGTATTTACGCTCACGACGTCGAGGCACCCTGGTTGTAAAAGTAGATTCATGTAAATCACAAAGAGATAAAATAGTAGAACACCCAGCAGCCTTACAGTACCCCATGAGCTCCTTAAAAGAGGCGTCTGAGATGTAGTTTTTGGAGACCATTTCCAGGCAAACAACTTTGTACTTTCTAAGAGTCTTGATATTGAGATATCTGATTGGAATCATGTCAAACGGTGGCTCTTTCTCCATCATCTGCTCCGGAAGCTTCTGGTAGGGACGATCACCTATCCGATCGTAAGCGAGGAGATAATCGCTTCCTTTCACGTATTTAGGAAAGGTATGATCCGGGAAAATCACCATACTGATGGTTTTTGTCGGACTGGGTAACCCAGTCTTTTTCTTCCCTCTCCTCTTTCTCTTTCTTTTTGCCTTCACAACACTCTTCTTAATCAAACTCTTTCTAACTTGTTCTCTCAATTTTACTGTTTTCGTAGCTGTTTTCTTAGATGTTTTCTTCACGGGCTTTCTTACAACAACTTTTTTGGCGACAGTTTTCTTTTTTAACACGGTAGCAAGTAAATGAGCCCTTTTTTTCTTCGCAAGTTCCCTAGCTTTCAACACCTGATTCATGAGAAAATGTAATTATGGGATTATACATTAACTATGGTTAAAAAGGTCACTCTCACTTCGTTACACATCTATCTCATCACTCTAAATGTCAGATTCAGCCTTGGCTTTTTCACACCGTTCGTCTTGCCGTCCTTTTTTGGCAGAGAGTGCTTGTACATTCTCTGACAAGGAGGGTTCATGAGTACCAGAGAGTTGTCCTTCAGAATCCCCTCGTAAACCTGTCCTGACACCTTATGACGGAACCTAAAAGGTCTTGCCGCACCCAGTGTTAGAGAGATAATGGGGAACTTCGGATCGAGATCTTTCTCGTCATCCGAGTGCCACCCGATGTAGTCAGATCCGTCCCTGTACAAGTTCAGCAGGACGTAACTAACAGGAAAACCTAAAGTCTTCACAACGAACTCCTTAATCGCGTGAAGAGTTGGGGTCTTCTCTTCTGACCAGTCTTTCGCCTCCACATCGACTCCGGTGAACCTGTAAGCAGTGTCTATGTCACCGTAACCAACCTGCTTGCGAGGCACGTTTACACGTTTGCCCATCATCATGATCGCGGACTCCTCATCTGTACAGAACTGTACTTCTGAGAGCAATCTCTCCATCGCTCCCTCATGAATCTCGGGTGGCAGAAAATCATCCTTGTACTCCACACAAGGCACCTGGTCGAAACCAGGATACGTCTTGGCCTTACCACGTCTCGACATCTTGATGATAGTTAATACGTAATCTCTATAGAAGCTGTATTTATATCGATTTTTCCATGCTTTTCATTCTTCTTCCTAGACGTTAACAGATGAAAAACTGATCTTTTCTTTTAAGTCTGTTACTATAATGAGTAGTAAAAGCAACAAAAACAACCAACGTCCCAGTCTTCCCAAGCAACAACACGATGGCCAGCCAGAACCGCTTCGCCATCCTCGACCAGATCGAGGATCCGTCTGACGTTCCCGACACTTCTGCCACTGCGGTGGTAGAGGACAGCGAGAAGTGGGTTCCGGTGGTCGACAAGAAGACGCGCCGTCGCCAGAAGCAGGAGGCTCGAGAGGAGAAGGCTCTGGCGGAGGTCGTCGCGGTGGAAGCCGCTCTGGTCGTTCTCGAGACGGGGGACACCAAGGCTGTGTCTGTTGACACCAAGGCGGTGCCCGCACAGCCGATCGGTGTCACGTCCGAGAAGGATGACCCGATCGCGACCAACATCACCAAGATGATGGCCGCCAAGGCACAGATCCGCAAGATGATCACACCGGAGGCGCGCGTCCACATGGATCTCCAGGACGCTGCCAACTCTCTCGACGACATCATCGCCGACAAGGTCTGGGCGCTGGAGCGTGCCAACGAGGCGATTCTGGCTTTCGAGGAGGTTCAGCGCGCGCTGGAAGAGCTCGAGCACTGGAAGCAGAAGAGGAAGCAGAAGAGCGTCAACTACTGGAACTTCCAGCATCGCAAGAACACCGCGATCGGATACAACGCGTTCCACCAGGTCGAGCGGTTCCTTCGGGACTACGACTGGGCGGTCAAGCGTTACATCCGTCGCAAGACGGCTCTGGAGGGGCGTCGCAAGGCGCAAAAGAGGAGCTAGACTCTTCAACCTGCTCATTCATGAGCACATAGTTAGTTTTTATCAGTAATGGTATACAGTCATGTCATCTGGTGGTGCTAAAAAGAAAGAGCAACCTTTCTTTGACCAGTACTGGTTCCGTTTTCTTGTTGGAGGCTTTGTCGTGGCTACTACCGCGTCTCTGGCGAGTAGTGTGAGTACGGCTCTGGCAGCGATTCTGTGGTCAGCCCCTATCACGCTTCTGCCCACTTTGTTCTTTATGTGGCATGAGCGTCTTCCGTCCAAGAAAATCGCCACATTCTCCTACCAGACTGTTTACGCACTGATTAATCTGATGGTTTTTGTCGTATCGTTAGCGTATTTCGTCCAGATGCCTTACTTTCAGAGTATGAAAAACGGGACGTTATGGGCTATTATGGCGTCTATCGCCCTGTGGTGTGTGGGGTCACTTTTCCTGTATTTTTCGGGCATTGGCCCTTTCTAGAAAAGTAAAAAAATCGATTCGCCATGGGTTAAACAGAGTTTAGTATCTAACAACACGTTACATCATGGGTTACGGCATCATCTACGTGCCTCTGGGCATCGTGCGCAACAAGCTGAAGACCGTGGAGGAGCAAGACGGGTACGACGCGACCGACACGTACTCAGATCTTCAAGAAGATGCTTTAGCAACGAGCTATCTCAGCTACAACTTCTCCAACAAGTCGCTCTGTGGACGCAAGTTCACGGAGTACATGTACCTGCCGGACATCGCCGGGCAGAGCACGGATGTTCTGGCTGAGAAACTCTCGGATCTTCTGGAGCTTCTCATGGGCGAAGGGTTCACCCCCGAGATTCCGGAAGAGACTTGGGAGACTCAAGATATGGACGGTAAGATGACAGAGAAGAAGATGGATGGTTGGACTCCTGACATGCGTGTGTTCACGTACCATGTACAACGTCTTCGTGACGAGTGCCGTAAGTACAAACGGTGTGTCATGATCCTGGACTACAACCATCCGATCTCTCTCACAGAGGAGGAGATGAAGGATGACACTCAGGAGAGAAAGGAGGAACTTGCCAAGCAACGTGACGTTCTGGAGCGCAAGAAGGCGTTACCAGAGGTCTACTACCAACACCCGATCAAGGGGACTGTGCTAGTGGACAACTTCGCTCTCTGTACAGAGATCTACGTGATGGCTCACGCAAAGAAGGATCCGCGGGCGAAGCAGTGGTATGAGTTGTGCTGGCAGATGCCGGACGCGCCTAAGCGCACCTGAGCTCGTTAGGTTTTACCTAACACATAGTATATCAGCATCATAATATGGCATCTATTGAGAACGTTCCTTCCGCGTTTGTAACAGGTAATCGCATTCCTTTTCAGTACTTTCTCTCAAAAGGACACGGTCAGTCTGACGCTGGTGGTGGTTCAGATCCATGGGAAGCCTCGTCTTACGACGCTGCTTTAGCCATGGCAGGTGTTGAAGACTTTAATATGATGAAATACAGCTCTATTCTTCCTAAACAAGCCAAGGAGATCTCGAGAACAGCCGCTCTAAAACGTGCTGAGTTCGGGTCTGTTATGGAAGGTATTTACGCCTCAATGAACGGTGTCAAAGGACAGAGAATCACAGCAGCTCTTATGATTACACGTATGCATGACCAAAAAGGAAAAATAGTCGGTTCATTTTGTACTGAATACATGGGTGAGGGTTCTGCGGATGATGCCAAGCAGGCTCTTTTTGAGGACTCTCAGAACATGATCAAAAGACGTGGATACGGTACTGTCAAACTAGCGTGGAAGAAAAAGGTGAAATCCAAGGATTCCAAAAGATATTTTACAACAACTCACTTTATTGTACAGTCTCTCAAAGTGAAAAAGAAATACGGATCTGTTATCGCAGGACTATTCTTTATTAATTACATCTATCCTTTGACACATCGGATTTAAGTAGAATGCTTGTAGGAGGAACAGTCACGTAAATGGATCCAGACTGTGTCTTTGATACTTGGTAGTTACCCAACATCATCTTTCTGACAACTGGCGTGGTCACGAGACCGTTGTAAATATACAACTGTTTCGTGAAGACGTTGTACTCTGTGTTCCCTTTGATAAAGATCTTGACTCTTTCAGAATGACTGGACATTTTTTAAGGATATTTATCTAATCAATTCATTTAGTTATTAAACACGCAGAAACGGCTCTTCTGAGTCGTAAATTGTCTCATGACGCCTATGTCGTCCGACACAAGCATCCACGATGAGAACAACTAACGTGATTCCTAAAATCACACCAATGCCTATCCAACCGCCTTTTGTATCCACCTTTTCTGGAACGGTGATAGCAACTATGGACATTCCGATTATGTAGATGAAATAAATCACCAAAAGAACGTTTCTCGTTTCTTTCTCCATCACTTGACTTTCTTTTGCGTTTTCACAGCTCTAAACTTCTTCCTGGGTGGTTTTAAACCGACTTTTAACCCGCCAGTTTTTAACTGGTGAGTCCCGCGCGGGACTTTTGACCCGCCAGTTTTTACCCGGTGTGGGATTTTCACTTTTGGCCTTTGGTAGGAGAGCACCCAGGAAAGATCTGGGTGACGACGTTGGAGCTTACGCCAGCACTTGTCTGTCACCTCTATATCCACCGAGGCGTCATGAAGCTTTCCTGTAGGTTGCTTCCTGAAGAGATGAAAATACAGCTCTTTTAACTGAGGATACTTGTACCCGTACTGACCAGGAAGCTTGCATATTTGTGTGGTCGACTTCATCGTACAGTACATTGTCTTTCCCAGAAGAAAGTCGGGTATACCATAACGGTAACACTCTGACGCGACCATACGAGCGTCAAACTCTGCGTTATGAGCGACCAGATAGTCAACACTCTCGACATCCTTTCGAAACTCCTCCAGAATCTCCTTCATAGGAGAACCCATAGACTCGGCTATCTCCTGAGTGATGCCGTGAAACTCCACGCTCTCATCGGGTATGACGAAACCATCCGGTTTCACGATATGATTGCGCACCATCCACCCGGACTCATCTTGAATCTTCCACGCTAACTGTACGATGTGTGGATAGGCAGGTCCACAGGAGGGATGGGCGTGCATGTTCTTGATCACGTTCGTTGTCTCGGTGTCAAAAACGAGGTACTTGCTTGTCAGATTGTTTGTCATGTTCGGTTTGGAAGGTTCAGGCTCTATAGCCTCCCTCTTTCTTTTCCTACTGGCATAACGACGTGACATCGCGAGAGAAATCGTCAGAATTACAGCAAAAGCGATAATCAGACAGAAGAAAGACTCGATATCCTTCATTTTTCGGCTACCGTTAACGCGTTTTTGTCTCTTCGTTCACCGTGATATTCAACAGCATGACCTTCGTCTATCAGTATCTGGTTGATCGATTTTTTTGAGTCTGAGTCCTGGTACACATGAGCCAGGACTCTTCCGAACTTCTCGAAACCGTGAAAACGCACATATATTAATTTCTTGTTTCTTTGTAGGATAGCTTTCACGTCCTTACGTGAGTATCGAGCGCCAATCTCGACGTCACAGTCTGTCGCTAACTGAATAAAGCGATTCCTGGACAGGATCGCCTTGCTCATCTCAGTCTCTCTGTCAAGATGTGCCTTCGGAGGGTACATCTCTGGTGCGTTGTACCCGTCTCCACGTATCTTAAACTTAACGGGTTTCGTGTCCTTTTTGTCAAGAAAGAAGGATAGTCTAAATGTGTCACCGTCATAAACGTCCACCACTTTCGCCCACGTGTTAACTCCATCCAGAGAAAAGTCAGGTACTTTCTCATCATCACAGTCGCGTAGCGCTTTCACCTGATGATCAGGAAGATCAATAGCTTTGGAGTTACAACAACCCATGATTATATGTTTATATGTTTCTGAGTAACTTAATACACTATGTGCCTTAAATAGGGTGTTTACACCATTCAAGGGAACATCTCCTTAAATCCATTCTTGATGATACTCAGGAAGACATCACGTGCGTCCTCATTCATATTCTTAGAACGAAGCATGAAGATGTGAGCGCCGAACACGGCCTCACCAGACAGAATGTCCATATTGTCCTCTTCGACGAGAACCATCGGCATGGAGAGAATCTCTCCAGTGCGATAGAAGATGTCGTTCTCAAGATCAAACATCCCTGAACTACGTGCCATCTGAAAGAGGATGTTCGAGTTTTCAAGGTAGAACCATTGGAACTTCTTACGCATGTCAGGTGAACGCCAAGCCAGTGGATCCACCTCATCGATAGGAATATCGAACTTGTCAGCGATGTCGAAGAGCATGAGCGAGAAACAGTACAAAGATCTACGCGCGAACTGAGAGTCCCAGTCACGGTACCGATTGTACATGATCTCAGCTTTCTCCTCACCTTCTTTCGCCTCTTTCGCCTCTTTCGCCTCTTTCACTTCTTTCGCCTCAATCTCCTCCTTGTGTAAATAACAGTTGTCCAGACGAGTGCGCCTCCAGGCGGCACGAGCCACCTCGACAACGAACTCCTCAGGAAGCTCCTCCTTTGTGGTAGGCTCCACTACGAAACGCTTATCGCGTGTCTGATGAAGAAAGTCCTCATGAAGCCACTGAATATCGTAATAACGCCAGTGAGTCGCATTTCCTGCCTTGTAGCAGTAAACCATGCGATCTTCTTTCGGAATGTCCCAGTAGTTCTCTCCTGAGTAAGGACATCCATGAGACCTGTGAATCTTACGCTTGATGTAGTAACTCATGAAGTTTTGTAGGAAGACGATCTTGTGAGTGTTCGGAATGTACCTTTTCACCATCTCCTTCGGAGAGACAGGAAGGTTTTTCAGCCAGTTCCAGTGTCGCCACCAACGTTGAATCTTCGTGATTTTCTTTGTGTGTTTGTTGTAGCGAACACGGATCTTAATCAGTTCCGGCGTCACACCTGTCTCACGACGTGAGAGAGTTCCTCGCGCGATCGCCTGTAGGCGAGTAATGATATCAGCTCTCCGTTTCAAAGTTAGACAGACTCCGAGAAAGGCACGTGCTTTTACCAAGACCTCACCGTAGAAATGAGTGGTGTCTCCACGTCCTGTGAAGAACTGGCAGACTGCCTCATCGCTGAGAAAGAACTTTTCAGAGACAAAAGCCTCTGTCACCTGTCCTACAGTACCAGCACGAACGATTCTGGTGATCTTCTTCACCTCCTCACTTATCTTCTTTTTCTTCCCGTACAGCTTATTCAGCTCGACCCAGTAAGAAATCGTCTTCACGACTGTACGAGGATTGTGAATGTCTCCGTTCTCGTAACGAACGACTGATCCGTCATAATGACGGATACTAGTCGTTCCTTTCTTGTTGAGCTTTCCGTGGACACCACAGTAAAGCCCGTGCTTTGCTTTGTTTCGACATCGACGAATCGATGTTTGTGGGGCTGCAACGCATTGATGTGTACTCATGATCAGTACTTACGATTGCCAAGATAATTAGAGACGGTCGTCCCTTTAACCCTTAAATTGGTCAAAATACAGACTGTTGCCGAGGGGATCCAAGATAGAAGTTGTGGAAAAGCGATTTTTCCTGTGCGCTCCAAGGAAGAATCGGGTTACGTTATGGAAAAAACAGGGGAAGAATATACAATGGCAGCAAAGGGAGGATTCAAGTTTGTGCTGGACGGTAAGCCTAAGAAGAAGATACCGTGTAACAAGTGTACGTTCAAGGCTAAACTAACTGAGACGTACGAGGGTCTGGTAGGCGATCACGTACACGTCCGTGGAATATACAAGTGTTTTTCCGGTCACACCCAGGACAAGATCCTCAAAATTCACCTCCTTGAGGATACAGGTTCGGGTGACGAAAAAAGTGGGAACGTTAAGGGCATCCCTAGACGTAAACGCGAGGAAAGTTCTGGTGGACACACAGAAAGGGTATCCCTTAAGCCCTAAGCTCCGAATGGAGCGATGCTCCATCTTTAAAACCCTGAACAGGGTTTTAAAGGATAAACTATCTCCTCTAGAGTAACAGACGCATTTATGATCCTAGATATGTCAGGACTGAAGGCAGACTACTACGTACTTACTCCTGCGTTAGTGCGTAAGTTACTGAAAGGCGGTCGTAACACTCTTCTGAGGCGCGGTCAGATTCTTGACGGTGTAGGCGCGATCTTTCTCGGATCACCACCTGGCAGGAACAAGCCTGTTGTCACCTTCATGATAAGAGAGGCTGATACTGGTAAACTCGCGGATATGGGAGGAAGATACGACCCTCATCACAAGAACTCCATCGAGGTTCTACAAGACGAAGTGTACGAGGAGAGTGCGACTACTCTGAAAATAGGCGTGACTAAGGACGGTCATCTCATTCTGAACGAGAGGCTAGATCTGACAGATCATCCTGCTATTATTCTGGATACTTACGGACACCGAGGAAACAAGGTGTACCGTGTGTTCGTCTTCGATGTAGGGGATAACTACAGCACCGATCTGTTTAACACACGACGCATGCGTGAGGCACATAATGCTCTGCTCAGACGCGGTGCTCCTAAGTCGTACATTGAGACATCTGAGGCGCAACACATCACCCTTAAATCAATTAAGAAAGCGCTTGATGAGAACAGGATTAATAAGCCTTGTTCTGTCTCTAATATGAACAAATGTGTCGGTGAGCTAAGACCAAGAACAGCCAGAATCTTCCGAATTCTCTTTATGGGATCTGAGTGATTCGAAAAATCGGCCACCGTAAGATTCTATCTCTCTCGCCAAACGGTCAGGTGATTCAAAAAGATAAATAGTTATTCAATAGACGTGCCGTTAAAACAAAAATGATTCCCTCAGGCTAGGATATATGGATCATTTAGAAATACCTTTGACAATCGAGGAGATGACTGACAGTAAATCTCACGATTCTCCTATTCTCCAAGAGAAGAAGGAAGGAGAAGGAAAGATAGGTGAGAAAGAAGTGAGTAAAAAGAGAGTGTCGCCAAACTCCACCTTTCTGTTGGCAAAGAGACGATTACGAAATCGACGAAGGAACACATACTCCGCTCCTTTTCGACATTCGACGCATGGAGCGTCTTCGTTGTCGGAGCCGTTACCAACACGAAAACTGTTCGATTCCAACAGTATCAACTTCGTCAGCAATCTTGTTATTGACGAAGTAGACTCGAGATACCAAGGAAAGAAGCCTTGGTTTCCCAAGTATCTGAAACCCCGACGAAATCGAGCAGCCTCGATGGTCGCTCTCCACATCTTGGACGAGCGCTACACAAAACCACGACCCCCTCCACTGAAGCGAATAGCTTCATACAGTGAGGAAGACAGTGCTAACAGTGCGAAAACTCCGATGGCTCCGTCAGTACAGACACCGATCAAAGACAGAGTGAGAACCCCTGTTGGTCGCACGTAAAACCGTGTCTCCCATAGAAACCTTCAGCCTCTGGTTTAGAGATGAGACGAACCTTGTAACACCTTCGTTTCATCGCCTCGTTAATCAGATGGTTGAGCATCATAGACCCTAAACCTAACTTACGATACTTCTTGTCAATAACAATATCCTCCAGATGAGCCAGGTAAGAACACCCATGAGAGAATTTCGGCTCAACAAGAATGGTTCCTGCTCCGACAACTTTTCTGTTTTTACTGTCTATGATGACGTATATGTCATGATAAACAGTACATGAGAGATAATGACAGAGATTCCAGAACTTGATCTCTGTGACATTTTCTAAGTCGGACAGTTGTGCGATCACCTCAGGATAACCGCGTCTAAAGTCGCCTTCACTTAGTGGTTTAATCTGAAAACGCTCCATAAAAGATCCATGATCTGATTCTGAAAGTAAAAACGAGAGGTCAGAGACAACATCCCTTGTTGGAGTCTGATGATTTTGAGGATGGACTTCTGATTTTCTCCTCATTCTGACACAGACACTCGAAGACACAAGTGTCAGAGAACATGAAAAACAACTTGTGCTCCTTCCTCTCCTTTTTAGGAATCTCTCTCATCGCTAGTATGCCTTGAGCGGCGCTGACGAATATCTTCCTGTGATGCTTTCCTGAGTTACATGAGAAACAGTACTCGTGTTTCTCATGCCCGAAACTATCTCGGTCTTCCTTACGAGCTAATAAGTAAAAAGGGATTCTCTTGCGTACACCTCTGCATCTTTTGCAGATAAACATCGCTGGTGTTGACATGTTATCGGTATAAAATAAGCAGTGAAACTGTGTAACCATGGAGGATACCAAACAACACCCTGCTACCAACCTACCTAATTACGGTCTGTCCGTACCTCTGGACAGGCTTGTGGAGGCTCGTGCGTACGTACACAAACTGCCTCTCGAACAACAAGCTCTTTTCGCTGACGGTGTCTGTAAGCAGAACGCCACAAACGAGGAGTTCTGTAAACAACAGATGCCTGTGGAGGGAAAAGAGAAGTTTCATGTCTGGAACACTACAGCTGTCGGTAACTGTGCTTACATCGCGGTTCATGGACCCACTCAGGAGATTCGTGATGGGTACCGTCAAGCCGTTGAGAGGTACTCCGCCTGGCGGGAAGACCAAGAGGCACAATCACAGTTTTGTGTAGTGGTGTAAACGAGATAAAGGGAACAGGTTAATCGATGTATCGTGATTAACGATGACTGAAGTGAAAATATGTCCTGCTGCCGAAGCAGAACTGAAAAAGCGAGGTAAAGTCTTGAGCTCCGTAGCGCGTGCTCGACTTGCCACTTACTCGGAGGACGACCAAGTTCGTTGGATCGTCAATCCCGGTTTTCAGTCCTTGTTCTCAAGAATTCAGGAACATATGTGGCAGAACTTTATTCAGGGTCGCCTCAGCCAGGCGAAATCCGTGAACAAACCTAAGAAGGTCATCGAGGTTCCTGACCCTCCTGACGATCCGGACTCGGATCCTGATGATGGTTTCATGGATTTGTTCGGGGATGATTAGGGCGCGTACGCTAACACGTGTATGCGTACAATCTCCTCTCTATCAGATCCACCAGACGACCGTTCGTGTTGAAATACACGGATAACTCCACAGCCCCTTTTTTGTTCGTCAGGACAAACCAACTCACAGAACAGCTCCTGTACTGATTGAGCCATGAGTCAAGATCATCTTGATTCCCAATCTCCTTAATCAGCAGAGTGAGCTTAGAAAAGATCTGTTCCAGGGACGGCGCGTGTAACGGTGAGAAGTAGAGAGCACATGGCACATCCTGTCTCTCTCTTGTGTCATACTTAACACAACAGTGCTCCCACTGAGACTCAGGGATCACCTCTAAAAACCTCGTCACGATCTCTTTCGAGAACATTGAGTTCAGTTTCTCCGTGGCTATACTTGGTGTGACCACTAAGTACTTCTTCTGTGCTACTTTCTTATCCAACCATTCCCACGCCAGCACCTCCTCCGAGGAGCGATTAAGGTAGATACGTCCACATGGGCAAGACAGATCAACACCGTAGATGATCTCCAAATTATGCTCCTCGATATCCTTCCGGATCTCCTCTCTGGCAGACTCAGGAACCTGCATAAGTTGTAGAGCCTCTGGTATGGAAGATTTCAGGATTTTCGGTAGGTACACGCTGTAACGATGTGTGTTCTGCTTGTCTTTTCCTATCTTGTTACTCGCCTCAACGCGTAAAGGTAGGGGAATTCCTGAAATCTCGTACAGTCTCTCGCATCTATTCCTCCAGTCTGAAAACTTATCTGGATACTTCGTCTCTGCTTTCTGAGCAATCTCCAGAATCTCACCAGGATTGTTGTTCCAGAACCACAAAAAGACGCACGTTACGATGAATAGAGCTGACAGAATGTAACTCAGTAAAAACGGCATCTCTTCTTTAGTATTACTTGGTTTACTTCAGATAACGTTGTACGCATTCTTTTGCTATTGTCCTTTGACTAACTATTTTTTGTTTTTTTTGTTTTTTATGTCCATTCATTCTTCCATCTCTAAACACTCTACTTTCCGAGCCTCTTATGCATCATGACGGTAAAGACAACATCCGCAAAAGTCGTCTTATTCTTCCGTGGAAAGCAACGAGATATGCCCTCAACCACCTTCTCCTTTACAGTGTCTTTGTAGTAGTAGATGGTAACCAAAACTGCACAGAAGATAGTAAGTCCACATATGCAAAGAAGCATTTTCACATAGACCATTACTGCCCAGAACAGCGCCTGAAGAGGAAGAGTCCAGTTAATCTCAAAGCTTGATGAATCGTCGTTAAACGCTATCCAGCAGATCATGAGAATAAAAGCGGAAAAACTAGCACGGTCAGACATTGTGTAAACACACTCTATGTATCGGGTTATTGGGTGTAAAACGTTTCTATTTTGACTCTTTTAGATCAGTTTAACTTTACGTTAGGCGTTCTGGAAACACGAAAATCTCCCACTCGGCTGAAGTAGCGTCAAATTACCCAAAAATAAATTACACTCTGTGTATCCCTTAATAACACTTTACATACGCTGACACAGCGAATCTAAAGAGTCCCCCGGAAGTGAGTCGAACACTCTACACATTCGTCTACAGCGAACTGCTCTACCGGTGAGCTACACAGGGGATCACATGAACTCATAAACTCATAAGTACATCTGACCCCTTGCGGAGCGTTTAATGCCTATGGCTGGAGTCGAACCAACGCTGACGGCGATGTACCAACACCGCTCCCTTGTAAGTCGCACGAGATTTACAACGGGCGAGGAAGGAATCAAACCTTCCGTTACCGTTACTCTACCACTGAGTTACATAGGCTCTCAGAACTTCTTAAAGCTCTCAGAGACTATGTAAGTCGGGTTTTTTGAAGGAGGCAGACCGGTAATGCTCCGGTGTCTTGAGGGTTGGAATCTCACATTCTACTTTTGAACTACTGCCTCATGATACTTTCATCGTTCCCTTTAAGCCATTTCTCGATGATCCGCCAGGAAACGGCGGTCGCGGAGCTTATCCCTTAAAGCCCTGATCAGGGTTTTAAAGGATAAGCCGTTTTCCTATTAACCCATCTGTGGGACCCAACGGACGATGTCCGTTGAGCCCAGCATGGCACTGGGCTATGGGATCGCCCTGACTTCAACAGGGACTATTGCATTTTCAGTACAGCGTGCTCGCGTTACACTACGATCCCACACATGAGTTAACATGGTAATTTAGGGGTGACTCCCGGAGCCGAACCGGGACCGACTCGCCCACAACGAGTCATGCTTCCATTACACTAAACCACCCTTGAATGATTTAACAACCTCCATTACGTTAAATGATTAACAGTCATTTGTAAGTGTCTTGCTGTTCGGAGCTTTGTCATTCAAGCGTGACATAGCGTCACTGATACCATTAGTGCGAGTACCCAGAATCGAACTGGGGTCCTATGATTGGAAATCACAGATGCTAACCACTACACTATACCCGCACTAATGGTATCATACTTTCAATGCGAACGCCTGGAATCGAACCAGGATCCCTGACATGGCTAACCAGGATGATAATCCATTACACTACGCCCGCAATATATCTCCTTTCTCGCTTTAAGTCGTTTTTACATTGATTTACTATGGTGGAGCCATTGGCTCCTGTCATGGCGTTAGTTCGTGATCCTCAGCAACCTCTGAAAGGTGCTGTCAAGGACAACATTGGGAAGTCTTCTCTTCGGCTTGCCTCTCTTGAACAAGAGATTCTTGGTCTGTTTGTTTCTCTCGAACCAGAAAGAGTACGGCATGTTGAACTGGCGCAACCCTTGATGGGTGATCACGATGATTCTCAAGATGCCCTCGTACTGTTGCTTCTTCTTGTTGAGGCTGTAGTTTGAGACAGAAACGTGAATGATGTAAGCGGTCTTCGCCTCCTGAACCCGTTTCTGGCCTAGGAAGTACCCTGACACTAGTTCGGAGAGGTCGGGAGAATAAACTCCTTCCTCCACCGCGTCGGGATATGCATTGTTGTGCAGGGTAAATCCTGGCTGAAAATCAGCCACCAGACCAAGGACATCATGGGGCAGAAAGATCCACCGATCATTTAGTGAGCGCCATTCGACATCGACTACCTCAGGTATTCCAAGTACCTTCTTAAGAGGGTACTCCTCCTTCTCATCGTAGTAGGTCGAATGTGAGCCACCATACGAGGAGGGATAGTCCCACCCGAACGGATCATAGTCGTACAAGCAGTCTATCTGTCGCTCCATCTCTGCCTCGTACTTTCGCTTCTCTTCTTCCTCTTCCTCCTCTTCTCTCCGAAGAAAGAGTTCCCATTCAAGTTCCTCGTCGTGGATGTCAAGCGCAGGGTACTTCTCGGGCACCATGAACTGAAAGTGTTTGCTCAAGTTAGAGCAGCGATTTCGTAGGTATCCCCTTGCGCTACTGTTCATCCTACGCCGGCCTCGCCGGGTAAGTGCACAGTAAGTCTTCGGGCTACGTCGCGTTGATTGCTTTTGTCGTTTGGACATTGTGCGTAAGTTTGGGGTTTCCTCCATACTTGCCATGAGCTGACGGATCCTTCATGGCTCCTCAGCCAATCAGATCAATTTTCTTTAGTTTTTGATCAACCTTGCTCATCACCAGCTGACGTCTCAGCTATCACAGGATTCTCTAGATCTTCTTGATCATCAACATGTAAAAGTGGACGATGTCGACGAGCTTGTCTATCCTGCCTACGTCCCCAACAACTACGCCAGCAATGCTCGCAGATACCCGAGCAGGCGTACCACGTTAACCAGAACATAACTCCGATAGCGAGGGCGATAAACGCCCAAAGGAAAATAGCGGCACCAACCTCCATTTACTGTAAGATGGTCTTCCCTTTATTACACGTTTTACATAACGCTTTCCGATTACCAAGGGTGAAAATCGACAGCGAAGCCTCGATTTTATGAAAAATCGACAGCGAAGCCTCGATTTTATGAAAAATCGACAGATAAGCTAACGTTTTCCTGGTTCTTTAATCACCAATCTCGATGGTAAAGTACGCTTCTGATTACACCCTTAAATTAGGGTTCGGAGTAGCGATATGCTTCAAGCACATACTTCTTATCGACGAGGAGCTCAAGATCAACATTAATGATCTCGCTCCTGTGATGAGAGGAAGATCTGAGTCATGTTCTTTCTGTCGTAAGCAAGGAGATGAGAGGGATATTAAGACTTGTATATCTGGTCCCGCGGGGGACTGGATGCGTGAGAAAGGAGGAATGAAAGGCTGGGCGATGGGAGTTTACTTTCCGAAACTAATCCCGTTAGAGTCGCATTTCTCCTCAGACATGTGCTCTCTTATTCGTTCTTTCGGTGAGACACCTGAGGATTTCGAAGAGATGTTCTCTGACAATATATGGGAGTTCATGTATTCCATTCGCGGGAAAAGGTTAGGAAAACTTAATATTCTTAATATTCCACACGATTGTGTGGAAGGGGAACATGATGGTCACTTTATCGGGCAGGTCATTGGGGTGACAGAGGAACTTGGTATTTTCGGAAAGTCTGTGGATGAGAGGTTCGACAAGCAGATGGTGAAGAACGAGTTAAAACGGTTCTTCGGAGAACACGCTGGAGAGCCGTACTTCGCGTTTATCGGAAATGACTGCGTATGTTGTTATTGATTTATCCCTTAACGGACTATTCGAGCCTTCGGCTCGAATATCTATCCCATTTCATAGTAAAGGTTCATCATGAGCTCAAACTTTTTTCATTACGCACCAGATGACATCAAGTTTAACACGATGTTTCAGCTGATCCCTATGTGGCTGGCTGTTCTTCTCGGTGTAGTATGGTTGTTCGTGGTGATTTACAAGTCAGGGAAGTTCAAGCTGATTAAGGAGGACTTTAGAAACCCAATGTTTTACGCGACTCTTGGTATGACTCTGGTTCTTATGTTCATGACCAAGGATGATAACCCGATTCGTTCACAGGAGGCGAACAAGCACGCTCTTCTGACAGCTATCGCGGCTTATTTTGGTCATCTTGACATATGGTTCGCAGCGTTCATCATGGGTGGCGCTCTGATCTACTACACTTGGGACGCCAAACAAGTGCGATCTCTTGAGGTAAACTGGGGGATGGATCCCGATATGCCTGTTATGAAGACTAAACAGCACTACATAGGACAAGGTTGGAATAAAGAAAAGGAGGTTATCTAGGTAACTTGTACGTTAACCATGTACATTCGCTTTTTACGAGAGCTCGCGGAGGAGCTGAAGTTCAAGTGGAACTACATCAGATCATGGTCGAAAAAGTACACTCCAGAGGAGTTTCTGGATCATTTCTTCTTCTACCTGATGGAGAAGTTCCCGATCGATCATGAGAGACACAAAATTGTCATCGAACTATTCCATTCACAAGGGTTCGGAGACATAATGAACGCGTTCAAGACAGCGAAGATCCTCAGAGAGAAGCACCCAAATCTTATCATATCTGCTGATAGAGACGTTGAATACATCAAGGAGATTGGCGAGCAGTTCGGGGAGTCAGATCGTGTTTACCCACGTGAAGAAGTTATTTTCGGAACTAAGAAAAGTGATGAGCCTATCGTATTTCAGATCGCGATACCTGATCAGAGGATGTACATTAAACGATCGACGTACGTCTGTATCGATGAGTACAACGGGTCAAGGTTTCGTACAAGACCTATGACGAAGAAGCAGTTGGCGAAGTTAGAGAAGGAGAAGAAAGGATGTCAGTGTGAGGCGTGTAAGAAGTCTATGAATCGTAAACTTCATCAGAGTCTTATCCTTATGACAGGAGGAGCAGGTCTGAACGGACATCTTTTTCCTGCGTGTGGGTTTCACTTTCTGACAGAGAAAGAGATGGACTTCGTGTGTCCAGACTGGCTGATCGAGCATTTTGTCATGCCTTCTGAGTATTGGAGGGAACACAGGGGGTACTCTCAAAAGGTGTACTTCGCGTACAACTCGGACTCTGACAAAGGTCTGATGGTTGACAATCCAAATCAGTCAACCTTTGAGCATCTACGCAGGTACATCCTGACAATTATCAAGATGAACGAAAGCAATGACAATCCGATTCGTTTCGTTCTTCTTGGTGTTCGTTTCACTGCTTTCAAACATATGGGTATCAAGGAGGCTTTATTAGGTCACAGAATGTTGCCAAGGAAAAGAAGAAAAATAAAAGAGGAAAGTACTGAGACTGAGACTGAGACTGACAGTGACGACACAGTAACATCAGAAGATAGTGATGATTCTTTTAACGATGAGCATATTGCGAGGTCGGAAGGATGGGACTACATGAATGACGAGTTTAAAAAAGAGAGTATTATGGGTCTTACTGATGAGTTCTCTTTTGAGTACGAAGGCAGAAAGATATCGTTCGTTTTCTTCGACTATCTTCCACACCAAGTGATGAAGTACTGTATCAAGACATCCGAGGAGCCTGTTTTCGTGACAGGAGATCAGTCGCTCATCGAGGCTGTCTCCTATGATAAGCTGTTCATGTACCAACTTCACGGGTGGAAGACCGATCTTCTTAACTCGTTCTATCACATGGCTCGTTACCTTTTCCCACCAACAGCAGAGAGTAACACAAGGAAACGTTTACGTTCTGGATCATCGAAAGTACTGGATAACGGGTTCTCTTGTTATTTACGACAGATAATCGGAGGATCTGCGTCAAAGTACAACGGTCGTATGAGCAAACGTAAGAACGACCAAGAGGTGGAAGCTCTAGTGGTACACCTAAAAACTCATTGGGACGAGATTCAGAGACAGAAAGAGATTGTTTACGTGATGATGAAACGTCATTACGACATTCGGAAGGCTCTGGACTGCGTGACAAGGCGTGCTGTCCACAAAAACACTCGTGTTCACAGAGAGCTAAAGGATATCATGAACGAGATGATGAAAAAGGATCCTGACTTTAATGACCTTGATAGGCGATATCAGGCTGTTATTCAACATGTCTCTCGTGGAGTACCTACGTGTCGTTCGTAGTTATTGAAACTTCATCAACAGGTGGATTTAACGAAGGAGATGGAGTACTTCCTTTGCGTAAAGTCTCCAGAATGGTCTGATTACACTCTGGCCACTCATTGTTGTTCTCTATAAATGCTCGCACTCGTTCCATATTTTTCTGCTCCTCTGAGAGTACTCTTGGTGGGGAAGGTATTGGTTTTCTTTGTTTTTTACTCTTTGGTTTTTTCCTGGGAGATTTTGTCTGAGAAGGTGGTGGCCGATGGTGACACGTAGTACGTACAGCAGTTACTTGTGGCGCCAGTTCTTGGCGAGTGTTCATACATGTGTTTCCCATGGTTGACATGAATAGTTATTTTTTTTCGCTTATGTTATCCCCTACAGAAGTTGAGAGGATAAGATAAGTGGTATTATATAAGTGGTTAACATGATAGATAAAACACCTCAATGGGCTAATGCTGGTATTATTTACACAGCTACGTTCGTTCTCCTCCTGATCCTTCGTTACGGTCAGTATCGTCACCATGGTTTAGACAAGGTCGTTTACTGGGGGATGACGAAGTTTGAGTGGATATCGTTTTGGTCTCGTGTTCTGATCGGGTGGTCTGCCCCCGCTTACCTACATTACTTGCTGATCGGAGAAATTCTCTGGCAATTTCTTCTGTCTTACGGTCTGGGATACCAAAAGCTGACGGATCTATACTGGAAACTATCGGGGCTGATCCTGGGCTTTGTCCTAAGTCAGCTCCCGACACCCCAGCAGTTTTCTGAACATCCTCTACAGACATTTCCCGCCACTTTAAGGTCTTTAGAACGTGGTATACTCGAATCAGATCAACCCAGTCCGTGGGGTGACCGATATAATCTTTACACTCTTCGAAAAATGCTCCCGTAACTTTCCCTGTTTTGTCAACGATACCTACCCACGCACCGTTCCACTCACCAACATCGGATCCAGGTCGTCGTAACCCTAACAGAATCGGTCTTGGTCTCAACATTTCCCGATACATGACAATACTTCCTGTCAGTATCGGGAAAATGATAACTGATAAAATCTTCGTGTTCTGTATGACCATCTCAACCTCCTTCTCCAATGTAAGGTTCAGGAGAAGAAAGGTCATGAAGGCTACGCTGTTGTAAAAAAGAATCTCACAAATGAGGTTAGCTGTTCGCATCATTGTTCGCACAATATCACAACACCTCACTCTCTTTATCTAGGGTTTTGCGAGACGCAAAGCGTCCTTTTGTATTTTCTACATCTGTCTCATCCACCTCATCTATCTCATTCACCTCCTCAACATCCTCAACATCCCCAAGTTCGTCATACTCCTCGATATTGGAGAGGAAGTTCGTGTGTTTCTTAATCTCATGTAACTGCGAGAACTTCCTGGTGAGCTGGTGAGCTTGATGCTGTAACGCCTCAATCTCCTCGTCCGTAGGCACAGATTTTCCGTTCTCTTTTAGCCATTGCTCTATCTCTCGGATATGTTCGGTAAACCTCTTGATATCCGCCAGACAGATAAACTTTTTGCGTAATCTGTCAGCCTCCTCCTGCATCACCTTCAGCTCCTCCTCTGTCGGCGCGAAGTCTGCGTCTGAGACAGACTGCTCCATCTCATCTACCACACTGTCTTCGTCGTGAGATACAGTAATTACCAGCTTTTCAGTCGATGCTGGTTCCGCCATGCTTTTCTTTAGCAGAGATCTTTCTTAGATTCTAGTACAGTTTTAAGTGTCCGATAATCGGTTGCAGGATTTCGTCTTGATCAGGACCTATCGCCAAAACTGTTTTTGTGTTAGGAGGAACCTGTGTCAGACCAAGATCTACTTGTGTGTAGAAATTGATGTCTTTAGAAGCAAGAATCTCCTCAATCTTCAGAAGCTCCTTCTGCTCCACTTTAAGAGAGACAACTCTACGAGCTGGGTTAGACTCCCACTCCTTTAATCTCTGAAGTTGTAACTCGGTTCTCGCGCTCCTGGTAGCACCAAGAGAGGCGTGTGTGCACTGTGCGAGAACCTTTCCCTTGGACATCTTAAGGTCTTTGCAGATGCAAAGGACGAGTTTTGTCGTAGGAGCTGTCATTATATCACTGTTTATTGCTACACTTATGTTATTTATACGTGTTCACAACTGAGTACATTACATCGTTTTCTGTGTCAGAAACCTCGAGAACTATGTTCACTCTTAGCGTCTTCAGTATCTTCTTTTCTGCATGTTTATCAACCTTAATAACACGAAACTGTTTTGATATCTCCACTTTCAACTTACTTTTATCAAGAACCCAAAAGCGAAAAGTTAGAGGATTGTCATCCGTAAAATCAGAGACGTGAACACCCTCTTCATGATCGTGATACTGTTCAAACAGTTTAGCCGTTACAGGGAACATAGACGCTTGTGTACTAAGAAGCAAAGCCTCCTTAAGAAGATCGGTGTACCCGATGTTCTTGATGAACTCTGAGTAAGAGCTCACCTCCTGGTTATTAATGAAACATAACTGCCGTGGGATGTCTACACTTGCTTGTTTCTCCACACACTCAGAGTCAGGGTATGACTGTCGTATACCGTAAAGAAAAGATCGCACCGACTCAAGGTACTTGAACTCGTCATTACTATCATCTTTCAAAGTGATGTTGATCACGTTAAAGTCGTCCTCGTCCACAAAGGACTCATAATCAAGAATAACCCACTTATCCATTATTGGTCTTACCAACCCTACCTTAACTCAAAAAATGATTCCTCTAACAATAACTCGTCATAATCTCAACATAAACATTATCGGAAAACGTCCCATGCTATTATGGATTTATCCACAGAGTTCCAAGAGTGGAAGGCTCCTCCATACAAAGGATGGCCACGAGATGACTGGACAGATGAGGATAACAAGTTAGACCATTTTGTAGCCATCAAGATACAAGAGCTGAAAGACGAGGAGTACTGGGAGCTTGACACATGTATTCTTCAGCATCTGCCACTCGCAGAGCAGATTAGAGCGATAGGGTTCTTTGTCAATCAGAAAACGAGTTTCTCCGGTCTGTTCGATGACACAGCCAAGCTAATTTACCTGCTATGGCCTAAGTACGGGCATATCAAGTATCAGGACAAGCCGAAAGCTTACCCACACAATCTGCTCTTCGAGGCGATCTACTCTGTTAAACAGGAGCTGAAAAGGCTGAGTACGCGATGCTTACAGTGTGGTAGATTCGGTGATAACAACTGTGATCACTGTACGAAGAAGGGGAGAGATTTAGGGACTAGCTACATCGACTGGCACATGTTCGGCGTTCTTCCTTTGTACGGTGAACTTGGGAAAGCAGCGTTTTTGGAGAAGTGTAAGATGCGGTACTCTGACGGGCAAGACATGATGACATTCGTTATTTACCAGATGAACCCGTTCAAGGAAGGGGATCTCATCAAGTCTGTCTTTCGTCACTGGAACAAGCACGAGAACATCTCTCTGGGATGCTCAGGAACAGGATGTCGTTGGCAGATAGAGAGGATACTCAAGAAATGGAAGAGAATAGGGTATCCTATTGATCAGGAGATGGTTGGTATTCTCGAGGAAGAGAACTTTCACAGTGCTCTCCGCGAGATAGGTATTTACGACAAAACGTAAGTCTTACTCAACTCAAGATCCAACAACTCTGGCTTCTTAGAGACAACCTCTGCTACAACCTCTATCCTCTCGTTGTGCCACCCCAGTCCGAACATGTACGAGTTCGCAGGGGTTACATGAAAGAAACTCTGGTATTCATCATTCGGTGATGAGAACATAATTCGTTTAAGGTGGTACTCTGGATGTTTCGCCTTGTTCCGGACAATGATGTCCAATGACGTAGAATTGGCCTCGAGATTGCGTTCGCAATCGTAGAGATCCGTGTATTCTTTCACCCTCTTGAACTCTATCTCACCGAAGTTGTCAAGATTCATGTCTGACACCTGGGGTGTTTTTAACCAGTCATAAAGATGTGAGTCACTCTTGAGGGCATGATCAAGGGACAGTTTCCTGAACTCCTCTTCAGAGAGGGTTTTAGGAAGTGGTTGTTTGGGGGTGAAAGGATGGGCAACGGAACTCATTGCTGATTTGGAGTGAGATATTTTTTAAGCTATGATAATCTACGTTTTTTCACGTACTTCCTTCAAAACAACATGGCGTTCGCGTTCAACGACAGGGCGATGCCTTGAGCGGCGTATTCTGTGATGAATCCTTTCTCTAAAGCGAGAGCCAGTCGCACCATCGGGTGGTACTTCTCCATGATCGGACGAAGAGCAGCCTCTGCTTGATCCTCGTCCATAGCTTCTTCAGGAACCTTGGAGAAAAGATATTGTTTCTGCCCCCACATATCCTCCTCGGTGACACCGGAAGGTAGAAGAGCTGTGATTTTCTTTGTCTCCTCGGTAATGGCGAGATCGTCCTCAGTGGACCACAACTTGCCCTCCCAGTCTTTCGTCTCCTTCTCCTTCATCTGACGGAGAATGTCCTTCCTCATCATGGCGAACATCAGCTCGATCGCCTGATCTACCGCCAGGGTGTCGATCGCTTTCTCGATTCTCTTCTCTTTCGTCAGACAGTCGAGGCTCGCAGAGCTCGACACGCCTAAGTTTCTTAGGCGGGTCAGACCGGATTTTCCTTCGGAAGCCATGTTAGCAAGGTGATTGTAGTGGTAAGTGAGGTTTTCGGGCTTACGCCACGAGGAACGTGAACGAACTTAGATTTTTCGTCGGTACGTTTGTCGATCTAACAGAATGTTGATAGAATACCCATAAAAATCTTGTTTCTTAGGATTTCTGATCGATTTTCGTTTTATCGTAAGCTTTTAGCTATTTTCCGACGACGTTGTCAATAAACAAAAATTGATTAGATATATTCTCCTTTCCAGACATATTAGCAAAATCAAAGGTCGTGACTGTAATTTCCTTTATCATTCAATCCGACGATCTGAAAAGCTTCGCGAGCGAACGGCACTGAATTGTCCAAGCCGTTCTGATGGGAAACTGTGCTACGAAGAAGGCGAAAGCCGAGGAACGTGAGAGGAAGTTCCAACAGCAAACAATGGACATGGAGATCTCGACGAAACTCACGCAGTTCAACATGAAGAACTTCGGGAAGAAAGACCAGACTGCGTCGGAGTTGTTACTTCGTGCTGGTGAAGGGAAGGCTCTTTTACAGTCCTTTCCCAAGCCTGAGCACGAAGGTGTCCTTGTCGAACTCAAGGTTGATTTCAAGGCGAAACAGTCTGGTTTCTTCTCAGTTGTGCGGAAAGTCACAGGAGTGAAACACGCCAAGCTGATTCACACTTATTCTTGTGATCAAGGGGTCACCTTAGAAAAGTGGACAATCGCTCCTCCTATGACGAGCATTGGATCGTGGCTCAACACTCAGTTGGAGGTTGGATCAATCATCGCCAAGACTGATCAGAAAAACACGCCACACCACTGCTACTGTACACCAGAACAGTGGTTGGAACACACACAGGCATACCAGAGATTGACTCTGGGTATGATGCCCTGAGTCACACTGAGTCACACTGAGTTTTGCTCAGTATTACATAGTATGTCCCTCAAGTACCTTCGTAGCTTTCGCATCGGGGGACTAGCCTGGTTTGACCTTATCACCGCTTTTCTAGGCACTCTGATAATCTTCGAGATGGCTCGGCGTTATCACTTCCCGCAGATTCCCTGGCAGAACTTCGCCTGGGCAGCTTTAGCGCTGTTTATTCCTATCGGTATAGTCGCTCATATTCTGGCAGGGACGAACACGACACTGAACTACAGATTGGGCTTATCGCGTAAGCCGTAAAAATCGATCAGAATCTACTTGTTCTCTCTATAGAGAGCACCAACAAAGATGGCGAAAACAGCCGATATTCGGGAGGAGAAATGGGTACACGTACCCAGACAGCTGACGTGTCCCGACTGCCTGACGAAGCACTCCTGTGAGAAGTGTGGGGGAGACTGCCAGTGGCTTCACTACCGACCCGATCAAAAGTCAGAACACGAATACACAGAGTACGTTCAGTGCCCTACCTGCTACGACGCCGATCTGGTTCGTGATCTAATCGCGAACGGGTGTCCAACGTGTAAGAAAAAGCACACAGACCACAGCTATTGCGGCAAAAAGTGCCGTTGGGTTCATCACTGTTTTGACGAGCTCAGAGAACAGCAGTACACCAAGGCTCAGTGTATCACCTGCTACAACGTGGGGGTGCGCCGAGAAAGGCAGAAATCCCGACGAACTCGCTGGTCTCAGTGGGACGACGGAGACGAGGGTCTGGAATACACTGCTTGTGGAACCGATTGTGGATACTGTGGGCAGTGTGGCTACTGAGGGGGTACCCTCATCATAGAAAATTGAAATGAATCACGTCAGAAACTTGTAGACGAGGGTACATTTAAGATAAACCAACAAGCGCTCACAGAATTTTGTGTCGGTATAAGCACAAAATCAAATATAGTATCAATAACAATGACCGATTTTCAAACCTACTCTATGGCAAGCTTCCTTGGTGGGGAGTCTAAGATTCCCACATCTCCCACATCTCCCACATCTCCAGTAAAGTCAAAGGCAACAGAACCAGAAAGCAAGGGATCAATGATTGTACCTTTTGTTGTCGATAATGTTGAGAACAAAGCGACGAAACTGGAACCAGTTAACGCGCTTAACGCGACTCGTCTGCGTATCAACAACGAGGTTGTTGAGGCGACAGGCTTCGGTGATAACCCTATTGTGAGCCTGAGAAAGCAACACGGGTTCATCGCCGCTGTCGGCATGGCTTTTGACAAGCATTACCCTCTGAGTTTGGCACCATCACATTTCTGGTTGCTAATCGCACAAGGGGTTGCTAAGCATATCGAGCTGAACGCGGAACGCCTTCGTGACACGTTCGTCTCACATCAAGGCCGTGAAAAGATCGAGATTCGCCGTGATGAGTTTGTGAAGGGATCCCCTGATAACGACTGGCCAGGTGCTTTCGATGAGTTTTCTTCGTGTATTCAGAAACTAGTGAAGCCAGGACCTTACGTGAGTGATATCGTGAACACGTACAGCACTACTTCTGCTGTGGAGAAGGCCTGTCTGGAGATCACTCTGATGGACGCGATGAAGGATTACTTCGAGTACTCATGTCGCACATGTTGTGGTTTTCCCAAGATCTACATGGAGGGGACTGTACAGGACTGGGAGGAACTACACGCACGTGTACAGAGACTGAGGAAACTGGACCCCCAAGACCAACATTTCACCGGGTGGACGAACTCTTTGTCAGAGATCACTCAGAAACTTGTTGACTCTGCGCATGGAAAGCCTGATCTGGAACACTGGCGTTCCTTCTTCAAGCTTGGTGGTGGATCCGGTGGTCCTTTCATTAACGGATGGATCAACACGTTCTTCCCGTACTTGTCCGATCGTCCTTACAACGCGTCTGTGAACTGGAAGGACAACTCAGGATGGGGTGGAGGTGGTGCCAATATTGATGATATGCCGGCAGGACTCTCGGCAGCACCGTTCATCTGGCACTATTACAAAACTGATTATAGGATGAAGTTCGTCGGAGGGTTTCTTGGTGTGGAACAGGTGAAGGACACTCTGGCTGTGCGACCAGGTGTCGGATGGGCGGTGACAGACCTAGGCCAAAAGTCTCCCGCGATCCTACAGAAGGAGTTGAACGAGAGGGCTATCGCGTTTAACAAGCCACGGCTGGAGGACATTCGAATGTATTTGTCGGATGAGATACGACGTTTAGCCTGGGGATCTCCTGATAGAAAGCGTTTTGAGCAAGTTATTAAGGACGGAAAAGAGAGATTCCTGGTAACACAGTTCTCACCATGGGATCACGGGCGAAATATTCTGACAGAGAAGGATCTGGAGCGTCCTGATGGTGACGAGGAGGCGTACCAGGCGTGGTTAGCCTCAACGACAGCCGAAATCCAGCAAGCGCTTCAGAAGAACTCCAACTAATCAGTGACGGAACATTCCGTCACTTAAAAATCGATCCCGTTTCCCGAGATCTCTAAAAATAGATTAGAACAATTCGGGGCACGTAAGCTAAATCACCAAGATTTCAATGGATTCCCTGCCCGGCAGTGTGAACATTGAGATACCACAGACGTCCTCTGGTAACTCGTCTGATCAGGAAATCTCTGTGACTCTCCCGACGCCAGAAATTGTGGTGACTGATGAATCTTATGAGGATCCTTCCTGGCAGGAGAAACTGGGGTATTTCCTCAGATTCTACCTGCCGTTTTGGACAGCATACCTGATTGTGGGTATTATGGTGATGTTCTACAACCCATGGCTACCCTTCGTGGTCTTCGTCTTCCCTATCTGGGAGACAGTTCTCTATCTTTTGATAGCTTCTACTGTTTATCAAAAGTATGAGGAGAAACACCGCTGGTGGCACACCGAGTTGGGGCCAATTTGGTACAACTGCTACCTGCGCTTCTACTGTGCGCTCTTCCCTTGTATTTACTACTGGGGGCACTCTAATCCTGACGACATGCCTTTCACCGCCCAATGGGCGATCGCTCTCGCGGGATTTCTGTTCAACTATTTCATGATCATGATCGACATGTGTGGGGTGTGTGGATGCTGTCGACCAGATGGGTTTGACATGTGGTTCGGTAGAGTGAATAAACCTGAGTATCACGCAGCTGTTAAGCGCAACCTAGAAGAGCTGAGATCCCGCCCACGAGGACGCGGAGGGTTCCTCTTCGGATTGGCTCTAGGCATCACTGCCACTTGATTCGCCATCATAAGCGAATCTTACCATAGTATTAATCATCTTCTCTGAGTAATACGTATTGTTATGACCACCCTGAAGATCAAAGAACTCTGCGGTAGGCTTGTGAGCGTGTAACAGGCGAGCGGATCTGTAAGGTATGATCTCGTCCTGGCGCCCGTGCATGATAAGCACAGGACAGTTTACTTTCTCAAGATTTGACCTGTTGGGAAACCAAGGGGCGAAAGGCTTGAGTAAACTAGGAACAAAGTCGTCAACACCTGAGAATGTTGACTGAAGAATAAGTCCAGAGCACTCGTTCTTTGTCGCTACATGTGAGGCGACACCTCCACCTAGTGAGACACCGTAAAGAATAATGTCCTCAGGCTTAGTCGTCTTGCGCAGAAAGTCGTAAGCGTTTTGACCGTCCTGGTACAACTGAGCCTCTGTCGGCTTGCCACCAGAGTGTCCGTAACCTGAGTAGTCAAATATTAACACGTTGAAATGTGGCCTCAACATCTTCAGAGGGTGTTCCCTAAAGGAGGCGTTGCCGGCGTTGCCGTGAAAGTACAGAAGAGTCTTCGGGTTTTCCTTGAGTTCATCATTACATTTCACGTAGTACCCGTGGAGACCGTTGAATCTGACTTCTTGAGCGAAGTTGAGAGAACCACCTTTGACAGGGTGAAACATCAGAATGTTAGCGGCGTACTCTCTTCCGAAAAAGAGTACTGCTATCGCCAGTAATAGAAAGTAAACTACGTAACGAACAGCCTTGTACTGCCACATACGTCTAGCCAATCCGTCTAGTGTTTTTCCACCTTCCTGAGCGATTTCCTGATCCATGATTGTTACTCTCCTGGAAAAAATCGATTAAAGGAAAGAACGAGTGAGATGTATAGGCAGAATCACAATGGCTAAGAATTGGAAAGGAAAGCTTCAAGAGTTCGGTCAGCAAAGAGGCTGGCAACTGCCAAAGTACATCACATCAAGAGTCGATGGTGAGGATCATCGCCCTGTCTTTCGGACAGAACTGAAGTTCTACGGGTGTGTCTTCAAGGAGACAGGTGGAAGCAAGAAGGAGTCTGAGCAGAACGCCGCCAAAAGGATGTTCGAGTACATGGACAGCGCTTTTGGCGCGTCCTACCTTTCTTCGAACGAGATCAGTGATCCCGAATACGACTCGGAAGAGCAAGAGCTGAAGAGAGAGGATGTAGACCAGCAGGATGTAGAGAGCATAACCCACGTGATGATGATAGACGGTGAGAATCTACAAACACTTGTACACGAGATTCGACCCACTGAGGGTGTACAACTGATTGTCTACTTCTCAAAGCATCATCATCTCGCACGGACAAAGTACAAAAGACACGTGATCAAACGTGTGTCGCCTTGTACTCGAGCCGACGGGTGTGATATCTACATGGCGATGGACATCATGACCATGCCATCAGAGTATCCTAACTTGAGAGAGATTACTGTGTTCTCCCGAGACAAGTTCGCGGCAGCTGTCGCTGACAACGCTCCTGCGTTCTGGGGGAGCGATATTTGGGGGAGCGATATTCACGTTCATCACGAGGTGAGTTTGTAACTATCAGAGGTCCTACCCCGATTTGAACGGGGGTCTCGGTATAGTGCCACGTGCTCACCAATTACACCATAGGACCTCTCATAATTACTAAAGGGGACGCCTGGACTTGAACCAGGAATCGTTCGATCTGCAATCGAATGCATTAACCATTATGCTACATCCCCGTATTATCATTGTGTTTTGTTTAAGTCGTTTACCTATTGATTTACTCGACACGTTTAGCCTCCGCTTCAGCAACTCTCTCCCTGATAGATGTTGTGCTGAAGTTATGTACTGAGCGGTCATGGTAATGAATGGGTATGTTCCTGTCCTTCCCAGTGAAGTCCTTGTCGATGTAGTCGTTACCAAGAATGCGTACATCAGGTTTCAGGTTATCAAGGATCTCCAGTAGTTGCTCCTCAGTTGTGTACCTCAGTATGCCGTCCACGTAGCGCACAGCACTAAGAGCGATGAATCTCTCCTTGTAGTCAAGAACTGGTTGGTTCTTTTCCGGTCTGTCTACCGTGGGATCTGTCTGTAAACCAACCATTAGGAAATCACACTGATTCTTAGCGTCCTCCAACATGAGAATATGCCCTGCGTGTAGAAGGTCAAAGCAGGAGAACACCACTCCGATCTTACTGTCTTTGAGATCCTCTCTAATCTTTCGTAATTTCTCCATTGTTACTCTCAGGTGGGTAAAGAATCAATACATAAGAACGCGAACGTGTTAGACAAATGGACGACGAAGGTTAGATGATGAGGCAAAATGGGAAGGAAGAGTTTAACAGATCTGTGCACATGATTGGAGTCGAACCAATTGCCTTCCGTTGATAAGACGGAAACTCTACCGTTGAGTTACACGTGCACACATCTATTATGTTAAATGGAGGTGATCCGTAACGATCAGACTGCCTCCGAGGTGAGAGCTCGGTAGGCTACCACTTACCCCATACCGACACTCATGATGTGAATCATGTTCTTAAGCCCACGCCAGGATTTGAACCTGGATCGAAAGTTTCGTAAACTCCCATGCTATCCATTGCACTACGCGGGCAATCTATAACGTTATTCCCTTTAAGCCGTTTTTTGTTCAGTTATTGATGGTAATCTGGGTGTACCGTTTCCATTTGTTTTCACTTCAGTTTGCTCCGATCTTTTACGAAATGATTTCACGACTGTCTCTTTCATGAGATCATTCCATACTTGATCCATAGCCTTTTTCGCCTCATCAAGTCTCTGTTTGTGGACTTTACAATGTCCCCACTTCAGTCTGGCTGTACCGTCTCCGTCACTAGTCACTTTGTGGAACGAGCATCCGCACTTGTAGATCACGTACTCATGAGTGTCGTAATCACCAGGGTACCAACCTTTGGGGAGCTTAGGTGTTTTGTTTCTTTTTGACATCCTGTATATTGTTACCTTCTCTTTTTACGCCTACCTCCCCCATGGGGTTCACGCCATCCTGGCGCACGGGTGGCGCCTCCCCCATGGGGTTCACGCCATCCTGTCGCCAGAATAGCCACTTTCTGCGCGTGTGCCTTCTTGTAGGCTGCCTCACGGGATCGCTTTGATCCTGACTTATAATAGTACTTCTTCTGAGATCCGTACTGGTAATACGGACCTTTCTTGTCTTTACCACGATGAATAGGCATTTCTATGTAATCAGCAAATGAAAAACAAATCCATTTGTTGATCCCATAGCAACGCTTCGTGCCGGCCAACACAAAGTGTCACAATGTCCCCAATGGTACTCCTACCGGGATTCGAACCCGGGTCTATTGCGTAAAAGGCAAGTATGTTAACCACTATCACCATAGGAATGAAGGACAGGATCGTTGCCCCCGCCTGGGAACTACCCCCAGGATCTCGTCCGTGTTATGGACGTGTGTTGTACCTACACCACGAGTGGCCTAATTACTTATCTCGTCATCGCTTATGTCACTTTCTGAGTCACTTGCGTCTAATCTCTTGTCGGGTGGCACGTAGATGCAACAGCACTTTGATTTCTTCTTATTCATGTGCTCGTTGTCTATCGTGTCAGGTGACCAGCTCACTCGTTTTTGAACACGTAGTCTTAGAATCATCGTTACAACTTCTTCTAATTTCTCCTCAACAACTTGAGTGATAGTTGACATAAGCCAAACTCTATGATATAGTAATGGATTACCTTAAGAAACAAGCGATAAACCAGCTTATACCTGACTCGGAAGAGCTGACGGAGGATTTTCAGTTTGAGAGGGGGTATGTGCAAGCTATTATCTGCTGCGACAGAATTCGCAAGGCGAACAAACAGGGTTTCTCATGTGTCACCTGCGATGGTCTCTCCAAGAAGTATCAGGGTCTGCTACGGGAGAGAGGGTACACAGTGACAGAAGAGGGTGATAATGCGAAGCATCATTATGTCGTGGACTGGAAGTCACTGTTGGAAAAATAGATTTGAAGAGAGATTAAGTGTTAAATCAATATAAGAAAAACCAGGAGACGTACAAGTGAAATATGACATCTTTACGTTTTCAGACCCTCACTACTGTCCCCCAGGAGTTCCTGGACGGGATTCAGGTCGTTGTCTCAGGATTCCACCTGACACAAGCGACTCACGGAGAGATCAACGGACGTATCGTTAAACTGACGGGCTCAAAAGACGTACAGATGAATGAGTTCTACGCAGGACGTCCCACCAGAGAGCTTCTGAGACTTCCCGACGAAGGTGGTGTCCTCAAGATAGAGAAGTTCGTCAAGGTTGATAACAAGATGACCGCTTGTACTCTGATCATGTGTGATCCACGTGAGAGAAAGTCTGAGGACAAGCGCTCATCACGATCCCAACTGTTCTCCATAAAACCAAAGATTAAGATCGAGGAGTTTCTGGAGGATGATCTCTTCGAGATTCTTCAGACAGCGATGGAGGGGCAGTTTTTACATCCTCAGGACAAGTTCGTTCTTATGGTCTCTGGCAAGCGCTACATGTTCAGGGTGGTAGCTGTACAGGATCAAGGTGTAGTCAGCAGAGAGACTCTGTTCAACATCTCCAGCAAGGACGTGATCATCAAGAAGGGTCACTCACACTTTCGTAAGAAGTTACTGGCACAGACATGGGACGGTGTCTCTATGGGTGTGGGTGGTCTGAACGAGGAGTTTGCCACGATCTTTCGACGTGCTTTCTCCTCACGCCTACTACCTTTGCGAGAGCAGAGAAAGATGGGTATCACTCACATTCGTGGTCTGCTTCTGTATGGTCCACCAGGAGTGGGAAAGACCACGATTGCTCGTGCGATAAACTCTCTGCTGTCAGACATTCAGAAGCCTAAGATTGTCTCAGGACCCGAGTTACTGAACAGGTACGTTGGTGCGACAGAAGAGGCGATTCGTGATATCTTCGCGGACGCTGAGGCGGATTACAGAAAGAACGGTGACCGTGCGAAGACACATGTCATCATCTTTGACGAGATCGACTCCATCGCACCTGCGAGATCAGGAGGCAGTAGCGCGGGCACGAACGTGAAGAACACGGCTGTGAACCAGCTTTTGTCAAAGATCGACGGTGTAGAGGACTTACCTAATATTCTTATCATCGGTACGACTAATCGCAAGGACATCATCGACCCTGCTCTTTTAAGACCGGGTAGGTTGGAGATTCAGATGTTTATCCCTCTACCTACAGAGGCGGGGCGTCATGACATTCTTCAGATTCATACGAAGACTATGGCGGAGAACAAAAGACTCGCAGACGACGTGGATCTTGTCGCGATAGCACACGAGACCACTAATTACTCAGGGGCTGAGATAGCAGGTCTTGTGCGATCGGCACAGTCTTACGCAGCGTCAGACTTTTTGAGAGTTGATCAAGGTGATCTGAAGATGGAGAAGTCGAAAGAGATCGTGGTCTGTCAGAGGCATTTCCAGGAGGCTATCGAGGAGATTAAACCTGTTTTCGGTTCTGATGAGGAGAAATTAAGGAGTAACCTCACTTGGGGTATTCATCACTTCACAGAGGATTTCACTCAGACTCTGACGGCTACTCAGCAAAACATCACTAAGTTCTTCGAGTCGAAAGCCACATCTGACATCTCCGTTCTGAAAGTGGTGGGAAACGAAGGATATGGCAAGACCGCTCTGGCATCACATTTCGCGTTAGAAGCCAAGGTTCCTTTCGTGAAGTTCCTGGAGGCTTACGAGTTTATGGGATCCTCTACGCACGGAATCGTTCGCACTCTGCGAGAGACGTTCGAGAACGCGTACAGATCACCTAGAAGCATCATCATTCTTGACGATGTGGACGTTCCTCTGAAGGTGAGAAAGATCTCGAGAGGGAACATGGTGGATCACACTTACGAGTTCGACAACGAGGTCTACCTGACTCTGAAGACGTTACTGAAGAGGGTGCCGTACGAGGACTCAAAAGTCTTGGTCATCGTGACGTACACAGACGAGATCTGTCTGAATTGGGACGAGTTTATCCCTGACTCTGCGAACGAGTTCAGGATGACCTATGATGGGCGCCAATGGGTCAATTCTCAGTTGAATCTTGACTGAGAGAACCCAGAAAATCATAGTTTTCATTTAACGGCTTAAATCTACTAGGTTACAATTTCATTATAGAGATAGTATATCCTGCAAGTTTATGACTGTTGCGAACAAAGTTCTGTCTTTTCTGGAGAACGTCAACATTGATGTTGAAGTTTTTCACACAGAGATGATTATGCCTGATCAACCACCAGAAGATGACGAGGGAAACCGTGAGTACAAGTGGAGAATCACTCCGAGAACACCCGATGAGCACAAGTGGAAGTGTGAGAAACTTGCCACACAACTGAGCTTTCGTATGCGTGAAGGGGCTGGTAAGGCTCTGTACATGCTAGGTGTTCATGACTGTGGTAAAGCTGTTGGTACGGACGAGACATCTCTTTGTAAGACACTTGATATCATCACCAAGGCGGCTGCCATCATCAAGCAGACTAAGATAACCAGAATTCGACTGTACAAAGGTCAGAAAGGTTTCATCGCAACAATACGTCTCACTAACCCGAGACTGAAAAATGCTTGGTAAACGTTTTTTTTAACTTGTTGTTTTTTTGAGTTTTCTAATTGTTTTATAATCAATACCGTAAGATTTTATCCACTTGCGAATGGTATTATCACGAACACCGTATTTTTTACCTGTTTGTACATAACCTGTTGCTCGAATATCTTCAATAAGTGATTGCACTGTAGGACGTTCAACCTTACGTTTAGTTTTTCCGAATTCAATAGCAGCACATTTAATGCATTTTGTTGATTCTTGTTGTATTGGTTTATCACATATCGGACAGTGTTTTTGAGGGACGCATGTAGTGCATTTCCTTTTATATGGTTCCATGAACATATTGCATTTAGGACATTTACGTAGTTTGCGCATTGGGGGTTTTCGTTCAGGTAGTATTTGACCAATAGGTACATTGTTTTTATCCACAACCATACGGCACATCGTCAAAAAATCCTTAATTATCATATCGCTTCTCGCTTGATTAATACACCATGCCACTAGTTGAATATTATCTCTGGTGTACCCTTTTGAATTATCAATTCTATCTATTGAAGCTTTTTGCCAACCAGCGTTAGTATACCATAATAGATTCATTCCCGACAAACAGCATTTATTATTTTGGTTCTTTTTTAGATCTAAAATGTCTTTTTTAGTTAAGGAAAACTCCCCACAATCTATCCTGCCTCGGTTTTTTCTTCCATTTGCTGATTGTTTTGCTGATTGCAATAGATTAATAATGTAATGGTCAATACTATGGTACGTATGCTGGACAGAATTTTTTGAACAGTTTTTGCATTCTGTTCTTCGCCTATAACGCCCATTGTTTCTTTTTGCATAGTAAAAATTTCTAATTGATAAAATCTTTGAACAGACGGAACATTGAATTGTAGTTTCATTGTAAGTAACAATTTCAGCTGGGGACAATCCTAATATGGTATTAATTTCGTCAAGTAGATTCTTCCGAGCCTTTTCGATATTTCTCTGTTTTAATCTACAGCTTCTTGAACAGTATTGTCCTTTAGAAAACTTATTACAAAATTTACATATCATGTTATCCTATAATCGTTAGGTCAATTCTTTAAGCCATTATCAAAACAATAAATTTTGATAATGGCGGGGATGACTTGATTCGAACGAGTGACCTCACAGGTTAACAGCCTGGCGTCTTACCACTAGACCACACCCCCGCACAATCGCTCGTAAGCCATTCTGCGGGATCGCCCGGACTCGAACCGGGAGCTACGTGGAGACAGCACGTAATGTTAAAACCATTGACACTACGACCCCGTTAATGGTAAACCCATTAACGCGACCGTAGAAAACCCTACGGAACCTTTTATGATCAAACTCATCAGAGCCCTCGACCTGAGTTGAACAGGTACCCCGGTATACGTCCCCCAAAGACAGCCGTGCACTACCATTATGCTACGAAGGCTCTCATGAGTTCAATCATGTTTTAACGACAGCGACACTTGTATCGGAGTCGTGAGTTTACGAACGACAGCGACAGGACTCGAACCTGCAAGGGACAAAGCCCACACGGTGTAGCACACCGGCGCAATAACCATTCTGCCACGCTGTCAATATATTTTCCTGTTCCCTTTAAGCCATTTTAAGTAAGCTACAGCTCCTCACATTGTATGATTTACCTTGATAACCTATCTGAGGGACTGGAGAGTTTTGATCTCTCGGCCACAACATTAAGAGTGTTGCGCTCTTCCAGCTGAGCTACAGTCCCTCACATAGGCTATCTGAGGGCGTACTGGGTCACGATCCCAGACAATCCGGTTTAGAAAACCGACGCACTTCCAATTATGCTATACGCCCTCACATAGCCCCGGCATGACGGGTTTAGCCCCGTCATCTGTCACACTAATGGGAATCGAACCACATGTCTCCCGTAATGAAAAAGCGGGTGCTCTACTCCGTAGATCAGAGAACAAAATACCGTGGCTTTTGCTCACTCACCTATTACTCGGATCCATTGAGCTATAGTGTGACACATGACGGGTTTAGCCCCGTCTTAACAGGCGAAGCCTGTTAAGGGATATTGTTAACTCATCGGCTTCCGCCAAAAACGTTCTCTATTCAGAGAACGTTTTGAGTGATAACTCATCCGCGTCGCCCCTAGGACTTGAACCTAGATCCCCCGTTAATCAGACGGGTATGCTCCCAACGGCATCGTCCCATACCATAAGGCTGGGGAAAAGTCTATTTACACCAAAGCGACGAGCATGAGTTAAATGGAGATGGTGGGAATCGAACCGCACCGATGAGCTTCGCGAGCGGGCAGCGCTTGGACAACTCAAGCTGCCCTTTATGGCATTGTGCTACACGCAAGTTCAGAAAGACCTGGATGGAGTCCAACCATCGTCACCATTTGTTCACCTGAACACATCCCCGTTATGTATCCTTGTTTGCTTTAAGTCGTTTCAGTTTCCATTGGAAACGACGATACCTAAAGTCATTTACCTATTGATCACCAATCGGTTCTACCTGTCCATGAATAATCGCGGATATCTTCTGAACAGCATCCAGATCGGCTAGTTTTCTTTTCTCATCTCTCAGTTTCTTCTGTAGAACCTCTATTCTGCTCTTCAACTTCTCTCTTTTGTGCCAGTAGCAGTACTGCTTGTTTGTCGCCTCGTTAAATCGCCTCCCGTCATCGTTAATAAGGAACTCAAAAGTGAGCTTACAGCCACAGGGAAACAGCCTACTCCCCGTCTTTTTCTGAGGAGATCCAGGCTCTAGTTCTACATACTGTTTGTCGGACATACTATTGAAGGGATTTTTCACGGTACGTCCATCGAGTATTGTCAAAAATTGATACGATTTTACTAGGGAACCCATTATCAGAGTATTAATCAGAATAAACAGGTTTACTAAGATGAATCTTTTTATCCCGACGTGTCTGTTTTTGATCACCGCTCTCTTTGTTTGGCTGAGACGACTGGAGAGCAAATGGAATGAGAAGTACGTCTGGGTTCCTAGGGGCTACAGAGGCCATGGTGAGTGGAAGATCCGAGCGGATCTCACAGGTGAAAGAGTTGAAAGAGTTGAAAGAGTTGAAAGAGTTGAAAGAGTTGAACCTAATATGGCTACCACATCACGAGGACCCACCAACAAGGCGTGGAGGAGTATTGATATCTACTAACAAAAACAAAACAGTCAATCATAATTTACATCTTACGACGCTCCCGTTTTTCTCTTTAGCTTCGCGATTGAACGGCGCTTAGGATCGATTTAGCCGTTCTCTTTAGCTTCGCGATTGAACGGCGCTTAGGATCGATTTAGCCGTTCTCTTTAGCTTCGCGATTGAACGGCGCTTAGGATCGATTTAGCCGTTCTCTTTTCTTTTTGCGTCTATCTTTCTTGCGTTGACGCGCTTTCTCTCCGTCAACGTCTTTCTCTTGTTTACTTGGTGGTTTCTGACCGTCAGCTAACAGGGTGAAATCCCCTTGTGTTAACTTATTCAAAGCTGACAGAAAACCGTCAAACTGAGAGTTCGGCACGTTTAAAATCCACGTACAACCCTCCGCATCCCATGACTCTTTACGGACATCCGCAAGCTTGTACACAACACCTTGAGCCTTCTTCGCGTACGCGTGACCGACTATGATAGTGTACTCCACCGTGTTCTTCTTAAACACCAAGGTACCTCGGAGTTTCGACACGATGTCCTCACCATGTTTCTCAGGGTTTTCTCGGGGGTCTAGACGAACCTTAGCTTCGTCTATGACAGCTTCCAAGCGAGAGATCGGATGAGGGAGGTTACCCCCATCAACGTACGTCTTGTGGATGTACGCGATCACCTTCCGGCGATGAGCTGCGAAATCCTCCTTACGCTCCTCAGCGCTGATTTGGAGGTCACCATCGGTAACTATTGTCCTAAGACATGTTTGTAGATCATCGGTGCCAAAGACCTCGTGAAGATCCTTGGACTTTGCCACATTGCCTTTCTTGGAATCCGTGAATATCTGGTCAGCAACTAATACGTTGCCCCAACCGAGTTTTCCGTTTCTGAACTTGCGGACTGACCCATCTTTGGTCATGACCTCAAATCGCTTCTTGCCCTTGGAGAAGCGCACTAACTGTACCATGATGAAGTTAATAGTACTTAACTATGTTGTTACCTTTAAGCCTACATCTTAAAATAACATTTTCGACATACTGCCATGTATGACTCTTTTCCACCAACCAGTTCTGTGCCGTCCGGGGTGACATCATTTCTTATCAGCTTGGTAAATGTCGCTCCGTCTTCGTGACAACTCATACAGACGGCGGTCAGCATCGTCACCTTCTCTGCCTTCGGAATCAGATTGAGAATATCGTTAAAACCCTCTCGATTGTAATTACCGACCAGAGAGGCGACGATGACTCGATGTCCATTGTTCGCTAACATCTCGCAGAACTGGACAATCTTGCGGAAGAACGAACCTTCGTCAATACAGATGACATCATGCGAACTCAATTTCGTCTCGTAAACCTCTTTGAGGTCGTCATTGTCCGCCACCACACACTCACATGTCAGCCCGTTATGGGTCTTGATAAGGGGCTCCTTGGTGTATCTCGTGTCTCCTTTCCACTTGAGTGCGATCACTCGCTTCTTTGCTAAGAGGTACCTCTCGATACGAGAGATCAGGTAACTCGACTTACCACTGAACATACACCCTGTGATGAGCTCAATTGAGCCGTCGAAATTCGTCATTCTGCGATTAATACTATGAGTTCAAAACTTTCTTTATTTCCACTTCAATTTCTAATTTACACTATTTACACTATTTACATTCAGCTTCCGCTTGAAAAACATACTATCAGGGCGCCTAAGCGCTACAGGATTCAGGATTTGCCCATGAGGACAAGCATTCTAATTCAGAAATCGGATTGCTGTTCGAATCCTTCTGGATATAGCCCCTTCCCTTTCAGGGCGGGGATACCAGCCTGACGGGGCGGGGATACCACCAGCCTGAGGTCTCAATTGGAGAGTAGAGACCAACCTCATCAGCTAATCATATTCAAGTTGCTGTTCGCATCCTTGAGCGGTCACACGCTACGACAGGATGCTGTTTATCCCAGGAGATCTAAGGGTACCTTAGTTGACGTCTCCTTCTTTTCTTTGGTTGGGGGAGGTTTCACCGTCTAATAACCTCCTTAAGGTCTCTGGGGTTTTCCAGAACGTTACCCGAAAGGGCGTACGATTCCCGCGAACCTCGCGGTAAGGGGTCTTTGATAGTTCGGGATATCAGCCGACGGTGTACAAGTTTCTCAAGATAAAATCAGAGTTTGCTGTGCGTACACCTATTTGGTGGTTTGACCTACAGTCCACCAAGGTTAAAATTAAATTGATAACAGATTAAGAGGTAGATTAACGTCCTCCTCAGGACAGAAATGTTAACCTGGTATCATCATAATTCAATACTTATTGTTGTGGGTCTCCCAAAACCGGCAATCAATTTTTTTTCAACCAACCCACACAGTACACCTAGAAAAAATTGATAGAATAGCGTCGCCTCAATGACATAAAGAATAAAAAGCAAACACACCAGAACGCTCACTGTTTCCATCAAGAAAACAACATGGCAAGCGAGCAGAAACAACACAACATGTCCGAGACGGTCAACGAAGTTGGTGAGATCCTTGATCTCGTCATCGCGATGGACGCTACAGCATCCATGGGTTCGGAGATCGAACACGCGAAGAACTACACTCGATCCCTAATCGAGATGTTCCAGCATCACGGAGACGTCCGTCTCTGTGTGACCTGGTACCGCGACGTGTGCGACCGTCCTCGATGGTACGGATCCTCTGGATTCACCACCGACTCGAAGGTCGCGGCCGAGTTCACGAAGACGATTTACGCCTCGGGTGGTGGAGACGCTCCTGAGGACGTGATAGGCGCCCTGGACGAGATTTCTCGACTGGACTGGCGTCCGAACGCTCGCAAGGTGATCGTCTGGATCGCCGACGCTCCGCCCCACGGCGCTGAGTTCGGCGCATCCCGCTACGGCGACAGTTACCCGGACTACCCAGTTGTGAAGGGCGGTCCGATCCCGAAGACGGTTCTCGGAACCCTCGCGGATATGAAGGTACAGATCTTCGGGCTTCACGTCCGTGACGATCTGACGACCACAATGGAGGCGTTCACCAAGTACTGTCTGACCTGCCATGGTCAGATGTTGCTTTCGTGTGACTCCTGGAAAGCAGCCTTCATGATCACGGATCAGGTCGACGCTCTTCTGGGCAAGACCATGGCTGTCTCCGAGGAGGACGAGAAGAAGTACCTTCTGGAGACCGAGTCGGGTCCGTTCACAACGGCGATCTCAGTGATCAACGAGAACACGACCATGGATGTGCTGACTCCAGTTCTGGAGAAGTGCTGGGTAGCCTCCCCTGTCGACACCGTTCGGCTAGTTCTTTTCGTGCGCAAGCGCGACGGAACTATCAAGAGAAAGAACCTCGGTCGACGTGCGTGGCAGTGGTTGATGGCGAAGGATCAACAGTCTTTCCGTCATCTGAACACTTACGTGCGTGACGCTGGGTGTGTTATGGATCTTCTCCATTTCGCAGACGTTGAAGTGGCTGAGAACAAGCAGAAGACTCCGTTCGCGCTCAAGTACCTCGCCGGTTCTCTGGCGAAGGCGTACCTGGCACTCCCAGAGTGTAAGGATCGTGGACACGCTACCGTGCGCAACTGTATTGATCCCAACCTGATTCGTCAGGTCAGTGAGAGGACATACATGGACGTCCCGCCCTACTTCCTCGCGAAGTGGGCTCCAAGGGAGAAGTCCAAGTACGACGCGTACGCTCGCCAGATCGCGAAGTTGATCTTCATCGACTTCCGTGACGCGAGAACACATGAGTCTGTCTCGGACGCCATGTCCGCAGGAGGCGATGTGACCGCTTTGGCGATGGAGTTCGTGGCCAAGAAGCCACGTACTAACAAGAAGGCGATGCAACTGTATCGTCTCATGCTCTCATGGTTGCGTCGTCAGGCGGCTCCCCCTGTGGAGAACCTGATGTGCGCGCGCCAGTGGGAGCTGATCAACCTAGAGAAGGTGACCTCTGGGGCGACTCAGAAGTACAAGAAGGCGTTTTCTCGTCACATCCCGTCCGAGGTCGAGCGTGTCACCAAGAAAGGTGCCATCAAGGCGACCACACTGTCTGGCACAAGCATGGTTGCTCACTTTGTTGAGCACGTGCTTCGCCAGAAGGTACATGAGGATGAAGTACAGGAGCTTGAGGCTGCTGTTGTGGAGGCCCAATGGGTTGATCACTTCAGGAAGCAGAGCAAGCAACTGCGGAACACTCAGTTCATGGTGGATCTTTCAGGATCTATGGTGCTAGGTGAGCCGATGCCTCTGGTGACAGCGATCTACATTCAGCTTCTGCTGGGTAATGACCGCTTCCTCACCACAGGAAACGAGTGGGTAGAGGTGAAGGGTGAGACACTGGAGCAGAAGGTTCGCCATCTGCTCAACGTGCGCTCACCACCTGGTCTTCCGATCGCGGACGCGCTCTCAAAGGCGCTGGACGCTGATCCGGAACTGCACACGTTCTTCGTGCTCACGGATCTCCGTGTCTCCCAGTGGGAGCTCAACAGGATTGATCGTGTGCGTGAGGCACGTAACTCAAAGTGTGTCGTGGTTGTCCTCAACCTGGCATCCGATGAGAACAAGATTCTCATAAGGCGCCCCAAGGACTTGGCGGAAGGGATCTATGTGATCTCAGGGTACAGCTCGAGCTTGCTTGAGGTGTTCTCCCAGGGTGAGGCGACAATGGAGGGTTACTTTCTGCGCATGTTGCGTGAGAGTTTCCCTCTGGAGTAAAGAGTAATTACTCTACATCATAATTATTTAAGATACTATGTAAGCTTGTAAGCTTGTAAGCTTAGCGAGATGCTGAAGTTTGTGGCTTCCAGAACTCACTGTCCCAGTCAGCCGCCTAGACATTTGCCTCTCGTACAGCTGTCTCCGTGAACAGGTCGTAGCGCATGTCACGGTGAAGCCAGCCTTTGTCCTTGGTCAAAGAGTAACGCAAGGCTGACCATATGTTCTCACCTCCCCAGAGACCCTGGTGCGGACGACAGTTAAACGCTAAGTTGTACAGACTTGTCAAACCGAACTTCTTACGATCCAGCTTATCCAGGAAGTCAAGGAAGTCGTACCGATTGAGTCCGCGCACGTCCACCACGTCATGGTTGACCTTTGCCTCAGCACATGCTTGTTTGAAGCGCGCCTTAGTAGCCTCGTTGGTCAGAAGGTTGTACGCGATCGTGTCTCGGTAAATCACGTGGTACACGTTATACTTGAACCCTCCTTTCTTCCAGAGCTCCTGCGAGTTGTCCGCGATGCTCGCGAACACACTGATCACCTTGTTGGGTGCTAGGTTATTCTTGGTTTCCATTTCTGGAACGTCTGGTGTGTTCGTCTGTCTTTGAATGCTTTGATTTGTTGCTTCCTTCTACAGACTATTTATTGAAGAAATTGATCATTTTTTAATAAACGGGTTCTGTTATGATCACTATATTTCGATGGAACGCAAGGCGGAATCTAAACATGTCAGTCCCGACGAGGCTAAATGGGTAACCCCCCTACGTGCCCGATTTGACAAGTATTTTGTACCAACTCGTCCGGATCCGGACGAGCTTTTTCAGTACAATGGTGACAGATTCTTTCAACGTGTGCTGTTACCAGCTCTGAAGAGAATGAGAGATCTCAAGATGATGACACCGAGAAATCAGATGTTACCGTTTTTAATGGCTGACGTCCACGTGGATATCGTCTTGGAGTTTCTTGTTGATGATCTTAACACAGAGTCAGCAAAACAGTCTGCAGACCGTATTCACAAGCGTATGGCGTCTCTCACTTACCCGATGACAGAGACCTTATCTCATGAGACGAACACTCACGAGGTGATCGCTGAGACAGCTAGAGGACAAATCGAGGCTCTCTATCAGCTGTATATTGAGCTAACGGAGTAATCAGGCAGTATCGTCTACATAATCTTGAAATAGCTTCCCTTCTGAAGTACTATCCTATCTCGAGCCCTAGTCACCCCTAGTCACCCCTATGTCGGCACCGACCTCCCTAAAAAAGCGGAAAGCCAGGCTAGGAGATCGAAGGACTCGGCATAGCATACTACACAATATACTCGAGAAAAATCGATCGAAATACTTGAGATGTCAATACGTTCTGGCACAATTCTCGAAAAGGTGTGAAAAGCAAACACAAAGAACGGCTTGGACACGAAGCTTAAAATTCCAATGTTTTTTCGATACTTTTTCGCCAGCATGTGTTCATTTTACTTTCTGCTTCCGATCACCACCTCGCATGGTGGGTCTCTTAACCTGGAACCAGGAGAGATTCTTTGTTCCGAGACGGTTAACGAGACAGCTATCGTGTGGTTGGAGATCACGCTGACCATGTGTCTAATGATCATGCTGGACAGAGCTCTTCACAACAAGAAGCTAAAGGATATTCGCACATGGCAGAAATGGATCATGATCGTGAGCACGGACATCACGTGCCAATGGTGGGCTAACTTATTAAATGTGACATGTCTCTTCGGATACATGTACATGAAGGACGTGTACTGGACAGGAGATACCGAGACTCGTTTTCAGCTCACTCTCACACAGATAGGCTACGAGCTTCTCTGGGACACGTGTGAACTGACATTGTTCCCGATCATCTTCTACATGTTGGAATGGCACAAACAATCATAAAACTCCGTTGAGTTTTATCATCATAGTGATCAGACCCGGTGGGAATCAAACCCATACGGTTACACTTGTGCTTTAGAGCCAATGCTTGGCTCAACGAGTAAAATTTACTCGTTGGGTCAACCAACTGAGCTACTGTCCCTAAAATTGAGAATCACAACCTTCTTATGATAACAATTACTGCTTAGTTGTTGTTTGTGTTGCTGTGAAAAGATTTCCGAGTAATAAATCTTAGTAACTAAGAAATATTGTCGGTAATTCTCAATTTTAGCGACAGTAGACATTACAAACTTCGTTTACAATGGCTATTATCTCAGCGATCCCTTGTGAGGATCACTCGCCCTTCCCCTAAAGGGGTCGGGACTTTTTAATATTCTTTATTATGTTATGCTGTGTGAAAGCTTAGACCAACTCTCTCGCGAGGAAGTTTTAATTAATGCGCATTAATGGGTACAGCTTTCTTTAATGCCTGTAGGAGACACGTAGAACTGTGTTCTACTGACCACTCGGGGTATACAGGCAACCTGATACCCTGTTCTTTTTAAGCCGTTTTACTTTATCAGAATCTTGATTTCCTGACGTCAATTAAGATTTCCTGATGGGAATCTTGATTTCCTGACGTCAATGTTGTTAAAATCAAAGAGTACACGAGGGTCAGGGGCAGACGCCTCGTTCCAGACAGTCGCGGTGATGGTGTACCCCTCGTGTCTGTAAGTGAACTCACGTTCAGTGAAATCACCCTTTTTGAACTCATGTTCAGTGAACTGAGATATCGTCTTGACCTCAGCCATGGTTCCTCCGTGCTAAATATCAGCCTTCCTTTCAAGTCGTTTTCTTCTTGTGACTTGCTCCGGAGCTTCGCGACGTCGAGGCGCTTGCGCCGACCCTCTTCGTCTTCTTCTTCTTGAGATTACAGTCCCTACAGAGCCATTGAAGCACAGCATGTTTGCGATGGTAGTTCTGCCAGCGAATCTTGTACCTATTGTCCTGTTTACGAAACTTCTTGCCTTTTGTCTTGTAATGAAACTCGAACTCTGTAGGAGGGTTCGAGTTCATCGGAATAGCCAGAAAGTTCTGCGTGATCTCCAAAAACTGAGGGTTCTTGTGATCTGCTTGTAACTTCTTGTGAAGATGAGGGGTGTCCTCACACTCCGCGCAGTGAGCGCCCCAGGCGTTCGCCTTCTTCCAAGCCATGATCTGACGATACACAGCCTGACGGAAAGCCGACTGTAAAGGATCTTGTTCCTTGCGAGTACGAGTACCACCTTTGCGCCAGGAGACTGTGTTATACCTTGTTCTCGTACCTACACGAACCTGAAGAATAAGAGCCTTATTCAATCTAGATCGTGTGATCTTGAACGCATGAATAGTGTCCAACTTATCTAGCCACTGAGGCTGAGCCATCATGATCTCCAACAGGTCGACAAAAGCCTCATGGTCTCTTGGGATAACACGATGGACGTGCTTCTGTAGAAGCGCACGAATACGATCTTCCTGTGCCTTGATACTCTCTTTTTTCTCCTCAGCCATCCTTTGCTATACTCTAAGAGCTCTTTAACTATTTACTATGTAGGATTCATTCAGATCCAGTAGTCTTCCGGGTAGTACTCTTCTGGGTCTACCTCGATAGGGTAACGATCCCCTTTTTGATCCTCCACCCAGACGAACCAGGCCTGGAGAACATCGTGATACTCGGGATCGGAGAGCTGTTTAAGAATCTCTGATGTCTGATCCGATGCTCCCTTTTTCGGAGAAAGTCGTTGTCTCATCTCCTCCTCATGTTGGAACTCCTGCAGGAGTACATCAGCAGACGTCGGGATGTTTCCACTGATGGGTTCCAGAAAAACAGAGAGTTCTCTGGCTTTCTTCTCTACCGGCGTGATATCACCAGGCGTCGGCGTGTGTGGCGACCCGGGTCTGTTCACCAGTTTCTGAGAGAGAATCTCCCTTGTTTTCTTCAGGATTTCCTCACGTCTCTCACGACGTCGTCGGGATCTTCGTTGGTTGCGCTTACGCGCGTCTTTTTTACCACCACGTCGTCCCATATTGCTTAAATTGCCTTGTTTCTGAAGAGCCTAGTGTTAGTAGTTCTATTTTTTATTTGATACTATCAATACATGTGATTTCCTTTCTCTCCACCGATTATTTTTAATAGAGTAAGTCAATCACCTATTACTGAGCCCAGTTAAACTCTCCTGTGAAGTACTTGCGAGTGTAAGGATGAACTTTAGGGTGATCCATTATCTCTTCATGGGTCATCCACCTCATACCGTCATGTTGAATATCAAACTGTTGTAGGTTTAGTTTTTCTGGGTCTACTGTCACCTCATACGCCAGACAGACGTAATGAGTCGGAATTAGAGATTTGTGCTCATCCACCTCTTCCTGAAAGTTAGTGTTGTAGATATGATCATTCACTCCGATGAACTTACATTCAGACTTGTAAATAAGAAAGCCGATCTCGTTCATAGATAGCCTCGGGATCGCCTCAATTGGGGTCTCACCTTTATAAACTCTGCCACCTGGCACGAACCAGGTTCCTCGAGCAGGCTCGTTCTTACGCTTTCCCACCAGAACTCTTCCTTGCTGATCCTTACAGATAAGATCGATAGAGACTACCTGTGTGAGCTCAATCGCTTGAAGATATTTGTATGCTGGTAGCATTATCCCTCTGTAAAGAATATACAGAAAACTCCTTTCTTTTAAGTGTGTGAATACCCGTAATAAATTACCTTTCATACAGTATTAGACATGGGCGTTGATCGTAAAGATACATGTAAGAAGCCAGGATTTGGTGGTTCCATGCTCATAATATTTATGGCTACAACATCTGTCGCGTTCTTCTCCACTTTGGTCGCATGGCTAGCAGGAAGCACTAGAACAGTGAAAGCCACTACTATTCTCATGTACGGGGCTCTTGTAGGATCTATCCTAGGTCTTATCACGGCGTTAGTACAGACTTTTCGATGCGAACATCATGATTACAGTGAGGATCACCCGAAAAAGAAAAAGAAGAAGAAACACTACCCACCAGCATGGTGCGACGATCACACATGGCTCTGGTTATGGCTTCCTCTGGCATTGGGGGCTCTTCTCGGAGGAGGGGGTGGGTACATGTACGGAGAGTCACATGGTAGCTCGGGAACATACGGTATGGTAGGGCTAATTTTGGGTGTATCGATACCTTTGATCACCGCATCTATTATCATTAACACAACCTGTTATCATTCCAAATAATTTTTACTCATCTCACATGTAATCGTAATCACATCTGAGGTGGGAGGTGAAGGATTCGAACCTTCGTGAACTGTGCCCCCGGTTAGGATTCTGAATTATCGCCGCCTTAACCACTTTTCGCTACACGACACCCCTCCAATCAACGACTCAATACAATCGTTCATTGGAGTGATTCTTGGGTGGAGCGAGGGAGTCGAACCCTCATCTCCTGTTTTACCGATCAGGAATGTTTCCGTTACACTAGCTCCTACCCAATAGTATTCATGTCTCCTTTTAAGTCATTTTCACAAGATGGTAATTTCTTCTGTAATATCATACAGTAATACTGAAATGAAAGACCCAGTGAGTAAAGACTCTGTGTTTACTGACGAAGTTCTAGCTATCATAGGAATTATTATCTTCTTTCTAGTCCTTCTTTACACTACAAAAAAGACGAATGTCCTTTCACAGATAAAGAGAGACCTACATGACCCTGTATTCTGGGGAATGTTAATAATAACACTTATCATAACTATTTGGGGGCTAAGACAGGATGATCCTATTCGACGATCGTCTATCCATAGCGCTGTTGTCGCTCTTATCGCCTCATACTTCTCACATCTTTCATTGATCTACCCAGCCTTCTACATAGTTCTCGTAGTGGACTACTTTAGTAAGAAATATGTAGGTTAAGCCTTTAAGCGATCATATCGCTTCTTAACTGTTTTGTACATATCCTCATCTCCGTAAGTAACACCTGGTTGTTTTTTACTGAGAAAGTCAGTAATTAATTCCTCTGTCTGATTTTTCATTGTGTACGGAATTCGTAAAACTCTAATTCCGTTCTTAATACAGAAATCATTCTTCCTTTGATCACTTTTGAATGTTCTCAGGAACTTAGCTTTACCACCCCAACCTTCGATAGGCATGAAATGTTGTTCTCCATCATACTCGATAACGCACTCTATGCTCTTGTTAATCAGGTAGAAATCAAAAGAACAGTTCCCAAGAGTCTTAAACCCACTCTTCTGCTCAATGTACTTCTCATCATAGATCTTATCAAGCACTCGTCTAACCTCTTTCTCACCTTTGGAGGCAGAGCATTTAGGACATCCTGTCTGATTTCGAGTACGATGAGAGACTCTCGCTTTCCACTTCTTCTTACAAGTAAGATCTGAGCATATCCAACTTACTTTTGTATCTGAAAACGGTGGAATGTTTATAGGATCTTCTTTGTTATCAGGATTCCACTCTTTTATTAGATCAGGGTAAAGCTTAGCAACAGAGTTACACTCACAGAACTGTAACGCCATCCCTTTTCCTGTACACCAAGGACACCCTGTGTAATTACCATTTTTTAGAAGACCTTGTACTCTTGACGTCACTGTGGCATCCCACTTATGAATATGCTCAGGGTGCTCACAGTTCCTCTCAGGACACACCCAGAAAACTCTGGATGAGCTTCTCTCTGTAATCTCCCAGGGAGATATCTTGTTACGTTCGAAATCCCACTGCTTTAACAGTATCGGATGCCTCGCCGCGAAAGAGTTACAGGGACAGACCTTAAAGCCAGAAGTACAGTAGGGGCAGATCGGTTTTTTGGTGAAGTGAAATACTCTTGTTTTCCATCGATGTACATGTTCGCATTTTGATTCTTTACAAATTAAGTGAATTTGTTTATCACTTTTCGGAGAAATAGTCCAAGGATTAATTTTCTTATTTTTTTCCCAGTCCCAATATTTGACAAACCCAGGAATAATATTAGCAAAGGATTCACATGGACAGACTTTATACCTAGAACAGTAAGGACATCCTGATTTACTTTTAAATCTATCATTCATTTGTGTAATCCATTTATGTGTATGTCCACATTTTGACTCGTTACAGATCCAATGAATTAATTTATGTGATCCATGTGAAACGGATTTAGGATCAATTTTATTCTCTTGATAGTCCCAATTTTTTAGAATATCTTCCATGAAGAATACTCGGTATTTTTCCAATATCGGCTATTCTTTAAGCATTTCTATAAAAATAATAAATAAACGTTTTATCTAAAAATAGTCGGGATTTACACTAGAATTAGTTTGGAAAACCAATGAGATTAAAGCCAACGCCCAAACCTGCGCCCGTCTTAGCGGAGGCACCGATAGCGGGGGAGTACATCTCCAAGATGGCAAATGTGGCGGCAGCGGTCACAGCGATCATAACGATCTCGCCAAGCTTCAGCTTGTGTCCTTGAGGGACAAGGTGAGCGGCAAGGGCGACAGCGCCACCCTCCACAAGATATTTTGCCGCGCGGCGCAGGATTTCCATAAGATCAAGTCCGTTGTCGTACATCTTTTCTGAGACCAGAAGGTAATATATACTCCCCCAGAAAAAAATTGGATCCCTGATCTTGGGGAGTTTTCTCTGGGTTACTTAGCATCGGATCAGTTTAACGCGCCCAAATCGCGAAAACGAAATAAGATCAGAAAGTATTAGGTAAATACAGAAAAATGAGCGTCGCAAACAGAATGACCCCGACAGATGTTAGCGCTGAGGCGAAAAGAAAGTTTGAGGAGGATGCCGAGGATTTTAAGGATGTGGACTTCCTGGGAGTTGACCGCACCATCCCAGGACAGACATGGGTATGTCTATCATTCGTCTCCCCCGAGGAGTTCATCAAACAACGCCATCTTTTCTACTTTGAGAAGTTCCTGAAGACGATCACGCAGAAGCTTGATGTTCCTGAGAATATGTCACCAGACTTTGACGTCCCCAAGTCTAAGTTTGACGAGTTGCTTAAGGGAGATGTCAGTTACGCGAAGGTCAAGGACGCGTGGGAGACCTTCCTGGAGATGAACAACGAGAAACTGAGCCAGGTGTACGAGGAAGAGTCCGGAGGGCGCACATCTGTTCGTGGTCTGAAGATCCGTGGGTCTTACGCGACCTACCAAGAGGCCAAGCACCAGTCCGACAGATTGGCAGAGATCGACAAGAACCATCACGTGTACATCGGTCAGGTCGGTTACTGGCTTCCCTGGGATCCTAACCCTGCAGAGGTTCCTGAACAGGAGTACCAGAACAAGCAGTTGAACATGTTGATGAAGAAGTACGAGGAGAACCTGTCATACAGAGATCGCTTCTACGAGGAGCGTAAGCAGGAGAAGTTGCGTGAAGCTATCGAGCGTAACAGAAAGAAGAAGGAGGAGAGAGAGGCGGCGGTAGCGAGTGCCGAAAACGGTGATGGCGAGGAGGTCAAGGTTGCTCCTGTTCCTGATCGAAAGCAGACCATGGAGGATCTGGAACGTGTTCGTCATATCGTACAGGAGAAGAACAAGATTATGCAAAAGCAGAAAGAGAAAGAGAAAGCCAGTAAGAGTAAGAATGACGATCAGAAGTTGGTAGCTGAAGACGAGGAGTTGCTAAGTTCTGTCAAGGCTAAGAAATCAGGAAAAAGAAAGGGAAGGAAGAAGGGAAAGCCCAAGAAGTCTGAGGTGAGTACAGCTGCCGTGGCAGCATCACACACTCAGGATGAGGACAACGATCAGGAAAGAACCGAGGAGATTCGGAACGTGTTTAACGCTCCGGATCCCTGGCTCCAACGAAAAGCGGAGCAGAGTAAGAAGGAGAAAAAGAAAAAGAAATAATTAGATCAACCAGACATGTAGTAAAGCCATAGCTTACGCATGTTCGTTAATTTTCGAAGTTTAACAGGATAAGAACGAACAGACTCAAGATCTCCTTCGTAGTTAAACTTCCAAGAGATAATTTTATGTGTCTGTAGGAATCCCAGAACATCAACGAAGTTATCTGCCCAGTTTGACCCACCAATAATCCTCCTGTATAACTTACGAAGTTCCGCGTGTTGCCATTCTTTCTTCTTACAAATCTCTCTGGCAAAACGTCTTAATTTAGAAAGAGCATCTCTATTCTCCAGAAGATACGTGGCGTATCCGTACTCCCAACTTCTGCGATTAACCTTAGGCATTGTCGGGGCTGTTTTGTAACGCTTCTTTAGTAACATCTTAGTCCACTCCCCGGATTTTGTACTCTTGAACAGAGCCTTGACAAAAGCCTGTAGAACCGAGTAAGCCTGTAGATTTCTCGGGTTAATCTCAAACCCGAACACCTTCTCTAACTCGTCTACGTACTTCTGTGTTAACTTAGCGTTCCATCCGTGAATCATCACTTGACGGACGGAGTCGTTCCAGTACTTATTACGATAAACATACTTACGCTCTCTATGTGTTCTCGACCTTTCAGCCAACATAACTAACAATCTTGACAAAACAGTCAGATGTTTCGGGTGAAACCAATCAAAGATACGAACCTCAAGAGCTTGTAAGTCGTACTCCTTACGTTTCTCCTGATAACGCATGTAAGGAGTTCGAAAGTCCGCGCCTAGTGAGTTCTGCGCGTCTTTCAGATGTTTCTCCTCTCGACAAGGATCTAACAACTCGATATTCTTAAATGGTAAATCATCTCTCCATCTCACCTTGTGTGTGGCGTAACGTGATAACGCTAATGACTCTTTCTCAGCCTCTGGTACAGGGCCTTTGCGTTTTCTTCCTTTGACACAGCGAATACGTCTGACATCAGATCCTCCGAAATCACCCCAAGCAGCCATAACAACACGGAAAGACCCCTTAGTGTAACGATCAGACTGACCGATTGATCTGTCGTCACATGAGTGAAACGCGGTCGCTATCAAAGGCTCGACCCACTGAATAAGATTGGCGAAGTATCTATGATTCTTTGAGAGAACCTCGCAAGAACCGGGGTAAGTATGAGGAAGGGTGAAAGTGAAGTGATAAGATCCTGTGTAATTCTCGATAACAGGTCCGTTTGAGAACTTGTTGGTGTTCAAGTTACGAAGATTAATTCGAGATGACATTCCGTAAGGGTAAATAGTGGGAGGTCCTCTTGTTTTGTTCTCTTTCTTTTGATACTCAGGCCTGAAACGTTTGTACGCAGTAACGAAATCATTCACATTTTTCTGTAACTGTCCGACGTAGTTCTCCAAATATTTAGGGCCGTAATCCTTACCAGAGAATGGTGTGTCTGTACGTGCTTCTAACAAGTAGTAAACGTAATCATAGTTCTGCCCAACGACAACTTTTCCTTTACAGAGTTTTCCTGCGTGCTCTACATCTATGTTCTGTGACTTTGTCAGAGCATTCTGTACTCTTGGTGGGAAAAACACAAGTTTCTTATCACGTGGAGGAGGTCTTGTGTAGAAGTAATAGTAAAATCTCTGCATCGGTTTATCAAAACTCTTCTGAGGATCGAAGAAAAGAAAACGAGGTTTCTTAGGGTTTAGTGAGACGCGAGGATCATGAAATAACGCGAACTCGGCCTCAATACCAACACCCCAAAGAACAATCTTATCCTTGTTTTTTCCTCGAGTTCTCTTGGATCTCTTGGATCTCTTGGATCTCTTTCTTGTACGAGGCATTTCCGTTAAAGACCTCCTATACTTTTCCGACAGTAAAAGTATACGCGAACGCGTGCTCTTCAAGATGTCAGGTATTATGTTAACACCCGTTCCTGCCTTCCCCGTTAGCGGAGGTAACGGAAGTGGTTGGAGCTCGATTAAGTCAATCGCGTTCTTTCTTCTGTTCGCGGGGTTGGTTCTCGTGATTATAGGATACATGAAATCAGCGAATAAGTGTCCACCACCACGCGTTGAGTTCAGATACGTGCCACGTACGTTCGAACAAGAACAGAACGTGCCCACTCCTGTTCTCTCCATCTTCGGAAAGATGTTCTCACAGAGAGATCCTTGGTCTAAAATCCAGGGATACGAGGACACGTTCCCGTGGGAAAGAGCGAGTATTAACTCTATGCCTGTCACCGATTACACAGAGCTTGGTGTTGGTCGTGCTGTTGGACAGAGGATAATTGGTTAATTGGTTAATTGGTTAATATCCTTATGATTGTATACGGTAAGATGAAGAACAGGGCGCGTATCGGATTTATTATTTCATGTCTACTCCTCGCCTTTCTGGTTATCATTTTTGTGAACGAGTTTGAGAGACGTTACCAACCAGAACGTGCGCAAATGCGTGAGCCAATGGTCGTTATCTCTCATCTGAATCCTGTCGCGTCTGATACGGAGTTAGATCCTAACCGGAACAGAGAGAGCGAGGTAGTTGATCAGTATCCTTGGCAAGGTTATCCATCAGGTGCGCCGTTAAAGCCACCTCATGCTACTACGTATTCTCAACAACCAAGAGAAAGAGAAAGAAAAGGGCAGTTGTGGTACGGAAATTGTTCTTAATCTAGTTTTTCTGATACACTTTTACAGATCTTATTAACCAGTAAGCCTCATCAAGATTATTATTAGGATTTTTTAGTGAGTTAATACAAGCGGAAATACCACCTGGGAAGACAGCACCTGCCCATTGACCACACAGTGTTGTGTTTATGATAATTTTTAAGTTATTAAAGTAGTTCGGACATGGATTAAAACTAACGTACGGAGATGACCAAGAAGAAGGGTTAGGTGTTCCTGATAAAATATCTGTAGGTATACTGTTACGTGGAAAAAACCATACCTTAATAGAGCCGTTTAAAACCCATTCACAAACAAAAACACCACCTCCATTACTGTTAAAAGGTGCCCCGAAACTATTAGTAGGACCTTTGATTCCGCATCCGGTTGTTCCGTTATTTCCTGCGTTACAGTTAGGCTCTAGAATATTAGGAATATTCTGTACACATCCCGCTTTTGTATGTAATGTTGTTGTGTTTTGTGTGTTCTGATTAACACCTTCTATGATATCAATCTCACCGTTATTTGGCCAGTCATCACCAACTAACCAAATAGACGGCCATGTACCCATACCAGTAGGCATGTGCTCAACATCTAATATGAAAAGACCACCGTTAAACCGAAGAGTTTCTGTCTCTAATCGAATAGAATCTCTGTTACCTGTCGGAGACTGATACTTTCCTACATCAATACGAATGTTGTTCTGTGGGTAAGTGATAAGATTATTCCACTGTCCGTAACAGACTGATCCACCGGTAGGTTCCGCACAGCAAACAGTTGATCCTGAGTTATCAACTCGATTTTCCCAAAGATCACCACAGTTAGGCCCAGCTGTTGTCCATCTACATCCTTTTCCGTTATTACAGACAGGATTCTTGTAAAATACCCAGTCTCCACTTTCTGTAAACTTATTCCCACTCCAACTATGTCTTAATGTGTAACCTCCAGTGGGATTAACAGGTTTACTTCCACCACAGTTAAACATTGAACAGTTCTTATCATATTTGTTATCACAGACGCAGTTTTTCTCACAACAGTAAAGATACTGTTGAACCATAGCATCATCTGAGGATGTTAGTCCGAACTGTTTGTAAAGATCAAGATGTTGTTTCACCCAGGCTTTCCTATTTTGACAGTCCTGAGAAGGGGTACCACACTGATTTTCAGGAGGTGTAGGTGGTGTGGGTGGTGTGGGTGGTGTAATTGGTTGATCTTTCTCAAAATGAATTTGATATCCAGGTATGTACCATTTCTTTCCAAGATCAGAAGGAGTAATCGGAACCTTATCTGGTGTTAACACAACTTTGTAAGGAGAGTTTCCTACAATAAAGTTCTCAGTTGTTCCTAGAATAATAACACCTACAAGAATAACAATACATAAGATTATTTTAGTGTTCATCACTCTAAGATACTATCTTAATATATCTTAATAAAAGAAAATGAATTTCTCACGGTATTTATACTGATAATTAAAATGACTAATCGTGTGAATACATCTAGAAAATGCTCTGGATGGTGTGCCCCAACCATTATCTATATCGGGTTCGCTGTAGCAGGAACTCTTTTCTCTTTGTTTACATCTGATAAGTTCGACCAGAGATTCGCAGGAGGAATGAACAAGGCGGAGATCTTTCTTGTTCACCTGATCATGGGACTTATCTGGACTGGTGTTCTCTGGTGGTTGTGCTCAAGCTGTCAGTACACCGCTGCTTGGGTTGTCCTTCTACTTCCTTTAGTTCTGGTGATCATTCTGATAGTCTTTCTTCTTGTTATCATAGCTTCTCATCCACAAGGTAGATACAGACGTGATCATCGTGGTCGTTTAGTTCTGGAGAACGTGGACACTCCTTTGGGTGCGCCAGAGGTTCGTAGAGTTCGTTACAGATATTGAACGCGCATCTGCTCGTTTTGTTTTGTTGTGGTTACATATAGAGGTCATGGAGTTTTACATTGCCTCCGCGATTATCGGGTTAGGATACCTGATGTCTGACAAGAAACAGAAGGATCGTTCTCTTCCTGTAGCCTCCATTCCTGGTAAGTCCAAGCCGAACGGTGATAATATCTTCGACTCGAATCGTGTCCAGGATATTCGCTTACAGGAACAGTCGATCTCTGACGACCGTTACCACAGGGCTCTGAACGACTCCAAATCAAACCTAATTATTCCAGGTCCTTGGGAGACTTATTACAAGAAGGTGGATTACGCAGATAACACATTACCTGTTGAGTTCACACCAGACCCGAACACGTCTAACAACGTACATATTGAGCCTGCTTCATCCAATTTCGCCTCCAGAAAGTACCATGGTATGGCACATCCTGCGAGCAAACCGGTCGCAGGTGGTCATCAAGGTGTTGATCTAGCGGGAAGGCCAATTGATCCTCGTAACTTCGCTCATAATAATATGGTTCCGTTCTTCGGATCTCATGTTCGTCAGAACGTGGACGATGTACAGAATGTTGCTATTGTAGAGACCTTCACAGGAACATCTAAGTTCTGTAGGAAGAAGGACGAGATCCCTAACTTGTTTGATCCTCAAGCAAATGTCGATCTTCCTAACGGTTCCGCGCCTCTGACACTTGCTCTTGGTAAGGATCGATACATAGTCTCTAACAAACGTAACAACGAGTCTCCGTTGGAACGTGTGTACGTAGGACCTGGTCTGAATAAGGGTTACACTGCTCAACCTTCTGGAGGTTTCCAGCAGGCGAACACACGTGACTATATTCTACCTAAGACCGTCGACGAGCTTCGTGTGAAGACAAACCCGAAGGTCACTTACTACCTACCTGTCATTCCTGGATCACATCCGAACACAGGAACACCTAAGATCGGTGTTGTACAGAAGAATCGTCCTGACACATTCGCTGTCTGGACACCTGATCGTTACTTTATCACGACAGGTGATCGTGTTAAGCCGAAACAACGCGCAGAGATCGTTCTCAAGCACTCGAATCGTGCGACAACAGACGTTCGTAGAGCCATGGGTCCTGCTGGTCCCGCTGGTGAGTCTAAGGAAGGTATTCGTGCTAATATTCGTATCTCTGAGAAGTGTCAGTACACACCAGGTGGCCCTCGTAACGTTGACGGTGCTGGTCAGTGGACAATTCCTGAGAACTGCGAGGAACCAATGCAGAACTACGTTCCTATGAAACCTTGCCCAGGGCAAGAGAACTACCCGCAGATTAACGCTTTGACAGATCCTGAGTCTAAAGTTAATCCTTATATGGATCGAAGATTAAATCCTTGTAACTCTCTTCATGATTACGGTAGGTCAGGATGGTCCCAGAAGCCTAATAACCGGGAGGACACTTCATGTCTCCCCGCTATCAACCTCACTGGTATTGACAAGGCCAATTACATTCCCATCACTCAAGACCTCCGTCCATCCAGAAGACAGAACGTCGTCGGTAACCCCCGCTGGGGTGGTAATGTCGAGGGACCTCATAACAGAGGTGTGGTCTGGGATCCCAATGACATTCCAAGAACCACCGTCAAGGAGACAACGCTCCAGTCCGCCCCCGCTGCTAACGTCGGAATCCAGAGACCTCCTAACCAGAGAGTCTACGATCCTAACGATATCCCTCGTACCACGGTCAAGGAGACCACCCTTTCTAGTGGCGTACTGGGCGGCGCACATGCAGGCGACAATCTCAGGCCACGCACTTACGACCCCTCCGATGTCCCACGCACAACGAATAAGGAGACCACTATGACGGATTATGCCGGCGACGCTTACATGCCCACCGAGAGCAGACGTGAGGCTAACTGCTATGATGCTCGCAACACGAACAGGCAGTTTACATCCCTTAACGAGCACTTTGGCAACGCGGTAGGCGACGACGAGGGTGCTTACCAGATTCGTAGCATCGATCCCCGTGCTACTAACAGGCAGTACACTTCCGTCCATGACTATACTGGTGGAGCAGGAAATTCTGAGAACACAAAACCTCGAGAAACCCAATGTATGATGAGTAACGTAACAACTCATTCGTATCGTGAGACTTTGTCTCGTGGTCGTGTGCCCGCGCGTGAGGGTCCGAAGGATCATGTCGATCCGTCAATGGTCACCGCGACAACGAAACGTGCTGGTGATCTTTACAACTTAGCTCTCTCGCAACGACCAAGAATGTCCACAAAGGTGTACAACTCGTTGCCACAGGCTAACAGATGTGGTGAGACCAAGATTAAGAAGACCGTTCCTAACGATCCTCTACGCAACCGTCTCGACGGAAGAATCCTGGACGCATTCAAGAGCAACCCGTACACACAGACTTTACAGGCGTACGTGTTTAACTAGATGGGATAACGTAAGAGAGAACAACGAAATAAATTAGGATAACAGATAAAGCCTTCCACATCGGAAGGGTGTACATCCAAGTCATTAAAACAGCGAAAGCAACTGTAAGGAGACTACCGTAAGTAACAACAGTGTCCTTACCGATCGGTGCTTTCAGATTTATAGGAAGGTTAATGAAGATCTCAGCGCCTGCTAGAAAGTAGAAAACAAAAGATACAACTGTTGATAATGACATTAGAGAAGCTGTTCTGATTACTTTTGCTTAGATCTTTCCTTAAATCCTGCCTGAGTGTGGAGTGTGTTTGACTCACTCAGACTCTGCCTGAGTGTGGAGTGTACTGAGCAAGAACGTAAGAGGGATGTGTTCGGGGAGGTTGCCAATGTGCGGATGATGTTGTTGAGGCGGATAGCACCCAAGCGAACAGGAATATGATAACCATCCATACGCCGATCTTCGGGTCTACTCTGCTAAACCCGAACAAAAGCAGAAGAACTGTGAAGATAGTAAGTACAACAGCAAATGTTATGACACTCATCTTGTCCGTATACCTTAACAGAAGTAAAAAGAGGGGCGCGTTTCCTACAAACTAAAAAACTAGCTTCCATGGTCATAGCGAACGACTGGCTGTAACATAATGTCTACGTCGGTATCTCGAAAGAACAAATCTAAGAGAAAGAACACGAGAAACGCAAAAGGTGGAAAATCCAAAGCGACATCTCGTGTGCGCTCTCGTCGCTCGCGTCGCTCGCAAAGTCTTCGTAATCTTGGTTGGGAGTATGCTGAGTTGAACACTCATGAGGAGGCTGACGAACTTGAGCAGATCTTTGACTCATCTGATCTTGGGCAGGCTGTCTCTGCCGATATCTCTGACATATCGCGTGTTCTTACCGAACACGTGTACAAGAAGATGGCAGAGACGTACGAGCTCTCCTCAGAGATCTCAAAAGACCATCCGACTAATCTGTTCTCCACTTTCCAGGGACTTTTGAAAGATTATAAGGACTGGGACTCTAAAACCAGAAAGCTTTTCGCGAGGAAGGCGCGCAAGTCACTTCGTGATCTTAACAATCTTGTGCGTTCCTCCATTGTTGGTGTCGCACAACTCCGTTATCTCTGGGTGTCACGAACGAAGGGTGTGACTCGTCGTGACCGTGATAGAGTTCTACAAGCAATCTCTCTATCTCGATCTATTCCTTCTACAGAGGACTTTTTACATTGGTGCTGTTGTCGTGCTGTGATGGAGATTTACCCTCATCCGTATCTGTTTGACAACAGATCCTCACTGTCTACACGCAAGAAGAACAAGAACAAGAAGGAGGCACGTGAGATTATCAATCAGGCGATCTCTGAGGAGATGTACAACCGTAACAACGCGAATTACCTGATTCAGACCGCGATCAACTACGTACAAGGTGGCAAGTATAATGACTCTGAGTCCGAACTCTCGGAATCTGAGGAAGAAGAGCATGTTGAAGAGAATGTTGAAGATGAAGATGAAGATGAAGATGAAGATGAAGATGAAGACGTCACAGTTGAGAAGGAAAAGTCTAATAAGTCCAAGAAGAAGGCGAAGAAGGCGAAGAAGGCGAAGAAGGCAGATCCTGATCCAGAACCGGAAGTTGAACTGATGTCAGAGAGCGAGATCGGTGAGAAAGAACTTAATGATGTCGATGTGGAGGATAACAACTCAAAATCCTCCAAGAGTGATCTGGTGAAAGTTGAGAAGGAGGATAACGAACCGTCTCCACGTGAGAAGAAGAAGGGTGGTAAAAAGTCCAAGGCTCCTAAACTTCGCCGGAAGAGAGACTATCAAGAAGAGGAGTCTGAGGAGGACGAACCCATACCAGTTCTTCCCAGTTTGGCAGACCTGACATCCAATAGGAAGAGATCAAAGGCTGGTGGATCTAAGAACACAAAGAGAGGAAAGAAAGAGACAAAAAGTCGTTCCAAACGTCAATCTCGTTCTAAACCTCGATCTCGTTCCAAACCTCGATCTCGTTCCAAACCTCGATCTCGTTCCAAACCTCGATCTCGTTATGAGGAGTCCGAGAGTGATTACAGCGAGTCGGACGAGCCCGAGTACTCTGATTACAGCGAGTCGGATGAGCCCGATGAGCCCGATGAGCCCGAGTACTATGATGACCAGACAGAGACTGAGTCTGAGTACAGTGAGTACGAACACCCGCGCAAATCACGTAAATCTCAGAAATCAAAATCCTCCAAGAAATCCCGTAGGCGCCACAAGAGTGAATCTGAAGATTCCGATGTCCCTGAGCTTGTTTACAATAAGAAGATGACAGGGGCATCGCACCTGGTCGGAGATTTGAGCGAAGCGCACAAGAGTAACAAAACACGTAGTTCCACTAAGTCTAGATCTTCCAAGGTCGCGAAAAGTCCACGTAAATCTCAAAGATCTCGTAAGAAAGATCCTGTCGAAAGGAAAGTTGTGAAGGTGGAGAAAGAAGAACCGGAATTAGAGTCAGAGATAAAGACAGATAGCCAGAATGAGGAGAACAAAGAGATTGAAGTTGTTGACGAGGCTGAGTACACAGAGGGTTTTGACACTGATTACGAGGATGAACGTGACGCGGATGAGTTAGACCCTGATGGTCTTGAAGAGGACGAATACTGGAGATCTTTGCGAGATGAGATTAACCATAAGGATAAACAAGAGAAGTACGGAGGTGATACTGACACTGAGGAGGATGATTACGGTGGAGATGGAGATACCGATGAGAACTCCGATTATGATGACGCCGATGATCGTGAGGAGGATGGCGACAACGACAGTTTCTGGAACGTCCTACAAAGAGAGGCGCGTCGTTACCTTGGTGGAGCCGAGGACGAAGTTGATGATGGACAGGATGAGGAGAACGTGGATGATGAAAAGACAGTGTCACGAAGCGAGAAGGAAACATCCAAAAAGACCTCACGTGGTTCAAAGTCAAAGAGTAAATCCAAGGCAAAAGCCAAGGATTCTTATGACGATGAGATTGATGACGCAGTTGACAGAATGAACCCTTCTGAGGAGAACGATGTCGAGGATCTTGAGTCTGACGAAGAGTGATTAGAACATTAGAATGAGCGTTCAAAACAGCGTAAGAAAAACTGTCCGAAGGTATTCTGCGTAAAATATCAATGTGGGGAACATTACGTTCAGCACTTACCAATCCTCTTATTGCTGGGCCTCTTGCTGGTCTTCTGGTCGCGTTTCTCGCTTATCTTGACGCCAAACTTCGCGATGTTAAAAGAGAGAAAGATACATACTGGAAGTTAGGTATTGTATCCGCTCTTATCATGGCGACAGTTGTGTATCTTGTTGGCGAGGAGTTCACAAAGACAGATGAGTTCCTGAATCAGACTTACGAGACCGAGTTACGTGGATCAATGATGCCACGTCGTCATGGTGGGTTCGAGACCTCAGAACCTTTCCAACCTAATCTGCGCGGACCCGCGGAGAACTTACAGGAGATGATGTCGTCTCTGGAACCCTCTGCGACAATGGCTGGTGCGCCAGAGATGCCTGCTCCTTCTTTATTCACGGAGCCACCACAGGTCTCAATGTCTGTGAGTCGTGTTAGCTCAGCAAGACATAGTGGTAAAGGCCGAAAATCCAGTCATCGTTCATCCAGGCATTCTGGGAAAAAGTATCGATCGTCTCGCCATTCACGCAGACATTAATACACTTTGCTCGCGTTTTCTGTAGTCTTTTCTTTCCTTTTCGAGGGATATACACTTAATTAGTGGTGTACCGTCGAAATGGCGCTAAGACTCAAAAAGTTTGATATGAAAAGGTTACGTTACGACAGTGTTGTCGTGCTTATGGGCAAACGAAACACTGGTAAGAGTTTCTTGGTGAGAGACATTCTTTATCACCATAAAAATATTCCGTTAGGAACTATCATCTCACCGTCAGAAGAGGCGAATCAGTTCTTCACACCCTTGGCCCCTAAGTTTTTTATTCATGATGAGTACTCACCTGGATTGGTAGACCGTGTCGTGAAACGACAGAAGAAAGCGGTCAAGGCTTGGCAGAAGGACAAGTCTTTAGATCCTAGATCCTTTCTTGTTTTCGATGATTGTATGTTCGATAACTCGTGGAAGTCGGACAAAAACGTGCGTCTTCTTTTCATGAACGGTCGTCATTACAAGATGTTGTTTCTTATCACTATGCAATTCCCCCTTGGTATTCCACCTGTTCTGCGAACAAACGTAGACTTCGTGTTCTTACTGAGAGACAACCTACACTCTAACAGAAAACGTATCTACGAGCACTGGGCAGGTATGTTTCCTGACTTCAAGACTTTCTGTTCAGTACTTGAACAATGTACTGAGAACTATGAATGTCTTGTTATTGATAACACTGTAAAGTCCAACAAGATTGAGGATATTGTTTACTGGTACAAGGCAAGCCCACATGAGAACTTCCGGTTAGGCGCACCTGTCTTCTGGCAGATGGCGGCAAGATATCCACCAAGAAGGGACAATGATGACGAGGAGGGAGATTTTAGGCAGAAGAACAAGCCTAGTTTCCGTGTACAGAAACTAATCTAGTCAATGATAAGAAGATGGACGCTCCGTTATCTCTCATTCGCAAAGTTGAGTCCACTTTGGACAAGAGGTTTAAGTCTCTTACTACGGAGACAGGACCTTTCCGATCTGCGACACATGATGTCACGTGGGCGGCAGGTATCGAGATGGAGGCTACATACGTTCTTAACCCTCTGGACACAACTGTATCTTGGAACAACTCGTTCAAGCAGTTCTACGTGCCTAACTCTGACGATATCATCGATCATATCGAGAAGAAAGGGTACAGTAAGTCGGAGAAGTACCCTATGTTGATTGAGGCGGAGGCTTCTGGCAGAGCATGTGCCGGTATCACTGTTGTTGATCCGGATCCTAGAAACTCTATGTTTGAGATCGCGACACAGACACCTTACCAGGTTTTTCGTCCGTTAAGACGTGCTTCTGACATTCTCTGGTACGCGATCCGTATCGCTGATCTACAACAGAATCTTATTAGAGATTTAAATCAGTTCTACAACGAGGAGACTCTGTGGAAAAAGAAGAAGAAATACTTCTCTATTGTTCCTTACCCGTTCGCCATGACAAATCGAATGCTTAACGCTGATATCGTTCTCAAGAACAGAAAACGTGAGACTCCAAAGACTAACTACACAGGATCTTACCATATCACCCTAACACTTCCGTTCTCTTACTCACGTACATCCATCCCACAGTATCTTGAACAGTACAAGAGATATATCAATCAATTCCAGTGGATAGAGCCTCTGATTCTAGCGATGTACTCAACAGGTGATATGCGCGCTGTCGGATCGACAAAAAGATACCCACGGGCATCTTATCGTATCATGCTAGTCGGATGGGGTAATCCAGGTGGGTCAGACGTGAGAAAGTTCGAAGAGGGTCTTAATCGTAAGGCGAATATTGAGCTGTACTGGAGAAAAGGTCTTAACTTTCTTGGACAGAATAAGTTAGAGAGAGCTTGTGCGGATCCTAAAAGAAAGTACCCGTTAAAGTACGTCGATCCCCGACGTAATGTTTATGACATGGGTGCCGACTTTCGTACACCTATCACCAGACCAATCCCTAAAGAGTATCTTAAGAAACTGACTAAGGGAGAGCTGGAAGAACTGAATGAGATGGAGACCAGAGACGACCAGTGGAGATTTGTCGGGAAGATTCTGAAACTTACTACAGAGGAGATTTGGGGATCTCGTGACTTGCCACCAGACAAGTTGTTCGGTGTCGAGATGAGAATCCTTGATTACTTCCCAGCTAGATACATGCCGTCTATGTTGCGTATTCTTATCTTTATCGCGGAGAACGCGAGGCGAACTCCTAACAAGATGTTTGTGTATCAAGACAAAGACTGGATAGGCGCTATGCATGCTGTAATGAAGTTAGGATGGCGCGCGGAGTTACCTGCTGGTTACATAAGAAAACTGGAGAAGGCGTTAGACCTGAAGTTTCCCAGCAAACCAAGAATGGCAGAGGTGTTTTGGGGTGTGTTCCTTAGAACTCTTCATAAGCGAAATCACGACGGTATGTTTGTTCGTGAGATGTTACCAGAGAAGTTTTCCGGTGAACCTGGAGAGAAAATTAACGCGAATTATCGAAAACAACCTCCTTTGTACAAGAAGAATGTTAATCGTGATAGTTGGGACTTCGCCTTTTTATTAGAACTTCATCACTCTGACAATCTGAAAAAGAAGGTTCTGAGTTTTATTCTGGGACTACCTGACAATAAGAACCTTACAGAGAAAGAACTAAACAGTGCCTCTCGCCGTCTTCCGAAAGATTGGAAGACACAATGGAAAGACGTTCTCTACTTCTTCTCTTTAAGAGACGGAGTAACCGTCAGAATAAATAAGGACGGGTTCCTTGTTGGAGCAAGGACATCCGCTATTCAGAAAGAACATTGTAAGAAAGTAATTGAGAATATTATTGGTGAGATTGTTAAGCTGTGGCCTGAGCTACTTGTTTACGCGAAAGGTAAACCTGGTGAACGTGACGAGTAAGTTTCCTTACAGAAACTCCGTGGCGACTCGTAGTTTCCTTACAGAAACTCCGTGGCGACTCGTAGTTTCCTTACAGAAACTCCGAGATATCCGCAGGCATCTCCTCCACAACAGTGTTGTAAAACCTCTCAAGTTGTTGTAACCCCTCGTACTCCTCGGCGGTGATTAGGTTAATCGCCACACCCTTTCGACCGAATCGGCCTGAACGGCCAATACGGTGGATATAGGTCTCCTTCTCACGAGGAAGGTCGTAGTTCAAAACCAGAGAGACTTGTTGTACGTCAATACCACGAGCTAACATGTCTGTGGAGATAAGAACACGTGTCTTACCACCACGGAAGTCCTGCATGACACCGTTACGCTCGTCCTGTTGCATGTTTCCTGTGATGATACCCACAGAGAACCCCTCTCGTGAGAGATTGTAGTGTAGTTCCTCAGCCATTCTCTTCGTGTTCACGTAGATAATGGTCTGGGTGATCGAGATCATCTCGAACAGATCGAACAGACACTCCATCTTGTGATTACGTCTCTCAAGAGCGACGTAAAACTGCTTGATACCGTCCAGTGTCAGATCCTCTTGCTTCACAAGAATGCGAAGCGGGGTCTTCATGAACTTCTTAGTGATGTCCAAAACCTCAGGAGGGATAGTCGCGCTAAACAGAGCGACCTGTGCCTCAGGAGGGACAAACTTGAAGATCTCGTAGACCTGGTCAAGAAATCCACGAGACAACATCTCATCAGCCTCATCCATGACCATGATCTTCAGACGAGAGACATCAAGACGCTTACGATTCAGATTGTCGAGTACTCGACCTGGTGTGCCGATGACAACATGGGACGGCTTCGCCTTCTCCCAACGGTTAAAGGACTTGGAACGGACTCCACCAATGGCTAACTCGATCTCAAGACCAGTAATGTTTCCCGCGAAAGCGGAGATCACCTTGTGGATCTGGTCAGCGAGTTCTCGCGTGGGAGCCAGAATGAGGGCTTGGGTAAACTGATCTTTCGGATTAACTCGTTGTAGAGTTCCGATTGTGAAGGCACCAGTCTTTCCGGTTCCGGACTGAGACTGGCCAATCACGTCGTGTCCTTGGGATATCGGCACGATCGCCCGCTGTTGGATACGAGATGGTTTCTCGAAACCGAAGGCGTAGACTCCTCGTAAGAGAGCCTCGTTCAGCTTCATTTCATCAAATGAGTCAACCTCCTCCACGGTGTAGGATGATTCCTCCGTCGAGGAGGGTGCCGAGTCAACATCCTGACTCGGATCCGGGGAGTGGTTTTGAGTGCTAATTTCTTCTTTTTGGTCGTTCATACTTACAGATATATGTTACACCCCAGAATGTTTAAGCCAGTTTTTATACGAATGTAAAAATGACATCCCAACAGTCACTGGGTATGTCCGACGTAGGCTCGACCTTCTTTCTAACATCTTTCTTAAACTCATCGAAAACTATCGAGTAATCCTCTCTTAACGGTAAACACCACCAACCGTGCTCCATAAGGGCACGCACAATCTCTGCGCTCGGACGTCTCCTACCCAACTCTTGAGATTGTGAGAATCCTGCAGACCATACCGACTCTCTAACCTGTAACGGATCCGCACCGTGATCTAGAAGTATGTGAGTGATCAACGGGTTATTATTCATGAAAGCCATCACAAGAGGGTTCTTCAGTCCTAAGGGTTCGTTCGGATTCGCCCCATGTTGTAAAGCCAGGAGGACGAACCTAGGTTTGTGATAATCAATGCTTCTCAGAAGAAGTGGATGTGCTGTGAGGTCGTAATTGAGCAGAGACGACTCCACCAGTAGGAAAAGATCCTCATCAAAGGATGAAAGTATAAACTCCAGTTTGACATGACCGCACTTCTGAAGAACGAGATCCCATATCAACTTCTTTCTTAGTATCGGTAACTTATAGAAGTTAAGATAACGAATGAGATCCGCGATATGTATTGACTCACATTTAGGTAGAATCTCCCTTAGCTCATTGAGATCGTAATTGCGAAGAGCGATAACTAAACGTCTGCTAATCGGTATATCCTGCTTTTTTCCTGTCTTTTGCTTGAGAGTCCCCCGAGAATGCTCAGAATCGCTGTCTACAAGATAGGATATACGCTCCATCTTCCTTATCAGCTTAAAAAAAACCAGGAAAAGCTTTAAGCTTTTACTTAATGTATTCAAGTAACGTTCCCGGAAAAATCTCAAGAAAAATTGATAGTGTCAGATGTGGTTTCCTCACATACCATTACTATCAAGGAGAAATAACCAAGACGTTTGTTGAAACGACTTAAGCTACACACCCTTTCAGAGCAAGATGTCGAGCACAACTATGTTCCCGATTGAGTTCCTGGAGGTGGAGGATCAGGAGACAGACGAAACGCCTTCCTCATCTGACGAAGGCAGTGACAGCAACTACTGTGAGCCCGAACAGAGTACAGACCCAAAGGAAACTACAAAGGAGGACGGGAGTCGGCCGAATACTCGACCTATGGTTGAGTATTCGGCTGACGCCTCGGTAAAAGAAGGCTCCAAAGAGCTTGACGGAATGGAAAAGGCCATTCGCGAAAAGTTGTTTCACTATGTGGCGAGCTCGGGCTCTGATCTAGTGAAGACAAAGCCTGTTGTCACAGAGGTGACCGCAGCTACTGGTGAGAAGTTGAAGTGCTTCGACATCGCCACTAACTGGGCAGATCTAGACGCTGATTTCACAGATTCTGATCCTACCACTACCAAAACAGATGTTCTATCTCCTCGCAAGGTACAGACAAGCAACAGAATCGGGCTGACCGAGCCCGATAATGATGGCTGGCAGACAGTCGTCAAGAAGGAGCGAGTTCCCAAGAGGCGCCGACGCTTTGGTAAGCGTGGCAGGCGTTTTGGAAACCGCAAGCATTAGAACCTGAGTACTCAGGTAAAAATCATAATTATGAAGGGAGAATCACTTAGTCACTTAGTCACTTAGTCACTTAGTCACTTAGTCACTTAGTCACTTAGTCACTTAGTCACTTAGTCACTTAGTCACTTAGTCACTTAGTCACTCTCTGCCTCACTACCGGAATCACTTTCAGAACTAGTGTTAGAGTCACTCTCAGACCCAGAAGAGCTTGTATTACTGTCAGACCCTGATTCCTCCTCTGAGCCTTCCTCATCTTGTTTCGCTGTCACCTTCTCTTTCTCTCTCAGAACCTTGTCAAGATAGCCACATCCTTCAACTACGAGATCGCCATGCGTCTCGACGAAAGTGTAGATCTTGAAAGGATCCTCGAAAATATCAACGACCATCTCGTTCAGGCTCAATCTAACAGCGGTGTTGGGACCGTTGACAGAGCCTAGCTCTAACTTCTCCTCCCAGTCCAGATCACGAAATTTGGAGACAGGAAGAACTTCGTTACTAACAAAAACACCACCTTCCTCGAAGATATAGAAGAGACGCACCATGATTTTACCTTGATACGCAGAGGTGTCCACAGAGTAGCGCTTTTGTAACTCGTCCAGACTAGGAGGCTTCTGCTGTCGCATCAGCTTGTAAATCTCTGCCAACGTCTCGGGGTGTACCTTGCGTACAGGATCCATAGTGTTATGGTCTCGTTCACGGAACGGCTTAAATGTCGTTGCGTCAACGGGCGAAAAATAGAAGCGATTTTCTCAGGGTTTCCGTAAATAAGTAACTAAAAACTAGATTCCCCCGTTTGAGAACCATTTCGAGAATCAACCTGTGGCAATGGAGAGAAAACGTACAGGGAGTGTGGCGGAGTTGAATGTAGCCAATGAGTGCTTCATGCAGGCTGTCAATCACTACCATCCCAGAGGTCCCGACGGCAAGATCGGACTGAACTTGGAGATGTTTGAAAAAACCATCTTCTTCATTCTCTTGGATGCAAGATTGAACTACGAAGAGGCGAAGTCAGACAGACCTAAACTATCTGAGGAGAACCTGACAAAGCTCTTCGATGCGTTCACCCTTCTTCTGCAGTCAAAACTGAAGAAGTTGGAGGCGAAAAAACTCTTAGAGGAGGTTGTAGGTCCTGAGATACATGACTCAGGAGCGAGCACCACCGCTCCTCAGGGGGACAACGACCTTTCGACGTCCGGCACTACCTAGGATGTCCTCAGGTACACCCAACTCTTTCAGAATCGCGCAGTAACGTGAAACATCATCACGTAACGCGCCTATAGTTGTCATATGTTCCTGCTCGCGCATGAGCAGAATACGTGAGGCCTCTTTCAGAGACTCCTCCAAAGCCTCAATATGCTGTCTTCTGTTCTCGATCATAGTCAGATAGTAACGCTCACGACCACGAATGTAAAGATTGTACTCTCTCATCTTCTTCAGGTTCTTACGAAGAGCGTTAAACTGTCTCTCCACACGTGGCTCCATTGAGGACGCCTCCGAGAGATCACCGTCAGAGATAGGTTTCTCTGAGACACGATGACCAAGTTTCTTTAGTAGTTTCACGTTCTTGAGGCGTAAACGACGAATCTGACGCTCTAGATGCTTATGTTCTTCTAAGGCTTGTTCGTACTGTTGCTGTGTGTCCTCCGCGTCAATCTTAACGCGCATAGCCTCGTCAGACTTTCTCTTCAACTGCTTCTTCAACCTGACAATCTCCTCATCTTTCTTCGTCTCTCTTGCCTTCTCCGTCAGTAGCTCCTCAAGAGACTCCTTGTGCTCTAACTGTCTCTCTTGTAACTTAAGCTCCAACTGTTCCTTCTCTGTCTGTAACCCCATGTTCTCCTCCATCTTGATCTTGAGGTTGTCCTTCAACTTCTCATACTGCTTGCTAAAGTCGTTGTAGCGTGTGCGCAGAACCTCGAACTTTTTCTCATACTTTCCGATAGTCTCCTTGGTGTCAGCCTGTACCTTTCTCACTTTTTCGGCAAACTCCTGACGACACTCCTGACGACACTCCTCGCGCACTTTCTCTTTCACCTTTCTCTCGTCCTCACCAGAGATAACAACGGCGAGCGAATCACTAGGCTCCTCAAGTTCCTGTATAATCGCGTGATGTGGTTGCGCTACAGAACGAGTCGGTAACTGGGGTGTGACAAACGGAGACTCCACCTCTTGAATAATAGTGATAGGTTGTGACACCTCGTTCGCAGATGGTAGTTCAGATGGCTCTGGATCATCCTCTGTCTCCAGATCCTCCACACGATGCTTTAGTTCCTCTAAGGTCTCTTGTAACTCCTTATTCTCGTCCTCTAGCTTCGATCTCTCGTTTTTCAACTCGTCAATCTGTAAGTTCTGCTCGAACAGCTCCAGCTCTTTCTTCTTTTTCTCCATAAGAGCCTGATTCATCTGTTCATTGATTTTCAGAATGTTCTGATCTTTCTTTTGTACCTCAATCTCAGACTCTGCCAACTGCATAGCCATGCGAGAGATCTCGTCCACTTTCAGCTCAAGATCATCTCTCTGTTGTTGAATCTGATCCTTGAGCTCATTCTCGGTGTTCTTGCTCTCCAGTAACAAGTTGTCAAGCTCGTTCACCTTACTGCGCAACTGCTCTATCAAATCAGTGTCAACCTCCAGTTTCACCTCTCCGTCGCCACCATCCTTTACCTTTACCAGTAACTCCGCGATCTCTGCCTCCAGAACCTTGATTCTCTCCGCCTGTTCGTTGATCTTCCGATTGGCCTGATCCATCATTCTTCTGTAATCCGCCATGGTTAACTCCTTGTTCACGCGAGGCTTGTTCTCGATTCTCTTGGCACGGGCACCGAAGTTAAGAGTCGATACAGTCTCGCTAAGGTTGTTCCATGACGGTGAGCACGTGATGAGCAAACATGTCTTAGAGTTACCACCAAGTGAGTCCTGGAGTAACCTGGTCAGTTTGGAGTCACGGTACGGAATATGTGGATCCTTCTCCGTGATCGCGTGAATGACGTTACCAAGCATCAGAAGAGACTTGTTGATATGCTGAACTTGTACCAGTGTCAGGCCTTGAGCACCAGACTTACCAACACGTTCAGAACCGGCAAGATCGATCATGATAAGCTTTGATTTTGTTTTCGTGTGTTTAGTCAGGTTGTTCTGAGTGATCTTCATCTGTAGTAACGAGTGTGATCGTGAGGAGTACTGATTCATCTTCGTCTCCGCAACAGCACGGTACTTCTGACCTTTGCGAATCAGAGCCAGAATCTCCTCAAAGGATCCGACGTAGATCTCCTTGAGACCTTCCACGTAGATATCATGGTCTTTGGTCTCGCGAATCTTCATGTTGACATGTTTTGGTGACAAAAGATCACGAACTTTCTCTAGGTAAATTTCCAAGAACGAGACTTGAATTGTGTACTCGATGTCGTCAGTAGACTCCTCAATATGTCGAAAGATGTCGTTAATTGCCCGAGGAATGATACCCATTCCTTTCTCCTCTTTCCACACACCGGTCTCACCAGACTCCACGTCAAAACCGAACATGGAGTGTGACTTACCCGAGTTGTGTGTAATATCAAAACTATTAAGCAAGAATCTATGATTTCCATCAAGCATAAACCCGTTAAACTTACCTCTTCCGATACTTCTTACTGTTATTCCGACAGATGTTGTAGACTTAAAACAAGAAGAATTCTTAGCTCTTTTTCGTGGTATAAGAGTCGGAATATCACCAAGATTCTCACCAGAGATAAAACACCTGTAATAAACTCCTGTTTTTCTCTCTCCTTTGTAAACACAACTTTTTGATACTTTCTTCTTGTAAGATGAAAAGCCAAGAGATCTTGACAGAAAGATGATATCATCAAGCAAATTCTCTCGTTTTTGGGTAATTTCGAATGAGTTTTTCCTCTTGTCATAATAGCCATCACTATCAAGAAGTCCTGCTAAAATAGCCAGACGTACTTCTCGTGAGTTAATAAGATAGTTACGAGGAATGTGCTTATTATTGTAAAGATCTGATGTTTTAAGAAATGTGTGAAAAGGATTTGAGTTTTCTCTCTTGTAGGGAGAGAAGGGAGAATAGGCAGAGATACGAAGATTGTTATCCTTGTGTACAAATCTACATCCGAGAGATTCTGTCATTGATTTTACATACTCAACTACCTCTTGATCTACATTCGTGATATTTGTAGATGATTTTGAACCATCGCCAAGCCATAAGCCTAAAAGATAAGGATCGATTTTCACATCTTTCTTCGTAAAATCAACACCTGTTCTTACTCCTTTGTGTAATCGTTTCCATGTTTTTGATTTTTTTAGATACTCTCGTACCGGAATATCAATCAACTTGTCCTCTTCTTTCAAATTAGCAAGAAACTCGTAAGCTCTTTTCTTGGCTTCTTCTCTTGTTTTGTTAACACTGTTCCCTCTTTTCGGAGGATTTTCTCCGTGAACCATGAACGTTTTACACCGATATCTCCCGTTTTCACAGTAATGAACTTTGTACCTACTCATACTATCACACCATTGTACGAAAGAGTGTGGTGAGTATCGTAATGTTAGAAGGTGATTCTGATTAACAATGTAACTATCTCCCTTCTTAGGTACAATCTCGTACATCTCATCTTCACCTGAGAATAACTCCAGAACATTACGTGGTGTAGAATCATCACCCATGAGTTGGTCTCCTAGAACTACATTCTTAGCTTTCTTCGTAGTGCCATCGTACATTAGTACTTCTTGATCAGGATCAAGACATGATGTCTGACCATACGCGAAAATAGTGCAGTTGTAACCCGCCATTAACTCCTTGATCATCGGCTTTCCTACGTAATTGTAAACCTCTTTCTGATCTGCCTCTGGTGGGAATGCGCGATCAAAGTTGTAACGAGCCTGCTTCGCCTTGGCTAAAACCTTCTTAATAGCATCCTTGTCTTTCTGTGTGTCAATACGGTGAGGATTGAAAATCTTAAGAGATCCTTCATCAACAAAGTTCATAGGAGAAGGATTAGATATCTCCGCTTTTACACCCTTCTCTTTCTTATTTAACGGCCTAAATCGGCAACATACTTGTACACGGCATCCTGTGTTCTCAGGTCTCAACGTCCCGAACTTCTTCGGAGCCGACATCTACGTACTTATACTTAATCTGTTTATTTTTCGTTAGCGATTAGAACAAGCGATAACGAAAGATTAAAAAAAAAGTTTCTGTACCTCCGGCAGGTTTAACAGTTGCCAAAGGCTACTAGGTCGTCGATCAAGATCTCTGCGATCAACAATTACCAAAGGCTTTGAGATCGCACCACGACTTGTTCACTGACATGTTGTTCGGGTTAGGAAGTTGAGGTGATGGGTTAAACTGATGGCAACGCCCTATTCCACGAGCACAGTCATAAGGCGCGCAAGAGACAGCGTGGTTGTCAACAGAGCACAGAGTCTCGCACTGAACAGGTGTGGCGTTACATGGGGAGCATCCGTTCTTCTTCAGGTTGTACAAGCGAATAGTGTCCATCAATTGAGTCGCGTTGTGTTGTAGGAACTGACGGTACGAGTAAGAAGAATGAAGACCATTCATCACGCGAATCACGTCGTTAATGTAGCAGGCAGGTCTGTAATCAGTGAATGCGCGACCATCGTCCATCAGAGCTGGACAGTCAGGGTATTTGTTGTTGCTAGCTTTGTAGCAAACTCCCATCTCGTCCCATGACAGAGGCTCCTGCTTAGAAAGCTGAGGAGGTGCCGGAGCGTACTCAGCAAGAGCGTTCAGTTGAACATCGTATCCTTGCGGGGTGGGTGCAGACTGTGGTGAAAGGGACATTGTTGTCAGAGTCCTTATGTTATACTCCCAGATTTTTCTCACGGGATTTCACTTACTCCTCGTCACTTTCAGACTCCTCATCAGATGTCTCCTCCTCACTACTGCTCTCGTCCTCGCTCTCGTTCTCCACATCTGCCACCTCCTTCTTCACGGGCTCGGTCTGTTGTACCGCACCTGTAGCACCTGTCGCACCGTCCGGTTGTGCCACTTTCTCCGTGTTCTTTACTGGATCCACATTCTCTACATCCTTCTTATCGTCAACGAGTCCGCTCTCCTCGGTTCCTGTCTGTCCAACGGTATCGATATCCTCAACGGGAACAACATCGATCGGTTCGTCATCCTTCACTGGGGCAGGTTGGCTATCCAGAGTTGGTTCTGCCATTACGGGATCGCGCGAAGGAAGAGGATTGGGTTGAGGCAAGTCCTCCTCCGGGATAGGGTGTAATCCTGGAGGTGGTCTTGAGATAGGAGGACGATTACGGGACTCGACAACTCCTGCTCCCATTAGAGGACCTCCCATAGGAGGTCCAAGAACAGCCATTCCTGCCTCTCCCAGAATGCCTTGTACGGCCTGGATGTCATGACGATTCTTGATCACAGCCATACGCATATCACGAACCTCTTTGTGAGTGAAGAACAGAGCAAGACTCACGATAATCAGAAGGATAACCGCGAGTACCAAGATACCGGTCTGCATGTTAGAACGAAAGATACCAAGCATAGCGTCGTTCTGATATGACCTACGGTATGGTATTTGCTTATCAGAAAAAACGCGGTATCTTAGTCAAGTTGAGAGTATATCTTACGAGCGGTTTGTAGAATAGAGTGTGAGAATCCGTTCTTCTCCAGAAGATCCAGAGCGATGTGATCTTTGGAGACTCCTTTCCGAATCTTAAAAGGGTACCCTGCTATCTTCCCGTTCTTATCACGGTAGACATCCAGACAGTAGTTCCTCACCTTTCCTTTCGTCTTTAGCTCAAGCTCTGCTAGTCCGTGAAAGTGTGTGGTGACAAAGCATAGTAAAGACGGGAAGTGTGTTGAGAGATACTGAACAATCGCGTACGCCGCCGAGTAACCCTCTTTGAAATTAGTAGAGGAGAACACCTCGTCTAACGCCAGAATAGCTCTGCTCTCACCACCTCTTTTCTTCTTCATCATCTCTAACGTCTTCAAGAACTCTAGACATCGGTACATCTCCGCCTGGAATAAGGACGCGTGACCTTCCACATCAGGAACATTCAGGTACGTGTCCAGGAACAAGAACGTGTTTTTCATCTTCCAGGATTTAGCGAGAGCGACTCCTAAAGACTGTGCCAGAAGAGCGTTCACTAAGAAAGTACGTACAAACGTGGACTTGCCGGCGGCGTTAGGTCCTGTTAGAACTATTGTTCTAACCTTCTTACGAAGTTTCAGAGAGTTTGGCTGAGGCTTTCTCTTCTTCCCTTTCTTCTCGTCATCATTGAAAAGAATAGGGTGCCATAACTTCTCTGTCTTTCTTGTTTTAACACTCTCGTCGTAAAGAGCGTAACACCATCGTAAACCTGCGTGCTCAGCAGACCGTAGATACCCGGATATCGTGTGAAACGCGTCAACATAACCAATAAACCTCGCTCTCTTCGCTATATCAGGAAGATATGACTTGATCTTCCAGAAAGTGGAGAGAATACATCCTTTGTTCCGAAACACTGACGGGTTAGCGAAAATAGTCGGTCTTAGAAGCAGAATCTCTGTGTTGAGATCACAATTAGGTAGAGTAAGTAGAGCCTGAATGTTCTTAGGGTAGTGCGATGTCAGTTTCAGAATATCTCGGGAGGCTTGTACAGCACCGGCGGCCACCTGTAACTTCGTATGAATAATGTTAGAGACTCTGTTTGTCAGAGCTGCGTACTGATAAATGGTGTACACGTTGTACCCGTACAACAGAGCCCAGACAACAGCAGAGACAACAGCCATGGTAACCGTCTTGTTTGACAGGAAACTAACAGAGAAAACCTGACCTTTCAGAAGATGGAAGATATCTGTGAAAGAGACAGGAAGTCCCATGTACCGTAACATCACGTACGGGACGATAAAACATAGTAACGGAGTTAGCACAGCAAACCCTGGTGAGACAAAGATTCGATAGATACTTGTCGCCATTAAGAAAGACTCTGAGCTGTTCATGTAATGAGCGATTAACGGTGTCTGATAATAAACGAGATCATACAGGGTTTGTGAGTTCTCGTCCTCCTCACGCCAGAACCAGAGAAGATCTTGAGGATTCTGAAAAGATTTCCAGATCTCTCCTAACTGATCAGACAGATTAGGTGTGTCCATCAGTTTACGAATCATCCACTGTCTCTCCTGGATAGCATCTGGCGAGATCAGAGGTGATCGCATAAGACGGCGAAGAACAGCCTCTCCGTAAGGAGTCTGAGTTTTCGTGATAGACTGTAAGATCGAACGTCCTTTCTCGTCATTTGGTTGGAAGTACTCGAGATCAGAGTAAACATGTGCTGGAACGGTCGCCAACGCGTGTCTGGGAGTGAGATCAGAGAACAGAATCTGATCAAGTTTGTCCGCGGACATGTCGTTCCTCTGCCATAACTCGACCTGATCTTCTAAAGATAACTCATGATTCTCACTTTCTTGCGTGAACTGAGAGATCCATCCGAGCATAATGATTCTAACGGTATATCAGTATGATTTTTCGTATCTTTCTTTACTTACAAGAGAACGCGGGAGCTCTTAGAAATAATTCGTTTAGGATGTTATAAGGAGTCTAATATGAAGTCTTCCAGTGACGCGATCTACACAATTAAGGTCTCGCCAGAGTACAGGGATTTCGCCCAAACATTGCTGGCGACCTTGTCTATTCTTCTCTGTCTTCACGTTCTTTTGTCAGGACAGAGATCGACAGGACTTATCGGTTCTGTCTTCAACACTCCCTTCTCGGACACTCTAGCAAAAGTTGTTGTCTCTATCGCTTTTTACTATCTGGTGGTTCGTAGACTTGTAGTCATTGTATGAGATACAAATAATTGTCTGATAGTATATAAGGACGATGACAAGTCAAGCACCGAATCAACCGGCGCCTTTCGCACCGATGCATCCTTCAAAAGTAGGGATGCCTAACCCGAGAACTGTGAGAGCCCAGGATTTTACCTGGTTTAACTCTCGTGCTGGTAACATTGTACGTACAAGTTACAACCAATGTACTGGACAAGTTCAGTCTAAGTACTACCCATGGAACCGTCCACCTGTTCCACCTAACCAACCGTTCTGGACATGTCCCACACCACGATTCGACCTTTACGGACTGGCACCAACATGCCCTTGCGAGCTGAACCGATGTAAGTGTTCTCCTTGTCACCAGAGAAAGCGATGCGCACTTTACGGAGGATCGTACTTAGACCCGAACTAATTTAGACTTAAACAGTATAACGTCTTAAGGTAGTGCGTCAAGATGGCAGAGTCACAATCAGAACGCAGAGAGGTGATCCAGATCGGGTCTAAGATCTATCTGTTTCCTCGTCTTCCCTACGAGACAGACCAGGTGTACTACGCGAGGCGTAAGTTTCTTACGAAAGCGTCTCCAAGAACACAGAAGAAGTACCTAGACGCGGTCAGGCTTTCCATGGTCTGGGCAAACATTAACTTTCTCGGATGCTCTTATCCATCAGGTGTGAACAGAGAGCTGAAAGATCTGATGGCATCATTCTAAGAAAAACAAAACCCAATTTCCCCGATTTCTCGGTTATTTAGCGTTACGCTTATCTTGATAACAATACACTGAGGAATGGAGGAAATTATAAAGAAGCCGAAGGCGTGTTGTCTCTTGGACGAGTTCTCCTACTATTGTTTCCAGCCAGAGTTCTCAGATCTTGTTCCGCTACGCCCGAAAAGTTGGTTTGATGTTCTTAAAGCGGAGAAGTTCGACTTTTTCCTTTGTGAGTCAGTATGGCGAGCTTACGGATCAGGGTATAATATTGGTGATGTCGTGAAGAAAGAGAAGGAGAGACGTTATCAAGAGATGAAAGTTCTTCTTCGCTTCATGCGTTCGATAGGTTTACCCACGATATTCTGGAACAAGGAGGACAATGTCCACTACTCTAAGTTCTTACGCTTCGCGAGACTGTTTGACTACGTACTGACAACAGATGTGAGAACTTTACGTGATTATCAAAGAGATTGTCCGTTAGCGAAGAAGATTGACGTGATGATCTTCGCTGCACAACCCCTGATGCATAATCCTATAAGAGTAAAAGAGAAATATCAAGGAGATATCTTCTTTGCTGGCCGATGGTACAACTTCCCAGAGAGAAAGAAAGAGTTAGAGGAGTTACTAGATCTTCCTAGACAGATCAGGTTACATATTTATGATCGTGCTTATCGAGGGAAACAGAAGTCAATATTCCCACGTAAGTTTCTCCCAAGAGTTAGAAAAGGTATCACTTATCCAGAGATGGTGGAGAAGTACAAAAGATACCCAATCATGCTTAACGCGAACTCTGTTAAAGGATCACCAACAATGTTCTCTCGTAGAGTTCCTGAGGGTATAGCCTGTGGAATATCCATTATAAGCTCGCCGAGTATCTCCTTACAATCCTTGTTTAACGGTGTACATTTTGTGAGATCAAGAGAGGAGACAACACAGACCGTGGTATCTCTGATACGTAACAAAGAGACACGTGAGAGAATTAACCATAACCTTCGAAGAAAAGTATGGCAGAGACATACTTACTTTCACCGAGTACAACAGATGTGTAGAATGTTAGAGATTCCTATTCCTGAAAGAAGAGAGGGTGTCGCTATTTTACGTGTAATTCACGAGGTTAATGAGATGACGGACTCTGAGAACGCGAAACTGTACAAAGAGATGAGAGGTCAGACGTATCCACACATCCTGGCGAACATCCCTTTACTGATAACTGAGGAAGAAAACGTACTGAAAACTTTGAAAGATCTTTTTCTTCGTAGGAAAATTGACGGAAGAGTTCTTGATAATTTAGGGTTTGTCGCCTTTGTTTACCCCAGGAACAGATACGGACAGGATTACATTCTTGACTCCGTGATGTCTTATCTGTATCTGCCAGATGTTCGTGTCATCGGGAAAGGCAGTGTGATCACTAGAGCTAGAAGTAGTCTACAAAAGCTTCATCCTGAGAACGAACAAGCTTTTACAACAAACTTACATCCACACACACTTATCTACTCCTTGAAAGGTGATCTTAGAGAACGTGCGAACACTCTTATACACGCAAGAGGTTCTTTGGGAGAGAATGTGAGTCCTGTAAAGATAAAATCATTCTCCGTTGATTCTTTCAGCTTTATTTCCGAGGGCAAGTAAGAGAAAATGGAAGAGTTAAAAACGAATCTGAAAAGAGTCGCACTCGTTGTCGGCACGAGACCTAATTTCGTGAAGGCGATTCCTGTCTGGAGAGAGATTCGCGAACAGTTAGGAGCGTTAACAGACACTCCTGATAAGTACTGTCTTCTGGTACACACAGGTCAACACTATAGCAGAGAGTTATCTGATATATTTCTTGAGCAGTTCGAGGTTCCTAGAGATCAAATAAGTTTTCTCGAGGGATATCCAAAAGCGGGATCTCCTCAGGAAAGATTCTCTTGGATATTCCTTCAACTTTCAGAGTGGTTTACAAGAAACAAGATTGAGAAAGTAGTTGTGTTTGGTGATGTGAACTCAACGTTAGCAGGTGCTATGGCGGCATCGTTCTTACATCTACAACTTGTTCATGTTGAGGCAGGGTTACGATCATTTAACAGATTAATGCCCGAGGAACGTAACAGAGTTATCACAGACTCTCTGTCACACTTGCTTTTAGTGACAGAGAAAGGAGCATTACACAATCTTATGCGGGAAGGATTAGTGGGAAAGGCTGTTCATTGTGGGAACACGATGATTGACACACTTGTTAGATCACTTCCGAGAATCAAGAAGATGAATGAGTTTGCGAAAAAAGGAATGAAACCAGGAAAATACGTTCTCTTCACGTTTCATCGTCAAGAGAACGTAGACTCACCTCATCTTCTTCGTAAAGTTCTGACATGTATAGACAGATTAGCGACAGAATTACGAGTAAAAATACTATTCTCAGTTCACCCAAGAACAAGGAACGCGATGAAAAGACACGGGCTGAAGACTTTCGGAGTAAAACTGTGTCCTCCACAAGGTTACTTACAGATGATGAACCTTGTTTACAACTGTGGTATACTTGTCACAGACTCAGGTGGGTTACAAGAGGAGGCTGCTTATCTCGGAGTACCCACGATAACACTTCGCCGAGAGACAGAAAGACCAATAACTGTGTCCAAGGGCTGGAACATGATTATATCTCCTGGCGAGAAAAACTTATTCCAAAAGATGAAGGTGGAAATAACAGATAAGATAGGAAAAAGAAAGGAAGATCTTACTGTTCTTAAGGCGGACATGGGAGAAGGTAAGGCGTCCCAAATAATGGCGAAAAAAATTCTACAGCTCTGACATTAGGAAAAATTCTGTTGTAATATATAGCGTCTAGGACAAAGTATGTCGTGTATTAACTCCGTGCAAAACGTGAACCCGAACGACTTCCGAATCAGCATCGGACATGCCTCTCTCTCAACCAACAACATTCTTCGCTTCGTGCTGAAGGAGGAGTGTCCTGAGAAGATTCCGGTGAAGAACACTTACATCGTGAAGGTTCAGGGTATCGAGATGAACAACCTCTCCCGTGTCGACAAGGTTAAGATTGAGGAGGGTGTGTACCAGTTTGCTGTTGATCTTACTCAGATCCAGCCCGCTCTACAAAACGGTTCTAACACACTTGAGGTTGAGGGTACCGCTAACATGCTTGTGTGTGGTGCTGGCAGTCTTGAGGGCTTTTACGCCCTTTCCTGTGGCCAGGACACTCTCAGCATCTACTCCAGCAACGGTCTGTATCTTCCTCCCGGTTCCAACGTCTCTGCCGACCTGGCCGGGTTCTACTCTCGTCGTGTAATCCAGGCTGACACCGTGATCTACGAGAAGTTCTCTAACGGAAACAAGTATATCATCTTCTTCTACGCACCCCAGTCTCGCTGGTACATCAAGCAGACGATCTCGAACGGTGTTCCTTCCAACCTTATCTTCTTCCAGCAGGTGAGCTCAGGACAGGCTGATGAGGTTCCTCTCAACGATTGGGCTCCTTACGGTGGAAGTCTTCGTAACGTGCGCTGTGGTCGCTCCAATGTGGATCTGAATCTTAAGGCGTGTGTTCCTTTTGAGGGTAGCTCCTCTAACCTTATCCTGGTGAACTGTGGTGGAATTGATGAGGTCAACGGTCTTTACTACAAGGACGCTGCTAACAACCGATTTGCCAACGTTCGTAACAGCGATGATGGCCCTCAGCTCTTCCTGGTGTACACAATCGACCAGACAACTGCTGATGCTTTCTGGCAGATTCAGGATGAGTCTGCTGCTGCCAGCGGTGGATCTCCTGCCGTTCTGTACAAGTCTCCTTCCGTACAGTCCACTGGTAGCTCCGCCTGTGGAAGTTGTATTCCTTGCTGTGATTGGCAGAAGGTCTGTGCTAGCTCCCCTGGTGACGCCCCTCAGGTGACTCCTCTGGAGTACTTCGAGCCGGGAACCGCGAACAGCATCCGTTACTTCGACAACGGTGCCAGCACATGGTCTCTCTTTGAGGGTACCACACGCATGGCCACCGGTACCTCCGATCACTACATCGTTGTGCGTGCTCCTTCTGTGAACGGTGCGTACTGCCTGACATGTGTGAACCCGATGAACTGCCCCGATTACACTCGTGTGATCGACAGTGCGGTCATTCTAGGTTACAACATGGCTTCATCTCGCTGGGAGCTTCGTACATCCACAACTGCTGGTGTTGGTGTGATTTACTTCGCCAACAGCACTGACTCCTCAGTGCCTCCGTTCGACGGATGGGTGCGTGTCTCAGGTTCTGATGACGATACTCCTCTGGTTATCAGCTCTGTTATTCCGAGCTGTGTCACCTGGACTATCCTCAGTTGCTAAGTCAGCTAGTTAGTACTATTTTTTATCAATAATTATTAAACCTTCTCGGGTATTTTCCTCAAATAGCCGAGAGTGTAAAACGAATTACTTTGTGGATCCTGATAAATAAGGTTTTAGACGAAGGAATGGGTCGACGTTCTGTCCTTGAAGCACATCGCATAAATGATCCTCTTTCTCAAACTCTGCTGATTTTTTAGATCCCAGATCCACACATCTCTTAAGAAGAGATTGTAACTCTATCTTCCATGTGTGTTTTCCTTTGTCAACATGCCTGATAACTACGTAATCAGAGATACAAGACGCGAAAATTCTGAATCCTTTCTTTTTAGCATCTTGTTGAAATCGAGTGTCCTCACCTGTGTTTCTATTAGGGAATCTCACATGTGCGAAAACGTCCCTTCTGATAGTTAGTGAGCTTCCTTGAACCCAGTTAACAAACTTACGATGACCACCATTCTTCATAAAGTACAGTCGTCTTCTTTCAGGAACAAAGATCTGTAGATCACGGCGACCGACAATGTCAGCATGTATTCTCATCATATCTGCGACATTGTGTAAAAGATAGTTCTCTCCGTAGTAATCATCATCGTCCATTTTTGAGAAAACGTAAGCAGATTTCTCCTCAAACATTAGATCAACAGACCGATTCAGACACTCGCCCAAACTAGATGTAGGCATGAAGACAATTGTAGCATTAACTCCTTGATTTTCCACATACTCTCTGATCTTACTCTTATTCACAACGGAGTTGATGATAATACAGAGCTTTTTCAACGGATATTTCTGTCTTGTAAAGTTTCTTACGACGTTAGGTAGATAGGCTAGACCACGATTTGTGACAGCGGTTACCCAAACCTCGGGAACAACTATATTGTGCATGACAAGTACAAACTTACAATAACTCAGAGAGTTTTACTTATTTAGGAACGCTTACAAACGGAATGTAACGCGTTTACCACCGCGCATTCTGCGTCTCTTACGACGAGGCTTGCGTAGAGCCGACTTCAGGCGACGACGGCTTCTTGAACGAGACCGCGCACGAGTTTTACGACGCACTGTGCGCTTCACGGTACGCTTACGGCTCTTGGAGCGTGGCTTGGAACGAGATTTACGCTTTGTCGCTCCACCGCGCTTAGACTTGAGCTTAGACTTGCGCTTACGGCTCACGGAGCGCTTACGTTTAGTCTTTCTTTTGCGACTGACCGAGGGCTTACGAGAACGGGAGGTCTTTCTCTTTCTCTTGAGAACACGTTTACGCTTCTTGCGCGCCCCACCCTTCTTCGCGACCTTTCCTTCTTTTGAGAGTTTCTGTACGTACTTCATGTCGCGTGTGTACTTCTTGTGCGCTGCAGGACGAGACTTGCTCAGAATACGAATGTAGTTGAGCTTATCGATGATCTTATCGGCGCCATCAGCCTTGGCAGCCTTGAGGAGAGCCTTCTCACGCTCCTTGGCTGTCTTGTTGAGGCGGTAACCGAACTTCTTGAGAGATCCGGGGTGCTTAATAGGTGGAAGTATCTTCGGGCCTTTCCCAGGTTTGCCTTGATCCTTGATACATGACGCCTTTACTGTCATCCCCTTTACGTATTTACCGTTGGCCTTACGGTATCCCTTACGATGGTAAGCGGATCTCAGAATCTCGCCAGGGGGACAAGCGCGACCGCCTTTGCGCTTAGTTCTGCGGGAACGAGAGCGGGATCTTGAATGAGATCTGTGCGACTTGGATCGCTTCTTTGACTTGTGTGTCTTGTGTGTCTTGTGTGTCTTGTGTGTCTTGCGCGATTTAGACGCACTTAGCCTCCGTGAAACGCTATGCGTTTTTCTACGCTTGCGCCTCTTTTTGGGAGCTCCTCCGAGAAGAAATGAGAGCATAGTTGCTGATCACTATATAGAAGGTGACAAAAAAATGAGTAAATACACGATGTTAGCCTTACTCAGTCATCCCTCAGTCATCCCTCAATCATCCCTCATCTCATTCCTCTCCTCAATAACAGCCTCTAGTACCTTACAAGGAGACCCCTGCTTCTTCATAGCCTGACATAGGGCGTTAGTATCTTTCGGGAAACACATCCCTCCGTAAGACATCTGGCCGTCTGTTCCAGGAACTGCTGTGTGATGAGGAGCGATCCATCCGTTCTTCAGCATCATCTCCATCACTCTCGGGTATTCCGCGCCGACTTTCTGCGATAACGCGTAAAGCTCGTTAAAGAACTGAATCTTGGTCGCGTAGAAACAGTTCACACCGAGTTTCATCATCTCTGACTCCTCGCGGACGCAAAGACTTTGTTCCGCTTCAGGCCAGTGTCTCTTGTAGAACTCGGAAACAAGTAAGACCTCTGGAGCGTCCTTACTCACTCCTCCGATCACAACATGAGTCTGGTTCTCAAAGTCTTGTTTCGCGGTCTTTGCTGTCAGAAACTCGGGGTTGTGAACAACTGTTAGTCCGTACTTATCGGCAACACCAGCAGAAACACCTGGTTCCACGGTGCTCTTCAGTACAACAACTCCGTCGTAATTAGAGGTTGATAGAAATGAGCAGACATCATGTAAGGATGTCTTGTCATACTCTTTCAACTCAGATACGTAAGGGGTGGGGAGACAGAGAAAGACAATATCACAGTCCAACATATCTCCAGGATTCCCAATACCACCGTTCTTGTACTTATCGTACCCCAACACATTAACCTTTCTGTCTTGAAACGTCTCAAAGACAGCGGAACCCACAACCCCGAGACCACATACACAAACGCTCTCGCTCATTTTGAATATGTTATTCGAGAATTGTTATATCTTACCAAAAAACGCGGGAAGTTAGAAAGTTAAAAATGTTTGTCTGCGATAAGTCGAGATGAATAGGTACGATAAGCGGAAGCGATCATCCTTTCGGTATAACCCTCGTAGTAACGCCAAAACCTTTAATAACGTTCACCCCCACTACGAGATCTACTCCAAACAGGGGGTTACAAGAGCTAAGAGCTTACATAAACCAAATGTCTCTAAAGCTTCTCATCCCCCCAAGACAGTAGAGAAGGTAGATCGATCAGATACAAAGGTTACTCCTCAAGATACCAGGCCGATAAGACTTGACTCTTTCAAAGCAGACACATCAATGCCAGATTCAGTAGCACAATCACCTTTGACCCAACCTTCTCAACAAAACACCTCTAAACCGAACTCTCTACCAAGACAAATGCCTGTACAGACTCCAACAAGACAAAGCAGTCGTAATTATCTGTCAAGAGGAGCCAAATTGAAAAGACATCACACTCGTGATAAACCTCGTAATCTTCCGTACTTACACAGAAGTTATAACTCTTTAAAACCTCCTAATATTCCCAAGGTTCCCAAACACAACCCTATTCAAAGATCCAAGTCATTTACTAATTTTCTTCCAGGTGAACGAGCAATGGACGCACCTGTCGGTTTTCAGATGGCAGATACCACTTACTTTAAACCCTCTACAAAGAAACCATCGCCAAATCCGACACCAGCCTTAACACCTACGCAGAGCACTCAAAGCACACAAAGCACACAAAGCACACAAAGCACACCAAGAGATGTTACTAAGGCGAAAGATCTCATCACACAACTTAGAACTACAGAGATGAAAGAGGCTCACTCCCCTGATCCTAGTTTACCACCTACACTGAAGAAACAAGAGACGGCACCGCCCTCGATATCACCAGTTGTTACACAAGCGAGAAACAAAGATAGTATAGTAAATGAGGTAAAGTCAGAAAATTCTGCCCTATCTGAACAATCCACCGCTGTCAGTAGTAAGGATAGATACAAACGGCTGTACATGGAGTTCATGAAGATGGGTGTGACTAAAAGGAGATCACGCTTTGACGAAATCTATCAGAATCAACTTGAGTTTAACAAGAGAGAAAGAGAGAGAAAAGCAAAAGAGCTGAAAGCCAAGATAACGAGTCAGAGGGAGATGGCGATTCAAGCACGAGCACGAACACTTCGAAGAAAGGAGTCACAACCAGAGTCAAATGTCAGGGTAAATCGTGGTTACTCATCTACTTTCCGTATGGGTGCGAGCAGTGGAATGACGAGTCAGTCAAGAATTCCTCTAATCACAGGAAACATCAACAGTGATCCAAGCCCTATTATTAATGATCTTCTGACAAAACATGACAGCCCTAGAACTAAGAAAAAGGTGAACAACCCAGTTCCCAAACCTACAGAGAAACCCAAACAACCCGAGAAATCTAATGTCCTTGTTGTTCCACCAGCTGAGATCATGAAAACCTCTGTGGTGATACCACCTAAACCTGTCCCGAAACCAATATCTGAGATTAAGAAACCCATTCAGAAGCAGAGAGGTGCTAAGCCAGACCCCACTCTCTCTCCTAAGGGAGATCTCATGATGGGTGAACCTTTAGCGCCTCCGTTACCACGTCTTGGACTCTCTCTGGAGAAACTGAGTAAGAAGATGGATGTTCCCAAGGATAAGGTACCTCTTGTCTCTGTTATTATCCCAATGTACAACGTGAACAAGTACGTGAAGAACTCTGTTCATTCTTTATTGTCACAGACATACCCATCGGTCGAGATTATCTTAGTGGATGACGCATCACGTGATAAGACTCTGAATGTCGCCAAGGAACTTGCTAAAGAGAGTGATATGATACGACTTTTTAGGAACAAGCGTAATCTGGGAACTTACATCTCCATTAACATCGGAATCATGAAGAGTCAGGGTGAGTTCATCACGATATTGGGAGCTGATGATAGGTTCTCACCGGATAAGATCGAGGTACAGGCTATGAGGTTAATTAACAACCCGAAACTTGTCGCTACTTTCTGTGAGTATCAAAGGTATCATTACAAGTCAAGAAGGCTTTTGGTTCAGAACATCGGTGAGAGTACTATTATGTTCAGACGATCTATTCTTAAGGAGATAGGGTACTACGACTCTGTCAGATTCGGGGCGGACACAGAGTTTATGGATCGTGTTAAGAGAATGTACGGAAACTCCAGAGTGGCTACGATTCGTAAGGTTATGTACTACGCTCTTTACAGGCCTAACTCTCTGACAGCATCCGGTGTCTCCAGGAACGGCTCACAGGATAGAACAGCGTATCGATCAGGATTCAAGGCGTGGCATCGTAGATCGAAAAAGTTGTTCATTCCGTTTCCTATGACAAAACGACCGTTTCCAGTTCCGAGATCACTTATCTAAATTTTTCTAGTTGTGCAATAAGTATATAGAGCAGAATCTCTCGGAGGTATTAATATGTCAATTTGTGACACACTTCCTAATTGTACCAACCCATGCGCACCTGACCTATCGGCACAAAGCCTGAACAACCTTCTTGTTCCTACTAATCTTCAGTCCATGTCAGCGGCACAAAGATGTGCCTATGTCGAGATGAGTAACTCACGTGCCACCACCTTACGTAACCAGATTGTCACTTTCATCGGAAAAGCTGCCAACGCGAAGAGACAGCTGTCAAAAAGACGTTTCACATGCCCTTACCGTGTTCCCTGGACAACATCAACTTCACCTTTGATTATCAACCAGAGATCTCTGGCTAACTACTACGACCTTATGGTCACCTCAAACGCTGGCTTTGCCTATATCGCTAGATGTGTTCTCACATTCCTAAGGCGCCAGAGAAAGTGTAAGATCAACCAGCAGAACGGGTTTGCTGACTGCTCCAACTGTACATGCTAGAAAAAATGAGAGAGAAAAGTATAGAGAAATACAGAGAAATATAGCGAAATGTCCGCTCCACAAAGACTTACTAACGCCCAGCTGGACGCTCGACTTGTCCCTACCTTCCTACGTGGCCTCACTACAGCTCAACAGTGTGCTATCCTGGAGGGAAATATTGCGTTAGCAGTGGCTTTTCGCCGCCAAGCCCTAGAGCTCTACGTACAGTCCCACAGGGCTTATCGGGCGAAACAGAAGGGTTCCTGTTGGAATAACTACAGAGTCCCCTGGGCTATGCCCGAAGGAGCCCTAGTGGTCTCCTGGTGCTCTATGGCTTCCTACTACTGTCACCTACTTTCCACAGCCGGTACCGGTTTTCACCTGCTTTTCGAGAAGATCAAGATCATTGAGAAGAACGCCCGTAAGTGTTGCCCTAGAGGATCCTACGGAGGAGTCAAATGGTAAGAAACAGGTGACGTACCGTGTGAAAATTCAAGGACAAAATGAAAAAATTGCTCAGAATTACACCCTTTTCTGACTGCCAGAATAGCTTAAAGCCGGTAGCGTACTGTGAAAAGTATTGTAAAAACAATGGCAGAATCGAAAGATCCATCTGGATTACGTGCTCTCTATCGAGGCGGGCAAGTCAAAAGGCTGGCCTCGAAAGAGACCCATTTACGATTTCAGGCGTTGGCCTGGGAGAAAGAGGACAGAGCTCAGGAAGATGGGGAAGAGTCTGAGGAGATGGAGTATGACTACTCCGCGTTCGAGGATGATCAAGATCATCACTCAGCTCCAAGACAGAGAAAGTCGAGACAGAAGAGCTTTCTTATTCGCACTTTCGGTGTGACTGAGGACGGTCAGTCGGTCTCTTTGGAGATTGACGGGTTTCGACCTTATTTCTTTCTGAAGATCCCAAAGACTTGGGGCCCTTCCCAGATTCGCATGCTCAGTCAGAAGCTGAAGTCTGAGCTTCCGTTCTATCGGAAGAATGAGGTGGTCTTTGACAAGACAGCTTCCATTCACAAGGACTTCTACGGCTTTGACGACTTTGAGGATCACGCATTCCTGCGTATATCCTTCAAGACAGACGGAGCACGATGGGACATGAGGAAGGCTCTCGATGACGAGGAGTTCAACCAAACGGACGATCCGACAGATGTGAGACCCGCGATGACCAAGGAACTCAGATTGATGGGAGGGGCCCGATACCGGTTCCCTTTCTACGAGGCGAGTGTCGACTCTGTCATTCGATTCATCGATGTGTCTGGCATTAAGCCGACTGGGTGGATTGAGGTTGAGCGCAAAGCGTTGCGTCCTGCTAAGGACAAGACTCAGTGTGAGCTCAGCTACTCCGCGAGATGGGAGGCTATCCAAGCTGTTGACAAGGAGGAGATCGCCCCGTTTCGCGTGTCATCCTATGATATTGAGTGTACTAGCTGTGATGGGTCTTTCCCTCAGGCGAAGCGTCGCTCTGACGAGGTGATACAGATCGGTACCACAACTCGGACTTTCGGTACGAAGTACTGTCAGATACGACACATTGTCTGTCTGAAGAAGTGCGATCCTCTGCCTAATATTGAGCATAAGGAGGAGGGTGACGAGTTAGTCATCACTGAGTCGTACCCGACAGAGCGTCAGGTTCTGCTAGCATGGACGAAACACATCCAGCTACTTGATCCTGATGTCATGATCGGGTACAACATCTTTGGTTTTGACTGGAAGTATCTGTATGATCGTGCTGAGATGTTGAGGTGCTTACCTCAGTTCTCGCGTCTTGGTCGTATGACTGGATCCGAATGTCGTTTGATAAACAAGCAACTCAGCTCCTCCGCGATGGGTCAGAACTTTCTACACTATCCGGACATGAAAGGTCGTGTTCAGATCGATCTTCTCAAGGTCGTTCAGCGAGAACACAACCTGACCAGCTACAAGTTGGACAACGTCGCAAAGAAGTTTCTGAATCTTCGCAAGAACGACCTACCTCCTGATCAGATCTTCAAGAGGTACAAGACAGGTAGCCCTGCGGACATTCGTGTTATCGCGGAGTACTGTCTTCAGGATTGTGTTCTGGTGAACGACCTCTTTGACAAGTTGAACATCTTCGCGAACGCCGTTGGTATGTCCAACGTCTGTTTCGTGCCGATGTCTCTGTTGTTCCTGCGAGGACAAGGGATCAAGGTTTTCTCTCTGATCTCCAAGACGTGTCGTAAGGCGAATCATCGCTTTCCGACTCTGAAGCGTCTTGCTTTCGGAGCGGATGTGGGTGTCGGGTACGAGGGAGCGATCGTTTTCGATCCGTCTCCAGGTCTGTACTTCGACCCTGTAGCGGTTCTGGATTACAAGTCTCTGTACCCGTCCTCTGAGATCGAGTTCAACATCTCTCATGAGATGCGTGTGGATCCGACAGATGAGAAGCACATGAACCTTCCTGGGTATCGTTACAACGACATCACTTACGATATCAGGAACGACAAGGGTGAGAAGATCGGTGAACACACCGAGATCTTCGCCGAGCGTCTTCCCAGGACTCCGGAAGAGGAGAAGAACCCTGCGTTATGTAAGGGAATCATTCCTCGACTGCTGATTGATCTTCTGGCTGCGCGTTCTCACGCGAAGAAGCTGAAGAAGAAGGCGAAGGGGACGTTCATGGAGTCCGTCTATGACGGTCTTCAGTTAGCGTACAAGATCACCTGTAACTCTGTTTACGGGTATTTCGGCGCGAAGTTCTCTGATCTGCGCTGGCAGTTGCTGGCTGCTTCCACGACCGCTGCCGGTCGACTAAGATTGCATTTCGCGGAGGAAGAGGCTGAGAAGTACGAGGGTGTCAAGGTAGTGTACGGTGATTCCGTGGCTCCAAGAACCCCTTTACTTCTCCGTAGGAGTGATGGAAGCACGATTGTGAGAACGATCGACTCACTTGTCACTGAGTGGGGAGTAACAGATTCTTCGGGAAAGTATCATGGATCTCCTGATGAACCTCTTGAGGTTTGGACAGAGTCTGGATGGACTAGAGTTCGGAACGTGATGAAGCATCGTGTTCAGAAGCGCATGTTTCGTGTTCTGACTCATACAGGTCTTGTCGATGTGACAGAGGATCATTCTCTGTTGCGCGATGACGGCAAGGAGATCACTCCTAATCAGGTGACTGTCGGAACATCTCTACTTCATTCGTTTCCGAGTGAGTTTCCTGTGACAAAGTCTGATCTGACAACAGATATGGCTTTCGTTTACGGGTTCTTCTTCGCGGAAGGCACATGTGGTGCTTACCCGAACGAGAAATACGGAACGAAATACTCCTGGGGACTTGTTCATCAGGATCCGTCAGTACTGTACTACTGTCAGAACGTTCTGAAAGAAGACGGAGTCGAGACAAAAGTGCTTGACTGTATGGAATCTTCTCGTGTTTACAAGCTTGTTCCTGTTGGTAAGATTAAACCACTCATTGAGAAGTATCGTCCTATGTTTTACGACGAACATCGAAACAAGAGGATTCCTGAGGATATTCTGAACGCTCCTTTGGAGATTGTTCAGGCTTTCTGGGATGGCTACTATCACGGAGACGGTGATCATGATGAAAACGGATACACACGTTGTGACATCAAGGGTCATGTCGGAGCCATGGGAATGTTCTTCCTACTTCGTCGACTTGGGTACAACGTGAGTATGAACGAAAGAAAGGATAAGTTGAATATTGTTCGACTGACCGCCACGAAAGCCACTCAGAGGAGGTCTTCTACAAAAATCAAGAAGATCTACGAGTTGCCTGAAACCTGGTGTGATGAGGTTTATGATCTGACAACCGATAACCATCATTTTCATGCTGGTGTCGGACAGATGATTGTACACAACACTGATTCAATCTTCATCAACTGTTCCGGTCATCCGAGCGTGAAAGGCAAGGAGGGTCGTGAAGCTCTTGAGGCGACGATACAGCTTGGCAAGATCATCGCGGAGGCTATCACAGCCCAACTACGATATCCGCAGGAGCTGGAGTACGAGAAGACGTTCTGGCCGTTCCTCATTATCACGAAGAAGAGGTACGCAGGACACAAGTATGAGTTCGACCCGAACAAGTTCAAGTTCACATCGATGGGTCTTGTGACCAAGCGACGTGACAACGCGCCGATCGTGAAGGTGGTCTTTCAGAAGATCATTGACATTCTGTTTGATGAGCGCAACGTTCAGAAGGCTGTCGCGTTCTATCAGAAAGCTGTTCGAGATCTGCTTCATGGCAACGTTCCGATGTCTGATCTGGTGGTGACAAAGACGCTGAAGGCGACTTACAAGAACCCGACTCAGATCACACACAAGGTGCTGGCGGAGAAGATCGCCGATCGTGATCCTGGTAACGCACCAGCGTCTAACGAGCGCATTCCGTACGTCTTCATCGACGAGAAGGAGTTGAAGTGTAAGGTGTGTAACAAGCGAGTGAACGTGAAGAGATGCAAATGTAAGACATGTATGTATCTGTATTGTGCGTCTCATCTACATCGACGTGCGCACGAATGCGTACCTCGATGTAGGATGTGTTGGAAACGCGATAAGATCGCGGAGTGTGGTGTATGCGGTGGTTCCTACTGTAACAAACACCGTGGAAAACACAAGTGTTCTAATATCCAAGAGAAGGCTATTCAGGGTGACCTGGTGGAGACTCCGAGTTATATCGAGGAGATGGGACTTCGTATCGATTATCGGTACTATCTCGACCATCAGGTGATGAAACCCGTTCAACAGATCTTCGATCTGATCGAGGAGACACAGGGTAAGAACCTGCTGAAGAAACTACTGGTTCGTGACAATAACCGGAGGTCTGGTAATCGAACGATTACGGATTTCTTCTAGGTAATCACGATTTCATAGTAATTACGACCGCATAGACTCAACAATCTCTACGGCCTCAACTCCCTTGGAGGCGTTGGTGGTCGTCGATCGCGCTCCGGACTTAGCCTTCGTGTTATCATTCTTACGTCTCCTTGTGGTTGCTGGCTTCTTTGCTGGTGTCTTTGCCTTATTGGCGGTGGTCTTTGTGGACTTCGCGGGGGTCTTACGAGCTGGGGTCTTACGCGTGGTGGTCTTGGCGGTGGTCTTAGCAGTGGTCTTTGCCGGGGTCTTCTTGCTTGTAGTGGCACGACGCTTGGGCGCGGGAGCGCTCTCCTTCTCCTCATCACTGCTATCCTCTTCATCACTACTCTCCTCCTCGCTGTCGCTGTCATCATCGCTTCCGCTCTCTTCCTCGTCACTGTCTCCATCACTTTCGCTCTCCTCCTCAACATGTCTGGATTCAGGCTCATCTTCCTCCTCTGATGTTACCTCAGATTCTTCTTCCGATGAGGACTCTGGCTCAGGTTCAGGCTCAATCTTTTTTTTAGTGCGACTCGAGGTCTTCTTGGAAGACTTTCGAGTCGTTTTCTTCTTTGCCTTCTTAGGCTTGGGCTTAGACCTTGACTTCATGGCCTTGGCGACACGGCGCTCAAGGTCAATCTCTTTGTACTCCGCCTGGCGCTCGGCCATCTTCTCCTGTAGAAGAGACTGCATAGTCTTGGAGGCACCAGTCGCCTGAGGCGCAGTCGTGCGTCGCCTAGACTTGGAATCGCCACTATCAATACCAGCATCGCGCAGTTTGCTTTGCATGATCTTCATCTGTTTAGCAAGAACGGTACAGATGGATGTGAGAGTGTTATGCTGAACCTCTAGGACATTCAGCCTTCTCTTGAGTTCACCGAATAGAAGATTTTGGTTCAACGACATTTCGAAGTATGATCTTCACTCGAGAGATTTTTTATGATTTAAACGCTCCTAAAAGCTTATGTCCCTGGAAGACCCGGAATAAACAGAACTGAGTGTCAGGGTATTCAGAACTTGTCCAGAACTTGCCATGAACACCCGCGTAGCTCTCCTTTTGTTTCTCACACTACTGGCGTCCTGTAACGCCTCCTACACTTCCACGGAACCACCAAAGAACTCCCCATCTTATGAGAACGGGTTGACAACTGTCGGAACATGTCAGAACAACACGTGCCAACTCTGGGTGGTCACCTGGGAACAGTCCCCCGTGACAGTGCCAAGGAACGCCAGCTGTGAGTTCTGTGAGATTATCGTTGAGTTGATTGACCATGACGTCAAGTCTGCTAATGAGACACTTCATGTCATAGAGGAGTTCGTTGATCTTTTGTGTAAGGTGATCGACCCGATTGTCGAGCCTGCTTGTAAGACAGTTCTTGACGACATCCAGGAGATCTTCAACTGGATTGTGAACGGTACCGTTCCGACTAACGAGATCTGTACTAAGCTCGGGCTGTGTCCTGCTTAGTTATTAACATCTGCTATTGATCATACAGGCGTTAGGCATGCATGGCAGATTGGCTGTCTGACCCTTCTGTAGAGCCATCTCAGGAGGCAAGTCTTTAAGAGCACAGAAGTTCTTCTGGCACGGGGTCACACACTTTTTGATACCGCAAGCACGCAGGTAGTCGGTGTTACGAATATAAGCACGAGTGTCCATACCACCACGCACCCAGTACTTAGGAATGTAGTGCTCAGGGTTCTGAATGTTGTACTTCAGGCAGGGAACCAGAGGCTCGAAACGGTCGATGGTGACACCTGACAGAGAGTCACAACCTCTGCCTGTACGTGTAGCTTCACCGCTCAGAAGAATAGAGTAAGTGTCGGGGTTCATTAGTGGAGCCCGGCAGTTACCCATGTAAGGGACTGTCCTGTAGGGACGGGCTGTTAACTGCTGACGCGCGCCAGTGTGCGTGATCACGTTACCAAGGCAACCGTTACGAAGCTCGGAACCCTCACAAGCTTTGTCACAAAGCAGAGGAGGACGCTGGTCGTAAAGACCGGGCTCGCACAAGTAGCCAGGGTTGATCTCGCACTTGGCAGGGCAGTCTAGCCAGTAGTTGGCGATGATCTCGTTGGAACGATCACGCCAGGTTTTCTCACAACAGTCGTCTCTAAGATTTGTCTGTTTGTTAAGGAATCTCGGAGGACAGTTCGAAGGCGGACCACAAGTACGGCTCATTCTGATTAATAAGCTATATAATAGCTCTTAGATTATTTTCGTAGATCAGTTCTCAAGAACAGAGTAAGAGGCAGATGGGTTCCAGTAAGGAGCACACTTGTTGCCAAGCTCCTTACATGTAGGTCCGGTACGGAACAACCACTTGGCAAATGATGTCTGGTCTGGAACTCCGTTGTACGCAATTGTGTAAAATTGTCTTTGTGAGTTATTTTTGCTGTATAGATCTCCGACATCTCTGTAAAGATTGTGGTTAAAAGACTCTGTCACATCCTCTCTTACATCTTGTGACTGCTCATCATCGTACAGAAACGCCTTACACGCAGGATCCCTGTGATAATCATCAGTGATGTAGTTAAAGTTCATGAAGGGGTTGTCAACAGTTGGCAAGATACATGTCTTCTGTAGCTGGTCATCATACTCCTTCTTCGCGTCTCTTTTGTGTTGTAGAGCCTCCGATGAAGTACAAGGAGAGCAAGATGGTGTTCTGAATAGTTCTCTCTTGTGTGGGTACAGATAGTAAATCACGTAAGTAACGATGAGACCACCTAACGGCAGAAGAATGTACTGCGCGTTCTGTGTATAAAGAACAAGAACCACTGCTAAATAGATGAGAAGACGAACGACAGAGTTCAGATTCTCCGCCATTGACAACCTTGATGTGGGGAAGAAGTAGGTGAGACGGTTCCTCTGTAAGAGAACACTAGGGTTACTCCCCCAGAACAACGAACCGTTAAGCTTTGACGTCAGAATTGGGTTACGGTAAGCAAAGGGTGCGTCCCTATTTCTAGCGAATGTACTTGGTTTTCCGGATAGCTCAGACATTAGCTAGACCACACGCTACGTTTGCGTATATGTTCTCACCAGATTTCTTTTTACTGGTGATCCGAGAAAAGGGTGTACTTAAGGTATTCGCGTTATCTTTGTATAACGTCAATACGTAGTAACAGATGGGTTCAGCTCATTTTAATGAGGAGGAGTTAAAGGATATTGGAAGATCACTTGCACATAGTGTTCTAGTGTTTAAGAAATGGTGGACTAGTTTGAAGTTCACTCCGCTTTGGAGACCGGCTCCTTCTTTTTCACACGTCGATGACGATTCTTATTCTTTCTTCGACGATGATCACTAGTAGTTTGTTCACGAGACTCTTCATGGCGCTTTGACTCGCGCTCGCGCTCACGCTTCTCAGCCATCTTCTTCATTCGCTTCTTCATCTTCTTCTTAGATCGCCTGCCATGACCACCGCGAGAGCCACCAGCTCCCATACCACCAAGTCCGCCAAAACCAGCACCACCAAACAGATCTCCCATAGCGGCGAGATTCTGAGCCATACTCATGAAATTGCCAAGGTTAGGCAGAGGGGCACCACCTCCAGAGGCACCACCTGTCTGACCAGTCGCGGACTGAGCCTGTCGACCCATGTTCTGTAGAAGAACGTTCGCATCACGGAAAAGATCATCCTGGTTCACCTCACCAGAGTCCATCTTCGTCTTCAACTTGTCCGTGACGGTGCGCATAAGCTTACCAATACCAGAGCTCTCATCGCCACTTAACAAAGCCTTAAACAAAGATGACGGATCCTCAATTCCACTCTCCAGATTGAGAATCTCGTCAGCGTTGATCTCCTGAGAGATCTCTTGTGCCAGCTTCGTCAGAGAGGAGTTCTCTAGGAACTTCTCATCAACTGGCGGAACCTCCTGAGAAGGCTCCTGTTCTTTCTGATCACCACGCTCTCTCTTCCAAGAGACCATGTTCGCGACAAGAGCAGGGAAGTTCTCCACTGTCTTCTGTACAGTCTCATAGTGAGCCTTGCGAGTAGCGAAAGCCTCATCATCCTCTTTCTCGTCCTTCTCTATCTTTCCGTACTTGCTCTTCACCTCCTTGGTGGAGATAGAGAGCGCGAAAAGAGTGTGTAGATACTCCCAGATGATATCACGGTTTCTCGCGTTCACACCAGACATCACCTTCAGGAAAGGAAGAGATGGGAAAAGATCGGGGTCGATCTCTTTTGTCACGAAGTGTTCAAGATTGGCGGAAGAGACAGCTTCCATATGAGGGTACCAGTTGTCCACGAAGAAAAACAGACGTCCTTCAGATGTCTCAGGGAGAGTCACCTCCAAGCACATAGAGTCGTCTTTGTTCTCACTTTTCTCTTGACTCGGGGAGCTCTCTTGAAATAACTCAGGGACAATTGTTTTGACGTCTTCGTAAAAGCGAACAAGATTGGATTCGAATCTTTCCATTGTTCTACAAGATACACTTCGGCCTTATATTGTTCGGATGATTTAACCGCGTGATTCTAACACTTCACCTTAGACTCTTGTGCCACACCACCTGTCATCTCTACGACAGCCTTCTCCGCGAGAACGATCATCACCTGGAAGTACTTCCAGACAACCTCTTTGTTCTCAGGTCTAAGTTTTGTCTGCCAGAGATCTTTCAGATGAATCGCGTGAGACATGTAGTCCTGATCGACACCCACGTTATCACCTTGTAGGAAGAAATCCTCGTCTTTGTTCATGATCTGATCCTTAAAAGGGTAAACATACTGGATGAAACTCTCCAGTAGTAGTTTCTTGTTCATCATCTGGATTGTCTCCAGTTGCGTCTGGAATACGGCGATATCCTTCTGCGATGGAAGGATCTTGTGTAACGCTCCCAGAAAGTTGGAGACTTGTTTGTTAAATCGTGTTGCTGCTGCGCTTGACATTCTGATTTCTATGTTATGTTTTCAGCGGAAAGATATAATAATGAGTTTAGACGCCTTAAATCAGTTATCCCTGACGAGGAGGTGGGATCGCATCCATCTTTCTTCTGTTGAGAAGGTCTTGATAGGCTTTGTCAAGAGACTCTTTGTCCTCACCCCTGTTTCCACTACTTTGAGGGATACTTGGTTTCGCCATCCCAGGTGGAACGTGTGGCATTCCCTGAGATTGTTGCATAGCTTGAGGCAGAGGAGGCCTGTTCGACATATTAACCTCTCCCCTTACAGCTTTCAGATTCGTGTCCGCAAACTCCTCTTCTTTTGGCGTGTTAATCTTCTCTAACGGTTTTCCGATAAAAGAGAAGGAGTGTTCCATTGGTTGAGCCGCGGGATCAACATCTAGATAGGAGTAAGAGTCAGTCATGGAACTTCCCATCTCCATCGGCTGATAAGGCTGGATTCCTACAGGCTCTTTTTTTGCCTTCTGTTCAGCCTGTGTTTCTAGCCATGAGAAAACCTCATCACCCTCTAAAGGTCTGTCCACACCTGGTACCACGATCGTAGGAGTGTATTTCAGGAATCCTGGTCTTGGTGAGTTCGGGGCGGTTATGTTGATTTTCGTGAACTTCTGATAGTAAGGAGTCTTACACAGAATATTCATAAACTCCTTCGAGTTCACGCAGTAGTTGCTGTGGTAAAGGATGTATTGACCTTCTGATCCAGGGCGCATAGGGAGACCGTCATAGTTTCCTGATTGATTACCAGATGATTGAGAGCTACCTGACCTGGTAGCTTGTGGCATAATCCCTGGCATTCTTTGCTGGGCTATTGGAGGAGCTCTCTGTTGGTACTGTGGAGCCTGAGGCATTCTCTGAGCTGTGGATCGTGGCATCTGGTACTGTCTTTGGGGGTACTGTTGACTGTGCTGAGGTCGTTGTTGTTGAGTGTAAGGACGGGCTTCTACAGGTGGTTGTTCCCGATTGTACTGCATCTGTGGAACGTTTCTAGGTCTGTACTGAAGGCCACTAGGGTGCTGTTGCTGATGTCTTTGTTGAGGGGCTCCCATTCTTTGCATGGCCTGTCCCTGAGTCATTGGTCGAGCCATTGCCCGCATAGGAGGTTGACGAGGTTGAGATTGTTGGGCTTGTTGATTCATAGGTTGTCGGTACTGGCTCTGAAACATAGGATGGTGAGGCGAAAGATGGGAAGGTACACGTTGCTCCTGATAGGACATCGTCTCGATACTTTTCTCAACTTCTCTTTTTACCCCTCAAGAACGCGTTTAACGTCCCGGAAACAGCTAGACGTGCCCGGGAAAATCCCCTTAACGTAACGTGAAAACAGGAGTAAACCTTCAAAAATTGATAGACGATAACTGCTTACTGAAAGAAAAAAGACACAAAGGATATACGTTTCGGCTTAAACACACTGAGGTTTCACCGAAACCATGGCGAAGTACTTTACTGATATCGAGTTAATGATGAGACCCCCTCATTTGGGGCCACCGGACGAGTTTCGTTTTCGAGCACTTAAGCTCGCACTAGGGCGACCGGTGGCGAACTCCATTCGTAGAGCGATGTGTCGTCTGGTACCTACCTACTCGGTGGCTCCAGATACCATCCGCTATGAGAACAACACCTCGTGTTGGGATCCTGAGATGGTGAATCACCAGATTATCTACATGAAGTTCATTCCTGACTTTCTTGACAAGGCTGACCTGAACATGATGGAGATGGTTCTCAATGTCCAGAACGAGGAGAAAGCGTACCGATGGGTGTTCGCCGGAGAGTTCGAGCTTCGTAACAAGGAGACGAACGAGAAGATCCCTATCGATAAGGTTCTTGTGTATCCACAACAGCCTCTGATCAAGCTAGGCCCCGGTGAGAACCTCTATCTGACATGCTCGGTGGAGAAGATGAGCAAGGCTGACGCAGAGAGAAAAGGTGGTGCTGATATCGCCAGACACCAGTCTGGATCTGGTGGGATCGACTACAAGGATGATGAGAAAGAGCCTGACGCAGACCCTGCTGAGATTCTGTTCTCTGTATGTGTACAGACAGGAATTGGTCCTAAGGAACTTGTACAGATAGGCATGGAGAATCTCATCACCACTTTTCAGAACTTACAAGAAGCTATCAAAAATGAGAAAACTGATAAGTTTTATCTACAGATCAACAGGTATTTCCGGTACGATTTCGTCTTCTCAGATGAGGATCACACCGCCGGTAACCTAATCGAGAAGTGGATCAACCGTCATGACCCTATGTCAATGGCTGGTTACAGACAGACAAGAGACCGCAAAGGCATCATTGTCGACTACGGACTTCGTAAGTTTATTCCCGCAGTCCTTCAGGAAAAAATCTCTTCTAATGATCTCGAAGAGGTCGTGGAGAGATCCATCACCTCTTTGGGTAAGCAAAAGGAGAGAGAACAGCGCATGGAGACCGTGCGCACGTTCTTAGAACAACTGGCTAGAATTGAGGAGTATCTGAAAGAACTTCTCGCTGATTGGAAGAAAGTCAATGTCAGAGAGGTCTCTGTGAAGGATTACAACGCAGAGACAGACAGGCTTCGACGCGAGAGAATGAAGTAGGTTAACGACGTGTTGACCTCCATAGCATATCACCAATTGACCATCTTCTTGGGTCAAACCGGGCTCTACGGTAATTATCAAAGTTCTCAAAGTTCTCACGTTCACGGCGTTCTCGCTCTGTAGGTTCTCCTAATACAGAGTCACCTACATGTCGAACCGCTGACCATGCTCCTCTTACTACCCTCATTCCTGAGGGAGTATGAGGAACATCACCATCTCTACCATACAGATTGTAAAGATAGAGACCAAGAGCAGATCCTCCAACAACGACTATCAGTCCTTGGGCAACATGAAAGAATATATACATAATCAGAATACCACCAAGCGCCCACGCCCATGGTTTGGTACGTAGATACGCTAGCCACTCGGTAAAATTATTTGTTTCAGAGGACATTGTATCTCAGATACTATCCCCTCGATCTTTGTTTTATGTCTTCGCTTCTATCTCATCTGAGTACTCAGATGAAGGAGTAAGGAAGACCGTTCGCAGTATCCACCAGACGACGAAGCACGTGTGGTGGATAGTTGTTCAGGTGCTCGCGTACATCAGCAAGACGGATGCGAATACGCTTGGACAGGTGAATACCGTGGATACGGTACAACACCGGGTTGAGGAAGCGGAGCACATCTGATCGCTGAAGAACACGGCGCACTCGGAAGAGAACGTACTCGTTGTACGCAAGCAAGCAGAGGTTGTTGTAGCAGTCCTCAAAATAACGGAAGGTGTCCTGGAACTCAGAGTAGTACTTCAGGAACAGTCCTACCTTGTTGCGACGACGAAGATCAAAGAAGTGGAACAGAAGAGAGCTGGAGCTTCCACGCAGGTTCTTCACCTCCTGGTACTTCTTGTTAATAACCTTCACGTACGTGCTGGAAGGCTTGTGGTAAACGACAAAACCCTCCTTCCAGTGAGGAAGACGCTTGACAGCACGCCACATATCAGCCTTGGTGTCAAACCCTACAGGTGAGGACTTAGGAATACCTACATCGTCCTCAACCAGCTTGAGTGTGGTCATGTCACGAGTAAGCACGTGGGTCAGAGAGGGCTTGTCATGTCGAGCGACCACACGATTGTCCGGGTGAGCCATCACAAACGAGTAGCAACAGCTCTTGTTCAAACGATCCCAGTTCAGGTTCTGCGCCGCCTCAGAGAACATCTCCATGAAGGACTTGTTAGAGAAGAAGTAACAACGAGAGGCGTCGATGCGACGAGTTGTGGAGACAACCCAGTAGCCCGCCTTGTCGTAGTAAAACACCTTGATCTGAGACCCGTCCGTAGACTCTGTGACACGACAGTCCTTTAGATCCCACTCATCAGGGACGTGCCTACTCATCTTGTCAAAGGTGTAACAGAGAGGACGATTCGTGTCCTTCTCCACGATCACACCACGATACTGATGGACAAGTGCTTTCTCATCATCAGTGAGCTCTGGACAGTTAGAACGCTTATGAACAGTATCACGTTCAGACTTGTTGTAAGAGATCATGTACACACCAGGAATACTCTGTTCGTCACGAACAAGCAGACCGTAGCGATGATACAGACCCTTACGCACGTCCTCGTAAGGCATAGTACCCAAGAACGCAGGAAGATCCTTCACTGATCCCAATGTAATCTCAGGAACGTCCTGGTCATCAACGAACTCTTCGCCATCTTCCTCTTCCTCAACATCAAGGCCATTCGTAGGGTCGACATCATGCTTGATATCATCAACACTGTCTCCAACCTTAACCTCAGCAGTTGGGTCAACCTCCACAGTAGGCAACTCGGGTTGTGGCTCTGTAGTCTCAGTGGTAACAGGAAGTTCTGTGGCAAGATCAGACGCCGGTACCGGCTCTGGTTTCTGCTCAGCAGTCACGGGTTCAGTGGTCTGCTCGGGGGCAACTGTCTCCTGAACAACGGTAGTGGGCTCAGGAGTCTGTTGAATAGGAGATGTGGGTTTCTCCTCGGTCTTACTGTCCGAGGAACTCGCCTCGGTGGAGGTCGTGGTGGATTTCATCAAGAATGAAGCAATGCTAGACATGATTTCGGTTGTGGATACTCCTATACACTCGTGCCTTTAAGTAGGTTTTTGCCCTTAACACGAAGAAAAAAATTACGATTGTTGTAGTGAGCTTAAACGACTGGCAAAGTTTTGTCCCTATATATCATAATCCGTGGTCGGATTGATAGTTATGAGTGATTCCGAGCCGGACGTTACGATTGTTGATCCTGATACTGATCTTACTGATACAGAGGTAGCCGATCAGACTACCGAACCCGAGGACAACCTCCCTGAGGTTACAATCGTTGATCCTGAGAAGAATACTGAGGAGGTGGAGATCACTGGTGCTGATTCTGAAGTTGTAACTAATGAGAACACGAATGTTAACGCGTCAGTAAATAACATCTCTAACGTCGAGACCAATGACGAGTTTGGAGAGATCGTGGAAGTTGATGACATCGAGGCTGTTCCTGAGAGCGAACGGGAGGTTGACAAGGAGATATTTATGCGAGTCATGGAGGAGGATATGTTGAGAGATGTTCCTGTCGCGTTACAGAATAACATCGGTGTACAAGAGCGCATTCGTAAGCAGGCGGACGATCTGTGGAGACTGAAAGAGAAGTCAGACCGGGTTCTAGCACAGAAGAAGGCTGGTGAGGTTGACTATCGTCCTTTAGTGGACAGTCTTGACCAAGGATACTTTCATCTGGCACCATGGGTCTTCCCTGTCGTTCTTGATATTCATAATATCTACGCTCTTCGTTGCCAGAAGAGTGCGAAGAAGGAGGAGAACGAGAATAACGATGATGAGAATGAGGAGGAGTTCACCGGTGAGGTACAGTTTGGTGACAAGATGGAGAACCAGATCGCGCAGATGAAGGAGGTACAGACGTTATTGAAGAAGTTGTACGAGGGTGATATTAACTATGTTAGTTACGCATCTGGTAGCACAAAAGCGCTAGCTCCTTATCAGCCGATGCGTTCTAACTCTTGGGCGGAAGCGCCGTTACCGATGCCAAAAGCTCGTAAGCTTCGTCTTCGTTCTTTCGAACAGTTGGTCAGATTCGTTAATCTGAAGAAGAAGCCGAAGGTTCGTGTTGGTCGTGCCCCTTGGACTATCAATATCTACGTTCCTGAGAAACGGAAGAAGGCAGAGAGTCTGATCGAGAAGGTACAGACAGAGCGCAAAGTGATGTCCGCGGCGGCTGGTGAGGAGGTACAGATTGGAGGTTTTCTTGTTCTACCACTGCCACCAAGACCTACCCCGGAACAAGTAGACGATATGATAAAGAAGGCTTTGGAGAGGGAGACAGTGATTAAGAACATGAACTCTGTCAAGCAGGTTGATCCTAACGAGCCACAACTGCTTCTGTTCGAGTCCGGAACAGAACAAGATCATGAGATCTCTGTTCGTGAGTACTCCGAACTTCTGCGAAAACTCGCTCCTACATCTGAACAGGTTGTGGAGTACGCTCTACGTGATCTGACAGAGCCTGACAACGCATCTGTAGCAGAGGAGGTGAAACACTGGGGAATGGAAGTTGGTGATATTCTGTCATCTTCCTGGCAGAAAGCCAGAGATGCGATCGCGAAAACAGCGCAAGAGGATGTTCCCAAGTCAATCACCGGAATCCCTCTGAAGGCGATGTCTCGTAAATGTGATGTTACAGGAGAGGACTACTTAGTGAGAAACGACGTCTATCGTAAGAAGTTTATGAGAAGTACGTACGATGCTTTGGGATACACTGATGATCTAACCAGAGATTACCGCGGGCCTGACTGTGTACAACATCGTGTCGCACGTTTGTACAACACGGTAGATAACGGCTCTTTCTTCTACACGTACTCATTCCTTCATCAGAAACGTCCGTCGCAGAAGAAAGAGTTGGAACGTCTCGCTCGTATTCAGAAACAGTTCGTGGCGAAACAGAAGGAACTAAGCAGAAATGCTCGTGGTAACGCCAGTTCTGTTATCGAGTTCCCAAAAGAGGAGAACGGATCTTTTAATCTGGTAAAGGCTCGTGACGCTTTCAAGAAACTGATGGCAGTTCCGAGGAAAACGTTGGAGGCACGCAAACAACTACCAGAGTTAGAGAAGATGATCGAGAGTGTGATTGAGGCGCAAAAGAAGTTGAAAGATCAGAAAGCTATTCTGGACAAGTCAGTCTTTCGTAAGGCTGGTCGTCTGTTCCTTTACAAGATGGGTGATACCGCCGCGATGATCAAGAAGGGTGAGATATCTGAGGCCGAATTAGGTCGTATTATGTTTGAGAAAGAGCAACGTAACAGGAATAAGGAGTTAGATGAGGAGAACTCGAAACCAAAGTTCGCCCCACTTCTGGAGACAGAACCTGTTATTGACTCGTTGTTACAACAGATCAATAAGTTGGACACTGTCCAGGAGAAGAACGAGACGATTTACAGCATTATTGAGCAAGACGGGATGATGATCGATAAGTTCATCTACTCTGTTCGATTCCGCACACCTATGTTCTGCGGTCATTGGTACTACGCGATGTTAGCGGATCGTGCGGTCGCACAGAAAGAGCGTGAGCAGTGGGTGAGGCAGTTACTCTCGATCTTCGGCTCTGACAACCGTAAGGAAGGAAGTTACAACTGTATGGTCTGTGGCGCGTACCTAGATCGCACATCGTTCTTTGAGCCCTTACACTTTGATCAGTACGGTCTCTCTGACAGACGTCGCGAGGCTTACGTAGCTGAGCAGAGACACGTCCGTTATCTACACTCACAAGAGGCACACGTGGAAGACACTATCTCGATGAGTGTGAAACTCTGTCGTGGCGCTCTTCTTAAGTCTGAGATCATGTCAAGAGGTCTAAAGGAGGCTCAGGACACGCAGAGAGCTGTACAAGCCTGTGAGATTCTAGATCGTTTTCTGGCGAAGACTGATATCTACCTGACACCGAAACAGTTTCTTGGTATCATCCTTGTTTCTGTACAGGACAGCAAAATGATCGCTGATTACTTGTCTTTCCAACGTGAGAAGATCAGAGAGGTGAAACTGAAGAAGAGATTGAGTGACAGAGATGTCGCACGCTTGGAGAGAAACGAGAGATTCGAGGAGATGGTGGCTATCTCGTACGCTGCGCACTTCATCGCTCGTTTTGGTACACTGGTTCTCTCTCATCTTCTCTGGCACTTCCGTACAGCGTTCCCACCACCATCTCCTGGATCCAAGGCAGCAACATCTTGTGCGTTCTTCGGGTTTGAGGGAGAGGCGGGGTTCGAGTACATGATGTGTATTCTACAGGAGATGAAAACGATTCGCGCCAAACTGAGTATTCATGGTCGTAAGATCGACAAACCTGTTAAGAGGCGTGACATCGAGGAGCATTTCCGTTACTGGATGCGCACTCTTGGAAATAATTACAAGAACGCGCTGAAACGTCGTATGACTTTAGAAGCTGATCTAGAGAGATTCAGAAAGTTACGTGGAAGCCGTCGTCAAGACCGCGAGGAGGAGGAGTACGACTGGACGGACGAGAACGCTGGGCCAATTCCGGAAAGTTTTGTCTCAGATCTTTACAAAGCATGGAAAGCTGGAGATGGTGTGGCTGTGAATAACTTCTTTGACTCGATTAACCGACGCACAAAACATCTTGCTTTCACGTTCCGCACAGACCTAGAAGAGGTTCTGAAAGAGGTTGGCACGGATGACAAACCTCAGTACGTGGAGACGACATGTTGTGAGCAGAAGAACAAGAAGAACTTGGACTTTGTCGAGTTCTACGAAGAGTTCAAACCAGATGTTCCTAAGATCGCTAAAGAGTTAGCTGTTTTACAGAACCAGATGAACTTGTTAAAGATGAGACAGCTAGGAACTCAATTCGCTATTCGATCTGTACAGCCACCAATACGTAATCTCAACCTTTACCCGATAAAGGTTCTTGACTACCCTGAGTCGTTCATCAAGGATATGTTCATGGCGTACTGTCACGACGGTGTCTCTAAGGGTGAGTATCACAACTTCCAGAACACAGAGTTCGAGGATATCACGAGATGTGTTAAATGTGGATGGTTTAAGAACAAGTTGGAGAAGTCCGAGTTCTCAAGAGAGCAGTTCGCGACTCTTATTAACGACGTGTTCAAGAACACTCTGGTCTCTTTACCAGCATTCGAGGAGATCCAAAAGAATCCGAGACTTGTCTCCATGAAAAGGGAGGCGTCCAAGAACCTTCAGAACGACTCGCGTCGTCTAGCATCACGTCTTGCCAGAGTTCTTGTGAAGTCAGGAAAAGAGGAGAGTGAGAGCGCTACCACGAAACGAATCGAGACTTTCCTAATGAACATGGACAAGTTCAGCATGTACATGCCTGATGAGTCGAAGGATAAAGGTGATAAGATCGTTGTAGAAGCGATGAATAAACGTGCGTACTTCGCACAACAGAAGATGAAAGAGTACATTAATAACTTTCTACGTAAGGATATCTCTAGAGTTGCTCATGGGTACAAACCAAAAGTTGCCGATCTTCCTTGGTTGAGTGGTAAAGAGTTAGAGAGATGGCAACAGAGGTTACTGGACAAAAAGTTATGGTTAGAGCCGTTCCTGACAAAATCTAATCGTAAAATGTTCGGAAACTTCAAGTTCGATTACACAGCAAAAGAGGTGACTAATATCTACGGAGTTACTGATGTTTACGGCCCTGAGTGGAAATGGATTCTTAGACCGTCTCTGTTCTCTCCGTCTGACGCGATTAAGGTTCTGAAACATTACTTCGTGATTCAGATCTCACTTTTCCTTGACATAGCTGGAGCCGGAGAGCCTATCTTCGCTGAGTTTATAACGAAAATCTTTGATAATATTGAGAAGGATCGTCAGGTTCTGAACGTTCCGAAGAAGGAGATGACAAGGTGGGAGGACACAAGAACAGAGGAGAGAGTTCTGATGTGGGCGCGTTACTACGACGCTATTCGTGAGGAGGACGCTCTTCTGTTTAACGCACCTTACAGAAGATTCACCGAGGATGTTTACGAGGATCCGTTCGCTCCGAAGAAACAGGAGATGTTGACTGTTGATGACGACGCGTTCGAGAAGGAGGTTAATAAAGCTGACCGCGACTCTTACTTAGAGTCAAAGGCGAAAGAAGAACTTGGTGATGACGCGACAGAGCAGGCCATCCAGTCGTTCGTACAGGACGCGATCGAGGAGGATGAGGTTAACGAAGAAGTGGAGGAAGAGGTTTATGATAACCCGATTCTGAAAGAGGGTGAGGAGATCATGGATATCGGTACAGAGTACGGACAACTCCCTCAGGGAACAGAGACAGCTGGTGATGGTTTCAACGAGTACACAATGACAGAGGCGTGGGATCCTGTACACGAGCCAGACGTTCTTGGTGAGGGACAGTAAAACAAAACCTTTCATATGTTAAGGAACTCGTGCTATGTCCGATAAAGGTGAGCAATTCGGGAAACCAGAGTCTAGAGATCAAGACCCTTTTTATCTCTGTTGGACTCATCAGGACGAGTTATGGAAGGACCACGCGGTCTGGGAGCACGGTAAGAACGCACTATCTCACAAAGGAAACTACCCTCATAATCGTTACTATAATAGGGGTTCCGATCCGACAGGTGTGACTTACGAACACTCGTGTGACAAACGTCGTTTACATCACGATCGTATCAACGCGAATCGTGTTGTCTCTCATAACAACCCTTACGCGGACGACTTTCCTACGTTCGCTACTAATCAAGTGTTCTCGATATTCGGAGATCAGGCTCTGACATTTCATGATTTCGAGAACGCGATTCGTTACTACAATCAGGTTCACGCGATATCTGACGGAGAGGAGAAGTACGGACCTTTTGATCAGTCCAATTACAATCAGATCGCCAAGCTAGCTTACGACAATATCTATTGGGGATCCGCCTGGAAGGATTACTACCCGGAGAACAACTACACGATCTCCAAACACCCAAAGCACCCCAAACGCGTTCCGCATCTAAAACAGATCGCTTTTCGTGCGTCTCGTGAGTTCACAAAGCATTTCAACCAGGCTTTTTATCATTTACGTGTCACTAACAACCTGTTTCACACAGGAAAGACAAGGTTGGTGCGTATCATGCGCTCATCACAGACAGGATGGCTACGCTACACTATTATCAACTCTGTGTCTCGTGGAACAGCTGGTCAGGCCAGAGAGTTCGAGTTCTACGCCTACTACGACCCGAACACCGACAGATTAGTTCTGGGACAGACGAGATACGTAGGTGTGACCACAACTGATAAGTTAGTTCTACCACCTGGTTACGACAAACATATCACTACTGACAAAGGGCAGACTAGGCTACAGAACTCAGGAAGACCTTTACACCCGTTACAGGCCAGAGAGTCAGAGTTACTAAGTTGGGACAAAGCGAGGCAGTTACACCAGGAACAGATGCGAAAGCAACGTTCGTTTAAACCTGCGTACCACTACGATAACTCATTACCGTACTGGTTCCAGACTCGACAGAGGAAACCGGTGCACTACTTGCCGAACAAGACGGGTTACGGGACTTTTGCGTCTTTCTTTCCTGATCGTAATCAGCATCAACAGCATTGTGTGAACTGCCTCTGATACTCAGAGCATTGTGTGAACTGTCTATGATTTTCAAGTTTCTCTTAATCTCCCTTTTTGCGTTAATCATTCTCTGAATACGAGCTCCTACTTTCGGATGACATGACCATGATTCCACCTTTTTAGAGTGCTTAGATATCTCACCACAAGGAGATTTGTATCTTCTTTGTGTTTTTCCTGATCTCTTTAGGAAGCGACGCTTACGTCTTCCTAAAGATTTAGGATCATTTGAATCAAGTTCCATCGATACTTTCAATGGTAACTTTCTTTAAGTAATTTTGTTGAATTATTCGGTGTAATTCAGGCAGGATGGCTCGTAATGCTTGCGCCACTCTGTCACATTCGCATTCTTGGAGAACTTCAGGTTGACTCTGTCCTTGGGCACCTCCTTCTCATGAAGAATGTCGGTGCGCATCACGTACTTCCTGCCCTTTAGAGGAGCCTCACCCTCGTGCTGAACCATGTGATCATTGATAAGCGCCTTACCTGTCACAGGTTTCACACGAAGATCCGCCTCAGGGTTTCCCTTGTTAAAGTCGTTGTCATTGCTGGTACGAAGAAAGCGACAGTGTCCGGAAGTTCCGACCTGTGCGTACTTTGTCCAGAAGGCGGTACAACCGTCCTCGAACTCGTCATTGAGGTAGACAAGCAGAGTTAGAAAGGTCATCTGCTGGTAGTACTTATCTGTTTCCTTGTCATAGCGAAAGCGCTCCATGCGGTAATCATCATGTTTGAGAACGTAATCACCAGGGTTGTAACGGTAGAAGCGCATATGTGGGCTCACACCAACAGCGTCAAACTCATCACCTTTGCTCTCGCTGTGCATGTACGGGACGTACTTGATCGCGTGTAAAGAACCTGGAACTGCTTCTCTCACCTTTTGCCAAAGTAGATCTGCTAGTTTCTCGTCCTCACGAACGTGAAACTGAGAGGTGCGAGCACCTGTTGTGGGATGTTGTCCGTGTCCACCACCGGACGGTGCTGACGGCTTAAATCCTGCGCTCTCTGCCTCGCCGATAAGCCTCGCACACTCTCCCTTGTTGAGTACGGGATCAACAGTAATAATTCGATCAGGAACTAACTGATCAATCTTAGTTGCGCCGTGGGGCATAAACGATACTTTAAGTGTATATCGATCTTTTCGATTCCTTTTATGCCATTTTACTGATTGTCTCTCCATACTTTCTCGAAAGGAATAGCGACGAACTCTTTCGGAATAGCTTTCTCTTTCATTAACTGATCACGCCATTGCATCTCTGTCTTACGGATAAGGTTGTCACAGAGTTTACAACGTTCTACACCAATAGTGAGCATACACCCTGGCTCTTTGCAGTACGATATCATTCCTTTCTTCACGTAGAACAGTTTCGCGCCTTCCTGAACCGGAACCTTTGGCAGAGAAGGACGTGTGATATCAGCTGGTGACAACTTGTCATACTCGTTATGCCAGGTTTGGTCGTAATTATTAATACGAATATCTGTCTGCCTTCCGGTGTTCATGTGTCTGGCGATAAGATCACGTCCAGAGAAGATCGTTTTCGCGATCTCGTAACCTGTGAAGTTGTCCATTGTGTCGTTACAGATTAGAGCGAGATCAAACCCGAATGTCCAGTAAGACGCTGAGTAGTTACGCATCCAGACTCTGCCAAGACCTGTTGGCAGGTATCTTGACGGCATGAACTTATGTGTAAGATCAAGAACAGTCGGGAAGTACTGTACATGTGTGCGCATGAACGCCTTCTCGTCCTGGAACATCACAGGCACCAACTGGTACTTGTGTGTGATCTCGGACAGAACAACACCGTCGATGAACTTGTTCGGGAACCCACCAGCCCAGAAGAAAGCGTCGATCTGGTAATCACGAAGCTCTCTGAATAACTGAGCGTCTGTTCCGTAAATAACAGTACCTCTGTGACCAGCTGGGAAGATAGAACGTTCGATATCCTTCCAGACTGATCTTAGCCTGTTAGGAATACCGACACGCTTTCTCTCTAACTGGTGAATGTTCTGAACACCTGAGACGATCGTGGAGATACAGAACATGTAGTAATGTGTCACATTCGCCAGGAATCTCAGATTATCTCTCTTCTTTCCTGGTTTATCGCCGTCAAGACCGCCTCGTCTTGCTCTGTCAACAACAGGCGCGGGTACAAGAGCCATGTCTAACTGCTCGGAGGCGACCCTCTTTACCAATTTCTCAGGAACACTCTCCCAAATCTGTTCGATATTAAGGATACGTGCGCGCGAGAGTAACAACGTACTCACCATATCGACGTAAACCTTGTCGGCGTCATACCCACCGAACGTGAGTTTTTTTTTTCGAGCTCTCCATAGCTTTGACGCCTCAGATGAGAGAGCAGTTGTGTCTACATGTTTTGGTACCCACTCCGCCTCACGATGAAAAGGTGTGAACAAAGTGTAAAATCCTTCTACACAAGCCGGGCGAAGGGGCACTAATGGTGTAGTGGCGTTCGCAGGACATTTCGGAGCTTCGCCTTCCTCGGAAGCACATGGATCACCACCCAACCATGGACCTATGTAGAACTGCCATGATGTGATAGCGGCTGCTAGAGCGAAGAGAACAAGGGCGAACAGATACTGTTTGTCGTAAAGAAGAAATCCGTCCACAAGAAGGAACATAACAAGGAAAATCCAGAAGTTTTTCATCGCTACAAGAACCAGAAGGACGGCCACTGCTAAGGTAGCACCTATCATCATTTGTGGAGGGATCTCCTTCGTAGAACCTGACGGTCCCTTAGCTCTTGCTACGGACTTTGGTGGCTTGTTAAATAGGTCAAGGTTAACTGACATATTTTATTTTCAGAGTAGCGCACCCGTATATCTTACACTAGGTGAAAAGCTAGGGAGATTTTCTCTAGAAGTTTATAGTTTAATACATTATAGGTACTTTATTATGGATAGCATCACTGTATCGGCTGCTATCACAAATGTAGGACCTGGACAACCAGAAACTACGTTTAACTACACACCTATACTGGGTGGAACAGGACCTACAGGTCCATCAGGGACACAGGGCGCTACCGGAACCACAGGACCATCTGGACCAACCGGTCCTATGGGACCTGGTGGTGGTTCAACTGGTCCCACAGGAGTTACCGGTGCGACAGGTTTAACTGGGCCTCTTGGACCCTCTGGTCCTGCTGGTCCTGTTGGTGCGACAGGTTCAACCGGTGTCACCGGACCGATCGGTCTAACAGGACCACAAGGACCTATCGGTGTACAAGGTCCTCCTGGTGTACAAGGACCAACGGGTGTAACAGGTCCCGATGGTCTGACTGGTGCTACCGGCCCTCTGGGTGGAACAGGACCTGTAGGCGCACAAGGACCAACAGGTGGAACGGGTCCCACTGGTGTACAGGGACCAGCTGGTGTGACAGGTCCTGATGGTCTGACCGGTGGAACTGGTCCTCTGGGTGGAACAGGCCCTGATGGTATAACCGGTCCAGATGGTATGACCGGTCCAGATGGAGCTACAGGGCCTGTAGGAGCAACAGGTCCTCCTGGTGGACCAACAGGTGCTGACGGAGTTACAGGTCCCACAGGAGCAACCGGTCCGATGGGACCTGCTGGTGGTATTACAGGACCAACGGGTGCTACTGGTTTAACTGGACCTGATGGTGCCACTGGTGCCACTGGTGCCACTGGTGCTACAGGACCTAACGGTCTCACCGGTGCCACTGGTGCTACAGGACCTAACGGTCTCACCGGTGCCACTGGTGCTACAGGACCTAACGGTCTCACCGGTGCCACTGGTGCT